GTCTAAAACAGTCAGCACAGCGGTTGGCAAATTGTCATCCGCTTTAATTGTGACATCGACACGAGTGATATGGTCGATTGGCTTGCCTGTATCAACGTCTATCACGCTAACGTTGCTACCACTGCCTTTGATGTGCACTTTAGCCATGAGCTTATCCTTTCCGGAGTAACACCTTTAAGGCACAAAGACCATTTGCCGGTCTTTCCCGGCTGTCAGCTTATCCCCCGCAGGATGTATCGGTAACAAGCTGCTGCGGATTCGGGTGATGTTCCCAGTGTGTGACAGCACTGCCGACTCCCCTCGGTCGCCTCTCACAGCTTGGCAATACCTCTATAGTCGGTAAACCTTATGTATGTAGGGGGCTGGTGTTGGAGTTGAGGGTGCGGGAATCGGACCCGCCTTTGACACCAGTCTCCCTCGACGGGCGCTCCAATCGCCCCACCAGCCCCCTGTTATGCCTCAGGCTGACTTTGCCAGCGAATCATTGTCTTCATCAATGTAAATGCCAGCTTCGCACAGCGTTCTCACCTGGCTTTCGGTTATTACTGCAGCCAGGTCTTCCAGGTCGACATCCAGCCAAATCTGGTCATGCTCTGCACAGGCTATGATGTTATTCGTCCCAGGTACAAGCGCGTCCAACAGTGTGAACGCTGCCAAGTCCTTGCGCTGCGGCTTACCTGTGTTGGGGCTGCTCCGCTCCATGCCAAACTTCTGAAACAACGCCTTCATCTCATCGACTGTCACTCGTGGCGCCTCCTTATAATATGTGTAAGTGTAGGATTTTCATACACTTACAATCGCCATACAAAAAGATGGCAAATTTTGCCCACCTGACCCTCAAAGTGCCTGGGGTCGCAACCTGGGGCGCCAGCGTGTGCTCTCTCTCGCTCAATCGCCCCCAGGTTCTCACCCACACCGCAAACATCTGCACCCGTTGAGACACCAGCTCCTGCCCAGCTTCCCGCCAGCTCCTGCTCAGCTCCTGCCCAGCTTCCCGCCAGCTCCTGCTCAGCTCCTGCCCAGCTTCCCGCCAGCTCCTGCTCAGCTCCTGCCCAGCTTCCCGCCAGCTCCTGCTCAGCTCCTGCCCAGCTTCCCGCCAGCTATCTGCCCAGGTCATCCCTGTGATACATCCGCTAACGCCCAGCCTCTGTATGTATCAGTGGCTCCTTGCCCTCGCCCCTATCCTCGAACACTGGCTTGTTTCTACCTATGAAAGCCTGCAGCTCTTCCTCTGTCGTAAGCACAGGCTCACCCACTTGAAACTGGGTATTGTCTTCCTGTCCTTGGGCCAGTCTGTATGCAAAGACCTTACGGTTACAGGCCTTATCCAGAGCCACAGCTATGGCTCTATCCTCGTCATCCGCCCTGACCAGGACCTCGCTCTCCCATATGATCTCCTGCACCATCTTCACCTTTATCTTGTAGTTTTGCACTGTGTGCTCCCCCATCTGTGACGCCCAAGTTTGAGCTGTTTTCTTTCTTTTAGATATCAGCTAGCTGTCCATCTCAGGTAATCCTCCAAATTAACTGATAGCAAAAGAAAAAGCACAAGCGCATATAGGCCTGTGCTGACAGGGGCTACAGGTAACTACCCATAGCCCAGGTTAATGCCACGCTTAATATGCATGGCTAACATTTGCTAACTAACTGACAGCAAAAGAAAACGCACACGGACGTGTGTGCATTTTCTTTTGAAAGCCAGCGCTACTTCGCGCTGGCCTTCTTATTGGCCTCCGCCCAGGCGGAAGCGAGTTGCGCCTTGTACTGGCGAGGGCACAACGTGAAGACCTCAGCCCGCTCCTCCTCGGTCAAGGACAACAACACCTCGCCGACCTCTTTCGAAACTTTGGAGCCGCGAAGGAGCGATGCCCGGTAACTTCCGCGCACGTCGTGCGCGAAATTCACCGCTTCATTCTTGAAGACTTCGATGATTCCCATAACGACCCTGCCCGTCGCCGTGGCGGCGTGCCAGGGGGCAACAACCCCGGCGACAGCCACAGCCTGCACCTGATCACCCCACCCAGCTTCCGCGCTGGCCTTCTCCGTGAGGGCCTTGCCGATGGCCTCGAGTGAGCGGATCTTCTGCTCCTTCGTCTCGGGCTCGATCTTGGCGCCGCAGTCGTAGGTGTGCACTTCCACCTTGGGCTCAACCTTGGGCTCAACCTTGGCAGCCCCGACCTTCGCCTTCTTCGCCTTCTCGTAAATCGTTGCTGAAATGGCCATGGGCCACTCCCTTTCTGTCCCCCATTGGGGACCCTTCTGTTTGCCCCCATCAGAGGGCTTAAAAAGCGGGATCAGCGGAGTGCTAATCCTCACAACATATAATAACGCATATATGGCTATATTTAAGGTATAGGGGTACCCCCCCCTATATACGTGGGTATAGGCGTATAGGGGCGTATACGTGTATAGGGGGTGTGCGGGGGGTATATAGGTAACTGATAGCAAAAGAAAACGCACACGTCTGTATGTGTATGCGCTTTCTTCCCCGGCTAGTCGCCGAGCAGGTCAGCGGGGCTAACTCCCGACGCTACGATTGCCTTTTCAATTTCTTTACGCCCATTAACCTTCATGTACTGGGCGAAGTAGAACAGCGCGGTTTTCAGCTGTTTGTATCCCTCACCACCGAAGAAGGTGATGCACTGCTGAGCGCCTTCTTCGGACATGTTCGACAACAGGCTGTCCGCCACCTTGCACTTCATCTTTTCAATCACCGCCAAAATGGCCTCGACTTTGCGGTCGGAACACCCCTGAGCCTTTAGCAGGAAAACGAGCATATCGGTTTCCATCAGGCTTTCGGTGATTTGAACTACCGCTTCGACATTTTCACTTACCTGTACCATGACATCCTCCTTCTGCCCCCTAAGGGGCCATCCCAGCCCTATCCATCGCCAAGACCTCAAGGCCTTTAAGTCGATGGATAGGTAACATCATCAAGGGATAATAACGCAAAAAGGAGGGGATTTAAGGTATGCGTATATAGGCATAATGCCCAGGCTATACACGTACACATAAGTGTATGGGTGTACATGACTTACACGTAAGCGCACTACCTGATAGCAAAAGAAAACGCCCACGGCTGTGTGGGCGTTTTCTTTTGAAACCACTACCAAATACCGGCAGTGGTCTTAATCACATAATCCCTGGCGAGCGCCAGGGTTCGATCATCGTACAACAACTCCATCTCTTGACAGGTAAGCCAACCACTGGATAGCTCCTTAGTGGTTAACTCTTGATACAGGTCGTAACTGATACGGGCCGCTTCCCGCTCCCAATCAGTCCCCGTATTGTCCCAACTTTCCCCGTCTTTGGGATGACGGGCCAGCCCCAGCCCGTCGTAAGACATTTCCGCAGCCTTTTTGGCTGCTTCCTGGAGGCTTTCCGCCTCGATGAAGTCGTGCCGGTCCTGGCACGACAGATATACTTCGTAGAGCCGCATGATCGATCACTCCTTGTAAACATTCCCAACGCTTTCAACTAGCGACAGCCTCAAGGCTATCTAACCAATTGAAGTTTATTTCTTCAGGTAATATTAACACCATAAGGACTTATGTTTAAGGCATGCCCAGGTTACACACGCACACATAAGTGTATGGGTGTACAGGGGTTATGTACGTACATACGCACGTGCATTAACTGATAGCAAAAGAAAACGCACAGGTACATATGTGTGCGTTTTCTCTGACAACCCCACCCACTAGGAATTGTGGATGGAGTTGTCAAATGCATCCTCCTCTCTTTCAGCGCAGTATTCGTTCCACTGCGCTATAGCGCGGTGGCATGCCTCCAACTCGTCCTCTAGGACGAATATCCTGGTGTAATCCTCTTGACTAAGCTCTACTCGTGTTTCGTAGAGCTCTTTTAGCTCTGCCTTAATCTGGGGGCACCTCACCTCCGCCACAATTGCTCTTGTTTCAACATCAAGCACATCATTGTGATCCATGTTACTTCCTCCTGTTAGGGTTTCGAATTAGCAGACAGCTAATCCAATCACAGGATGATAACGCAGGTGGGTGTGTATTTAAGATGAGCGTATGCAGGCAGGATTGGTTCCATTAACTGATAGCAAAAGAAAACGCACACCTTGATCAGGGGTATACGTTTTCAACACAAGCACTTTACCTGGCGGGTCAACATATGTCAGCCGGGTATCGGTGCTTGTGTCAGCGTTCCGAGTATTATGTTACCGCCCCCTCGGTGGGGCTATTTGTTCACCATCACCTTCCCCTCACATCTAAGGGCCTGGTTCAATTCAGGAGTAGGCACAATGCCATTCTCCACGTACCATGGGGTGTAGTCTATGTGCCGTATTTGTGTATCGGCCGAAGACTTTAACTCCCCATGGGTCTTACAAACTGAGTTTTGTTTGCTCGCCCCCTCAGCTAGGGCTCGAACAACGGTTCCATTTTAATCCTCCTACGGATTGGAACCTCGATCAGCTACAGCGGCAACACTGCCACTACTTTCAGCTGACCGTTAACGACGATCACCCTATTATAACGCAGTGGTTCCGTTATTTTAGGGTGACCGCACTTACTCCAACTCCGCCATGACTGCTGTGATCCTTCTCTTTATGTCCATCAGTCTGGCCTCGCCCTCACGTAACCGCGCGATGATGTCTTCGGCGGTCCGAACGAGGGCGTTTAGTTCTGCGAAGCTCAACTTGCTAGCGCTGAGCTTCGCCCGCTCAATATCAGCGTCGTTGGCCTCTGACTCCTTCATGATGGCTTCCATCTCCATCATGATGGCTTCGCCTTGTTTAATCAGGGCGTCGACCTGCTCTTTCCTTCCTACTCCCATCTTGATCCTCCTTTAGCTGATAGTAAAAGAAAACGCGCACATGCCTATGTGCGCGTTTTCCATGTGAACGGCAGCTACAGCCCGCCGCTTATTCGTAATAAGTGTACTCCTTAATCGTGAGACCTTCCTTGTCACGGTCGATCGCAACCAGGTGCTTCTTCGCCTCTTCGGCGGACTGGTACACACCAATCCTGTTTCCCCAGATGTCATAGACCCCGGCCCTCTTTCCTTCTTTCCGTGTGTCGATAAAACTGTGTGCCTCTCCACAGTACAGAATGGAGATCTTTCCGTTCGTAGAAATCCACTCCAAGGCCTGAGCCTCGGTTTCAAATGTAAAAAACTCGTCCTGACTCTCATACGTCTCGGTCATCGGGACGTACGCGGAATTCCTTCGAATCACCCTGACCATCTCACACCTCCTTGAAACATTTCCTTTTCCCATGGGGGTCACAGACCCCTCGATCCCCTCATAGTCGGGGCAACACCGGGCATGGGGTCCGGTGCCCTGAATGTTCAATAAACAACTGGTACCAAAAGAAAACGCACACCCTTGTGAGAGTGTGCGCTTTCTGAGCCTTTTAACGTCATGCTCAGGACGTACTTTTTATTCTCCGCTGATCTTCGCCTTAAATTTACTCTTGGCGAAGGTCACCAGGTTCTCAGGGATTTGCGCGGCGACCGCCACGCTAAACTGGGGGTGGTCACCCAGTCTAAAAATGTTTCGGTCGTCGATCCAACCATCCATTGGATCGAGGTTGGCGCGTTTGCACCAACCTTCAAAGCTGTCACGCCGACCATCAACGTGATACCCTACGTACATCAATCTTCCCTGATTCATCTTCACATTTCCTCCCACGACTGGGAAGCATTCCAACACCAACAAGAAAACCCACATGGGTCCTCAATTGAGGTGATGAAATACTTCATCAACGTATAATAACGCAAAAATGAGGTTATTTTAGGCGCTTCGGGATGGCGGTTTAGAAGTCTTTTCGCTGCACTTTGGTTCCATCATTCCAGTACAAAGTGGCAGTCTTGGTATTCAGGATGGCTTTTAGGCGGTTAAGGGTACCCTCGTCCATACGGGCGAGGGTACCTTTTACCCTACTCATTTCTTTAGCTATCAGCTGGCGATCAACAGCCTTGCGGTTGCACTTGCACCCACCCCTGGGAGTGGGCAGGTTAAGGCGCATGTAAGGGAATATGCGCAGTATATCAGCACGTTTGCTCAGCGTTTGAAGCAGGTCGTCAGTCAATACTATATGCTGCTGTTGAGCCATAGGGCACCTGCTTCAGATACAAATCGGTTCCATGTAACTGTTTACGGTGTGCAGCTGGTTGAAGACAAGGACTCATTGGTATCACAAGCGCCAAACACCACAACCTCTTGCACCTCAAGGGTTTCCATCACACCCAAGGTATTAATCAGGGCGTCAACATCTTCCTTGATACACTTCCAAGCATCATCAGCCAAGGTTATGTTCCTGAATATCAGATCAATGTGACAACCACGGAACCATACACCCCCAGGATTAGGCGCCCCTACAGGATACTCAGCCATATCAGCAGCACTGGCAACGTTTGTAAACGTATTCACTTCACCCTGCGGAAGGATTTGGTTCTGGTAAACAAAGATATTTGGGTCCATGCCGCCACATTGAGCACTTGCATCAACCACCATGCGATAGCCTTGAATACGGTTGTTATCGTATATAGACATTCCGCTTCGCGTAAGCTGTATAGCCTTGCTTGCCATAATTGGTTCCTCAGTAAGGGCTTAGAATTCCAATACCCCTTCGCCGCCATCCGCAAGTTTATACTGGATGCGCACGTTTATAAAGTCTTTGCCATAAATCCTTTTTGCTTCCTGTTTAAATAACCCCAGGTTTTCCGGTTTGGTTGCCTCTGCAACAATCAAGCTTGCCAACGCCTGTGCTATCTGCATGCCAACCTTCATAACCTTTCGTCTGGCACAAGCCGTACATGCAACCTTTGCCTTCTTAATCTTCTCATGCACGCTAAGTGTTGGTTCCTTAAGGGGTAATAGGAACGGAACATTATCGTACAAAGAGGGGTCAGCGGTTAGCTTGAGGGCTACTTCGTGATTTAGTTCGAGGTTCATATTGCCTCCAGGTATGCTCCAGCATCAGACAGTTTGGTTCCATCTTTTGGATCCAGTCCTCTGACCCAGTTGAAGCATTCTTGCTTTCTTCCCGCAAGAACATAACGGGTTGAGTATGTACCATTTGTTTCCAAGCTGTGTACGCCACCAACCTTTCCTTCCGGCAGCGTTGCCGCATAGTCAAACAAAGAAGCTTTTGGCATTACATAACTGTCAAGCCAAAGCACCCTTTCCTTATCCGTATTCTCTATCAAGTCCGCCTTGCCCCCAGGTTCAGCAACATGGATCTTGATCCCATTGCTGTCCGCGAACTCATCCAGACTGGCCGTGGTTACATCTGTCCGAAGTACCATGTTCCAATTCCCAGGCATTCGGCTGTATAGGGCTGTAAGGTATGGCATAGTTCTAAGGTCACGCGGATCGACTTCCACATAAACAGTTCCATTCTCTTTTATCTCCTCAACTGCCTGTAGCCCTTCTCCGAAGGTATACAAAACTACTGGCCCAGGATTCCTTGTAAGGATTCCTTTCTGATAATACCAGTCAACTTCCTGCAGAACCCTCTCAGGCGTAATCATCTGCATGCACATTGGCAGTTTGGTTCCGTTGTGCACAACAGTCTTGTGGCAGTTTGATTTCCCAGGTCCGTCCACTTGGCTCCTCCAGCAACCGATACCCATGCAGCACGGAAGCTGGTCCATCGTATCTATGAATCTATGCGGTATGAAATCGTCGTTCGCCGGTGGCTTCCAGTTCTTGTCAACCCTGGTCATTGAGAGTATCCGGCTACGCTCGTCGTACGCTTCCCACCACCATGGTTCCCTTCCGCCGCCCAGGACAACACAGGGTTTATTGAAGGCAGCAGCTACGTGCATCAGACAAGTAACAATGCACAGCACGCCTTCGCTGTGATAGATCAGGCGCATGAGATCCCTGTAGGATGTCTTGCCAACCATATCAACAGCACCCTTGATCTTGGGGTGTACATGGCTGGCAGCGCCTACCTGTACCATCGGTACCTTTGAACCCAGGTCTGCCACAACTCTTTCCCAGCTAACTGGTTCCCACCATTTGGCTGTGTAGTCCTTCTTTCCACCAGAGGCAAATACCCAATATGGTTTTGGGTAAAGTGGTTCCCTCTTCTCTTCGTCTGTAAGGTAAAGATCAGGTCTGAACTCTGTAAGGTTTATCTTTAGATCAAGCTGCTTGTTTAGATCCTCGATAAACCCCCACATGAAGTGCGCACGCTCCTGGTTTGAACGCTGCACAAGCGGGTATGCGGCTCTAACCACCTTTGCTCTGGAGGATACTCGTACGTTATAGGGATTGGCAAGGAACACTGCCTTCTGTGGCACTTCTATCTGTGTGTGAAACTCCCCAGGATAGCACCTATGCAGGTCACGTACTGCTGAGCTAAGGACAACGTAATCACCAGGCGAAAGGTTATTCCTTATTATTAAGTGCTTTCCCACTTAAGGCAGCCTCCACTAGTGGCTTCAACCCGGAGGCAGCTTTTTCCAGGCTGTACTCTTTTTTAATGTAATCACACAGCTTATAGCTTGAGATACGAATGGCTTTTGATTTAGCCTGCTCAAACTCATCACTGCGCAGATAGGTGTAACCGTTTACACCATTCTTTACAGTCTCGATCAGTGATCCGTCTTCGAGCCCCACCACAGGGATACCTCTTCCCATTATCCAGAGGTAGTCCGAACAGTTCTGGTCTGTCACGTGAAATGGTTCCGAGTACATGTCCGCATAGGTGCAGCGTATATCCACGTAGGGTGCCGACACGTTGCAGTAATCCGGATCCATTTCCGAGGTTATATCCGCCAGATGTCTTGCTGATTCACAGAAGAAAGATTTCCAATGTGCGAATGGGTTTGAGTAATCTATCCACACTTCAATAACAGGAACATCTTCTCTTCTACCGTTATACAGTTCCAACATCCCCTTGAAGCACAATGAGTGCCATGCTTCAGTGGCCACGATAATGTCGCCTTTCACGCCTTTGTCCAGTATGGGTTGAGCCTTATCAATAAACTCAACCTGCCATCCATCGTAGATGCTTGTCTGGGTTCCAATGTTTGAAGCGTTTTCAGGGTTACAGATCTTGGATGTCAGCGCTGTTACTTTAAACCCAAGCTTTAACATAACCGCTATTAGTGACTTAAACCGATCTGTTCGCTCTGGGCTTACATCCTTTGTGCTGACATCGCCTAGCAGGAAACAGGTTGCCATTTCTATTTATCCTTGTTGCCAGAATTAATCATCCTCACCGGAAAGCTTTTACCTGAAAGCGCTTCGATCATCGCCTTTGCCTGCTCTGGGGATGACACCGGTATGCTGGTGGGGGCTGGCGCCTTAAGCGGCGGCCCGTCATTCAAGCTCCAAGTCCTCTTTCCAACAAGATTATGCGCGGCACACTGATCATGTATGGCAGCCAGGAGCATGAGCAGCTTGCCGCTGTTTGCTGTTTCTGGCGGCATGAACAGATTCCATTTGTTTGCAGGGTTATCTTTTACATGGTAACAGACGATCAATTCATCACATTTCTTGATGATTGAAGACATCTTGGATTCGTCACCAACCCACACGTCAAAAGAAGCGCCCGTCTTCGCGGGCGCATTTTGGTCTTTATTGTTTTCCATTTGTAAACTACCTCAGCCTTAGATAGCCGAAGAGCAGCAGCACAAGCTAAGTCCCGGCACGTCATTATTATTACACTCTGTTACCTCACTCAGGAATCCAGCCCTGAACCTGAGTGTTCGGTAATATACCACCAGCATACAATTTATGTCTATCTCAAGATCGCAGATCATGTCCAAGTCAGAGGACTTAACGGTAGACGGTGTGCTAAGCGTTACGTTAAGTTCATATGTACAGTTAGAGGGAGTGGCTGTGGGTATAACAGTCACTTGACCATTAATGTTTGACTTAAGCGGGTACTCAATAATGTTCAGGGTTGGAGATGGGAACTCATCACAACGCAAGCGCAATGAAGGAACTATGTCAAACACACAGACATCAGTACCAGCTTGAACCGTAGGTGTAATTTCCAGCTTTATCTCTGGCGGATTCGTTGTGGTAAACGTAGGCGTCCTTGTCGAACCGTTAAGCACAGGGCACGGTATCACAAGATCCATAAATACATCATAATTACAACCAGTTGGATCCAAAGGATTTTGGTTATCAATTGTCAGTGTGGCGTCTAGTGCGGGCCCTCTTTCTATTATGGGCGTCGTGGTAAATGTAGGGCAACTGATGCCCAGAACTACCTCAAACAGGTATTCACAATAGGCACCAACAGGGTTAACCGGTGTAACGTTAAAAGCCGTGAAGTTGTTGTTGTAGGTTACGTTAAGATCAGGAATGAACTCACCACAAGCCAAGTCCAGCTGAGAGTCCACCTGATAAATACACTCGGCCTCATTACTGCTTGGCAATATGACTATTACCGGTTTTACGGTAACTGAAAGGCTTGGGACGATCGCGTTAGGATGATCCCATTTAACATTAGGCCCAGTGCTGTTATAGAAGGTAGGGCATTGCACGTTGATATCTAGATCAAGATTAAAAGCACAACCATTTGGTGTTGCGCTTTGACTAACCTCTATTTTACCAGACGTACTCATTAAAAAAGCAGTGTGAACAGAAATGGATCCAGTTATCTCAGGACACGGTATATTCAGGTTCACATCGAACGTGTGTTCACACACCTCAGAATTTCGGCTTGAGGTTACGAGGTAAGCAGGCGGAACATTGGCAGGGAAGAAGGTGATATTACCCTTCTGGCTAATCGCTGTGCACGGAACTTTAAAATCAATATCAATGTTGGGTTCGCACACACCTGTTTCATCGAAGTGCGGGTAGAACACATTTGCATTCACAAGATTTGTAGGCAAAGGTGCGGTGTCTGTGTAAATGATACCAGTAACACTGGTTAACAGCTTGGTTTCATAACATCCGAAGTCAAACGTAGTGGGAGGCACAAACGGAGGATCTATAATAAACGTCGGAGGAGGCGGGTTCTCAATGAGACACGACGACACAAGGCTACCAGAGACAGCTGGAATGCTGGGAACTATACAATCAGACCTCTCTGGAAATGCTCTCGACATGGTCTATATCCTTAACCGCAGTTCTGTGCCGCACGTATATTTATAACCAGTTTGTTGTTGTCCTGGTCAGGCGTAACGTCAACATTGGAAGCCCCTGTAATAAGCAGCCTGCCCCTGTCGGCAACTACGCCGTTTATAGAGCTTATAAAAGAACTGCAGTTATCATCGCACAGCCCAGCCCCACGTTCAATGCCCATGCCATCTATAAGGGTATCCTCGCAGGTAACACCTTCTCCTGCCCCTATGATACCTCGTATCTCAATTGAATTTGCTCTTGTGTCTGTCACAAGAGAACAGTTGTGTCCTTCTCTGAGCTTTATAGGTCCTGTAAGTATTGTTTGTACATAAGCATCAACCGTATCCACGGCGGGTGTTTCACAGCACTGGGCAGGGCAGTGCCTTGGTGTGTTGGCCACAACTATCTTTCTAACATACGTCTTGGCCAGGGGTTGTATCAAAGCAGGTTCCACTCTGGCAGGCGTAGACAACACATAGTCGCCATTAGCCAACGCACTTAGCTCGGACAGGTCACCAACAGTTAGAAACCCATAACCCATTTCAGGGTTTGGGGTTAACAAGCTTACAAGCTGCGGTACTGTATAAAGAGTGCAGCCAAACGGATCCGTTTTTAGAAATATGAATCTAAAATGGTATGGAGCCATTCCAGGTGCGTCAGAGCGTATATCAAACACAATTTGGGTTGGTGTTACAGTTACGCCATACAGATAAACCAAATGGGTACCAAGAACAAACTCGCTATCAATACCCATAATAAACCCGGCATCCACCACGCCTGTCTTGGGCAGCAGGCCAAGGCCTGTGACCAGCGAATCGCCGTACACGAATGGATAGGCTATGCTGTCAGCCACGTCCATGAAATCTAGTTCAGCCATGTTATGTCCCCGCCAGAGATATACGCAGAACCCCGTCCGTCTCTTGGCTTATGCGTATAATGTTGTCGAGCGTTCCGCCAGCTACGGTGTTTGCTCCGGCCGTAAATGTAAACTCGCCATTTTCGTCTGGCGGTATTCCGTTTATGGTTTTGAGACCACAATAAGTCTGTGGGTTGCCAGTCTCTTCCTCACACACCTTTACACTGGCATAGGGATCGCCGACTAGATCAATAACAATGGCATCTCCATCGAACTCAAGTACAACGCCATTATCCCCAACCAGATAAACATCTTCCGTCAGAAATGATCCGTCGTTGAGTACAAGCCCCCGTAGACACACCTGAGGCATGGGGATTGCGCACGAAGAAACAAACTCCGTTGCCTTTCGACTAAATACTGTTTCACCTGTTGGCAACTGGTTCCTAAGAAGGCTGAACCTCTCTGAGGTGCTTACAAGTATCCCGGCAGGCCTCTCGTACGAGTCATAAACAGGGACCTCGTCCGGTATCGGAAGGTTAAAGTCAATAAACCCAGTGGCCCTGCTTCTAATGGCATCGTCCCCGATATGAAATGTCATACCGGATGCGTCAAGACTAATTGAGCTTATATATAATCCAGCCTGACCCCCAATAGGGTAAAGCCTGGCGTCCAACAACAGGTCCGGTTCCAAGACATCACCAGACTCAGCTGTTAGCGTGGCGCTATCCACGAAGGGATACTTGATCCTCTCGTTACCGTTGCGCCACTCTGGATATATAATTTGTTGAGCCATAATTAAACCTTAAGGGTCAACCCTTACATCGAAGGTTCCAACAGCTTGACCATAACCTTCCACTTGTATAAAGAACACTTCACTAGGAACGGCTGGGTCAACAAAGGTAGATGTGAAGTCTATATTCACGCCGCTCTGTTGACCAAGGAGTTCCATGGTTCCAAATGATGGCCCATATCTGTACAAGCCCACTGCCTTGGTAAACCCATTTCCACCATCAACCCTAACTCTGAACTGAACTTCGCCCCCAGTTGGCTGGAATACAAACCACACACTCGCAGTTCCACCGTTAACCAGAAGTGGTTCCCCTAACTCCTTTGTACCATAGAAGTTATGCTGGTTGGTCAATGGCGTTGAGAGCACCATACCGTACGCATACGCTATATTATCGTTACCAGGACCAGCAGGATCTGCTGTGCAGTTCACCGCAAGGTTATCAAATTCAGCAAAGGCCAAAAGGGTTCCAAACCCAATCTTACCGTCCCTGTTACCTGGCTTTATTGAAGCGTTGATCGGTATGTTAAAAACCTGAGGGCCGGTTGAGCCTGCACCCCAGGTTACTTCGTAGTTAACAGTTATAAGCGGTCCTGTTTCACTAACAGTTATGTCAACCTGGTAGTCGTCCTCAACTAGTCTTGCGGCATAATTTGGCATGGCAATTACAGATAGGAACACGTAGCCAGAGCCAACAGGACCTATACCATTTGACCCGCCAGTCCCAGCAGTAGCGGCAACTCTGCGCCCCAGTGCTATAGCACCGTACGGATAGAGTGGGTGGTGTAGAAGCACTGACAACCAGAAGAAGTTAACATTTGTGTCATAACCGAAGATGGCGTGACCCTCGCCCATGGCGGCATACGGGCGAACAATCATGGATAAAGTGTAACCATCGTTCGAGTAGTACCTGTACCCGTTGTTTATAGCAATCAACTCTTTACCTGCTGTCGTCGCCACTATGCGTTTGGTTCTTCCAGCGGCGTCATCCAATATAAATCCGTCAGTAGGAGAGAAGGTCAGGTAGTGCGCATTGTCCTCAAAGTTCTCACAGTATATGGACAAGTCAGGCTGTGGGTCAGGTTGGTTAATAGACGACGCTGACGAGTCGGATGGACTGCCTGAAGGTGTCTCTGATACAGCAGAGGTCCCAGTGTCACTTCCGCACGTTAAAGACGTTTCATACACAAGGTTTAAAGAGCCCTGAGGGCAGACATCTGCCAACCCAATAGGGCTGTCCAGAATGATCCCATCGCCAACTGTACCGACAATGTTTTCGCCTATAAACTCTATGTCGATGTTTCCGTTACAGTCAGGTATTACCCCGTTTATGGAAGATATGGGCGTTCGAAGACACGAGCCTGAGGCTGGCCTCTTACCACATGGGCCTGCGTACCTTTCCTGGAACGCAACCTTTGACCCAGGCGCACCGTCCAAGGCAATAACTCCAACCTCTCGGGTATTGCCGTCAACGTTCATCGTGTCTTTGTAAGTCTTTACGACACCTGCAGCACCCTTCAGCTTAACCTCCCCAACAAGCTGGGTTGCGCCGAACAGTTTACCAATGGATAGTACAGGCGGCTGCTCATACGAACGAGCGCACCTGTCTACGAGAAGGGTCTGGTTAGGCGCAGAGAACCGGTAAGTCACCATGCTTGTAGATGCATGTCTTAGTACCTTTGCCCCAGGTATAACCCAACCTCCAACGCCTGGAATCATCGCCTGTATTGGGTAGTTTTTATACTTCACAATAGGCGTGCGTACGGAGCAGGCTGCCAGTGGCACGAAAGTGGTTACAACCGGGTTGTTACAGAAAGGGGTATCCGGAGCAGCGCAGAACGTAACGGAGAACAGGTTTGGTGATATGGATACAGACGATACAAATATAACCTTACCCAAGGTGGAAGGGATCCACAGGTTTACCTCAGCCAGGACATCTTGAGGCATGACCGCCCCTGTATCATCAATCAGAGAAGCTGAAGGATGAAACGGGTAGCGACGTTGCTCGTTACTATTGAGCCAATCCATGAATACGAGAGCCATCGCTAGTCCTTAAAAAGTGGTTTCAGTAGTTCAAGCGTAAGTGTTCCGGATGAAGAGTATGGAGGAGCAGACGCCACACAGACTATTGTAGCCGTCCCTGTTCGCGGACTCCCTCTCGGATAACGTACCTCAAACGAGTAAGTTGCGATCTTGGCAGGCGCCAACGATGGTACGATAACCTGTAAAGATGGCGCATCTGCTTGCACATTCGGGAATCCAGGTGCATCTAGATAACCAGATCCGTCTATGTACTCGGCTCCCAAGGGAGTTATTGTAAACGTCAGCTTTATGTTAAACAGCGTTTTATCCGTATTGTTGGACAGGACTGCACCAACTGCAAAGGCGTAGTCAGGTCTGGATATTGCACGCACCTTAACGTTGATTGTGTAGTCGGCAATTATGTCCGTAACTATTGTGTTATAGTTTTTCCGTGCTGTCTCTATCCTTTGGGAAACGGCTAAAGCTCTGTTCCACAGATCCGACAGCTTCTCGTAAGCCGCTTTGTAGTCTTCGCAGTCGCAGCAGGCTTTACAGTCTGCGTGTAGCCGCAGCATGGCTGCTTCAAGCGTACCTTTGTAATCCACGAAGTCAGGAATAGGTGGGGATATTGAATAAGTGCCTGAGTCAAACGGTGCCTCTACCCAGGTACACCCTTCGCCTTGGAGCAGCACATTACCTAACTTAGGACCCTGCCCGCTGATAGTCTTTATCTCACCAGCCGGATCAACGCACACAATATTCAAACCAGAACCAGCGCCTGCGATTGCATCAAACTGAAGGCGCACAGGCGATCGAACTGTTTTAAGAACAGATCCGTTAATGACAGCCGACAGTGGGTCAGCAGACTTGCCGATGGTCATATTGGTTCCAGCTTGCAAGATAACTGGACCTTCTGAAGGCGTTTGCAAACAGCAGGGGAATCCACTAACCCCCACGGCGATCCTTCTAACTCTTGGTATGTGGGGATTTACGACAGATCGCAGCAGATATGCGTCTGCAAGGTCAACCGGAGCTATGTTTAAAAGGTTGGCCTTTTCAGCCAGAATAACAAACCTGGCGACTATATCTTCATCCGTAAGCCCATTACCCTGCGTAGTTATTCTTTTCCATTGGTAGATGATATACCGGCCAAAACTTGTGGCCTGGAAAGAATCAGAGGTGGATGTCAAATAGGCAAGCAGACTTCCATTACTGTAACGGAGTTCAACCTCTTTTATAGCAGATACGGTGTCAAACTTTGAAACCCTGACAAGCATCGGAGGGTCTGGTGTAACACTATTATGAGATATGTATGCGTCTGTGAATATCTCATGTATGGAGTTTGGCTGCGCCTTTATAAACGGATAAGGCGTAGTAGTGTTACTGGAGTACCACTCGTATGAAGCACCCACAGCAAACTCCTATTTCTTTAACACATTCACGGAGAGGTTAGATATAGCGCTGTCTATGCGGCTAGCTAGACTCTCCAGGCTGGTTATCTGTTGAACGATACTTTCCAATGTCGTTTTCACTATGTTAAGCTCATCACACCCGCAACAAGGAGTTGCGCAGCTTTCAACAATCTTCAGCCCGTTCGAGATGGCATCAAGTTGTATACAGTCGTCCCCATCCAGTTGAAAATTTCCATCGTTGTCTGGGGGTATACCGTTAATCGTTTTTACGCAGGGGCGATCGTCTCCCTCTGAGCACTCACACCCCTGGTCAAGGGATGTTCCATCTATAGCGTTAAACACAATCCGGTCAGGCTCTGCGCCTATACCTGCAATAACGTTTATAAGGAAATTTCTTCCGGCCTGTAAGATTATGTCGTTTTGAAACGGACCGGATATATCAGTACCATTCTGAACGTACAAGCTGGACACGCCCCTTACCTCCGGGCGCAACACTGTTGCCTCTAACCTTCCACCATTAACATTAAATGTAAACGAACCTGAAAACTTCAGGGTGTCATCCAGATCACCGATAGTGATCACACCAACGCTGTCAAAGAAGTCACCAGTGCACGCTATTCGGTGCACTGAGTTTCGCGTAAACCCTGTTGCGGGTATTGAAACGGATCCAATGGGAGATCCATTGTATCCGAGAGAAATAGTCAACCCCGAGCCAAACACAGATACATTCAATAGATGTATTAAGGTGAAGTCTATTGTAGGGTCGGGGTGAACTGGCAAAGACAAATCAACAATCAACGAATTTGGCAGCTGGAAGCTATTGGATAAGTCACGACAGCTGGCTCCCTCGTGCAGCGGATACTTCCGCTGCGAGTTCTCTGACAGCCAATCTAGATTCCATATCGGTCCAGCTGGAGGCATTAGCTTGTTATCCTAAAACCCATACGGAGTATGCCAACGTCTGCGGTATACCCGTCAGTTGATCCTGCTCTTGATAACGTAAAGAACACAAGGTCACCCTCAGAAATGCTTATATCAGGCGAACTTGTAAGTTCAGCATAGTCATTAGCTGGCACAGCGCAACCACTTAAAGTGTCTATGGTAATCTCGCTACCAATGCCTGGAAGCGTTTGGGTTGTAGTACAATCCACGGGTCTCGACAGTATTCGGTAAGACAGGGTTAGGTCAGGAATAGCACCGGTAGTCAGACCAAGCACCCAAAACCATACCTGGAGCTTTGGAGACACCACAAGACCCTCCCTAGGTATTTCAATCCTTCCACGGAGAGACGTATCCTCGCCAGCAGGCAGTGAAAGGAAGAATATATCGTCTATAGTGTCTTCTCGTACCCCGTTAAGGGCCACCAGAGAAACAGCACCCTCTCGGGTGTCAGCTCCAGCTAGATCGGCGTCTATTGTTAGCTGTCCGTAATACACGCCAGACAGAAGCTCACCTTTTCCAGGCGTGGGTGTGATTGTCACATTGGTTCCAGCTTTGAGGCCGGAGACAATCTTGCCCTGCTTGAACTTCTGATCCTCAATAGTCTTAAGGGCTACGTACAGATCATCCGTGTCCTGCTCGAGGGCCAGGTTAAGGTCCAGCGAAAGCTGAAGATCGCCTGTAGTTGCCGGGTTACCATCACAGTTCTCAACAATTATAGGCGATCCAGTTTTGGACTTAAGACTAGTCACCATAGAGTCGCTGGTCTTGAATATCATCTTCGTGAAGTAGATACGAAGACCGCGACCGCACGGGTCTATGCGTACAAACCCCTCTTCTTCAAGCGGGGCATCCAGGGCACAGCTCGAAGCAGCTACAGAGTCGTAAGAGCAAAACGAATTAGAAGACGAAGGGTTACCACAGGGATCTGGTTCAACCGGCCAAGGTCCGTGGCCATAACAAGCGTCGTACCACCAAATAGTTGTCTGGTCTACAGACCACGTACCTGGTTTAACGCCAACACCTTCCATTTCCAGATATACGTTGTTGGTCGGTATCGGGGGCCAAACTCTATCTAACTCTGGATGCTGACTGATGTTATAACCATAAACAGCACCAAGAGGAGCAAGCCCACCAAAGATCGGGTCGTTGGCTGGAAGCCACCCAGGCAACGAATTATCTGTGGACACAAACGCATACTTCTCGTTGCTGGTTAGCGGGCAGTCCAACACACCAGCAGGTGTGCTGTACAGATCGAAAGCAAAATGGACGTGATCTTCCAACACTTCCCTAGGTGTAGGGTTTATGTGTGCGGAGCCGTCTCCGCGCAGGAACCCAACGTAAATACCAACAGGCGGTTTTTGCTTAGTGCATCGCCCTGCCAGAAGCGGGTTGCTTGTGAGATAATATGCTCCAGCCTCTGGCGCTGTATTACCTGGCGTACCTATCAGGTTCGTAAAATCAAAGTCACGAAGGAACCCAAACAGAAGCACATCACCAGTTGTGCTGGTGAATTTCTGTGTCACAACTCCGACTGCGAAGCTGGTAGGCGAAATCGTGTAAGCCCCCAAGCCAGGGTTGAACGTCACATTGGCATATGCGCTTTTATAGTCACTATCAACAGAATCCCAATACACAACGTGCCCCACCTGAACTGGTGAGGCAAGTTTTACATTGTGCACATACAAGGCTTCACCAGCCCCTATGCTATCAAGGCGGTCTTTAAGGTGTTGGGTTCGCTGTTGCAACTCGCTCGGGTGTCGATTTGCAACCTGCGCCTTTACCTGTTCACCGTCCTTGATGGGGTGCGTCTTACTAACCCACGGAGTCGTGCTCATTTATGAGCCCCCTTTTTATAAACTACTTATTTTCTTGTTCAGGAGTTTCCTTCTTAGGCTCTGCCTTTTCGGGGGTCTCCTTAGCTTTCGCCTTAGATTCTTCCTTGTTCTTCCTATAGTTTTCATATTGACGCTGACTTGCATAGCCTACGCCTGCACCTGCTCCGGCAACTGCTCCGCCACTTATCATGCGCTGAAGAAGTTGACGCGCATTAACTTCGTCGGTCATCTTGCTTATGACGTCGTTTCTGTCTGCTATACGCAACATCTTCTGGTCAATAGGCGAACCTGGAACATGTTTAGGCATATCAGCTCTTAGCTTTTTATTAGCTGCAGCAATGGAATGCGGCCGCTGAAGGCGCCAGAGATATTCACTAGCTGCTCCGCCGCCTGCACCTGTCAGACCGCCGAACAGTGCTCCGCGTCCGATAGACCCTATGGGGTTATCCTCGCGCTCTTCAGGAGAGGCTCCAAGGTAACCACCGACAGCACCAGTGCCAGCCCCAATCAACCCACCTAGCAGTGTTCTTGACAACAGGGCACTATTGTAAGGGCGTAAGTGTTTAAACCTATGGCCGTCATCCGGTTTAACACCAGCTGCCGCAAAAGCGTCCGCAATAGCTTTCCCAGCGCCTCCACCACCTCCGCCAGCGGCACCAGGCGGGGGTGCGTCGATCGGAACAGTCTTAGCCGGTGACACGCCAGTAAGTAGCGGAGTTGAGGCTGTCTTTATCAGGTACTTTAGGTGGTTCATAGCACTTTCCTTTAACTAAACCGAATGGTCCAAGTCACGCCTATCTGGAAACCTGCTTCAGCTAATATCTTATCAGTCCACCCAGGTGAACCAGCGTAGTATCTAGAGAAAACTAAATCCTCAGACTGGCTAAGGGGATCCGGTGCAGCGATCAGAGCGGCACCATATACAGCTGAGTTAACAGAAGGTCCGAATGTCTTACCATGGAAACCAACCGAACCTTCTGATATCCCGAAGAAAGTAGCCTGGTTACCTTCGTACAAAACACCAGAGCTAGTTATGTTCGGATTTACCACTAGAGGTACACGCAGGAAATCTGTGTCCAAGGAGGATATAAGCCCGTTGTAATAATCAATCCCGTCCTCTCTGGTAAAGGATGGATTAACAATTGGGTCGGTTGGAAGTGGAAGATTCTTAAACTCCAAGTACATCGTGTTTACTGCGTAAGAACTTTGACCACCTAATAGGCGTGCCATAATGTCAGCGCCGCTGTACAAGACAAGGTTCTTTGACTCTATGACCTTCTTCACTAGATTGGTTGCAGGATCGAACGAAAACAGACGTACAAAGCCTTGGGCGCTTTTACCAAGGCTGTAGTCATCAAGCTGTTCTTTAAGTTCTTTAAGCTTAGCGCTCATCGTTCGCTCCTATTGGCATGACATCGAGACAAGTTTAGCAGTAACAAACTGGTCGGCATAAGTTAGCACATTTGGGGGTGCACCTGCCGTAGGGTAGGCAGTTTCGACAATGGGCCCGCTAGTCTTGAGCAGGCCCAAGGTCTCACCACAACCAGCACCTTCCTCGTCCCCGATGTCGTCTAATGTAACTGTTTCGAGCACAGGTTCAAGCTCTAGGAATACAACATACGTCGTATTTGGCGGAGTTAGCTCCCGCAAGAATCTGCACACCGAAACTCCGGGCGCGTCTTCATTAAACGAGGCCTCTCTTAACTTTATGAGAAATAAGTTGTTCCGCATGATTTCATTGAGAACAAACTGCATTGGGTTAATCAGTGTTGGCAAGTTAGATGCTACAGGCTCTGTAGTCGGATTTTCCCTGGTGTCTAGGTAATTGGCAAGCGTTTTGCCTGCAGACTTTCCAGCAGCATGGACTGCAGCCCAAAAGTCTTCTACATCACCAGGATAGCCCGAAACCTCAAACTGTACTATCGCCTTGCCATCACCATCAACCCCCATGTAATCCACTGTAACGTTATGATTCTTAACGGTAAGTGTTGAAAAATAACCACCGCTAAGAAAGTTGGTTCCAAGGGAAAGAGCAGGGAGCAAGGAGTAATCAGGGTGCTGACCGGATAATTCACTTACCATAACTGCATCAGACATCCTATCACCAGCATATAGAACATCCCCAACAGAGACGATTATATTCGCTGTGAGCGGGAAGCTATAGGAGTGCCCGCTAGTTACAACAAGCTTCCTGTCAGATTCGGTCTGCACAACCTCAACTGTTTCAACCGGGTTCCTGACCCTGGGATCGCCACTAAGTGCGGAAAGAAAAGACTCAAAGCCTAACATTGAAGGGCCTTGAACGTACATGTCAAACAATGCGTTTATCACTTCTTTTGAAAAACGACTGCTCTTAAGTTGTACGCCAATGGCGTATCCAAAATGTGTGTAGACATAATCAAGGTCGAATTGACCTCTATACACCCACACCCCCACTTCTATGTCCACCACGTTTCCTTTTGAGTCGTAGACTATTCTCTGGGGAAACCTTGTATCTTTGAAAATATCGTTTCTGAGCCGTAGGTAACCTTCGTCTACTTCGTAATCAACCCCGTTCACCAGCACGCTCGTTGGGTACAAAACAAAGTTCTGCAGTGTAAACGGAAGTGCAACAAGCTTAGGCGGTAACTTGATCTGTACAATCCCAGGCTTATCCTGCCCTCCGAATGTCTGTATAAATCCAGCTGGCCTCTCTACCACGGATCCATCTTGGGGTCCGTACACAAGGTCGTCCGATCTGTACCTGGAAGCTGTTGCCGCTACCTCTTTCTGCGAGATGACAATAAGGTGCCAATCCTCCGTGTGGAACACAGGGACTGTCAGACGAGAAACGCAGGCTATGGCTTCGAGCGTATTTATATACGTCTGCCCTTGTTCATTACCCGAAGCTCTTAAAAACGCCTGAACACGATCTCGCTCTTCAAAGATGTTTACCCAGAAAGACCCGAGCTGCTCAAGCAACAGGCGACCCTGGTCAAAATCGTATGGAGGGTAGTTAATCATCTTATCCTCTAGAAGGAACTTACTGTTTCTTTAAGGAATCCTTGTACTTCTCAACCTCACGAGCAAATGTGTCTGCGTCAACAACCTTGCCTTCAACTTCATACACTACCTTACCCGGCAGATAAGTTTTACTTCCATCTTTATTAATAAGTTCCTTGATATCCTGTGACGCACTAAACATTTTAATCTCCTTAAACAGGTAACGCCGGTACGTTCTGTACCTCAACGTCTATGAATTCCTCTGTCAGGTAAAACACGGTCGTTCTGCTTGTAACCCCTATGGCTGGGCTATTGGGTATCACAAGCTCGTTCAAGCTGTGCAAGTTTATCGTGCTTCCATCCGGCGCCTTCACATATGCATTCATATCTAAAGGCGACACAACGAACACACCACTCTTGCCAACGACATCATGTGCAGCATCGTACACGATTGAAGAAGGGAGTCTACCCATATCGAAGTTCAAGGCATTTACTCTTTCAACAATCTTCGTCTTAAGATTCTTGACCAGCGTGGTTATATCAGTCGGAATTGACTTCGCAGTGTACAGAACCTTAAGGCTCATTGTTACAAACGCCGGGATTGGGGCACGAACAAGGTAGTCAGCTGTGGGATTGTGAACCGCCCTTGACGTTGCGTTATCCTGCAAAACCCCGATGTTAGGCATGTGTAGTATGTACACATTATAATCCTGAGTGCTAACTCCTTGGGTAAGAGACGTATGGTCAGTCTCTGTATCAATAAAGCGTATAACAGCAGTCTGATACCTAGAGTAAGCGCCCTCTACGAGATTGTCCGCGTATGGGACAAACTCGTTTGCTGTCTGAGTCATATCAAGAGCTCGGCTCTCTTGCGTAATCTCAAACGAGTTCTCAGATTGGTCGCTGGTCGTGGGAAGAACCGCCTCTATTGAGTAGAACCCTGGTGCATCGTTTCTATTAATAGATATCTGCCACGTCTTATTTGGCTTATCTACCAGCAAAGCCGTCTTTTTAACCACAATGGTTTCAGGGTACGCTTGAGTTCTAGTATACAGGTCAGCCTTACCCCCAGTTGATATGGAGAATATGTTATGCCGATCCCGTAACATCTCCGGGTCTCCGTACCCTACTTGGCTTATTGCCGTAGTAGTAGGAACCAATGCCTTTAACAAAGAGTCTACCTGAGCTCTTCCGGACAGGACTGTTTGCGTCAGTCCATTCTTAAACCTGGCTATAAGCTCCTCGTTCGTCTCTGCGTTTGATCCGCCTGAGAAGTCTTGCGCCGCAAACGAGTCAACAAACGAAACCGGAGACGGTGTGATGGTCAGCTTTGTATTTCTTCTGAGCTTATAAGCATCCCCAACCAGCTCCGCTTCAACAGGCACGGTAAAGGCAAATGAGCCATCGTTTCTAGCTAGTATCAACCGTTGCGTACTACTCAGCACCAAGGACGGGTCTGTCACTGCAACATAAGAGTCAGTAGTAAGGAACTTCAACCCGTTTGCTTCAAATATAGTTCCTACGTCTATCGCTGTAGGTGTGTTGGTCGATAGAATTATAGTGGCTATGCCTGACGCTTTTGTCCCAGGGCTTCTAACAATCCTGTAATTAGAAAGAACACCATCAACGATAGTATCGTCAGCTAGAGAAGGGTCCTCCTCTATAGCTTTCAGGGACATGGAACGACGAAGCCTGTCTAGATCTGTCTGCTCCAGTACATGAAAAAGGGCGGCTGAACGAAGCAAGATGTCACGAAGAACCCCACCCTCTGTCAGGTCCATCGAAGGGTACTCAGCTTTAAGCCATCCGGCTAGAAATTCCTCAGCCTGGGTTACAAGGGCTGGATCCAGTTGGTCAATAGTAACGTTGGCCACGGTTCACTCCTATTTAATAGCGTATGGAACAGGGAGCACTATATCCCTGGACTCACCTGCAGCTGAGTTGACTATAACATAAAGGGACAGCTTACTGTTCGCCTTATCTAGTGTGAAACGGCTTAATGTGGCTGAAACAAAGCGCTCGTCATCAGGGGTTACGTTATTGTCAGCTGACAAGGCAAGCACACGCCTGACCTTTTCAGCGGCTACACTAAACTCAACAACAACGTCAGACTCGTCACGTATAGCCCCCTGCTGTACCCTTAGTATGAAGTCTGTTCCGTTGTTAGGGCTATACTGGTTAGAGCCTAAATCAGTAAGAAATAGTTGTGTGAATTTCTGACAAAGCTTCTGTATGCCAGTTGTCACTTTACCAGTGTTACCAAAGCCGAGGTGCACGCGCCGCTCCCCAGTTGGAGCTGTGTTTTGAAACGACAAAAGGTCTACAGTTCTGCCTGAGTAATTAGTTGTCACAGCCATCTTAGGGTCCTCCGGCTATTCGTGTTAGGTGGATTTGGGCTTCTCATCCTCAACCATGATACGAGTAAGCCAATCCGTGCTATTCCTAGTCAAAGGCCCAAGAGGATTATTATTAGACTTAGCTCGGCATCCAGCGTGAATCAGAGACCTTATCCTGGACCGCCTAAGCATACGATAATCACGTTCAAACCCAGCCAAGTAATCACCCGCCAACTTCGTTACCTGCAAGTCTTTAAGCTTACTCTTCCTTTCTTTTCTAACCTCAAGATAGTTCTGGTTAGCGTCGTTACGAGTAAATACAACATCATGTAGCGTGCTGTAATTGTAGTTTCCTTCACCGCCAACTTTGTCAAAATTCATCCAAGGACGTTGCCCCTTGGCGAATAGGCCATCGGCAACCTTGCCTTGAAACTCCCTAAGGTATTCAATAATCTTGTTTAACTGAGGGTCAAGGCTCGCCATTTTTGCCTTCCTTCCATTCTTCGCCTTCTTCGTTTTCCATATCTTCCATTACGCCCTTAACTACCATTTTAAGGTATACCATTTCGTCGCCAGACATGTAAGGAGTGGAAAATATTTCCACCTCAACATTTGAAGTGCCCACCTCTTTCAACGCCCGTATAGCTTCTGTGCACATACCAAAAAGGGCGCATAGCCCAGCTATGTTAACTTCAACAGAAGGTCCTGATCCTGTTTGAGTTACAACAAGCTTCGGTAGATCCTCGTCGGTCATAACTCGATCCCCTGCAGATCACTCATTTGCTTGGCTATTCTCGCTGCCCGCTGCGACACAGCGGATGGTGTCAGGTTCAATCTCTTAGCAATGTCGTTAGTTGAAAGCTTTGACTTGCCGTTATACCCGGTACGCCACTCCAGTATCTTCTGATCTATTGGGTGTAAGTCGTGGTGCAGATACTCCATGAGTATTTGGTTATGATCAGGCTTCTCTGTTCCAGGGTAGAACACTCCTTCGTCACCTTCGTCGTTCTCTGTAAGCTGGCTTTCAATATACTCGCCACCTTGATGCTTACGGATGTGACGCAACCGTTTCATAGACAACCCAGAGTGGTCAGCTAGCTCCTGGTCGCTAGGCTCTCTGTTAAATTGGTCTTGGAACTTCTGGTAACTTTGGTTCATGTTATACAGGTCAGCCTGTATACGCTCTGGGACATGTACTGCTGTGGTCGACTCTTTGTGGATACGGGACAAGGGCTGAAGCTGCGTCATTAAATGCGTGTTAAGCTTTGTACCCTTGGACGGGTCATAGCTCTTGAACGCTTTAATAGCCAGCATCTTGGCATGAGGTTTCATGGCGGAGTTTCCCTGCGCATAAGACTGCACACCAGAGTTAAGGGTGGGGGCTGCCTTGTCTAACAGCTTACCCATGTTTTCTGGCGTAGGGTTCTTCTTCCAAATTTCAAATTCTTGTTCCATTACTAAGCCCCTTCAACCAAAGGACAACCATTAAAAACTGTACCGTACAACGGATGATCGCTAGCCGTGTACGCTTGCTGCTCTTCTTCGCAGCGTATATGGGTTAGATACAACACAGTAAAAGCTGTGTTGCTCTTTCCATCCATGACCAGTGTTACTTTATTAACACAGCCGTACAACGGGGCTGTGCTCTTTGAGAACTTGTCACCAACCGTCATAATCTTTACAAGGCTGCCAGGTGCAATATCCGCCCTGAACCTTCCCCAAAGCCTCATTCTCCTTCCGGCGAACATTACCTCGTGAAGAATAGTTGAGGCCAGCGCATCACCAAGACCTGACTCTAAATAAGCCGTCTCTTCAGACGACTGGTCGAACGGCGGTGGTTTACCTTCCTGGGGAGTAGTAGCGTCAGGTACGCCATCGCCTGCGTTCAAAGATACTCTACCATTGGCACCCGGAGGAATAACCCAGGAAGGGGCTGGTAGTAGCAGAAGCCTTCCCTTGCCCAACAGGTTTGAGTTTCCACCTTGGTTATAGCTAAATATACCAATAGACCTTGCGCTCTTTGCGTCACCTTGCCAAGGGCTGGCCTGGAAGTTTGGTGCGTGTAATGCGCAGGTTGTTACATACGCCAGCTCTCCACTGAACGGATTCTCTGTTCCGCCGTCTAAACTCTCATCCTGTTCAATCTCCCAGTATTCGTCGGTTCCTATTATTTTATGTGGAGCCGCATTTAACTGCGGGCACACAGGCATCATGTGGTCTTCAGTCGCCAATGGTACATAATAGAAATGGAAAATCTGAGACAAGTACATCATCGATCCGAACAAATTAGAGCTCTTCCAAGTAGTGTACAATATGTCACTAATGGCCGTGGCAAGAGCCCTGTTTAACATACTAGGAAACTGGCTGCCCCCGTTAAAGCTGCCCAGAGGCATGATCCTGTGAGAAGTCACGCGTTCAGATTCAAAGCGCTTAAACGCAAAAGCTGCAAACCTTTCCTCGTCCTCGTCGTATCTAGGCGTACTTCTCTCCACCATCGCCTTAATAATAAACTGTATACCGTTGTTCCATATATCAGCTTGAAAATCCAAAGTGGAGAACACGTCCTGTACAAAATGGGAAATCTCACCATCATCACCTAAGGATATGGCCTGAGGGTAGCCGCTGTTGTAGGTCTGAACAGTTGTCATTGACTGTACGAACTGAGTACCAGCTGCTAAGCCAGCCATTACCCCCTGGCATATCACGGTTATAGTAGCGACCCCACTAGCAGACACTTTTGACGACGGCACTCGGACATACCCTTGAAAGATGATGAACTCACCAGCCGGGAACCCCAAGTTAGTGCCAGGGGGTGACTTCAACCCATCTCCAGACAAAGTAACCTTGGCTAGTATGTCCACAGCCGTAAACGGCTTTAGCTTAGCGAGCAGGTCGTTAGCCTTTGACTCTTTATTTGTTAGGGCGTCTCTTCCCACAGCTATCTGAATAATGGCCTGAGGAATAGCGTTAAGTTGATAATCAACCTCAAACGAGGTAAGAGGCATCTTCACGCCATCAACAAGTGCGTAAGCCTCAAGGTGGTAGGCATACATGTTTATAAGGTTACTTGCCCCCATGTGCCCTTACCTCCTCTATTTTAAGTCCAACAGCAGCCACAAAAGAACCAAGCTTGTACTGGATCAACGCGTTCTCAAGCCACATCCTTTTCAGGGTGGGGAAAGGTTCTTCTCCGTCAAACAAAGCGTCTACCGCATTTTCTGTCATGTGGAACTGTATATTGTTCACAACCTGGTTTAGGTCATCACTTGGAAGAGTGAATGTTTCAACCTTCCATGTAGCACCAGGAGTTAGTGCGCCTGCACCTACGTAAACTCCAAAGTCCTTGAATCCAGCCAGGGGCGCGAACGAGCTTATACCGTTGGAGAACGTAAGACTGGTTGACACGCCATAAGTTTCGTTAGCTAGAACCGTTTCCAAGGTTGAGGCATCAATGGCTTTGACTATCCAGTTGTGAAAAATGCGCAGTGTCTCGTTTGGGTTTGGCATGGGTCCGAGGTTATAAAGCGTAACACCTGAAGCCTGTACGTTAGTAGGGGTAGAAATAAAATAATCACGACTAGCCACGTGGTTGTGGCGATCCAAGTAGGTCACACGCGGATCCAGTCCTGTGGCGATCAGCCCAAGCTCAGTGGAGTGTATAAGCTTTAGGTACTGGTTAACTCTAAACCGGGCGAAGGCGTAATCAGACCCGTCCCCAAACAGTATCTTATGCGAAGCTAAAATGAAACGAGGGAGCTCAAGCGCCACGTATTCTGGGTCAGTGTATTCCATCATGAAACCATTGGGGTTTCCGGCATAGATGGAACCGCTCTGGTTTAACAGCAATGTTCGTAGATGGTTTATCACAGTGGTTTAATCCTCGTTAGGAAGAGCAGAAATAGTCAATGAGAAGTTACTGGTAAGAGTTCCAGGATCGTCTCCAGTTGAATTTGCAAATAGCTCCAATCCTGTCAGATACCCATTGATAAGCTTGTCTGCCACAAAAACAGTAATAAGCACATTACGTTTGGATAAACGATTTGACTTGTAATAGTTTAAGACATCCTGCATGCCGGATGCGCCACCTTCGCAGGTGGCTAAAAGGATCATGCCTTTGACCCTGACTTGTCCTATGTTGTCACCAAACACATAAACGTAAACAGAACCTTGCAGTGAGTTCTGAAACGACTGACGTGTGCTCTGTAAATAGTCAACGCCAGTGATAAGGGCTCCCCTTGGCTCGAAGCCTTCCAACGCAACACGACCCGGTATGGCCTTCTCTTCTTTGAAGGTAGCTACTGTACCTGGTGTTGATTTAAATATGTTAGGCATGGTTACCCCTACGTCTTCTTCATAGAAACGCCGTCAAACTTTAAAGCAGGACCGCCGCCCTCTTGAACAACGCGCACAGTACCCTGCATTTCAACCCTTTCTGACTTGGAGTGCGATGATCCGACAGGATCACCACCTGAACCTCCCTTCATGGGGGTTACGCCAGGAGAACTCACAGTACCCATTGATCTCGAAAGACTACCTTCGGACCTTCTGGCAGCAGGGGTCGCAGCTGGCGACTCTGCCTCACTATAAACATCTCTTGGGGTACTACCTCTTATCTTAGACATAAGACCTTCCAAGTGCTGCTCATCGTTATTGGCTTGCATATTCTTTAGCGATGATTCGAATCCGCTGGAACCTGCCCCGACGAGGGAGGAGGTGGAGTGACTGTTAGACCCTTTGGCACTTGCGACGGCGGCGGACGCGGTATACGTCTTCGAGTCCATTCTGGGGGTATGCACGACGCCACCGTTAGAACGAACCCTATCAGCGACAGAAAAACCATGAACCCCCAGTCGTCTATCTCCTCTCTTGAAAACACTTTTGCCCCCTCTATTCGCCGCTCTATTGCCTGCTTGTGTCACACGCTCGCGCAGCTCCTCGTGAATTGCCTTTGTTCTATTGTTGTGTTGATTAACAATAGAAGCATAGAGAGGTGTGTTGAACAGTTGGGAAGCGTTGGATTCACCACCAGCCGCCTTGTTGAGCATAGCGTTTACTTTCTCAGGAGGTATATCCGCTATCTCCCTAAGCCTTCCTTCTTTTACGGCCTGAGCCATTCCGTAAAGCTCATTATCCTTTTCCAGCTTCCCCGCATCCATTAGCTCGGCTGCCCTTGATATCTGGGCAAGACGTGCAGGAGCTGGTAGCAGTTCAGGCTGGTTAGAGGCGTGGCCTGACATTACCTGCATATAAGCTTCTCTGTCAGCTACGCTTATAAGCGGGTAATTACGCATATCACCCTCTTTGTGTTGGAAGGATGACGTGTCAACCCTAGGGGCAGATGCAATAGCTGGACTTCTAACTGTTGTGTCGACAAAAGAGCGCATAGGCTTAGGGTCTACTGACAGTGGTTTGGGGTAAACACCTGCGCTTGAAACGGAGTTAACCTGGCGCTCAACCTTTTCTTGGCCTGGCTTATTAATTCCAGCATGTTCCTCACCACTGTCTTTCGGAGACTCTAGCTGTGCTGCTGGCGCAGACACACCAGATTCAGTAACAGAAACTTGATTCTTAGCTGGTTCAACCTTTTGTGTAGGCAACGTAACATCCGGCACCTTAGGGGCTGTGCTTGCCATGTCTTTATTAATGCTTTTATGCAGTTCTGTATCCTGAACCTTTTTGGATAAGAATTCTGTAAAGCTTTTTGAATCAATTTTGTTTTGAGTTACCTGTCCCTTACCACTTGTGTAGATATGACGATCGCTTAAAGCCTGGCTAGTCTTTAGCGACCCTTCTATCTTTGCTGTATCGGTTTTAGGAGCATAAACTTTTTCAGCTTTTTGTTCACTGTGTGGCTGTTTGACAGTACCAGACACATGCTCACTCGCCTTATACGCTTGTTCCGCTGAAGTTATCTCAGGTGCGCTTGCCAAAGAAGAAGACCACTCCCTGTATGGAATGGCAATTGTGTCTCCTTTGTAAAACTTGTCCTGGATAACGTTATTAACCTTTTCCTTAACCAGCGCGGTTGTATCAGCTTTTACTTTCGAAAGGCCATCAACACGTCTGCTAAGGTCAAGCAGCATCTTGCGGAATGTTTTAAACGGATGTTCTTGTTTAGCCCCGCCAGGGTGTGCTCCAGAAGAAGAAGGTATTTCTCTGTTCTTATTAGACATCACTATCTCCTTTTCTTCTTAAACCCACCCTTTTTAAGCTGGTTCAATTCTTTAACGGCTGTGTCAATATCGCCTCCACCCATAGCCTGGGCTCGGTAATCATTGATCCTTTTCCGTTCTTCCCTCAACCATTTTGCATACTCAGGGTTCTTCTCGGCTTCCTTGAACCTTTTCCATAGCTCTGCCAAGGACCTTTCGTCGGGTTTCGTCCATTGTTTATACCAAGGTAGGGTCAGCTTTCCTATGGCCTTGAATGTTTTACTGGCCTCTTTACGGTGGAACTCAAACTGCTTACCCTGTTCGTCCCAAGCAGTTAGCTGGGCTGCAGAACAATGCCACTGGTGAGCCAGCGCATTAAGCTGGCTAGCCCTCTCATCTTCTATGGCGCTTAGCACCCATTCCTCTTTAAGCAGGAAACGAACATCGTGTACTGGTGCATTCCGGTAGTCCAATGCACCTCGTTTCACCGCCTCAACTGCTAAGCAACTCCACCGGTCTTCCAGAAATTTGGTTCTTGTGCCTTTTGAATCATAGTGGAGACAAGCTGCTCAAAACACCTGTTGGCGTCCAACAGTGCCGCAAACAAAGGCTTGTTAACCGATAACTGTTTAACACGATCCTTTAGGCTGGATGGGACCGGATGCGTTGTCCTGTCTTTGCCTGCCTTTACCTCGCGCACGTTAGCCGCTGTCTTGTACCGGTTAAGCCAGTCCAACCATTCAATCTCACTCAACTCACACGTGCTAAAGTCATTTTCAAGCTGAGCGTACAGCTGTTCGTCTAGTTCCGCATTACGATCTACGAACAAGACCTCCACCTGGCCAAAAAGAACGTATTTCTTAGAGAACTCAGATCCACTTAGAACTGAGCGTATAAAGGCTTTCTTGTCTTCGTCCGTTGCCTCAGCGTATTCTGCTAGTTCCTGGCTAGTCATCCCAGGCAAAGGCGTAGGTGTTGCTCTAGCCTTTTCGCTGCCTTTGGTTTCAACCTCTGGCTCCTCTAGAACATCGGAGTCGGGGTTATCTCTTAGACCTTCGTACAAAGCTCTTCTTTCAGGGTCCAAAGAACTAACAGGAACTGGTTTTGGTACCTTCGGGTTTTCCACCTTGCTTACTCCTGAACGTTGACAATGTACCCACTACTAAGTGTAGTCGGCTGCTCCGAGCTTCCTTGCGATGTAACCTGATCGTGCCCCTTGGCTATGCCTTGTACGTCATCGTGGTTAACGCTGTTGTCTATCTTCTTATACGCGCTCCACGACTTCCAAGCATCCTTACCAGGCCAAGGTAAAGTATCTCCGCCACTACCCGGCGCTTCAACCACAGGTTCATCCCACGGTATTCCACCTGCGTTACGGAGTAGTTGCTGCCATCTTGTTTCAAACAACGCGAACGAGGCCTGATCGAGCTTCAAGTCTTTAACTGTATCTCTGAACGAGAACCCAATTGACTTAAGGAACTCAGAGTTACCAGGGCTTTGCTCGCTGTTTTCAAACAGATCCTGTTTTATCACGCCGTTAGCCGTAGACGTGGTTTCAATTATGGTTGTTATCTGCGCTCCGATCGTTGAAGCGTCAGGCTCTATGGGTATGGGGTTGTTAAGGTCTCCAACAAAAGGAGCGCCATCAATTGATGCAAATCCTTTGTTTGTGAGGATATTACCATCAGCCAGTACTGACTTATGGCAAATAAGCTCTCCGCCAACGATCAGGTTGGCTTCATTAGCACCAGTAGGAGCAATAACAACCGACCCGCCTACTAACATCCCTGTTGACACGACCGTATTGGACTCGCTCATCTGAATTAGGCGCTGTTCACCTGTACCACCAGAACTCAAGACTGTGAACGCTCCACCTTCCAGGGCATTTATGATGTTGTCACCGCGAACGTAACACACGCCCTGTTCACCGGCGTCTATGGTAACTGGGTTACTACCAGTCATACCACCGGTCCCCAGGTAAGCCCCCTTACCATAAAGGTACAAAGGCGCCTTCTCGCTCTTCAGAACAATACCCGATGCGTTCGCCTGCTCACCAGGCTGGGCCCAGTTACTAGCAGCTATACCACCTTCTGACCTGGACTCTAGGAGAATGCCGCCGTCCTTCTTGTTGTTACCCGCGAGGCAGTGCAGATTCTTTTCGGCTTTAATGCGCACGTCACTCTTAGCAGCGGAGATATCAACCGCGTGACCAGCTCTAACGACAGCGTCAAACGGAGCCAGGGTTATGCAGGATCTTCCTGGTTGCATAATTACATCGCCGACGCAGGACAGATGGATGTTTCCGCCTTTCATGGCTATCTGTGATCCGTACCCGTCTTCGATCACAATAGAGCCGTCGTCGAACTGTTTAATAAGAGACCTGCTTTGATAGTAACGTACGGAGTGACCTTGCCGTTGGTCCACCACAAGAGTAGCAAAATCCGGTAGGCTAGCTATAAACTTGTGACCTATGTTTATAGAAGATGGGTTGACTTGCCCACGACTACCCAGGTCAGTCAGCTCATTCTCATTGGGCACATACCAGTCATTCTCGTGTTCTACAAGCCCACGCATGTAGTACTTGTTATTCAGGTAAGCATGGTAGTCTGGCCATTGGGCAGTTCTATGCCCAGGATCGTTATCACTTGCCCAAGTGAACTCAGGCATATCGTGAGCTTGCCCGGATCCAAGTTGCCCAGCTGCCTTGTAGTTAGGGGATTCACCCGCAGAGGAATCGCCCTCTGGATCGCTAGGCCCCTTCAGCTCCTTGGGTACAGGTATTCGTATATACTTTTCGAAACTGATCTCTTTAGCCGAACGAATTGAATAAGCCCCGTTTATGTGCTTAACAATTTCCATAAGGCCAATGTACTTATCGCGGTCACTGTGCTTAGCCGTTGTCAGACTGCTGGGAGGAGCACATATAAACTCGTGCTCTATGTCTCCGAGGTAACCACCCAGCTTAAGGTGGCGGAAGATCATTGTCTGATCATCTTCCTTTGGTTCAAAGGGAGCTTCCTCGCTGCCCAGCTTAAGCACGCCATTCAATGATTTTGTGGCATTACCTGTTGAGGTGGATATACCCAACGCTTCCCATAGGAACGGCGTGGAACGCTCAACCACCCTATACTCACCCTCGTCAGCATGATGGTGGTACTCTCCACCGGCTGTGTGGGTCTCCAGATTATACCCTGTTATACGGGTAAGATCGTCACCCCAGAAGCACTCTAGTTTTGAACCGTCCGATGCTTTAAGCGTTGCCATAATTCGGCCGATAAAAAGCATAAGGCCAAGATCATTAGCAACGCCCCAGTCTCCAGGAATAATGTCAGCTGGTCTTCCAGCCGAGTGATTGGAGATGATTGACTTCTCACTAACAAAAGGTTTGAAGTGCATTGGATCTTCGTGGATACCAACACGCGATCTGAGCACCACCGATTCAGGAAGTATCATCCTTGGGTCAAACATGTTATGGGTGGCTGGTCCCATAATAAGTGCGTAAGTAAGACCTGGGATGAAGGCAAGAAGCACACGTGTTTTGATTGCGTACTGACCGGCTGGTCTGGCACCTAGAGGTACATTCCCACCTGACAACATATCAACCCCCAAGCAAGGAGGTCCGCCAGGTATATGCACTATGTAGGCACCAGTATGGGCGAATGAGTCTTCGATCGTTCCAAGTGAGAGCCTAAATTCCGTGATTGGATCTTTGTTGTAATCTGAATCGCTGCTCATTTGTACCTCGCACTAATGGAAAGAACCTCGGTGCATTGCTTTCAGCAACCGAGGTTCTACCACAGCCTATGTATTACGGTACATCGTTTTCAGTACCGGGCCTTGCCTATCCTAAATTACAGGTCAAGGCGTGCAAACATAATGGACAGATCCTCGTTGATAATCATGTCCTGGGCCGCAACCACATAGGTAATGCTGTTAATAACCACACCGGAAGCCTTCAAGCTACCAACGCTCTGGCCAGTCGTACAACCAGCGGTGAAGTCCAGCGTCATGGTGTTGCCCTTCATATTACACACATCAGCGTACTTCTGAATAAACTCGCTGCTGATGCCTTTGTTACCGACAATACGCTTGATGGACATCGTACCAGCTGTTCTACCTGCAATGAAGAACGTCTTGGCCGAGCCAACTTCGTAAACACGATTAATGTTCTGGGTGTAGGTGATGGTGACATTCTGCACCATGAGGTCTGCATTGCCTGTTCCACCTATGAGAAGTCGAGTGGAGTCAGCTGCAAGCGGATCACCAATATCTACCTCTCGTTTAAAGATGTCTCTGGCCATATCTATTCTCCTTTTTAGCTATTTATTAGTTGAGTGGGCCGCATAAGGTACGGCCCACTCCAATATAGTTTGTTTGGTTTACGCGATAAGGTGCAGCTCAACATTGTTCAGCGGGAAGGGCAGGTCAACCGATATGCGTGCAACGATACGATCCAACAGTGTCGGATGTTGCTGCAGCTCTATGATAACCGCGTCCAACATCTGCGGCCCCAAGCGCGGAACAAGAATCGTATTCTTGAACTCTTCCACCAGGTCGATGATCTCGGTCTTGATAATACTAATCATCGTCGGCGTCACGTTACCTCTACCGATGAACGGCTTGATACGGAGCAAGAAGTTCTTCGATATATTATCGAGGTTGGTCGTGATGTTCTGTTCTTTCTGCGTCAGGTCCGTCTGGTCACCCGTGGACAACTGGTGCCGAGTGAACACCGTGCCGTTCTTCTTGTCCTTGGTCACGATCCAGTAACCACTGTCGGCCAACACATTCAGCTGCGTGGCAGAGAAGTAGTCAACCGTGCGGGACAGGTCGTCGAACCCGGTTATCTCGACGTTGGTCAACCCCTGGTGAGGGAGCGAGGCAGCCCGGAGGCCTGCCAGCGCCGCGCACAAGTGGAACCCTTCGAACACCATTCCAGCGTTGCCAACCTTATCCGGCCACACCAGGAAAGTACGTCGGCTGCGGAAGAGACCAGGCTTCTGAGCCAAGTCGGCCGCAATCTCGTTTCTAGTAAGAGTCCGGTGAATTTCGATCTTGGAGGCAGTGATAACCGGGGAAGCAGGCCCAGTAAGCAGGCGCAGCGTTTCCTCAGACAGAACCGCATCAATCTCGTATTCACTGTAGGACACGTTACCGAAACCATCGGTAGTGTAGAGCGCGCGCAACGTGTCACCGGCACGCACACCCTTTGTAATGAACTCACCACCAGCAAGGTCCACAATCGTATACTGTGTACCGCTGGTGTTGACGTCATCACTAATTGTAGCAAGGAGAGCCTGGTCCAGGGCATCTTTGCTGTAAACGTCCAGCACTTCAGTGGGGTCCTGGTTGATCCAGCAGATCCGCCAGCGGCCGTTGAAGGGGCTAGATTCGCTGTCACAGTGAGCACTGAAAGCATCAAGCACTTCTTTGTTCTTAGTCAAAGGCACCAAGGAGTAAACATCCTCGTTACCCGTAAGGATATCAATTGCATCAAGCCAGTTTTCGAGGTCGTCACCGCACACCCCAAGGTAGTAGCAGTCTTCGCCATTACCATTGAGGAGAGAGTTATACACGCCAAACACCAGCGGGTTGTCAGGATGAACCACTGCGCCAGGGGCGAAGACACTGTCAATGTCCCCCACGCTGTTGATAGACCCGAGCACGTTGCAATTTGTAGACAAGCGATCCCGGTGCTGCACGAAAACCTTACCAGCTTCCACCGGAAGGTTAACCGGAACGTTCGCAACAGCCCAACTATCGTCTGTGGCTTCAATTCCGTCCTTAATGCAGATCTCAGTATCGCTCTGAGTGTAGTTAACCAGCGGAGCAGAACCGATACGGTTCTCGCTGACTTCAATGTTCTTCTTGATATACAGCGTAGGAGCAAGAGCAGGCGCAGCACCTTGAATTCCGCCGCAGAACCCTCTGAGATCGTCAGGAAGGTTATTAGCCAGCGTAACCGTTCGCACAGCACCCTCAGCTGCAGCAACCACAGCGACGTCCCACTTGTCGCCAATGTACAATCCACCGCCACCGATCGTGAAGGTGATAGTCACACCAAGGGAACCGATCGCCACAGCCACACCGGACGTTGTAACGTCAGTCGGGCCGCTAAGATCGATGCCAGTCGTAGTGGAGACAGTGATCTGCGGTTTCAGTACATCAGAGAACTTACCACCACGCGTAACCTCAACCACGTAAGTAGTGTCGGAATCTCCTACATACGTACCAGCCGCAGTCACGGTTGGAGCCGTATAAGGCATGGTGACAGTCACAGTCCATTCCTGGCCTGCAACGAAGTCATCAGCAGTGTTGGACCAAGTAACTGTCAGTCCACGGGTACCAATGGTCGTAGGGGAAGCGAAGGCCGCAGGCGTATTACCTGTGGACTCGTCGTTTCCGCTGGCTGTAGTAACGTCGAACAAGGCAACACCAGGAGCACCACCGAGGGTGAACGTAATGGTGTAAACCTCGCTGGCGTTGCCGTCAGCATAGGCGTTAAAAGAAGCCGCAGACGCAGCTTCAGTAATGTCATTTGCAGTACCCGCTGTCTGAGTAATGACAGCAGCCGCAGCCTGGCTGGCCAGATTGGCGGCGTAAGCATCCGGAGTGGCGTCGATCGAGGAGCTGATAAGATCAGCAACCAGGCCGGTAATAGTGGAGGTGAACTCCATAGTGGCGCTGGAGCAGTCAAGACCAGACACCTTGAGGACGTCGCCAACCTTCACATCACGCAGGAAAGCTCCAGAGCGTGTGAAAGAGTTAGCGGTCTTCAGCACAAGGCTGGCAAACCGAACACGGTTCTTAGCAGGGGTAACGCCGTTGGTCGTAGTGACCACCGCCAACCCACCACTGCCAGACGTGTAATAACGGAGCAAGGCGTCTTCCATAAACACCTTGGTATAGTTGAAATCAACCTCGGCACCGGCTTCACGCCCAGGCCACGGATAACAAGTTTCCGTGGTATAGTCGTAAACATCCGTTACCTTAGTCCCGGCTTTTTCATCGGAATCCGTATACCGATGCAAGTCGTACTGATGTCCTATAATACAGGCGTTCTGCGGCTGTGCCAAAGCAACAGGCTGAGACGCAAATTCCTGGAAAACAAGAACCTGAGGCAATACATAGTTAGGCATGAGGTAGCTCTCCTTAAAACTACTTTGGTCTTACGTCTACAGCAATTGACTTTAACCAAGGCGCTTCCATGTCAACGCGCCAAGATTTAGAGTATGCATAGTTTACAACAACCGGCACAACAAAGTGTTCCGCAGATTCATCTAGAATAGCGGGATCTTCCATCGTAATCTCGTCAAAAGTCATAAAGTTTAGTGCACGTCTTATAACAGGACCAAACTCCATGAGATGATGGAAAACTTCGTCAGCTAACAAGTCCGACTCTGCGGCTGAAAAGGCAACGCAGTATATAGTGTGCGTTCCTCTTACAAGCCTAGAGTGGAACTCCCCAGGAACGCGAACAAGCTTTTTAGTATTCTTATCATAAATAGCGCCGGTAGTCATCCCGTTATCTATACATCTCTTTTCTGGGACTTGCTTTCCACGCTTTACGTAGATTGCAGCTCTACGCTGTATGTCTTGTGCAATATAACGGTAAACAGGCTCAATCTGTATCGTTGTGAGCTTAGCGTCTTTGTTCCAGACAAGGTCCTCCAGCTGTCTTTTGTGCTGGCGTGTCTCGTGGTTTATAAACTCGTTAGAGCCTTCAAACTCTAGCTGCTGCGGGTTAGAGAAATGCTCCTGCAGCATACGTACAAACAAACCAGTCAGGATATTACCAGTAAACCGCGTAGTGCATAGACTACTGGCTGTGTCCAGTCCGATGTTTGTCGTGTTCAGGCTTAGATTCACGTTTAGGCTCTTCCTCTTCGTATAACTTATCTATCATACTTATACGGTTGAAGAAAGGGTTCTTAACTTTCTTCTTCTGCTCTTCAGCTTTGTTTTCCATCTTCACGACTTCCTAACCAGTAAAGGATAGCCTGGCTCAACTTATCTGGATCTTCGACACCAACAGCGTTAGCCATCGCCTCCTTGGTTATACCGAGCTCGTTAAGTGCAACATCCAGCCCGAAGTCAAAGGCCCTTATTCTATTGTCAATCAGAATTGCTTCTGCTTCTTTAGTCATGTTAGTTTCCTCGCATTGGTCAGTGTAGTCAATACTTTACCAATCGCCATCTATATCTATCCCAATAGAAGCTGAGCTCAAGCTGCTGTAAGAAGAAGAACTGGAGGAGCCACCGTACTCTGGGATCAGATATATGATCTCTGAAACTGGGGCTAGTCGTAGTTCAACTTCGTAAATAAGCGGTATACCGCCTAGTTCGGCTACATGCTTAATCGAGTTTACGAAATAACGCTCGCCGTTGTCCCGTCTAACCCAAACATCGTTAGTGTCTAGATGAGGGTAAGCTACGCAACGCCCCATCCTTGTTATGTCATTATGTATACCAGAGTTATCAGAGAACTTAAACTCCCGAGTAGGGGCTGTCAGCGTCATCGTCATATCAACTGCTTTGAAGTAACCACCAACAAAACCAGTGCTAAAGCAAGTTTCACACCACGACTGCGGTTCTCGTGTATCGTATTCCTGACAAAGTTCGCAGGGCTGACCCCACCTTCTTCGTTTATGGACAAACCCTACGCAGGTCTTGTTAGTACCCTTGCGCTGCTGCAGGTATTCCTTACGCACTATCTCTTTGGCAACTAGCCAGTCACGTTTACTCCAAAGACCATTCGCTTGTTGCGGTTGTGATACATAAGCAGTGTTATTCTGGTTTGGGAGTAAGAGTCTTACACGATAATAGAAGTCTGAGGTCTGGTCGTAATATCTTTGCTCTGGATCTATTAAGGTGCATTCGTCTACCACAGGCGTTGTCTGCACCATCTTCCATTCGCTTGTTCCAGCCCTGCCAAAATCAACGTAAAAGTGAAAGGGCCCTGGGGCCTTAAACCCAGGCTTAAGCCCCCAGGATATACGTGTTCCGCCTAATGGTTGCGTAACAACCTGTATACGTGAGAATACGTCGCAGCTTCCAAGGCGTACCGGATCACCCTCATTAAATATGGGAATATTAAGCCCCATGGTGCCGCCTCTTCATAATGTTCATTAGGTTTTCACGGACCTTCTTTTGGTGTGGGGTTACGATCCTTACACCCTCTTCGTCAGACGGTTGAGCTGTGTCATCACGGCGAGGTGCGGCATTGGTTTTTGCTTTGCGTAAAGCATCGCGCATTCCATTCAGCCCATCAACAACCTCACGTGGCTGCAACTCCTGCATCATCTTGTCGTTAGGCGGCGGAAGAGGCGGAGGCGGCATGACTTGCTGAGGCGGCGGCAAGCCAGCCCCAAGCGGTGGATTTGGGTCTGGTGGCGGGGGAGGCGGCATTGCCCCAGGAGGCGGCATTGCCCCAGGTGGGGGCATCCCACCTGGGGGTGGGCCACCTGCTCCAGGTGGGATGCCCCCTGCGCCTGGAGGAGGCGGACCATCGGCCCTCTTCCTCATAGCGTACGCACTCTCCTTGTACAGCTTCTCTTTTTCTTTCGCCGGATCGTTATAGTGTTTTGCTGCGTACCCAACCACAGGCGCTACTGCTGCGGCACCCATTACATATTTAAGAGGGGTTGGCACAACATCACCAGCAACAACACGACCGACAGACCTTATGGCCTTGTTCTCCTCTGGGTTCATCCCCAGAATCTGCATAATTCTATCGGCCAACATATGGTTACTCATAACTACCTCTGAGGATTAAACCGGTAGCCGCCAAGGTCTGCGAAAGCACCCAGGATGTTAATTTCGATCTTCTTCTGTTTAACAAAGTCCTGGTACGCTTTCCATCGTTCCTGTCCCATCTTTAGGTAATCAGGCCATTTCTTAGTGTCAGCCACAGAGACTCCACCAGCGTTATAATCCAAATCGTTTCTACGCATCCAGTGTGCAACTAGAATCAGGAGTTGACCCACTGTAGCCTCCAGCCAGTGATACCGGTACGGGAACGTGACAGCAGTAAACTCACCTATAGGCGGCGGGACTTCGTTCCAATAGTCTATGGGTCTACGCATAGCCCAGGCTATTTCGTGTTCTTTGAAATCAACCGTATCAATCAGGAAGTTTATCTCTGGGCAGGTATCTCTAACAGCCAAGCGTACTTCGAACATCGTAAGAGGACCTGGATCGTTCTTGAATTCAAGGTTAGGCATAACCTCGTAGTAAAACGGGTAGATCTTCTTTCTGACGCCCATCTCGTAGATAGTAGCAGTGCCTACCCATATACCTGCGTATGAAGTTGCAGTAGCGTCAAAGTTTATCTTAACAATACCTTGCGCGGCGTCTTGATCTGAAACTATTTCAGCCATGCCTTGGTGCATAGGCAGGTGAGACCATTCCATTTCTTTAATGGTGATCATGACTCCATTGGTAGGACATTCTATAGTAGAAGTGCTGGAGTTCTCTGAGCAGGAAGAGGAGCTTGAAGTTGCCCCAAGTCCATATTGAGTAAGGTCAACGGGTGTTCCAGTCTTTACGTCAACCAGCTGGAAGTAAACAGAGTCTACTGTGCCCTGGCCAACGGATAGGACCTTAAGCTCATTCAGGCATGCGCCCAGGTGATCCAGGCAGTCGTTTGCAAAAGCCATAAAGAGCCCCCAATAAAAAGCCGCCCTGGCAGGAATTCATCCGTCCGGGCGGCATTATCCTGTTTTACAAATACATACTACTGGCGAAGCGGAGAAGAGATGGGCTTTGATCCATCGCCCAAGAACACGTTACCCTTGTTACGGGCGTTACGCATCTTGGATAACTTCTCTTCTTTGACAACCTCCGGATCTTTAACTTCTTCCTTGGTAACAACTTCTTCTTTAACTGCAACTTCTTGTTTTTGTGTAACCTTTTCCGGGTTAGTAACAGTAACAGTAACGGAAAGCGGATCTTCCTTCTGGTGAAACACAGCGTCAACAATCTCAACCTTGCTTTCGCTGATAGTTGAACTGCTTTCTTTTACTTCTTCCACCTGAGGCACCGGTTTTCTGGTGCCGTATCTATTCCGCTTAAAATCACGTTTGTGCGGTTTTTCGTACGCGATCGACATCGTTCTCCCTTTCGGTTACGGCACGTTTATCACAATCGCCTTATTTGCACCCAGGCTACCTGCAGCTCCAGGGGCTGGCAATGTGAGTGAAACAGCGACACCGTCCCTGTCAATTAGAGTACCACCATTCAGCTCAAGAGAGCCTGTGGTTTTGTAATCAAGGTCAGCGGAGGTGTCACCTGAGACCGTCGTATAGTTGAAGGTCAAAGTTGCACTCCCTGTACCAGACGCATAAGTAGCGTAGCGGTCAGTCGTACCAGTTTCTAGCAGTATTCTAGGCGTCCCTGTCACATTCACAATTTCGCTAAAAGTAACGAGAATCGGGACAACCGTAGCGGCACTGGTTATGGTTCCGTTTGCCGTCGAAGAGGTTACGTTACTCACGACAGCAATCTTCCAAGCATCAGCCTCCCGATAATGGCGAGTTGATGGTCTGCGGCGAGCAGGCTGAGAAAACCTAGAGGTGCGGCGAGGTCTATAGTTGGGCATGGTTCCCCCTTAACTGGCATGCTGCTCTAGAATACTCACGAGCCCAGTGCCTGAGAAAGCGCTTACGTATACTTTATAATAGGAAGGCGGTATGTCTTTAATAACCCACAGTTCCGAGAACGTCAGAACCTTAGTGGTGACCCGCACCCATGTTCCTCTATTAGCTCTGCTAGCGAGGGTGGGTGCGGGTGTCACCGGATTAGTAATAATGGGTGTTCGTTCTATTTCTGCTTTTTTCCAGAGTTCAAGAGTTACCGAAGTAACGCCGTCTCCTACTATAACCGACAAGTCCAACTGGGCATTACGCCCATACTGCGCGATATCGTTGGTCGTGTCGTTTATCTGACCAGCACCGTGCGTGTAGGTGTTAAGGACTGGAACTAACTCGTCATCAAGGAAGTCAGCCGTGGAATCCACAGCTATAGCCTCCCGGAAGAACGCAAGTCCTGTAACAAAGTCCGCTCCCTGAACTGCTCGCTTGCCAGCCATTTGTCTACTCCTATTACGCTACTTATTAAGCCAAGACACTGGCCAGGGCCGCTTCACGAATTTCAGGATCACCGGACAGGAAGTAAGAAGCTTCCTTAACAGCCGTTTCTGCCAACTGCGCTGTTTCCGCCTGATGCACTCCCAGCATGTTCTTCAAGGCATAGTTTGCCTGTTTAATCACGTTATTCGTATTGCTGGCGCTCATCTGCTTTACATACGCCGCAGTCTCCAGCGCAGCATCCAAGCTTTCATTATCCGGGATGTTGACACCGAGCTCCGCGCACTTCTGAATAAAGACAGGCGCGTAAATCTTTTGAATGAGAACCGCTTCCTGCGGGGTAAGTTCGTTACTCATGGCTAGCTCCAATTGCTGTTTTATTTTTCACCACAAAGAAAAGGGACCAGGCCAGTGACCTGGTCCCTTGCACACAACTTAGTAGAAGTCCACGCGACCAACAGCAGCCACGTTGGCAATAGCCGCGCCGATGGACTCGTACGCGAAGAACTCAAGCATGTACGCACGCCGATCAATGTACATGGTCGTGTCTTCGAGCACGTAGAACTTGCCATGGAACTTCGGTTCGGCAAACAGGAAGACCGTGTCGTCCGGAACCAGGTCGCGCTTGATAGTGATGATCCAGCGACGGCCCATGAGCTCCTGTTCAGAGAACCCAGTCTTGAACAGTTCCTGAGACATGTCACCGCCGACCTCATCACGTCCAAACTTAACGATATCCCAAATCGTCACGTTGTTGATGAGAACGGTTGCCACGTTCAGGTGGTACGGCGTCTTAGGCAGCGTCTTCATGGCCTCAGCCAGGTTGTCACGGGTAACGCCACCAGTGATCGAGCGCCACTGAACCGTATTCGTTTCAGTGACTGTAGAACCAGCGGAACCGCCCAGAAGGCTGTTCACAACCGCGATGTACTTACCATCTTCCTCGGCCAGCATGTCCTTCACGCTGTTGTCAGACAGCACCTGGCGGATGTCGATGTTGTACGTGCGCAGTTCATCCACGTCCTTAATGAACTTCGGAGTAAGGATGCGGTCGAACATAACCCGGAAGCGGGGTCCCTTGATGTACCGATTGGACGGCATCGTACCAAAAGGCACGCTGACGGCCGCAGGACTATCCGGTTCCTTGTCCACAACCTTCACCGGCTTGTCCGTATCAACCTGGCGATCAAGTTCATCGTTGGTGATAGTGACGGGCGGGAGAATGCGGCGGAAGAAGCCGTCTTCGCGGATCTTGAGGCGGATATAATCATTCACCGCATCTTCGGCCTGCTTCTGAATACCAGAATCCTTAGACGTGAGCTTGTCCAGGACGGTGTTGTTAATCATTTTAACTGTAGGATCGTTACTCATTTTAACCTCCGTTTTAGCTTATACGGGATGCACTTCATGGCAGATGCCCGCTTCTTTGTTACATGGAACTATAGTTTTCTCTACAGAACCAATCTTTGTCAATCAGTTGCTTTACTTACTTGCCCTTCTTTTTGTCTCTTTGTGCGCGTTGCCAAGCTAGAAGCGCGAGTCCGGAAAGTCCTGGAGGGGGCGCTTCAGGAATTGGCTTGCTGCTGGGGTAAACAGAGAACCCACTGCTTCCGGTTCTCGGTTTTGGTTCTGGGACGTATTTACTTCCTTCCCAGTTTGGCGTTGGTGCCATAGACACCGTTCCGCCTGCGACAGAAGGCTTGTCCCCGCTGAAAATAGGGTTGTTCAGTTTTGCGCGCAAACCTTCAGGAAATATACTGGCAACACCTTTACCTGTTGCAGCTAGCGTCCCTCTAGCAACGTCATATAGAGCCCCAAGAGGAACCATGCCCTCTTTTTGGAGCCCGCTATTAGTGGCTTCTTTAATCAGATATTTAAGGTGGTTCATAGCTACAACCTCGTCGTAGGGTTAAGGGTGGTTATGCTTAGCCATAACCACCCTTAACACTAGTTTAGTACTTCGGAATAAAGACCGGCCAGAAGCGAACCACACTCTTGCGATAGGAGTTCGTGAACGGAGCCGTAATATCCGAGACTATTCCAACGATGGTCTTAGCGTAAGAACCAGTGTTAACCACTTCAAGCTTTCCAGGAGTGGCGCCAGCCGGATCCGAACCAAGCGCAGCGTTCGGAACGAAGCCTGTTCCGGCGTATTCCGTGCTTTCCAGTTCATAACCACCGGTAGCAACGAGACACATCCATTTTCCACCAGAGATGTTACCGACGTCCGAATTGGTATCGAAGTCGTTAAGATTCTGGAAAACAAACATCGGCATTGCAAAGTTAGCAGCGCCAAGAACGCCCTTCGCGCTCGAGTTAAGGGCAACCACCATACCCGCGTTCATAGCGGTGACAGACGCGTCCATGGTGACAGCTTTGTCGAGAGCATAGGGTGACGGCCAACCCTTAACAGGGTTAAGCTCGTGGTCGAACATTTGGGCGGGTGTAAGAGTACCTGGCATTTTGAATTCCTCCGTTTTCGTTTATAGCGGCATCCTATAATAGGTTTTCCGCGTTTAGTGTTATTTGCTTTTATTCTTACTGAATAAGTCCGAAATCGCGCAAGAACTTATCGTCAGCAGCACTACCTTTTTCCGCTTTTTCAGTTGAAGCCGACTTGGAAATCATCGGTTCACCCAAGGGAGCAACCATGGAAGTTTTGCGGTGGAACTCAGCCGCAGTCTTCTCAAGACTCTCTAGAGCACGCAAGGGGTCTTGCAATGAAACTATAGCCTGAGAGCGCTGATTCTCAAGCAGGAAACCAGCCTTAATCAGAGCGTCGACAGTGCTCGGCGCTTTATTAGCAATCGATCTTTCAAGCTCAGCAGCCTTTGCAAGCAAAGGTTGTGTAGCTTTCACGTACTCAACGTATTTCTTTTCAACACTCATTTTATACCTCCGGGATGTTTTGTCAGGTGTTGACCTAACTTAGTTTAAGCACCAGGCATGCCGGGAGGCATTCCGCCAGGAGCTTCTCCGCCGCCACCACCATGTTCGGCTTCAATCTGCTGAATGGCCTGAGCGAGTTCCTCAGGAGTTACGCCAGCTTCCTGCAAAGCCTGAGCAAGCTGTTCAAGATGCTCGTCAGCTCCGCCGCCTTCGCCACCTTCGCCGCCCATCATATGCGGGTTACCAGCCTCATCAGAGGCGGTTTCCTCTGCACTACCCGCTGCCATAGCGTCGTTGGACATAGGAGCGCCTTCGCCAGGCTGTTCGTCTCCGTCAGGTTCGCCAGCTCTCTTCATGTGAACCTTGTTCAAGCCTGCAATGTGCCCCGCAAGAAACTGAACATACCGTTCGGCATCCTCCTCAGCACTCTTGATGATAGATTCTACCACGCTTTGCGCGACTTGAGTCTGGGCTGTTTCAGCCTCGGCTGACTTGGAAAACCCCAACTGCTCAGCCAGATGGCAAGCTGCCGCGTAACCAGCCTCGGCGTCTTCTCTGTACTGTTCAGCCGCAGCCTCTTTGCTAAGCCCCTGTTCTTCCGTGCAACCCTCTTCATGTGAAGACTGCTTCTCCAGCTCAGCCAGCAAGTCAGCACCTAGTGCCGCCGCTGCAGAGAAAGAGGAGTACTTTTCGCTGAAGGTAGAGTTGCTCGGATGACCGGAAGATTCCTGAGGCTTGTCCTTACCCGACTTAGGGTGAGCGACATTGCCCTTAACTTCCCCGGCTTCCATCTTCTGCGTTCCAATGGAATCGGCCGGATCTTTTCCGTCGACAGAGTTGGCGTCTTCCTGCCCGCTGACATTGCTATTAGTATCAGCCGCGTCACCCTTATTCTCAGCGGAACGGGCACCTTCACGCGCCTTCATTGTACCGTCATCCGCATCCATGACCGGGTGGGTCGTGGGTTTGGAGGGATCGGTAGCCTGCTTAATAGAGGCACGCTTCTCGGTGCGGACTTCTGTCAGAAACTTGTCCATAAGGTCAAGCACATCAACGTTCATCTTACTCATTTTATGTCTCCTACGTTATGCCCCGTTTGTGAGCGTTTACACTTTAATGTAGTTACGCATTACAAGCAAGGTGTTAGTTATTGGATCGTTACCCGTGAGACTAGCAAACGACAGCTGATACTTTACGTACTCCTTGGCCAGCTCAGCCGCTTTCACGGAGCAAGAAGCGGTTTTAACTGATCCAAGGTTCTTAAAAGCAGGCTCATCTCCACGTACCGTGGCGGCTAAAACCCTGCGCTGAACTTTATTCTCTGCGATAGAGTAGTCGTTTTGCAACTCCTCGGCTACCTTTACCGCCGACAAAGGGTATACATTAGTTGGGCTGTAAGCACAACTATCTATACAAGTTTCCAAGTCGAAGTTGCTTATATTAGAGTACATACCAGGAAGCAAAGCTTCAACCTCTGAAGCTTCTTTATAACTCCCTTGGCCTGTAAGGGTAAGGAAATCCATTACAGATAACGGAATCTTAGCAGAACCAAGAGCGCTAAGGGCGTGGGCAGTCTTGTGCGACTTCAACTCTTCCATAGCTTTACTTGGTATGTTCTTGGTGCAACAGCCCAAGGCTAGCTTGTTTGCCAGGTGCTTGTTGTCAGCACCAGCAGCTACGGCTTCGATCTTCTTCTCAATCTCAGCCAGCTTTTTGGCGGCAGAGAGCTTAACGGCGGCGTACTTGGAAGATACGCCAAGGAGTTCGACTGGAGCCGATACCCCCAGCTCTTCTGCCAGCTCAGCTCCGCCAATTGGCCGCTCCAAAACAGAAGCAACCTTCTGCAGGGACCAAGCTATTCGGTCTGCAGGGCGGACTACCTTTGATATATCAAAGAAGGTGGGCTGGTCGTTAATAGCAAAAACCTGGTGCCCACTCTTAATAATAGAAGTCATGTGGTCTCGCAGGTGCTCGCAGTATTCCCCGCGATGCTTTGCTTTGTTACCACAGATAGAACAAATATCGTAAGGAACCTTGGCAGCCATCGAGAATGGGATGTCTTTACCAGAAGCAAGCTTCTGCAAGTCACCTTCCCACTCTTTATCGTGAGGAACCTTTATGACAAGTTCGCCGCGATGCATGTCTTTATTATAAGCAGCCGCCTTTATCTGTCCGATAGACTTGGCAGGGTCGTCGTTCTTGTGATGCTTATAGACATGCCCGTGCTTCATAAACGTGCTGTCGTGCCGACCTATTAGGCCGTCAACCATGTCGTAGTACCCAGGCTGACCCGGCTTAGGGAAAGGGATGGTGAAGCGAGCTTGTTTCTCGTTGAACCCGTCACCATTCCTGTTATTGCCGAACATCTCCATAGCACCAAGGGAGATCAAATGAATAAGGCTGTGACCAGGCTCTGGCCGAAGCTCGGCCATCTTAGGAGTGAACAATGCAGCACGTTTCTGCATCCACGATCGATCTACGCCCCTGGAATGCACATCCATAAGACGTGCAACCGGGGTTCCAAAATCGAATGAGTCGCTGGTTATAACCTTGATCATGTTTAACCCCGTTAGTAAGTCATGTGGACCTTGTCAACACGCTTATCTCCTGTGCTTGCGATTGTTGCAAGCCTTCTTTGCATGTTGTCAATGTAGCTAGATAGGTACTGGGACCTCGGTATGTTAGGCAGGTCACCTATAGCTGGGCCTGTGTGATGGTTGTGTATATACGCGCCAGGTGATCGCAGCTGATAGGCAGGCTCAGCAACATGGCTAAGGCTGATAGGCCCTGGCATTATACCTGGTTTTACCACCCTTTCAGAAACGAGCTTATTAACAGTCTTACGCGCATCAGATTTCGCCGTTTGTAAGGGATCTCCGCCATAATTATTCCACCCTGTGGCCATGTTTTTATTAAGCGCCTCAAGGCCTGGCTTCAAGGATAGCGTAGCGCTACGGTCTCCAGCAGCAGGTGCCATGGTGTGGCTCACCATGTTCATAACGCTTTTAACTCTATCGGATGGAAGGCTAGATATTGCGTCTAACTCTCTTTCTCTGCGCCACTGTGGGCCGTACCTGTGATGTTCGTCTCTATACTGGATTGGAACTGGTTTACCTTTGTTAGCTTCGCTCATAAGACGAGAGCGCATGGCGTGAAATATGACATTATCAGGGTTTAGCGCCGTTTTGATAAGATAGCCTAGATGGTTCATCCTACATGCTCCTTTGTTTCAAGGCATCCCTGAGTTGCTGCATCTGTTCCTGATTAAGTATAACCGCGTTCTGATGTAACCCACTCTCATAAGCAGGCACTGGCCGTTTAATAAAAGAAGTGACCGGCGACCTTCTGATTAATTGAGCCTTTTCAACCATATTTGCCCCTGGGCTGAGGAACATGGCATTCCCTTCGCCAGCAGACAGTATGTTTCCTGGGAGTCGGTATACACCACCGTCACCAGGGCCTAGTTTACGCGGAGAAAATAGGGGACCTGTAACTGAGGCTTTCTTCAGCGTAGGAAGCTTCTTAATTAACTCATCCCGTTCCTGTGCTTTGCGCTGCGCCTCTTCTTCCTGATCCTGGGCGTTAAGTCTTGCCCGGACAGCAGCTTCGCCACCTTCTGACTTACGCCACAAAGCGCGTGCAGCGAACGGAATACCGCTCAGAACGGCACCGCCTGCCATACCTAAGGCAGGTCCGAGCCATTTATACTTCGGAGCCTGGTAAGCCGCTTGAGGCGGGGCGTCTTTCTTGCCCTTACCACTATCGCCGGGTTTAAACGCTCTTGCCTCATTGTTAATGGCTGCCACTGCGCCAGGACCATACCGTCCTACCAGATCATCCCTGATCTTCATTGCTTCAGGGCTTGGTTTACCAAACCACTTATTTTCAGAGAAGGCTTCAGCTATTAGCTCAGGGCTTTTAAACCCAATTGAATTGACTACATTTTGGGCTAGCTCTCCGCGTAGCTTCATTAAGCGGCCCATATGAGCTTCGGCTTGAGCTGGCGTGTAATGAGGGTACTTATGCTTTATCAAAACTTCTGCTGGGGCTTGGAAATGCTGCTTAAACTTATACTTTTCAAGTTCGGACAATCGGTCCTGGAACTTGCTGTCCATAAACAATTTCTTAGCAACATCACCGCTAACCGGTGCGTACTTCTTAGCGAGATGGTGGCCATACACGCCGCCAGCAATAGCAGCGCCTCCACGAATAGCCGCCTCGCCCAAGGTCTGGGGAATAGGAATAAGCGTTCGCCCTACGCCAGTACTTATGTATCCAGACGTAGAAGTGTCCTCATCGCTAGCCCGCGAATCTGCCAACTCATGAAGCCGAGCAGCGTGGCGACGTGCAATTTCTTCTTGAGCGGCTAGTGTCTCAAACTTACTACGCGTTTTAGCCAGCTCTTCGTGATTAGGATTTGCAGCAGGAGGGGCCTCAGCTAATGCACCTGCGGCCTGCTTTTGCATCTTAGCCGTTATGCACATTCGTGCTAGTTTTTCACTGATGTCCATAACTTCTCCTTAGTCTGATTTGGCCTTAGGCTTTGAGGAGGCGCCTGCTATAGGGGACATTAGCGGGATGTCTTCCTGCATGTCGCGCAAACGTTTCTCAATCTGAGATAGCTGGTGGGCCTCAAAAGGTTCCATTACACCTTCCTGCTGGATAACCTTATGCAGAACTCCACGCATCAAAGCAGGATGCTGACTTGCCAAAGGCGCAAACTGAGCCACGTGGTTGTACGCACCATATACTTGGTGCGGCTCGTACGCAGACAGTATAGGGTCATTCGCCACAAAATCATTCAGCATTGTTTTAGTCTTTGCAGCCTGTAGTTCTGCTTCATGCGTGGGGTCAAATACATCATTAATAGCGTCCATACGTGTCTCTACGCCTTTAGGCTTAAGCCCCAAAGCAGAAGTCACGCTAGACCCAACGCCACTAATAATGGGTCCCTTAAGATCTTCAACATCAAGCGCGGACTTGGCCATACTCTCTTCAGCATCTTCATCGGAAGCGAGTAAAGAACCAAGCAAGGAGGAAGGTTTTGTGTTTTGTCGCCTTGCTGCTTGTTTAATGGGAGAACGTGCCGCCGCAGAGGCTGCTTCAGCACGGGCGTTAGCTGCTTTCTCACTTTGTTCAAATAGAGTGTAGGCTTCGTCGATCACGCGTTTGATCTGACCGTAAGGCTTTTTAGCCTCGTCAAAAGTCATGTGACGACGAGGGTACTCCTCGGCTCGCTTCTCTTTTAGTTTCCCGACCGCGTAGATCATGTCCATGCAGGTCTTGCCTACGCTGCCGAATGTAGCAACCGCTCTTTTCTCAACCTCAGAGAACGGAGAGTGCCCGATCGTGTGGAAATATTCAGATGCTTCTTGAGCCAAGGAAGCGACCTTCAAGAACTGGGCTCTATATTCACCGTCGGCGTAGTTAGCTAACTTCTCTAACCCCTTGGCCTTATCTATGCTCTTTCCGTCAGCCCATTCTTTATCTCTGTCGTATGCGCTCGGTTTAAGAGACCACTCAGTGGGAAGATCGTTGCGGGCGTAGGATTTCTTGGTGAAGTCAGTGCGCTCAGCAGCAAGGGCGTCAGAGTGCAGCTCAAAAGCCGCAGACTTCTCAGACTCCCACATTGGCTTTTCAGGATACATACGCTCAAGAATAGCAGCGGGGTCAGCGAGCGGGAAGTTCTCCGCCCGATCCACTCCGCTAGCTTGCTTCATGTGTGCAAGCGTGCGCGAAACATTGAATGCCTCGCACGCACGCTTTATAAGCTGCGGGTTAAACTTGTTAAGGCTAGCCACCTTATGGATAGCATCGGTTGGGTGCGTGCCGCTGTTGCTGTCACGAATAGCGGATTCAATAGCCTTGACGATTCTTTCTTCGTCAACCTTGCTCAACTTCTCTATACTCATGATCCGCCTCCGCCTGTAAGTTCCGGAACTGGCGCTTGATATCTCGGGAGCACTGCTCCACCCATCAATTCACTGGCTCTAGGTTCGTCCACAATAAGTTCAGCACGTGCAGAGATGATAGTCGTCTTGCAATGGTCAAGCAAGTGGTTGAGTTGTGTCATCATCTCGTCTTTTTGAGCTGGCGATTCATTCTTCTGCTCAATCTCCTTCAACTTCAGACAAGCATCCAGGAGCGCCCCTGAGTTGAAGTTGTTAGGTTGGACCTTATGAGCAGTTATCCACCCCAGCTTAAGCATCCTATCCTTAAAGTTATTCTGGAGGAAAGCGTATGAATCTTCTGACATATTGCGGTTGTCAATAAACTCACAAAAAACCTTCCATCCTCCACAGTACGCCAACGTCTTATAGAGAAAGTCGTAATCTCTCTCATGTATACCATTAGTAACAGCCGGTATCAGTATCTGGTTAAGTATGTAACCTCGTGATCCCAGCTTAGGTCTTACGTCGTAGAAGTACTTCTCGTACGTTCGTATAACCTCTACATGATGACCAACGTACTCAGAAAGCTCCTCATGGGATACATCTGTGAGCAAACCAGCTTCAATAATCCACCGCTCACTTTGAGGGTTCGCATAGAGTATATAGGCGCTGGTTAGATGCGGGTAATCCTGCTTGAGGTACGGAAGATCAGCTTCTGTGGACTTTCTCCAGCGCTTGAAGAACCTCCATCCATCCCGCACATGGCTATCCCTAACAGCACGGCCAGGATCCCGTTTTTCTACTACAAGGGACCGGACTTGCGACCAACGCCAGTCCGGTCCGTTGTCTAGAAACCTAATTATTTCTTCCATTTTCCTTATCCGTTAGCCAGGTCAACTTCGGAGTTGGCGTCGTTATCCGGCTCAATAGTCTTCTGCTTCAAGAACAACGACAGCTCGCCCAGGTTCTTAAACACATTACGAAGGTTGTCCTCGAGCTCAACCATGTCCTGACGGCCATAGCGGTCTTTGAACTTATCGTTATGCCAATAGAACATAAACAGGATTCTACCAACCCGGTCAAGGCCCAACAGCAAATCACCGATGTAGCTGTCGATCGTGGAGTCGGTATCAACCGTCTTAACCAACCCAGAGATGACAGACGTATCGAGAATTTCCTTCTGGCCCATCTGGCTGGCCTGTTGTGCGTTGTTACGGGCATCTTCGTCAATATACATGCTCCGCGTATAGTTATCACGGTTTCCAGAGGAGTTGATAGTGCCAAGCCCCTGAAGCATGGTTTGCGGATAATGCGTTTTGACCTGAAGCCCAGGTTCGGACCCGTACAGCGGGTCAGGGAAACTTGCCTGATTAGGCACATCGCCGCTGGCTGTATAGGTGAATGCGTATTTCAAGAAATGAATGTCGCTCTTGCTTCGCCCGCCCTGCACCTGGCTAACAAGGTAATCAACGCTGTCCTCAGACAAACCCTTATTCTCAATAAGGTCCTGATACAGGGCTGATTTTGTCAGTCTGGCACTATGCTGCCCGTCCAGAACAACAGTATACCGTACCCCGTCGCTACGAACCTGCAGCTGATGGTAACCTTCCTTCAACTCAGCGGATTTGTAGATGTCAGCAACGATGTTAGAAGGATTGCAAAGGTTCAGTTTGGGCTGGAACCAGTTGTAACCCTTGCTCTTCTCGTTCTTAAGCTTGATGACCTTGACCTTCTTGCCAATATAGAAAGCGCTTCCAAGGTGTTCAATGGAATCGTTATCCTTGTCGGTCAGATGGATCGTGGTGTCGTGATTACCGCAACAGAATCTAGGGGTCGTGCCATAAATGCCCTGCCGCTCGTAGTTTACACGGGGGCTGAACACCTGCGTAGCGTCTGTATGGGTTCTGACAGTGAAGTCGGTCGTGCCTTCGCTGTCAGTCCACTTGGAGTCAATACACATAGGCATCGTGCCGGTACCGTCTTCCCGTACCAGAACAAAGAAGTCGCCCATGGAAAGGCTACTGGGGCCAGACAACCCTTCAAACTTCTTCTGCCAATCAGAGAAGTGCTGCTTGGAGGTCATGATGTCATGAGGCGCGAAGAGGCCGTAATCCTTCGTGTCCCAGTCTATCACAAGGGCCAGGTTTGAACCTCTACCAGGCTCCAATGCATGCTTGGGCCCGATAATTACCAAGGCTTCAATAGTGTCGCTCTTGGAGTTGACGACGTCGTAAAACCCTGTCTGACCTGGGTTTGTGTGGGCAGCTGCAATCTGTGTCTTGTACAGTCTGCTCTTTTCGCCGTCTTTACGTTTATCTCTGACAACGAAGCCGCTACACAAGACCTTGGACTTCTCGGCCTCTGTGAGCTCTTCTTCGCCGTTGCTGCCATTGAAGGATGTGATAACGCGCACCTTGGGGAAGGTGTGCTCACCTTTACGCATCTTCTTCTGCAGCTCTTCCTGATCCACAAGGTCCTGAGCGAGCTTAGTGCTGAGCAGTTCGTCAGGGTCGTAGAACTTCAAAATAGCATCAGCAAAGTCATGATCCTTGCGCATAGTCTGCACAAGATTAATAGCTGCCTTCTTGCCCAGGATCTTAAGGGCGGCAGGGATTGTGAACTTCTCTTCAAGAGAAGCAAACTTCTCAGATCGCGGGCTAGTCAGGAAAGCGGAGTCCATAAAATCCTGCATGTCAGGATCCATGCGCGCTCGTATTTCCTTGAAGCTCGGGCGCTTAGCTGAGGCGTACTTTGACCCGATATAAGGCGTGCGTGCCAGGATATCAAAGTCAGGCTGCCTCAGGCCCAGGCGATGCCTAGGCGTTTTCTCTGTAGACCCGAGGATCTGGGGTCTACGGTTAAGAATATAGTTAACCCATTCCTCCGTAAGCGGAACGAAGGCGTCCTGACTCTTGATAAACAAGAGTTCATGACCTTTGAGTTCTCCATTGATGAAGAACACAGGGGCATACACTAGCTCCGAGCCTACTTTAAAGCCGTAAACACCTACGGCATGGGTTTCCTCGTCATTCTTGTCAATCAACTGGAAACCCAAAATGTAGTCGAGAAGGGTCGGAGCCTTGTCACGCATGCGGGCGTAGGCAAGGTCCGAAAATGTCTTCTCATAATTACTTTCTGTAGATTTAGGACCCGGCATTTTCTACCCCTTTCAGCTAGTGTGTTATTTGGTATCAAACCTATTAACGGAACATGCCACCCATCGGCATACCGCCAAACCCACCGCTGTACATACCGCCGCCACCAGACCTGGCCAAGTTGCCCATCATTTCATTCATTTCAAGATTACGCTGCTGGTTCTTCAGCGCCATCTGATTGACCTGCTGCATGGTGCGCGGGTCCTGTCCACCCCACGAGGTGGTGCTACCCATACCAGCGCCGGGGGCTGTGTTCATCCACCGATTATACAGGTGACCGAGCCCAGCTGCTCCAACCAAGCCACCAGCGCCAAGCCCGAGCATGAGGGGCCAACCGGCTTGTTTCTTGAAGAACTCTGCGCGAACACGCCCAACAGGCAGCTTGTTGTCATTAGCCACTTTAGCAAACAACTGATGCGGTATCTTGTTGACGTTACCGGCGTAACCATGGTGGGCAGCCAGAAGCTCGAGCTGGTGAACAGCCAAAGCAGTGTCAGACGCCATTTTTGGCATCTCCACTTCATTGTTAGGAACTCTACCCTTATCAGTTGCTGGTGCAGTTATGTTGGTGTCGTGCTTAGGAACGTCCATTTTAGACGTGAGTGAACTGTTAGGCTTTGTAATCTTCGGAGCACTTTTAGCCCCTTCAGACTGCTTTGCCTCTGGCGCCGCACCTTCATTAGCCTTTTTCTGCATCCAATAGGACAGGAGGCTCTTAAGTTGAATGTTTTCGGCTTGTTTTCTCATGCTCTTACTCATTTTAAAGTCTCCATTGACTAAGGGTTAGTAACCAACGCCATCAGGCGGTTTACCAAACTCGGTGCCTTGTGCCAGTGCTGGTATATACGAAGTTCCGTGCACATTGGAATCTCTGCCGCGATGGGTTGACTCAAGCAACCCTTTCTTAGACTGCCATCCGCCCAACCTGACCATCCAATCATCAGCGTGCGACAGTGTTTCCATCGCGCGCTGCATTTCAGGTTGAAACGATGGCGGGTCCACGTGCGCCTTAACAGTTCCGAACTTATGCTCGTCTAAAGTCTTTATTACACTTGGTGTTATCTTTGTTCCTATAGAGTAATGTAACGCCGGTTGCTCTAGATACAAGCCTCTGGCTTGTTTAGGCTCCAGTGTTTTATGTCCAAAACGAGGTTTGTAGTCGCGGACAAGATTATCGTACTCAACGACGTCATCAGGAACTGTGTCATGTGGGCCGTCAATATCAGTAACCTGTACGTGATTTATAAGCCCCCTCGATAACAATTCCACGTTCCGTCTATGTGCAGCGAGTCCTGACTCCTTTAGTGTTTTGTGCAGGTAATCAGTGAAGTAACGTCTCCCTTCACCAATCCCTTTGTGACGGACAATGTCTGCTGGGTTAGGTATGCCTGTAGACATAATGTCACCAGCTTCCACTTCATCACCTTTCTTTACGTGAATATTTTCATCCGCAGGTGCCCAGTGCTGTGTGTTACCCACATAAATGTAGTTACCGCCTTGGGGGGCTGGCTCAATCCTCTCTACCCTGCCTTCTACCTGTGAAATGGCGGCTGCCCCTGCAAACGTTTTAGGAACTTGGACTAACTGAGTAATAAGGTCTAAGCCTTGCTTCGTCTGCTTCTTTACACCAGATACAAGACCGCCTCCATGCTTTGTTCCAAGTTGGCCCTGTCCGATCGGTTCACTTATTGCCTGCGCGGCTGCGATTCCGGGGTTATCACCGATTGGTGAAAATCCGTTTCTTTCGTGAATGCCAACACACTTCTGGCAAACACCGTGAGAAGACTGACATGAGATAGGTGAGCGTACAACTATTTTCTTGTCGCCAAGCGTCTGAAGGTGCTTCGGAGTCAATATAGTTCCAGCCGCAAGTCCACCTGCTGGAAAAGCTAGAACAGCCCCCTCATTCTCGGGGTCGCTAGCACTAACTGGCATACCATTAACTGTTCCACAATCCTTCTCGGTAATCATGAGCCGGTGTGCGGCCAAGGCCATCTGTTTACCAAGGAACCCCGCTTTAGGGGTGGCAAACTTAGTGGCAACGCTGCCCTTTCTAGCGCCGTAAGAACCAGCCCAGTACTGAACAGGGTCAAGCCCCTCGGCATAGCTGGAAAGAATGGGGATGGGGATAGGCTGATCCTTATGGTCAGCCACCATCAAATCTCCAGCTGTCATAGACCGAAACTGTGCTTTATTACCGCGTGACCCGGAGTGGACCTGGACTGCCAATGAGTTATTGTTCTTGAAGTGTTCTTCAAAGTTGGCCTTTTCTACAGGATCCACATACGGGACTACAGTAGACACAATTTCCTTATCTTTGGCAGTCTGGTCTATTGGTTTGGTTAAAATATTATTTATCTTACCCTGCAACTCATCGCGTAACTTCTTTACGCCCTCTGGCGGCTTAAGGTTAGAAAGGGAGAAAGAAGTCTCTCTCCCGTGCGTAGTTATGATCTTTGTGGCTATGTTATGCAGCTTCTGATTGATCTCTGAGTATTTGTCTGGATAACGTTCGGCCACCTGGGTCATCAAATTCTTGAGACCCTTTTTATCAATAACGCGGCTGCTGTCCCGAAGGTCTTCGGGCAGTGCCTCGTTAAGCATAAGCTGGCCTACAGTCATTTCCATTAATGCATCGCTCCCATGGATCCAGGTACGGTACCTAAGTGTTTAGCACCCGGAGCCGTCCTACCAATTGTGGTAGTTTCCTTCGAAGTTCCACCAGGCCCGCTGCTCTCGGTTGTAGTTGATGTGCCAGTGACCGGCGTGTTTCGCATCCTCTGTTTATCTTTGTAAGCCCGCTCAGCCTCAGATCTAAGGCCTGGATTGCTTAACCTGCTGAGGTCAGGCTTTTGTGTTATGTTACTTCCTATAGGCTTGTTGTTTATCTCCGTCGTCGTTGTGGTCGACTTAGCCGCTGGCGCTTGTGTTTCCGGTGGAGATGACATAGGCGCCGTTGCTGCCGCTGGTTCTTGTGTGGCTGCGGGTGCCTGCAAAGGAGCGGAAGGGGCTGCTTGCGCTCCAGCCATACCGCCAGTCATACCAGTAGCAGTACTACCCGCCATACCTCCAGTCATGCTAGCAGCTGTACCACCAGCCATACCGCCAGTCATGCCAGTAGTCGTACTACCGGCTGCACTACCCGCCGTACTACCAGCCGTACCACCAGCTGTGCTTCCCCCAGGACCTTCCGGCTTAGGTACAGCCGCATCAGCAGGTTTACTAGCCGTCGCACCTGAATTCGTCGGTGCTCCTGCCATACCAGACATACCACCCATCGCAGCGCTCATGCCAATACTCTTACCCTTTGCCTGGTTATTAGCCAATGGGGGGGTTGGCACTACGCTTTCTCTAGGATGCCCTTCATGCTCTTTCTCTGAGATCCCAGGGCGGGTATACCGTTCTTTCAGTGCAGTTTTCAACTCAGGGAACTTTGCGGCCAACCGCTCTTTCTCTTTCTGGCTAGCTCCACCGTACATACGAAGAACCTGTCCTGGGTCCATATTATTGGCCAAAGCAGTTTCAATCTTTTGATCTATGCCACTTCTGCGTGCGTCACGCATCTTCAGCATTTCATCTCTTCCGCCTTCGTTCCATGAGCGATCTATCTTCTCGGCGGCAGTATGCGGATCTTTACCGAACAGACCCTGCCAGGCCATTGAACCTAAGCCTTTTACAGTTCCTGTAATGGGAGACAACCAACCGCCACCCATCGTTGTGTCTTTGTATGTCTTCTGTCCAGCTTCGAACGCGTCTCTAAAATCCCCATCACCCCAAAGAAACCCAGCCAGCTTGCTCATTGCTTCTGCGTCTTCTTTGTCGAAACCATTTTCAGCGCAAAATCTGTCAATGCCAAACTGAAAAGCGGCCATCTTGTTGGCTAAAACTATTGGGTTTAAAGGAGCTGAAACAGCTCCAGTAACTGGATCTTGAACGATGACCGGCTGTCCACCGTTAAGATCCTGCATTTTTGCTTGCTCGTAAAGCATTTGTCGCTGACGTTCTTTAATAATCTCTTTTTGCATCTTATATGTATCTTCGTACATCTTAGCTGCTTGGTCGTGCATCTGCGCAACATTAGCTACCTGCTGCTGAGTCGTGTCCATGCCTACTGCTTTATTGGCCATAACCTGCATACCAGTTCCGAGGCCAGTTTGTACGGCCAAGGTGGGGCCTTGCTCTTTAGTGATGCTCCAAATAGCAGCGGGTGCCTTTCGCACGTTTTTAATAATATCACGTACGAAAGCTTCCTTGGTAAGGTTTAGCTTTGAGATCTCGTATGGGTTATGCATCTTGCATTCAATCCTATACCAAGGCCCTTTAATACATTAACGAAGTCGGGCTCCCCGGCACTACATGTATATATACTACCCTTATCTAGCTTCTGCACAACGAGTATCGGGTTATTGAAATCATCGTAAACTACAATGGAGCGTAAGTCATTCAAAATGACCGGCTCCGATAGGTCGGAGCCGGTTGTCCGTGTGTGCACGATTACACCTCTCTAAACCGGGTTAACCGCGTATAGCTCTCAGTATGTTCTTGATAGTTTTACGCCGGTCCTGGTCATGCTCGTAGGAAGCTTGAACCTGCATTCCGCCAGGAGCAGGCTGGCCACCTGCACTAGGGTCTGCCGGAGGAGCAGCGCCCATTGACGGGTCTCCGCCAACCATAGGAGTAGGTCCAGCCATATCAGGGGAAACCCCTGCCCCAATTGGGGCTGGCGCACCGCCAGGTTGATCTTGTCCACCAGCCGAGTCCTGACTCCCACCACTAGACTGGGGGGCAGAACCGCCTCCAATAGGGAGACCAAGTGCGCCAGCAATCTGCAGCATAATCTCTTTCATGGAGCGCACTTCTTTTTCTACGGCTTCCATGCGTATGTCGTTCTTGGCGCCCTTACCAGCTCCTTTAGCTCCGCCAGAGTTGGGGTCGTTAGGTGCACCTCCGCCTCCACCCTGCTGTCCGCCCATTGCTTGAGCTGCTTGCATAATTAGCTGCTGAAGATCCTGAGGCTGAAGCATAATAGGGGCGCCCGGTCCGCCACCTATCGCTGCCGGGTCTCCACCTTGGCTGGGGTCGGCTGGGGCTCCGCCGCCTTGACTGGGGTCGGGGGGCATCCCACCTGCTGAGGGGTCTTGGGGCGGCGGACCTCCAGGACCAGGAGGCGGCCCACCACCCATAGGGCCAGGAGCACCACCACCAGGAGGCATGCCAGCAGGAGGCGGTCCTCCGGCCCCCATTGGGACGAACGCCCTTTTCTGGAGAGTTTCAGCTGTCTTTGCCGCGTTTGTTGCTGTTGCTGCCACAGCTGCCGCTGCAGCCTGCTTTGTGTGCTGCTGTGCGTAAGCCATTCGTGCTGCGAGTCTGGCTTTTTGGAATACATCGAATTCGCCTTTCATGTCTTACCTTTCAAAACGGTTTAAGTTTCTGGCAATCCCTGCTCTAACTGGCGCGCGGCGCGCACCAGGTTTCTCGTTTGCAACAAGCTGATCTATCGTCTTCTGCTTATCTGCATCCCACACATCCTCTATTGGATTACCATTACTGTCTTTGGCCGTCTGGGTCAAGGTATGATCCATAGCGGCACGACGAGCCTTCCAAGCCTCAGCCTGTTTCTGTAGTGCCATGCTTATAAGGTATCGGCAGTGGTTCATTCTTGTCTTCCGCTAGCGCGCAGGGATTCAGCTATGAGCTTAGCTCGCTCTTCCTTACCATATCGTTGGGCGAGGTAACCAAGGCCTCCGCCAGCAGCAGTGCCTATCAAGGCGCCAATGCCTGGACGGCTAGAGTGAAGTTCGCCTAAAACTGCACCCAAGCTGCCCCCTGTTCCAGCGCCAAGGGCTGGTATTAGCCAAGGATTACGTGAACTTTCAGCTGCTTCGCCTAAAGCCATAATTTCCTCTGGCTTATACTTGTGTTTCTTGTCTATACGCCCTTTGAGATGGTCGTTATATAGCGTGTCTACGTTATGGTCTTGTAGTTTGTTTTCTAGATAACCAATACCAGCGCCAATACCTCCACCTACAGCCGCTCCAAGCCATGGCTTAGGATTGTCAAAACCATGGCTGGCGATGGCGCCTAACCCAGCACCTGCAAGTGAATTACCTCCAATGGTTAAAGCACGGGATAGGGGAGGGTTCATTTTATTCCGCATATACTCAGCAGCAGCGCCTTCGTCCAAATACAGGTCTGGTTCGTGAACAAACCCACTAACTGCGGATTTAATTAGATAGGACAAGTGTTTCATTGTTAACCTTTCACCACGACCTTATCGTGGATATCAATATCGCCACGCTGGTATGCGGCTATAACATCCGCCTTTGAGCGGAAAACCCTGGGCGGCTTATCGTTCTTTGAATTGCTAGCCAAATACAGACCCATCAGGAACTCATTGCGCGGCAAATAATGTACACCAAAGTCACGCGTAGACTTCAGGTTAACACTTGGCAGCATTTTCTCTCGTGCTTCTTTTACCGCTTCTTCAGTCACAGGTACATGATAATTCATAGCGTCGCCGTCAAAATCAGCGTTGAATCCATTACACACGACTGGAGGAAGCTGCAAAGTGTGGCCTTTACTAAGTTTAGGGAACGCTGCCATGAAGCCATACCTGTGGTAAGTTGGCGCACGGTTAATCATAACCGGTCGCTCTTTCATCTCTTCCAACATCGTCTTACGAGCCAGGTCTGTCTGGTTGGCAACTGATTTAGCTGCCTCAACGGCGGGCAAACCTTGCCGAATAAGGCGGCGTACAATAAACGGACGGTAGATCGTCCAAGCCTTAGGCTCCGGCAACCCCACCTCATCCATACTCAGGTCAGGGTTAGGTGTGATAGCTGCGCGGCCAACCATGTCCACAGGCATACCAAGGACACGGCGCTGGAACATACCCATCTTGGGGCTGTTTCCAAAGACGTGGGCCAACAGACCCTTAACCTTCTTCTCCTGCGTCTTCTCCTGCACAGGGTCACCCAAGCCTGACACAGCCTTAACAGCGTTATAAAGCTGCAACCGTTCTTCGTTAAGGTGCTCATCGCCAACCTGACCAGACAGGTCCTTAAGGGCCTGGTTAGAGGTCATGAGATCCTTGTACAGAAGGTTAGCGTCGGCAACCAAAGGAAGATCCTTGAACTTGGTGATTGGCCTGAAGTTAGGGGGTATCACCGGAACCTTATTCATCATAAGTTCCTTGGGGTGTGTACCTTCCTTCTTCAAGGTCTCCAAGTAACCCAGGACCTTTACAGCGTTATCACGCTTACTCTTGGCACCGTCTTTAATAATGCTCTTATAGCGTTCAATTTCACCATCAACGTTTATGCGCCCCAACGCAGCTTGAATAGCTTTTGGTCCAGTTGCACCACCAAGCTGTTCTTGCCCGCCCAGGATTGCCTCAAACTTCTTTCCAGTCAGTCCAAGCATGCGCCTAACCGGTTCTTCAAACACAGGGTTAGGCATGGGTTCGTGCAGGTTGATGTGTCCCCATCTATTACCACCGTGGCCACCAGTAATAGTACGGTCAAACAGGCCACCAGGAATCTCAGTCATGTCGTTCTGATCGACAGTCTTGTTTTCCTTGATCTCACCACTGCTCATCTCGTCTACATGCTTGTCTGTAAGAGCGAACAGATGCAGCTTGTTGCCGTCCTTTTCCACGTTTATGCCTGCGCCCTTCAGGTGGGCTAGGAACTTATTGTAGATCAGCGGTTCCTTAGGTGAAGGAGGGGTAAGCCCCATACGGAAGGCTTTCCAGTAGTCGTCATTGCGCTGACCACGGATAACCTGTGCTTCCCTAAGAACGTTAGGAACGCCGTGAGACAGCAGGGAGAAAGTCTCCATCTGGGAGATTCTCTTCGCACCCTCATCGCCGCCCCTGGCGGGAAGGCCCTCACTTGTGTACCCACCAACGTCTCTACCTTTACCTTTACCTTCTGCCAGGTGGTGCAGCTTCATCATGAAACGCTCACCAGTCAGAACCCCAGGTATTGACTTCCCTGTTTCAGGATCAACCAGGTCCTCTGTGTCCTTAAGCCCATGCTTAGCCAGCTCTTCTTGTACGTGGTCAACGCTAGCCTTACCTTTAAGACCAAACCCAGGCAGAAGAACAGGTTGTCCTGTCTTACGAGCGATCTTACCGAGCAGCGCTTCATACACCTGGCTGGGGTTGATACGGGAGATGATACCCAGGGAGTTAAGGATCAGTTCCAAGGGTTTGCCGTCTTTGGAGTGAGGCATCTGGTGGTCAGGGATAACCCGGCTGATAACACCCTTATCACCGAAGAACCCGGCCAGCTTATCGCCCTCTTGGGCAGGGGCATGGCTCTTGACAGTGATGTTCCAATCACCGTTCTTGTTCTGTGTGACGTCGGTTACAACACCATCGTGTACGTGATCCCATTCCATGGCTCCGTTGGAGAACATGGGTTTATGCCCTTTATGCACAGCGTCCTGCTGGCTGCGTCTAAGGGACAAGAACAGAGGATCTCCATGCTTAACGACCGTGCCAACCTTCACCACACCGTTTTCATCGATAGGCTTCAGCTGGTTTGGTTTATAGGCCCCAGGATATAGTGACAGAAACTGTTTTCTGCCTAACACTGTTTCACCCGGAGTGTGTTCTAGCACGCGCTGATACATGTGCTCACTACGCAGGCGCTGGGCGGCTGACTCACTGATGATCACACCGTCTTCGAAGGCCAAACCCTTGTACGGCATATAGCCAGTACGCAGGTTAGTGCCCATGGCTATCTGGCCTTTGTCGTCCGTGTAGTTACTCTTGGCCAGGAGCTGGCCTTTGCCAACTGCGTCGCCAATCTTAACAACGGGCGTGTTGTGCAGGAACGTGTTATGGACGATCAACCCACCGCACACTGCAAAGTTCTCGGAGCCTTCCACACAGAGGTCATAAACGAAGTCTTCGTTAGGGTGTGGGGTGATGTCCGTAATCAAATCCCACATAACATCGGACCTGCCCCACTTGCCGTAGGTGCCAGAACCTTCTCTCAACCTATCCTTAGCTACAAATCCCAAAGAAGCGGTTTTGTATCTAAACATTGAAGCCGACTCAAACTCCTTGTACATAGCCTTTCTACCAGCTTTAGTTACTGGCACAGACTCAAAAGGAGATGCCCTGAACTTCTTCTTGAGTTTACTGGCAAACCTGGCTTGTTTGTCTGCGTAGAAGAACCAGCTATCCAACTTTCCAAGGTGTCTGCTAATTACTCTCAGACTGTAAACATCGCGCCAATTGGTATTTTCCAGGCGCTGCTCTTTATGTGCTCTGGTAGTGAAAATACCAAGAGAAGCTAGTAAATCACACAGGTCGTCACGCAGCTGCTTGGAGACAGACGCGGCCCCTAGTTGTATGGCTCCATTGCTATCCGACCAAACACAACCATCCCCGCCAAAGTACCCGCTGATAAGGCCTTGTTTAAATTCATTAGAGGCCGACAAGTACTTTTCAGGTATCCGCTTGTTGTGGGCAAGGTGACCGAACGAGCTAGTAAGCCAATCGCACAAGGCGTGATCCGTCAAACACACAGAACCGCCATTGCGATAAGGCTCTCTACCGTTGGTTACTTTTCTAAGCAGGCTAATAACTTCTTCAGCCCTATTGTCTGGCTGAACTGCAATTATTACCAACCCAGGTTGAGAAGGTGGGCAATGTCCTTCTGACAAGTAAAGTCCAGCGAACAAACCCATATCATGTGACATTGTAACCTGCACCGGAACTTCAGGAAGCATGGCTACAGGCGAGCGTGTCTGCCCGATCACGCAATCCAGCGGATAGATTGGTGAAAGCTCACCCTTATCATTCAAAGTTATAAGGCTGTGGTCTTCTGTGACCGTAACGTGCCTACCTGAACTAAATGTCACAGTAAACAAGCGCTTATCGTTACTGTGTTTCAAATATCCAGTTACGATCATCCAAGCTGAAGCCTGTGTTTTAGGATCAACAGACAGAACACGGTCCCCAGCTTCCCAGCGGTACTGTTCAATGGGTCCACGCCAAAGCTCTTCATTCTCTTTTCTAATAATGATCTGCGTGTTGCCTGTCACACTTTTGCGGTTGAATGGAAAATTATCATAAATTTCGTGCAACTCTTCTTTGCCATCAGCGTATTTAACAGTGATGCCCTTCCTGTCCATCTTGCTGACAACACCATCCCCCTTAGACTTAATCGCCCCTACGTGTTCGGCATAATGGTCAGCGAACGACTTACCTTCCTCAGTAGTAGGCTGTACCAGTGGTGCTTCCGGCTTCTCCAAAGGAAGTGCCTGCAGAGCGAACTTGGCACCCATCAACAAGCGGCCACCCTTGATGCTGTTAATCATGGGTACCATGTTGGACGAAGCGGTGAACATACGAGTGGGGTGAGGCAGTTCATAATCAGCCTCGCCCTTCTTAACGTAGATCAACTGTTTGGCCTTGCTCATGGCACGCACAGTGTCACCTTCCCTTTCGTGTTCACCGGGGAAAGCAACAACTGACTTTGCAGCCTGTTCGGCTGAAACCATCTCCGTCTTACCGGTTCTCATATTCTTCATAGGCGAGTAGAGTCGGCCATCGGAGCCTTTAACAGTTCCATGGGCAATACGACTATCTACGCCGATGTTTCCCGACTCAGGGGCTCGAATCGGGTCGAAAAATCCGAAGTGTGAAGGCTGCACATTGCGTGATTCGTCAGGCACAGCATCCGCCGAGCTGATACCGCCTTCACCCAGGCGAAGCACTCTTAGATGCTGGTCAAAGATTTCGAGCGGATTGGTTTCTTCGAGGTTCTGCCCCATTCCAGACCGAAGCAGTACACCTCGCAGCTGGGGCGTAAGTGCGCCAGACGGCATGTGTTTCAAGTGTCCGCGCAGCGTGGACTTCCACAGCAGCTTACGACCAATCATCCCGGCGTCACGCTGAACACGCTCGGCAAAGAAATCCTCAGGGCCGTGCATTGTCTGATAAGCCAAGGAGTCGCGGTCGTCAGTGTCCTCAAGACCCTTGTGCACGTTAAGCAGCTTCTGGCTAGTGCGCAGAAGCATAGGTACATCGGCATTCTTGTGCGGATGACCCAGGGTTGATTGTGTTACTTCTGGATCCAGCTCCATCTTATTAAAGACAGCAGCGATCCCTTGCCCGTGGGTGTTACCTGTGGGCAACGGTTTAAACTCTGTTTCGTTCTCTTCTTCTGGCTCACCTTCAGCCGCACTCTTTATTACCGTCTTGTTTAGTAGCGCTTTCTCAAGTGCTTTAATTGAGGCATTTTCAAGGCAGTAACGGTGAAAATGTCCGCGCTGGTAAGCGACAGGTGGGGGTGGTCCAAAGGGCTTATGGCAAAGACCACAGATGCGGTGCGGGTCGTGCTTGTTAAAGGCTGCCTCTTTAACTTCGCCATCCTCATCCTTATTCTCTTCAGAGACACTGGCTTCGCCGCGCGTGCCTACCAACTTGGCGTAAGCACGCTGCACGGCTCGCGGATCATCGGCTTCAATATTCTGCTTGAGCAGGTCCTTACCCCAGTGCTTCTCAATCTCTTTATCCTGTACGCCCATAGCCTTCAGGATCGGGTACATTTTGAGCGTAGACTGGCCGACTCCCAAACGGAAGATGCCTGTGGAGGGCTCCATGTAAACACGGAAGGAGGGCCCTGTACCGTTCTTGACGTTTACATGGGCCTCCAACTCACCGTTCTCTTTAACACGGGTGTAAACCCCTGACTTCAACCGCATCTGGTTCGCCACGGTGTATTCGTTACCGCTGTAGATAAATGTACCGCGATGTGTGGCATATGGGACGTGCGCGATAACGCCGCCCTTCTTGTCTACGACCTTATTTGTAGCTTTATCAATTAGATGCCATTCACCGCCAAGTCGCCGCTCAAGCGACTGACCTTTAAGAATAGCCTCTTTCTGCTGCTCAATAGAAACCTTGTCTGGGTCCATGTATTTAAGCCCATGGATCTCCAGACGATAGCGCGTGTTCTCTATCGGGTACTTTTGAGATATGGCTTTGTGGACATTGTCGAAGATGGTTGAACGCATTTTATCTGCGTCACCAAAATTTCGATAAGAGACTGGTTCTTGTGAGGCGGGCGCCAAAGTGCTGCCCAGCAAACTAGTCGGCTGGGCTGCACTAGGCTTTTCTTCAGGCTTCGGTTGGCTTGCTCCGCCTGGGTTTACAAGAATGTTCTCGAGCGGGGAAGTTGCCATCGTCTGTTTTTACCTTTACATGGTCTGGTCAGCTTAGTTTGCCTCTTCAGCAAGATCGGGAGGGGCGACTTGAACAGGCGGAGGGCTTGCTCTGAGTCTTGCTTTTAGCATACGCCTCAGCTCCTTTAGCTTGTATCGCTCAGGATCATTGTCCTCAATGTAACCCTTAGCCGCCTGGTGAGCACCATATCCAAGCAGGGATGCAATACCAAGGTAAGGCCCAGCCATCTCAACTAGTTCCCCGGCAGCTGCCTTTGTATACGCTTGAGCTAAAGCATCCACAAGCTCACCAGCTGAACTCGCCTTGTTTAACCCTTTACTTGAGGCGTACTCCATTTTAAGCGCATTTTCAAATTCCTGCTTTGCTTTGGACAGGTGTTTATCCAGAACAGCGGAATGTGAGTCTATGGCTTTTTCAGAGGCATCCTGGTACCCCTTCTTCAGTTCTCTAGCTCCGGTCAATGCAGCTGCCGGATAGAACCATGGAAGGGATGTGGGATTACTATTTGGCCTAGTTGCATGTGTAAACTTTTCATCGATAAGGCGTGCACCATATGCCTTTGCATCTTGTGCCGTTTCCAGCACCGGGCTAACCATGGTGTCCCATATGATACCGGCATTCTTTGACAACAGCCGCTCATCGAGCCACTCTGCTGTCTTGCGTTGAGGCTCTGCTTTGCTTCCAGGTACGGAAGGCATCGTAATAGTCATATCGCGGCCAGGAGGCGCATCAGAGCCAGACCGTACAGGTAGAAGGCTTTCTATGCCGCTGTCCTGAACTTTTTGCTGTCTTATTCTTTGACCAGCAGCGTAACTCGCTTCACGTACCTTATCTATAATGGCCATCGCCTTAGCCGTGGCCTCTTCTTGTGAGGACGGTATGTGCTGATGCAGCACAGCCTCCTGTTCCTTAAGCTTCTGTTTCCAGGCTGGGCTTTCCATCAGTTCGTTGGCTACTTTTGCAAATTCGCCCATTATCCACCTCACGCCTTCGGCATATATGTATAGTTTAGAATCCAGCGGATAAACACACGCCAGCTCTTTATGCTTTCGTCGTATGTTTCCCTCTCGAAGGATATCTCTGCGTAGCCATTACCAACCAGCTGGCATATGTCTTGGTAATAGTCCAGATCTTCCTCTTTTGAGAGGTCAAGTACATCGACATGTACATCACGACCCTGCTTCGGACGTTTTGAATCAATGTCGTCTTCTTTTATGTCTGGTATTGATTTTCCTTTAAAAGGAACACCGTCAATACCAGGAAGGATCATGTCCTGGTGTCTTGTCTTGTAGGGATCAACCAGAACAGCAGGTATTACTCGCCGTCTATTAATTTCCGCTTCAGGCAGTGACACCCTTACTCCTTGCCGCCATGCGGCTATGAATTTCTTGTGTCAGTTTCTTGTAGTTTTCGATCAACTCTTGTTTACGCAAATGCGTTATGTCTTCAGCCAGAGGCTTATCGGCCAAGCCTTCAGCTGCTCCGGTAATTCCACCTGCCACAAGAGGTGCACCAACTGCACCAATTGCGCCATAGTTGGCAGCGGAACCAAGTATACTCTTAGCTTTATCAAGAGCAGCCCCGCCCCTCTCAACAGCCATTCCACCTACGGCTAGAGGGAACCCTATCGGGCTATTGAAGGTGAAGTCATCCGCCTTCTTCTTAAACTCGTCTGGCGTAATACCTGCGTCAGCCAGACCATGTAGAAAGCCGACCTTGTACGCGTCGGCTTTCTTTCTCAGCTCACTATTATTCATCGCAGTTTCCCTTACATGTAACTTAAATTAGTCTTCAAGCATACGGTTGATAAGGCTACTGCATTCCTCTCCGAGTTTACCTTCGTAAGAAGCACCCTTCTGAAGGACGTCAGCGACCTGCTCACCGTTCAATCCCATCTCCTGGCAGGCAAACAGAAGCCCATCAGTGAAAGGGGTGCCGAGGCTGGCCTTCTTTTCTTCCTTCTTTTCTTCCTTCTTGTCGTCTTCTTTGTCCTTACCCTTCATCGCTTTGTGGGCAAGGTAGCCAGCTCCGCCAACCGCAGCGGCTCCAGCCGCTCCAATGCCAATCTTCCCGGCAGTGCTGGTGTTGTTCCACTTATCCTTAACGTAATTACCAGCGTCAGAAACAGCGCCTTTAGTCTTTTCCCAGAGGCTTGGTTTCTTAGGGCCACTACTGACACCAGCGTACCGTTCAACTGTATTAGGACCACCACCGGCACCTGCATATTCCTCGGTAGTCATAGCGAATTTGAACAGGTGGTTGTACTTGTTTCGGATGTAAGCAGCCTGCTTCTTTGCTTCTTGCTCGGGCTTTTTACCGAAAAGCTTATCATAACCGAGATAGCCGAGCCCACCAAGTGCAGCTGCGCCTCCGATCAGGCCAGCTTTTCCGCCAGCGCCCCTGTTCCAAGTGTTCTTAATCCAGTTACCGGCCCTGTTCATCGCTCCAGGCCCAGCGGCAGGGGCAGCCGGTGAGACCATTCCAGCATACCGTTCAACTGTATTAGGACCACCACCGGCACCTGCATATTCCATCGTGGACATTGCAGGTTTTGCAGAAACGGGAGCGGCTCCACCTGCATATTCCATAGTTGACAGTCCGGACCCTTTATTGGAAGGCTGAAGAGCGTAGGGGCCGAGGTCTTTAACCGTAGGGTTAGCGCCTGGCCTAGAGGCAAGAGCGAGGTCTCCGGTATCTCTAACATTAGAGGTAGGGATAGCACCTGGTCTAGAGGCAAGGGCGAGATCGTCTTTTGGCATTTTATTGTTTCCTTTCGGGGTAGGCCCGCGCTTTATCACTTGTGTTTTGTCTGACACATCAGGATAAATAGCGCCATTAGGTAACGTCTGCAATTGGTTATACTTTTCTGGATTCCACTTAAGTGTTTCTGCGTAAGGGTCAGCTGCTTGTTTGGCCAAAATGCCGGACAGCTTTCCTATACTTTTTATATCAATTTTAGCCATTATCAGCTCCTTAGTTTATTGCTGCTGCTGCGGACCACTAAATGCACCCATGAGAGAGTTTGCGGCCATACCAGTAGCCGCTTGTCCGCCAATATTCATAGCTTGATTACCAGCCCAACCTCGCCAGGTTGTCGGTGAAGTTGCTCCAGGCGCTACTGAGCCTACGCCTGTCAAGCTTTTTGCTGTGTTGCCAACCCAGCCAGCCGCCCTACCAAGGTAGGGTAGAGCCCTGGCGCCCCAGGTAGCCGCAGTTGCTAGAATCGGAGCCCATGCTTCCTTTTCCATACCACGTGACTGAGCAAGCTTCATGAGCAAAATAGCCTCTTTTTCAGATCGTACCATAGACGCGGCCTTAATGAAGGCCTTGTTCTCTTGAGCTTGTTTACTGAAGGCAATCAAGTCACCCAGGTAAGAAACCTTAGCAGAAGAGGGTCTGTTAGACAAGCGTGCACATGCTTCCTTCACCGCATCAAGCTGCTTCTTCTGGCGCTTTTTGAATTGGTCGCCTTTTTCGTACTTCTTAACGTCTTTAGCTTGAAACTTCTTTCTGGCTGGAAGGTCTTGGTACTTAGTCTCAGCCTCCTCGGGCTCTTCTGGTTCTTTCATCTGGCTCTCCTTTGTACTTTCTTCAACTTTGTCTGGAAGTGATTTTATATCCTTGGTGTGGTGCGCCCATCTACGAGCGGTACCTTTGGGCAGTTCGCCTTTAGCCTCTGCTGCAAACATAAACCTCTGTTGTGCCTTGGACTTAAATGGCATTTTTAGCCCTCGCTGTATAAGGCCCTATCTATGGCTGTCTCTGCTCGAGATGCAATGTGGCTTCCTTCTTTGCCAAGTATAGCATCTTTCAATCCACTCAAGCCATAAGATATACCAGTAACAGGGTGCATGATACCGTGAAGCGTTTGAAGTGGAAGCCCTAAGAGGCCATACTTTTCCCGGATCTCTTTCTGTTTATTGTCAAAACTGTTTATATCTCCCTTTAACCCTTCCTTAAAGCTACTAAAGTAGCCCCTTCTACCCATTTTGTACTCAGGGTCGTGCAGAGGGTTAGTGGCCAGGGAGCCTGCGTCAAAAATAGTGGATAATGCTGTGGCTGAAGGCAGGACTGGATGCAAGAGGGCATGTGAAACGGACATAGGGGCCCCAACCAGTTTTGCTGCCCCGTAGTTTAGTGCCCCGTGGCCTAGCCCAAACTTTAGAGCAGCCCCAGCACTAGTCGGAAAACTGCTTGGATTTCTACCTTGCCCTGCATGAGAGTAAGCTTCGCTGGACAAGACTTGTTCGTTCTTCAGAAGCTTTTCACGTTCTTTGTCTAAATAAGGCGTAAGCCGGTCAGACTTTACTTTACCAGAGTCCAGGGCATTTCTTGCCTTTTCTTTGGCGATTGAATCAAGCTCTTCGTGTACATCATCTGGACCTATATCGCCCCTGTTGATTCTATCCAACAGTTCACGCATACGAGGGTCAGCTCGCCGCCGCATAATCTCTACAAGTGATTCCGGCATAACTTATTCCTCGAAACAAGACAACCCAGGTATATCCTGGGCTGTCTCATCTTCTTATAAAAACGCCTTGTGTTCAATACTGATTATCTACTCTTCCGGACTCTCAAGATTTGAGTCAAGTTCTTTACCCTCAAGCTGGTAACTGAGTTCGAGCCATGCCTCAATGTTGTTAGAGCTCTTACCCTGCTGCTCATAGTGTTTCATGACTTCTCTGAAGCGCGAGATGAAACTCGCTTTTACTTTGCCCTGCCACGCTCGGATCTCAAACTCACCGTCATCGTTACGACACACCTTCTTTTCAAGCCAGCGCTGAATAGAGACTACCTGCAGGCTTCCAGTTTCATCAGCGGCGGTGTACGGTTGAAAGTTCGGCGGTACAAGCGGTTGTCCTGATCCGTTAAAAGGGAACAACAGAATAGGTTGCCGGAACAAAGCGTTAAGCATCCCAACAGACGCGCGCGACAACTTCAGCTCCATCTTTTTCTCCTCCGAGGGCTTGAACCTCTTGGCCATTCGTAGACTTCTTATCTTGCGGTTACCCATGCCGGAGATGGTAGCGCTGTCGTTATATCCGTCAAGCAGCTTTCACTTCTTGGGAATAAGCTTTGGCTTTTTCTTGGGTCCTCGCCACTCAACCTCTTGATACCATCTTCTCCCATTACGCAGAGCGAAAATTGTTTGCACGCCCTCGGTAGCAAAACCAGCATGGATTTCATCGTTTTCGTGAACCATGGTCTCACCGTACTGCCATTCAGTTTGACCTTTTGCTCCCTTGTCTACGCACACTATTTTCCACTTACCATCCACCCGTTTAACTTTGGCTTCAATGGTATCCAGTGTCGTATTTATGCAGACAAGCTTTGTTTTGTCGTAAAGGTTTATAACAGATTTTATATCATCAACATGCAAGGAGGATGACCAATTGCCAACTGATGGGAACATGGTTGGAAGATCGATTAACATCTCGGCGTTAAATTTCGTAGCATGGGCAATACCTAAAGCATGCCCAATCTCGTGGAGCAAAACTCCGTCCAGAACATCGTCATCTACTTCGTTTCTAATTTCAATTCTAGCTGCTTGCATCACGGATGTGTCTTCAGCAATGCAAGGGGTGGTGTATCCCACAATGAAGAAAGGATACTGCCACTGTGCGTCTCGCTTAACTAAAATATGCGCATCACCACAAGGAGCTTCAGTGAACTGTACTACTCCGAACGTCTCTTTCTGCCAAGTAGCGAACGCCTTGGCTGCTGCCTCATGCAGCTTGTCATTAGGGTCGTGGCTCTCGACACGCCACGTAAGTTGTTGCGGTTCTTTCCAGCGAAGAGGTTTACCTTCCTCATTTACGAAGTACTCAAAGGCACTAGCGAATCCAGAAGACAGTGCCAGCACTACTGTAATCACTGTTTTCATATAAACTCCATTGCGTTACACCGAAGCAGCCGCCGTAGCTGCTGCCTCAGCCTCTGTGTCAGCTGTATCGTACGCACTCTGCACCAATGTGACCCTCGAAGCACACGCAGCAGCTGAAGCCTCGGCCGATGTAAGGCTAGAGAGGGCAACCGCCGCTGCATTCGTTTTATCTGTCAGATCGGCTTGAGCTGCAGCCAAATCGTCTTGTAGACCCGTGTTGTTGGGGTCTGCATCCAACGCTGCTTGAGCCGCTGCAACAGCAGCGGTAGCACTGACAACCTGCGCATCTGCAGCATCTTTACTCGCTTCAGCCGCTACGACCAAAGTATCTGCCGCGTCCTTTTCTGCTTGTGCTATTGTTAACCTGGCCTGAATTTGTGACGCCTTTTGGGCCGCCTGAGCTGCCCTGTGCCGGAATGTTGCTTTATCCAGGGCGGATGCTATATCCGTCGCCAGGTCAGGGTACTCCGGTACAAGCGCCAAGAGTTGAGTCCAGGACATGGACAAGCGTTCTAACGGTGTCTTCTTGACAATAGTCCCGTTTTCTGCAAACACGACTTCTCGCTCCCAATGAATCATGGGGACAAGATTAACTGTCGAAAAAACCGTAAATTGAGCAGTCCGCTCTGTCTTAGCATAAGTCGTGTTGACTGTTTCAGTCCCAATGCTAACAGCCATGGTTCTCTCCTTTAACCAACTCTTTGAACGGTAAGGGTCGTGTTACCGTCTGCGACCAGTGTACTGCCAGAATCCTGGCGAGCAACAAGTTCAAAGAAATCATTTGCAGCACAGTTTACAACCGCAGAAAAGCTGACGTACGTCGTTTGCGAGGCCGCAGTGTTAGCCTGGGTATCGCTTGCACATGGAACGACTGAATTGTTCCACAATATGTAGCCTCTTCTATTACCCGTAGAATTTGTTCCGAATGATATAAATCCAATCACCAGGTAACGACCAGCGATCGGAACAGTAATCCTGGTGTTATTAGTGGTAGGATCGTGCATAGCATGAGTGTCAAAATTCTCAGTCGCACTTGATCCAAACGCTATAGTGGTATCAGACCCGCTTGTTATGTTTACTGTGGTGGCGTTCAAGCGGCATTGACAGGCTACATCGCTGGTAACCAAGTCAACAACAGTACCACCATTCTCCGATACTCTAAACTTATTCGGAGTAGAATCGTAGTAAAGCTTGCCCTGTGAGGACGCTGAGCCATTCTTTCCGTTGGTGGCTATATTATCAAAATTCCATGCACCATACTTATCAATAGTAGCCCTTGTCGAACTGGAGTTGAATTCAGCTGTCTTAAACCGGATAGACCCTCCACTTACTGAAGAAGAGCCACCAACACCACTTTCGATAGATAAAACACCACCTACCCCGCTATTCCCAGCGGTTACACTGGCTGTTCCTCCGTTTCCAGCGCGCAGGAACAGGTCGCCACCAGCTCCAGCAGCTGCAGTGGTTGATCCGCCGCCAGTTCCTGCTTGCAATATAACTTGTCCGCCAAAACCTCCGGTGCCTCCAGCAGACGACGCAGCACCACCAGTTCCTGCTATAAAGCTAAAGCCGCCACCCGAGCCGCCAGCTCCCGTAGAAACAGCACCGCCTGTTCCGCTGTTTATTGTAACGTCATTACCTAAACCACCTGAACCTGTAGTGTTTGATCCGCCGCTACCACATATAAGGCTCAAAGCACCACCAGCTCCGCTTGTACCTCCAACAGTTGTTCCACCTGAACCGGTGGTCAAAGTGAGTGCTCCACCGGCTCCAGAGGTACCTGCTCCAGACGTGTTTCCCGCAGTGCCCGAAGTAATGTTTACAGCGCCGCCACTACCAGCAGTGCCGCTAGCCGTGCCGCCTCCAGCACCAGCGGTTAGGTAAGCTGCACCACCGTTGCCAGCATTGAAAGTAGAGGTTGCGGTAGAACCATTGCCAGCAATAAGCCTAGCTAATCCGCCTGTACCTGCACTGGCATTAGACCCAACAGTATTACCTCCGTTACCAGCCGTAATAACTGCCGCGCCGCCTTGATTACTGATTCCAGCACCAGAAGCGGCTCCAGCGTTTCCAGCTGTGATATTTATGGCTCCGCCCAGGCCACATGTTCCAGTTGTAGTGGATCCACCATTTCCGGAACGAAGTGTCAACGCGCCTCCAGCAGTAGCGGTTGCTCCGTCAGAAGTGCGCCAAACCGTGGTTGTGGGATTTGTCGTTGTATTCCCGCCGCCTACAACAAAATCAGTGTAATATGCAAATCCTGTTGCTCCGATCATGACCTGTGCGGCAGCAGAAGTTGTAGAGCCATAGCCAAGTGCGATAGACCCAGTATGGCCGCTGGCAATAGTGCAACTCTCGCCTATGCACACAGCTTCTGAAGTGCTGACGTTCAATGTATTGCCAACCAACACATTGCGCTGCGCTATGGTGTCACCAATTCTTAAATCGTAACCAACAAGTGTATTAGTAGAATTATTCGACGTTCCCAAGTTAATGGTGTTACCAATTACCGTATTGCCAGTACCACTAACAACCCCAGTCAGGACATGCGACTGGCCAATAAACGTATTAGCACCACCGGTCCCGCCCCAGCCTGGGACCACAAAGTACGCCTTTGACAGTGCATCAAGACTAGCCGTAGTGACAGTTAGGGTGCCCGGAAGACCGCCTCCAGATCCGGCCCCCATAATAATCTTTAATGCTCCACCGGTTCGAGAAGAGAGCGATTGTGCTGCTCCAGTGGTGATGTTTACTGCACCGCCAGCCGCATTTCCGGAGCCTTGGGCTGAGCCTGCTCCAGCAGTGATATTGACTGCACCACCATCGCCTGCTCCATTTGGAGAAGAGCTGACGCCAGCAGAGGCGGTGACCGCAACCGCTGTCCCGGTAGCAGGGCCAGACGCAGCCGCGTTTGCAACAACGCCTGTTGCAGTGATTGTACCAGTGGTCGTCGCAGAAAGAGTAGCACCAGCACCAACAACCATTGCAGCAGTTGTGTTAGTTCCGCTAGTGAGTGCGCTAAATGCGGCTCCGCTGGATGGGGTAGCCCAAGTAGGCACACCACCAGAAACAGTCAAAACCTGGCCAGCAGTTCCAACTGCAAGTTTAGAAAAGGCTGTCGTGGTGCTAGCGTAAATAAGATCGCCCACTGCGTAGGAAGCGAAGCCAGTGCCGCCGTTGGTTGCTGCAAGTGTTCCTGTCACGCTGCTTGTATTGGACAGGGTTATGGCAGACCAAGAAGGTACGCCGCCAGAAACAACCAAAACCTGTCCAGCGGTGCCAATGGCTAGTTTGCTTAACGTATTAGTCGCCGAGCAGTAGAGCGTATCTCCTGTTGTAAACGTATTGAAGCTCGTTCCACCACTTGTTACCGGCAGCGCTGTTGTTAGCGCCAAACTGCCTACAGAAAGCGTTCCTGCACTAAACGTGAAGGTGGAACTGCTACCAAGGGTGGAATCACCTGTCCAATAAGCAACTCGAGTATTTACGCCTGTTCCCGCAGATGCCCCAGAAAAGCGAACCCAGGCGCCGCCTAGGTATCCCTCAATCCCTGGCGCACTTGAGTTGTACCGTATCATCCCATTAATAGGGGTTACAGGACTTGCACTGTCCAGAAGCAAGGCCCGTGTAATTTGGACATAATCAGGGTGTGACCACTTGAGCGCCAAAGAAGGAGTCGGTTCTCCGTCGTAAAGCTCTCTTTCATAGAAGAAAACAGAGTCAGTGAGGATAGAAGAGCCATTACCAGCGGACGCTTTTCCATTCCCCTTTAAAGTAAAACGAGCCAACGAGTCCCCTGTGACGTACGGAGCAAAAGCTACGTCTGTGGCTGCCGCCACCATAGGAACGAGTTGCCCGTCCGATTGTATGGTACATACATTACGGGTATTGGCGTAGCTGTATACGGCAAGGGCTCGACCACTGCCGTAGATATGCACATCGTCCCATATACTCAGATGATAGACAGCGTCCTTAGACCAAGCTATCTCCGTATAACCAGCGCCACCTGTCGTGGATTCAAGCGAAATTACCTGGTCGCCTTCTTTAGTCAGACCTATCTGCGCGGTTGACGAAACTCTACCGGTTGTGGCCCAGTCTAATACAGAATTGCTACCAGGGTCCAGAAGCTGACGATTTTCCCAGGTCAAAGCGGAGTTGTTAGAAGTATCCTGTAAAGTACGACCAAAAAGGTCAATAGATCCTACGGGGGTGGCAGTGCCATCTCCGGCAGTTATCACTCCATCTGTTTGCACTATGACCCGATTGAACGAGTCTCCGGTCACAAAAGTTGCATAGGCAGGGTCGGTTGAAACACCTCTAGTTAGCAGCAAATAACTTGTAAAAGTCAGGTCGCTGCTTCCAGTTAAGGCCGACGCGCCTGACCAATAAGCAACTTGATTGGCTGCGCCAGATCCAGTGATTGAGCCACCAGTAGTAAACGAGACCCAGCTGGATCCGTTGTAACCCTCAAAATCAGAGCCTGTCCAGCGAATCTGACCAGCAGCATCGGTAGCTGCGCTGGTCCCTATCTGAATTTTACTTGTGCTTGTATTTATGAGCCCAGGGGTTGTCCAATCCAAGGCAGTGCTGGCATCGCTAGCTTTAAGCTGCCGTGCTGTCCATTCCAAAGAGCTTACAGCACCTGAATCTTTGAGTAACCGGTTCTCCCAGTCAAAGGCGACGTTAGCACCTGAATCTGTAAGGGTTCTATCGTTTGTACCGGTTCCACCGTTGGCGACAGGCAGAATGCCAGTAAGACCGCTACCAATACTGGGAAGGTCACCAGTAACGAGGGCTCTCCACGTAGGGGCACCAGACGCTCCATTCGGGGAGGCAAAAACTCTGTTTGCTGCTTGTGATTGTGTGAGCCCACCGGGGGTCACGGCAAGCGTAGTTGACGCACCGTAAGTTTCAGCGGTAGTCGCTAGCTCAACTGTGCCCCTCTGCGTGGTAGTGGATTCTGTAACTTGTTTTCCGCTAATCATGAGTAGGGCGCTCCTTCCTTTTCCATCACTAAACCAGCCCCGCACTGCGCGGGGCCGGTTTATAGTGAAGGTTACGGACTACTGCAATATTACTGCAGGAGCGAGTTATACACGACATCGATTTTATCGGTAGTAGCCAACTGGTAACCAGCCACCGAGCCGTTCCAACGTATTGTATCGCCAGACACAATGTCGTTGAACTGACGGGCCGTCGCAGTGTCGCCAGCGCCGATATATGCTTCTCCAGAGTTGTTTTCAGTGACATAAACCTTTACGCCGTTAACAAAAATACTTACACCGCTGTCAAGTGCTGGCGTCTTGGTCAACGTGGTTGCCGTAGCCTTGTCATTGTCAGTGGTGGTAGCAAGTGCCGTAAGGTTGGATTTGTCCTTGATCGGCTCAGCCGCGTATACACCAGCCGAGGTTACACCGATGGAGTTGTTTCTCGGCTTAACAGAGATATTGGTGGTGTTATCCTGGATACCATTGCCCGCAAGGGAGGTTGTGTCCAGCTTGAGCTCACCAGAGCCGTTAAAGTCTATCAAGCTTTGAGTAGCATCAACCTTGATAAACAGCTCGTTGTTACCATCCTGGTCAATACCCTTGTTTTCATCGCAGATGTCGCCAAGCTTCGCCGCCGTAACCGCGTTGGCATTGATCTTGGCAGTCGTAATACCAAGGTCTTTGACCTGAACAGCATTCGTTGCTATTTCAACAGTAGAGTCGTCAACATTAACTTTGATACCGCTGGCAGTAAGACCGACAGCTCCGGATCCATCGCGCTTAACAATCACGCTATTAGGGCTAACCGTCAGCGAGTTGTCACCAGTAGCAAAGTCAATCGTGTTACCAGACTGTGTGAGACCGGCACCAGCAACAATCGCAGCTGCGCCAGTGAACTGCACCCACAGATCTGTACCTGCGCCATTGTCGTCGAAGACAAACCCGTTGTTCTCGTAGTAGCTGGCTTCACCAACCACAAGCAGGGCGTCACCATCAACAGGGCTATACAGCGTGGGGGTGTTGGACGAGCCGGAGAAGGTTGCAACCTTGGTCTCGTCCGTACCGTCAGTCAACGGGGAGAAAAGGGTGCCATCACCAACCACAACACGAGTATTAGCTGCAACAAACCCGCCAGACCCTGAAACGATCTTGAGCCAGGCTGTCCCGCTATACTCAACCAGGTCGCCAGCCACCACAGCGAGAGAGCCGGTAGTCAACGTGCCGCTGTCTGTGACAACGTAAGAATCGCCGCCAGCAGGGGTTAGTGCGTTTATCTGGGCAACCGTGCGGTTACCGAGATAGCTCCTAACCGCAACAGGAGACTTCCAGTTAAGGCCGACAATGGCGGCATCAACGTCGGCTTTACGAGCCGCATCGTTGGCGGCCGTAGGCGCGGCGAGGTTGGTGATTTTCTTGCTGTTAAGATTGAGGTCATCGCTAAAGCGAAGTTGTTTGCCTTCAATTCTGGGCATGGGTTACTCTCCTTATACGGTCGCTTGCCTTACTAGATACGTTAAGTCTATGCTGTCAATAGAGTTGTCGAGGCCAAACCCGGCAACCACTCCATTAAAGTATAGCTTATCGTTGTGCTGTATTGCTGTTAGCGCACGTGCACTAACGTTACTATCGCCTGTGAAATAAAATTCGCCGGTCTTGTCTCCATCACTCACGGCCATTGGCACGCCATTAAGATAAACGTCAATAGTTGAACTAGCAATAGGGAACCCCGAAACAACAATTCCAGTGTCCTGTTCATTCAAGGCTGGTACCGTGTTTGGAATCAGATCCCTATCTCCGAGATAAGACACCGGCAAATCCCCCATAGATGCAACAGTTGGTAACACAACTCCAGCAGAGTTAACAAGATATAGGAACGTAAACTTGTCAACAGCCTGTAATTCGTAACCCGCCACACTTCCATTCCAATAAAGCTCATCGCCAATCGTTATGTTGCTTAAGTTAACAGCAGTTAAACCACCGTCGTTACTGAAGTAACAGGCGTTGCTTGTCCTTTCAGCCTCATTTTTAGCCATGCGCTGAACTGCCCCGTTAAGAACTACAGAGATAAAACTGTCATATTTTGGTTGCTCCAAGATCGGAGTTGCGCAAGCCAAATCACCGTCTGCTGTCGTAGTAAGGGCATTCATATCCACATTAAGGATAGAAAATTTTGCGTCGGTTGCAGTTACGTTAGCCGTACCAATCGGAACTAGCCCTATGAAGTGTTCAACCTCGACCAAGAGAGCATCCAGGTCTGCTTGCAACTGGGCTATTAAGGCTGGGCGCTGAGAAAGTGCGATCGTACTCTCAAGCACACCAGGTACAAATATTTCTTCGTTTGTTGCTAAAAACTTTCCGTTTGGAAGGATATAATGCAACCGGCGAGGAGCCCCTAGATTTTTAATTCTAGTGCGGAGTAAACCTATAGCCATATGGCACCTCTTTCAGATACACACTAAAATAAACCGCTTGAGTGTTTGACATATAGTACTTACACTCTACACGAGTGGCGAATCAAAACTGTGAGGTTTATTATGGCCGGATCTTCAACCGTTATCACTAATATTTCTGGCGTAACCAGATACTTCGGGTGGTTTCCGCCTCACGGAAAGACCATTGAGAATGGTGCATCTCTGTCCACAAGAGGTGTTCTTGAAGCAGAATTGGCATCGCTTAAAACTGATGTTAAGTTGAAATCGTTTTTAAAAGACCTTCAAAATGGGTTTATTGAGGTCAACTACAACCTTATCAACTCCGATGGGTCAGGTCAAGGCGGAACAGGTGTGCCAAGTGACGCTGTCGAGGTTATTCCGACCTCTGATAAAGACCTTGTACCGCTGACGACAGCAAACCTTAATTACGTATGGACTGGCCTTATAATTTCACAAACCCCTGCTGGTGACGGGTTTGTGGATGTAAAACTTAACGGAGTGTCTTACCCGTTGAGCGACGGTGACCGTTCAAAAGTGTTCTATTTTTCAAACGACAATGGGGCGACCGGCAGACCGATTCAAAACATAACTGCCGGGGATAAGCTTTATGTGAATTGTATCATCTTGGGGTTTACGTTGGACCCCTTAGATAGGGTTGACTTCCTATACAACGTAACAGTCTAATAAAAGGAGCCGCCTATGGCCTCACTAATTCGTGGTAAACAGATATCGACCGGTTCAAACGGCATTAAGGCCGTTAATGTTGATACGTCGGAAATTCCTACACTCGCAGCGAACAACACGTTCACTGGGACAAACATCTTTAACACAGCAGCTGTCACGGTTAGCGGAACCGCTACATTGACAGTTCCAACGCCTACGTCTGGTGGGCACGCTGTCAACAAAACGTATCTGGATCAGCGCCTCAATGGGTTGGACTGGAAAGAGTCGGTGCGCGTTGCAACGACCGCTAATGTTGACCTCTCTAGCATGCCAGCGATCGTTGACGGCGTAACACTGGCTAGCGGCAACAGATTCCTGGCCAAAGACCAGACGACTGCCTCTGAAAATGGTATCTATATTTTCAATGGCAACGGATCGGCGGCTACCCGTGCTACAGATGCGGACGAGAACGCAGAGGTAACTGCCAACCTTGCTGTTATGGCATCGGAAGGTACGGCTAACGGCGATATCGGGTTTACGCTGACGACAAATGATCCAATTGTGGTCGGCACTACTGCGCTTACGTTTGTGCAGTTTAGCTCCATGGCTAACGTCACGGCTGGCGACGGTTTGTCTCGTACAGGCAACGAGCTGGACGTGGTGACTGACGACGCCACGTTGACAATTAACGGTGGTGTTACGTCCGGTGGTGCGGTGAAGATTAAGGACCTTGGTGTTGGCACTACACAGCTGGCTGCGAACGCTGTGACTACGGCCAAAATCCTGGACTCTAATGTCACCTCTGCCAAACTTGCCACGGATGCAGTCATAACGATTAAGATCGCTGACAATAACGTAACTACGGCAAAAATTGCCGATGCGAATGTCACGGATGTTAAGCTGGCTACCGACTCTGTGACTACGGCAAAAATTGCCGCCCTTAACGTGACGGCAGCTAAACTGGCCGTAGATTCAGTCACTACGACCAAGATCGCAGACCTCAACGTAACCACGGCCAAGATCAATGATGATGCAGTTACAACGGTCAAGATTCTTGACTCGAATGTGACGGCAAACAAGCTTGCCGCTGACTCAGTTACGACGGCCAAGATTCTTGATTCAAATGTAACTGCAAACAAACTGGCCACTGACTCTGTAACTACTGCGAAGATTGTTGATCTAAACGTCACTACGTTAAAGATCAATGATGCGGCAGTTACGCCAGCTAAGCTGGCCACTTCTGTTGCGGGTAACGGGCTTACTGGCGGAGGTGGCTCTGCGCTCTCAGTCGTTGCAAACGGAGACTCTATCAGCGTTTCCGGGTCTGGTGTTAAGGCCGCTGTGTTTAACACTGGTAACAGAAACATGACTGCCTCTGTTACAACGGCGGATAACCAGGTGGCTTGCGCTACGACGCTGGCGGTCACGCCTGCGGGTGACGGTGGTATCAATGTGTACGTTAACGGACTTCTGTATGAAGTTGGTAACGGAGTTAAGACCAAAGACTGTTACTTCTCTGACGATGGTGGTACAAACGCGAAGTCATATGCACTCGCTGCTTCCGGTGATACACTGTACTGGGTTGGGTCAGTTGCTGGTTTCCAATTGGATGCAACAGACCGCATTACCTTCGAACACGCTGCCATTGTCTAAAGGAGTTAACCGTGGCCCAGAAGATGAGGAGCAAACAAGCGGTTCGGTCGGAATTTTCGACCGACCCGCTTACGGCGTCATCCGACTCAAGTGAGGGTATCGCTAGTACCACTTATGTAGCCAAGACTACGCCGTGCACCCTCACCCTACCTGCTGTAACTGGCACATACGTGGTTACGCTACACACAGAGTTTTCGAACTCTTCAGCTAATCGTGATGTAGCAGCTGCTATTTACGATATAGGAGCCAGCACTGCTCTAGCTGAGGGTCAAGCTAGGCCAACAAGCGTAGGTTCACTTTACACCGTTAACGCTATTGCCTTTGTAGCGTTAACAGGAACCTCTAAGTCAATAGGCGTGTACCTTAAAACAGCGAATGGAACTTTGACCGCTAAAAATGCAAGGCTATGCGCCTGGAGGATTTCATAATGCCCGACGTTGATTACGTTTACAGTATTCAAAACGATGTTGCTGGCGGTATTGTAAACCTTGAAAAACTGAAAACAGAGATTCAAGAGTCTGCTATATCAATAGCCTTGCATTATCTAGGTACAAGCGGAGATGATCTCCATATCTACTTTAGAGATGAGTTGACTGCTGGTGACTTGCTTATTCTCGACGGTGGAACTACTAATCCAGCAGGAGGCCTATTAGCCGCGCATGACGGGACGCCAACAGCTGAATCACAGGTAACAGGTGTGCGTCTTGTTGATCCAGACGGTATCCCTCAGCCAGCTATATTTAGTTCTGACGGTAACCTCAAGGTTGTTAGTGCGTCGCCGATATCCACTAGGCATAACGCGTTCACATTTAACTTCTGCGACAAGACTACGTGGTACGAAGGTTCTATACAGGTCACGAATGCAACCCTTACCAATTCTGGCAACGACCGGTTGTTCACATCCGCTCACGACAACTGGATTGATATGACACACGGTAAGGTGACGTTTGAGGACGATATTGTTGCTAAGAACTCAAACAAGTGGCTGGTGGAAGTTAAGGTCGACGGTGTTACCAAGACGCAGTCAACTTTTGGCAATGGTAACGATGGAGATTATCAGGTTAACTTTGCAGACGGATCGATCACGTTTAACGCTGATGTAACTGGCACAGTCACCGCCTCTTATTGGTATGCTGACACTGGTGTTTTCACGTATAAGCCAACCGCTGGTAACGTTGCCATTATTGAGACCGTTGAAGTTCAGTTCTCAAAAAATATAGACCTCAACCAGGCCATGGTGTTCCAGATCTATGGTTATGCTGGTGTGTTTGCTCCCGGTCTTGGTCTTCCTTCGACAACGCTTATCCCTATTCTTACAAACAAGTACAAGCGTGCAGACGATTATATCAATGAGTCAAACGGCTCATTCGACCCTATACCAGCTTTTGGTGGTACAACTCGGGGGTTCACCTCGGATAGGATTATTCTGCGCTGGGATTATAAAATGGTTAGTCGTATCGACCTTCGGTCTGACTACGGGATGGAAATCAGAATGTATCCTGAACTGCACACGCCTTTTGGCGGTGAGTCTGCGACACTGGCTATCTATGGAACAATGGAAGCGCTGTAACTCATAACTGTAACTGTATTAAAAACATGACCCCTCGAGAAGCCAGTGATCGAGGGGTTTTTTATTTAGTTTGATACGGCGAGCCGTCCACCCAGGTTTCAACCCGAGCGCTGAAACGAAGAATTCGGGCTTCCTAGGCTTAACATGGGGAGCCCGGTCTACGGCGTTATCAATAATGATAACCTTGGCCTTAGGCAGAAGGACCCGCTTAAGCTCACGTAGAACAGAGGTAAGAACTGAATCATCGATCATGTGCTGAAACACTAGGCTTGAGAACAAAAAGTCTATGTGCGGGTTATTAAACGGCAATGAAAACGGCCGCGTGGCATGAATAGGGGTCACAGCGGGTGATAAGCTTGCAGCCTTCTTCAACGCCCCTTCTACGAGGTCAACCGCCCATATGTGCTTAGACCTCTTACAGAGGAACGGTATGAACCTCCCGATCCCACATCCAAAATCCATCGTGTTTGAATAGATAGTTTTCGGATCAAACATTGGTGCTAAATAGTTCTCTATGGTTTTCTTTTGCTCTAGGTGGTCCAGGTCAATGTGGCCCACGTACGCTTCCCCTTGATCAGAGAAGCGCTTATTCCAATAGTCCTGTTGTTCGTCCAGGGTGTTTAGAGCCATTTGTGCGCACATTCCCGTATGGCAACCGTAACAGCTGACGGTTCTGGGTTCCAACCTGACTCGAGGACAACACAGGGGGTCTTAAGCGGGTTCCAGACTTTCTCGTACCTGGCTTTGTTGGTGCTCTTTATGGCGCTATTAACAGCGGCGTCTGACCAGACCAAATGGTTTGCCCCGCAAAGGCTTGCAAGATGCATAGGGCCACTTGAGGGCCCAACAACCATGCCACACGCGGCCATCATATCCATCAAGCGTGAAAGCGGTATGTTTCGACGATCCTCGGCCCACTTTGGGCAATAGGCTTTCGTTCCTATAGCTCCAATCCGATACTTCTTATGGATGGGAGCCAGCACTTCATCCCACTTCTCGACTGGGTAGGAGTGGTCTTTGTGTTTACCGATAGGCTCTCTGGCGTGAATGAGGATGTCAAACCTATCCTCTTCCGTGCAGTGAGTTGAGTCGCCAAACTGGATGAAGTTCTGCCGGTTGATCGTGATTGACGACGTGGGACGAACAATATGCCCGTCCACGCTAGCCAGCTCTTCTTTCAACGCCGTCAACGACTCCTTGTCTTCCTGGGTCGCTGGCGTAAACAAACAACAGTCTGACAGTCCTACTAGGGAGTGACCTATAAACTCCGTACAGAAGTCTTCATATAGGACTTCGTGCTCTTGCGGAGCGCAGACAACTATCTTGTCGTAATTTTGGGATAAGGCCCGTAGGTAGCCTTGCCACGACATGAGCTCCCAACCAAACTCACCAACCCACGGTCCTGCAACCAAAGTCTGCACTTTTTGTCCCCTTATGGTTTTAACTTATCGTTCTGCTGCTGCCTAACCCACTCTGCGATCAGACGAACGTCTGACTTAATCTGATTAAGGTCGTCGCCCAGGCGACGCTGTTCTGTCTTAAGCATTGTTATATCTTTATCATGTAAATCCACACTCCATTTTATGGCTCGTGTAGGCTCACATCCGGTTTTGTCCAGGGAGTGAACGTGCGTCCTAAGCTCTTCTAGGTTTAATTGCATCGTTCTAATCGTCTGTTGCATATTACCATCTCGGTAGAAATAACCTGCTACCAGAGAGGCTATGACGAAAAGCACACTCGCAACGGAAAACCACTGTTTTGACCATACGCTTTCTTCGTCTTTGTCTTGTCTTATGCTAGGCATGTTAACCTCCCATACAAGCGCACACAATGTATGTGCGCCGCCTCCATATATAGTTTATAGCTTATCCGCCACCTAACTGTTGCTGTAACATCTGCTGCCCGCCCTGTGATTGGGCTTGCTGCTTAATCGTCTTCATCTTCGATATTATAAGCGCATGTAGTGTCTCATTGCTCTTTTTAATCTGAAGAAGTTGACTCTTTCTTTGTTCGTAAGGCATACCTAGCATTTGGTAAGCTATTTGCTCTGCCTGTGCCATCATATCATCCGGCGTAATACCAGAACCGCCAGGTCCGCCTCCAGTTGGCATACCACCACCCATTGGCATCCCTCCACCAGGAGGCATTCCACCACCACCGGGTGGCATTCCACCGCCCTGACTAGGATCCATAGGAGGCATGGCAGGTCCACCTGGTGTCCCAGGTTGAGCCATACCAGCCGAGCCCTGCGCCATGGTCTGCTGAAGCTCCTGACGCTGGGCAGCGCGTTCCTGGTACTTGGCCTGGGCCTCTTCCATAAACTCCTGCTCGTCGAACTTCTTCTTGGTTTCTTCTCGGAAGTTGATACCAAGGGGACGAAGAGAGGTGTCGTTGGAAATCTGACCGGACGCCGCAAGCTGAAGCTGTGTCTGCTTCTTCTCGAGATCGTCAGACAGGGTAACAGGCAAAAGTCTGCCTTTGAGGTTTTCCCAGTTCTGGAGCTCGCTGGTGCGCTTGAACATCCAATTAAGGAAGCCATTCATACCGTTAACAAGGTGCACCCAGGTTCTTTCAAACAAGCGCAAAGCCACCGGGGCAGCCTGTATCTGAAGGCTGCCTTTGTAGAGCTCAGCGGGGACACCTTGGCTGTTCAGGAACTCGTCGGTTGCCTTATCTATGAGGTCTGTAGGCGCCAAGTTCTTGGCATCAGCCCCCAACATCTTAAGGTCGATCGAGAACGGAAGGGCGTGTATGGTAGTAGGGTCTCTCCTGTGTTGCCTGAACATATTCATTACGCGGCTGTAGAAGTTGCCCACGTTCATATGCAACAACGGATCGGCCTCTCTGGAGGTTCCAGGGGTCGGTGTAATTACTCGGAAGGGTATGATGTAGTCCAAGGCTATAGCTTCGTTGTACCGCTTCAAAACCTGTATGTACCACGCCTGCTTGAAGTTAGCCATAATCAACGGCAAACCCCAACCATGCATGCGCACACCAGCCAAGGTCTCATCCTTAACGTGATAGATGAAATCGTTGTTGAACCGGAAAAGCTTGTCGTGCTTGATTGCCTCGATGATTTCCCAGCTGGTTTCTTCTAGGTAGAAGGGGTTCCCCTTCTTGATCTCGTTTTTAAACAGGGCATTAATTTCCCACAGGTAAATCTTCTTACCAGAGACAGGGTGGTACATAATGCGTATTTCATGCGGGGACCAATGGACAACCTTGATCTGGTCCTGGCCTAGGGAGCGTCTGTCTACACGAGTAAAATGACCTTTGTAGCTGCAGCTTTCGCAGGTTCCAAGAAACTGGTAGTTTTCCCACTGCCAGTTTATGGCATTCAAAGGACGTTCAAGGTGACACTTAGGGCACCGTAGATAACGACGAAACGGTACGTGCAGAGAAACAAAAGAGTTACCATAGGCCATATAATTGTCGCCTACGGTGGCCAGAACTTCCATGATCTTGATCTGGTTATTCAGGAACTCTTCGTACTTCTCCTTCTCGTCATCTGAGGCATCGGTCAGTTCTACTTCCGTTAGAAAGTATCTAACGACACGCTGCGCAGCCATACGATATGTGCCGTACGTCAGCCAAACGTATTCGGCCCAACGGAACACGTCGTAGATGCTCCTAGGCATCTGTGTTGACGCGTAGTCCAGGTAAGGATCCGGAAAGGCACCGGAGAACCTGTTATTGGACGCTGACCCCGTAGGTATAACTGGAAAGGCTGGGATTGTGGACTGTCCATCTGCCATTTGTTACTCCTTGTGGTCGTGAAGTCCGACCAGGGAATCGGCTATATCTTTGAGCGGGGGAGTTTCCTCAGATGCACTTTTTGTATTGGCACTAGAGGCACAACCGGCGCAAACAGGAACATGCCCGATAAAAGCGGCAGCTTTTGAGGAGCAGCGGCTACACGTTGACCGTTTCTCTTCGGCTACATTTCGTTTTTCCATTTTAACCTCGCTCATCAATAAGAAAGACAGTCAGTGCCACCTTACCATCTGGAAAGGGTGCATATACTATCGGATAGCAGTCAAATGACATGTCACCCAGTGTAACCTTAAGTGGATTCTGTAAATCACTAGGTGGTTCGTAAAACAAACCTTCCTCATCGTACTGAAAGAGTATCAAAGAGTCATTGTGCCTAAAAGCTTTTTGGTACACAACGGAAAGCTTACCAAAACTTCCCTGGATTTGCACCTTGATCCTCTGAAGGGGTTCCTTCTGCGAGGGGGCAGTACCAGCTATAGCTGTAACTATTGCCGCAGGTGTGGCGTTGGCTTCAACCTCTTTAATTTCCTTACTGTTATGGAAATCAACCTGCTTATCTTTACTTGCTGCTTCCTTCTTACTCTTCCTGTCTACGGTTGGCTTTATTTTTGCCGTGGTTCCAGACGCAAGTTCCTCTGCTTTTTCATAAGAAATCGGTTTACCCGACATGGCTGCCTGTTTTAACAGCTCAGCCGCTTTTTCGCTCACTTTGGTTATCTTTTGGTTCTCTGTCCCGTAACCTTCTATGACGTTAAAAGCCATTACACCGTCAAGTCTTCCAGAATAACCAGAGCTTTCGGAGTTTGATCTTTTAGCGTCGTCTATCTTAGGTACTATGACCGCGTTCGAGAAACCGTAGAGAGATCCATCTCTGTACTTTTTGGTTTCTTCGTCGCTTTCAACAAATGGGTTGGAACTCATTGTGCTATCTTCTCCAGGTTAAACCAGCTGCATCGTATCTTCAGGCCCGTGATCCGTCTAGCTGATAGCTAAAGAAAAAGAATAACCAAGCGGGCCAAACCGGCCCGCTTGGTTACCTTTTGACATGCCATTCAACCTACTTCACATTACCATTCACCTCCACGGGAGGATAAGGCAATATGCGCGCCCGGTATGAAGGCGAGGACTGTGCCTTCATATATTTGTTATACGTTGTGGTGTGCAGCAGGTCCACGTCGTACCCAGGCCCAACCAGTTTGAACGAGTCAGGATGTGCACGTAAGTGCTGCATCCTACTGGGAAGAGAATCCAAATCTGCCCAACACTCGTCAACACCAGGAACAACCAAGGTGGCATCGTACATGTTCAAATTAGCGTGGTTTTGCCTACCAGCCAAAACCGTCATGTACTGTACCGCCTGGTATGTGTCCCAGTCCAGGTTGTCCAACTCTGCCAGCGTCATTCGTTTTACTGCCTGAAGTGGTCCGAAGAGTGCTTTACCTCTAGAGACATTCTGACTGGCTCCACTTGGTATTCTAGGGTAAAGCTTGACGTAAAGACGAGGCCCGAACAGGCTCTGTATCCGTTCCTCGATGTCTTCAGAGCACGAAGATTCTGAGGTGACGAAGAATTCGTCTTCCCCAGGTCCGTACCTCACCTGGACATCGCCAGTCTGAGGGTCGTATGTTGCTTCCCCACGCACAGGCGTACATAACTCGCGTAATGGAAAATCACTGACTGCGAGTTGCCATAACGTCCTATCCTCAAGCGGATTAGGTCGGCGCGGTCTGTTGTTGACGGCACGGTACTCGCTGAGACGAGTATTATATGCCGTCTGCGAAGCTCGCATTATCTTGTAAGCTTCTTCTACAACTCTTTCAGCTGCTTCTATTTCCTGCTTGGAGGCGGAGAGGGCGCGAAGACGTTTTACCTCTTCTCTTCTCTCTGCGAGCTCTTCTTTAAGGCGTTTGCGTTCCGCACTTGTCTTATCGTCCAAGTTATCCTTGAACAGCCGGTAACTTGACCGCTGAATTGGGTAACGGAGCGTAAAGTGGCTACCGGGTCTTGGCTCAGGGACCAGCAGCCTTGGTACGCGCAAATTAACATCGCCAGACCTGTTTACGTGCATTTCATCGAGATACACGCTAAGCGCGTATGACGCTTCCTGAAAGGCGCGGATGTGTTCGATCTGCTTTGAATCGCGCGCGCGGGCGAAGTCAGTGAGGTCGGGAGAATATGGTCCCTGCCTAACTGAGGTGTCAACCAGCATATCTACTGGTACGAAACTCTCTTTTGTTGATCTTCCATTCTGTACAAGTTTACCGTCAGGTCTAGTAACAAGATACTGTGTCCCTACTCTCACAAGTCCGTCAACCTGCATGGGTTTTAGTATGTGGATGAGTGTTGGGCGGTTCGGATCATCAAGGGTCAACCCCCTGTGTATCAGGATACAACGGAGCCGGTGCAAGGGAACATACTGTTCGCTTCCGCCGTCTATGTCGTACCAGACAACTAGGGCCCTCCCAAACCTATCGTACTGTCCTCCTTTCAAGGTCTTGCCTAGCTCAATTACACTGTCAAGCGTGTCATCTTGCATGATTTGTCCCTTACCAGACAGCCAGCTCACACGGTCGCATGTGAACCAAATAAAAAACGACCATTCGATGGCCGTTTTTGTGTCTCTACTGAAGTGACCCGAGCGGTCTTCGTCAGCAGCTGGTACTTTCGGGCGTCAGTCGGACCTTGGTCGGTCAATTAAGGTCCTAAACCGATTGTCATTTTCCCACACCAGCTCAGTGCTTTCCGGGAGTTCGAACGACACCCCATTGGAAGCCTTGAGGTGGAACGTCTGCACAGGAGTGCTGAGCTGCAAAGGTGTACCATCAATTTTAGGGTAACACCACCCAGCCCCTGTTCTTAACAGTAACGAGTAAAGCTCTCTCTTGAACGCATCCAGGTTTTCGGTGTCTCCGGATATGGGTGGATCCCCATTGTCAGGCACGACTACAAACGAATAGACATGGTTGACTTTACTCTCTTCACCCATTCCGTCGCTCATGACTTACCTCCTTTCTCGGGTATGTTTCCAAACAGACCCACATACCGCTGCAGGTCAAGGTCAGGTGACAACAGCGGAGGGAACGCTATGCAATCGTCGTCTGGATGTAACTTACTTCCCTCTGGAGCACAGCAAATTCCTGCCATTACATGCTCTACTTGCTGACTAGTCCCGTCAGGTGCAACCCTGCGAGCTTCTACAGTCAAAGCCTTTTTAACTGTAGGCTGGCTAGCGGCTATGTTTCCATCTTCGTAAAGAATTACGTATGAGACTACGACATCTCTTTCCTGCCTGTTTTCTATCCGGTTGTAGACGGAGCTGCCTCTGTTAACAGCAACGTTAACAGTGTGTATCAACGCCCCAGTTTGGTCGGACCAGTCAGAGACCTGTTTATCTATCGGAGCTTTACGGTCCAATAAAATCCAAGCATCAGAGTCGACACGGCATTCCTTAAAGTGTTCCTCGAACAAACGTGTCTTACGCCTTTGGCTGCCCATTTTGCAGTTCCTTCTTAAGTTCATCTCTTGTAACTACGTGGACACCAACGTGATCAAACGCACAACTTCCAGCTGCAACAGCCAGCTTAGACGCGTCATCAAGTGACCACTTACACCCAAGGCCATAAGCTAGTGCAGCTAGCGCAGAATCACCGCAACCAGATGGATCGCCAAACACCCTACGTTGTGCTTCTATTTCCAAAATGTTGAACTGGGATTCATCACTATCAGGATCTGGCGCGTCAAACAGCACCGCGCCATCTGGTCCACGTGTAACCAACAAAGACTTTGCCTTCATAGGACAAATGTGAGCTAGGAGGTCCAGCGGATCCTCCTCGTCACCAAACACGTCGTTCGTATGCCGCCTTATGACTTGCTGCAGTTCGTGTAAGTTAGGTTTTATACATACAGCAGCCCCGTACTTTAGAAAATCTGTGCCCTTTGGATCAACAACGTAGGGCACCTTCATCGCCTCCAACTCCCACATAAAGGGTTCAGTTATCACCCCCTTAGCGTAGTCGGAGACTACAACGAGGTCGTACGCCCTTTGCTCTTCTATTAAGTCAAGAAGGGTGGCGGCAAAGGAGATGTCAACTGCATGCTTATCTTCATTGTCAATCCGCACTGAGTGTCTGTTTCTAGGAAGAACAATCCGCTCTTTTCGTGTTGTCTTCCTATCGGTATCAATGAACAACCTGTCCCCCAGGTCAACGCGGCTTAGCAATGCCTGGAGAACCTTTCCATCGTGGTCATCACCTACTGCGCCGTACAGATCTACCTTGGCCCCAAGTGACTGCAGGTTGAGGGCTACGTTAGAGGCGCCTCCTGCTTTAAATTCCTGCTTCAGCTCAGTTACAACAGGTGTGAGCTCGTCTTCTGGAGATAGACATTTAGCTGTACAGTGTCTGTACACATCAAGTATTACGTCACCAACAACCGCAACATAAGGCTTGCGCTTGGGTGACGAGAACAGATCACATAGACTCATATTCCACCTGTTTCTAAAACTGCCTTACCGATCGCCACTACGTCTTGTTCTGGTGGATCAAATTTAAAGTCTATGCAAAGAGGGGCATCTTTCTTGTCTATTCCGCTAAGAAGAGGCTTGAGCACGCCACTCAAACCAGAGAGTCCAAACACATCAACATGGTCTGGCGTAGGTTTAACCTTTCCCAGGTCTACTTGTATGGGGTCCAGAATAGGGGCGGTAAACATCTTTGGTACGTAAAACTTCTTTTTGTCCCGGTTCACGAAGTTGAGTGAGCTCATCCACCTTTTAAACCACATGTAAGAGTTTGCATCCATCACCTCTAACATGTTGCTCCACCCAGGACAACGTTTAAGCACTTCGTGCTCAAACTCAATCTGAGTGGAAAGTATCTCACCCTTCCTGTTCTTCATATCCTCGCCAGTAGCTGCTGCGAAGGACTCTGGAAGGGACTCTGCTACCTGCGCGTAGATGTAGACCGGGGCCAGAGAGAAGATGACAAATCCCTCTTCTCTCAGCTTTTCAAACGAGTCTACGCCAGTTAGCTTTGGCGCCTTTAAACTACATGGGGGTACAGGGTTCATCTCTAACCTTGTGGTTAAGAAATTGGCTCTTCGTTGACAAGGAGATGTCCAACGTCGTTTACAGTTACGTTAACAGCGGGCACACCTTCGTAGAGGCCAGGCATGCTTCCAGTGGTATCGCATACCACGAACGCCACCTGCTTTTCTTCTGCTAGCTGCAAAATGTTGCTTAGTATGCTAGCTTTCTTGGTCGTCCTTTCCTCGTCTGTCGGCACCTGCTTACCTTCGCCAAGCTCATACTTATTACCCAGGTCCTCAATATTGTCTACGAGAACAAGGAGGCTGGAGGATTCGTGTATGTGTTTGGTGTAATCGAAGAAGCTGGCGTAATCTTCGCCCTCACCACTTGGTGCAGCTTTTATACGCGCAGGCAGCTCTTTGTACTTAGAGAAGAAATCTGATTCTATCTCTTTGAGAAGCTGTTGGGTGGCGTATGCGCTGCCGCGCAAAACAAGCATGCCACAAATAAACTTGTGGCCAATTGCCTTGTTCATCTCTGTACCAGGCAACTTGATGCCCTCTGGCCCCACAACCTTTATGACAGACTGAAGCTTGTTATTTCGTCTGCCCTGCTCTGCTTTGTAGTGTCTGCGTTTGTCTTTCATCAGTGGAAGCAAGTTTGTTTGAATGTGGGCTATGACGTCGCCCAGGTCAAACTTGTTCTGCATAGCTGCGGCGTGTATGCGCTTTGCCAAATCGTTAACAAGGGGTTTCTTGACCCCATCCTGCGCAAGTATCTCCGCCGTAATCCAATGACACGCACGATACAGGGCCAATAGGCCGTCTGCCATGCGTTTCAAATCTGGGCTTCCACGGAAAAGCTCCTCGAGCTCCTTCGTGTTCTGGTCGTACTGCGCATCGCGTTCTTTCCGCATGCGTTCAAGCTCAGCCTTAGGATCTATCGGCGTGTCTGTCTCAACAGGCCGACCGTCAGGTCCGACCAATCCGCTCTTTTGCGGCTGGGAAGCTGCGATTGCCTTGAGCATATTGTTTCCTTCCTGCATCAAGGCTCTCTCTTGGGGGCTAAGTTCCATTTTCACCTTTCTGGTTTTGGGTTAGCAAACCATGTCTGCACAAAACGAATCAAGCCTTATGCCGTTGTATAAGGTGCCAAGGCTCCTAGCGGCTATAAATGTAGCTGCGGAGTCATAGGCGTCTTCTGCTAATGCTTTTGTACTCGGCCAATCCTTGAACAAAGGCCATTCAGACATGGCTGCCTTTTTAGATCTTTCCTTCTTGAACTTCTGGCGCTCTGATGCCTTCATGCCCTTGCCTTTGCCAGCCTTTAGCTTTATGCCCAAGGCCTTTTCAACCTCACCAGCTCTAAACATTTCAAACGGTATCCCGTGCGTATAAAGCAATGAACCGACCAACCCGGTTATCATGCCCATGCATCTTGTTGCTCTCGCCGACTTTGAACCCCCAGACGGCATCTCAGCGAAGATTGCTTTGGGTTTCCACTTTATAAAAAGGTCAGTCAGCTTCCTCGTCATGTTGCATATGTCCACGACGTCCTTCTCAAACACGTCCTCATCTTCTTCACAATCTCTTTCACTGCTAACCACTGTTGTTGCGTAAACCAGGACATCCCTAGCCGGTTCTAGCTTAAAAACCGTAACACCTGTTTTACGAAACCCAACGTCCAGGCCCATCACGAAAGTGGACATTTTTCCCTCATGGTCTCTAGCAGGTAGTGAGTCAAAGCGCAGTCAACCCCGGCGTTGTGTGCCTTTGACCGATCGATCCCGCTTCTGCTGCCTAACTCATACGCGGCGTAACAGTATCTGTCCAGTGACCATTTTACGGTAGAGTAGACTTGCCCAATCCTGCTATAGAATTGTGACAAGTTCTCATCGGAACGCATGTTCTCGTTAAGCTTTGCAGCCTTAACGATTATGCCCGTGTCCAGTATTTCGTTGGGTTCAAACTTCCAAGGTTGCCCTATTTCCTTGGTGTGCTTAAGCAAAAACTCGGCGTCAAACTTGAAGGCATTATGACCTACGAACATATTTCCACATTTACGGTTTGTATTTAAACCGTCCAACATCACGTCTAGTGCGTCCTCGTTTGGAATTCCAGCTTCCTTTAGGAATTCTGCGGTCAGGCCGTGGACCTCTGTTGCTTCAGGATGGATATCAACTTTTGTATGACAAACGTACAAACTACCGTACCTGTGAAGGACAGTGTTTATTACCGCAGCCCAGCCCCATTCCAAAACTTTATCATGAACAGGGCTAGTTCCGCTTGTTTCAGTATCGAAGACCATGTAGCTCTTGGGAAGCTTCTGGTTAGGACACCTTTTTTCAATTTCCCGTAGCACAGCCGAAACAGCACGTAACTCCTGCTCACTAGCTACGGGAACCTGGTCCCTACTTGATGCGGCTTGCACGTGCGAAGTCCTCCGTGACACGGTCAAGCAGTTCTGTATTCACATCCTGCATCGGAGCATCGCCCTCTCGGATGGGGCGGACTTCGTCACACCAAACACGAAATTCTCCAAGAGTTGCGAACAGATAAGCACGCCCTATGTGCCCTATAGCCTCAGGATCAAGCTCTTTTAATCGAGCAGATAGATCCTCAAGGGTGATATTACCTTGCACGCATTCTCGAACAAGCTGCCCCAGCATAGAAGCTGTTTGGGGTATCTTGTCCGAGGTTGTATTGTCAAACGCCTGGAGCGATTTAACAATCAACCTACGCATGGCATAGGCCATATCACGTTCTGGGTTGAACCAACGTCGGTCTTCACCAGAGGGCGGGCGCATCTGCAACATCTTGAAACTCCTTAGTTCTTCCTACGTGATTCCCTGGTTTCACAAACCAAGCAGATGGGAACTGTTCTACTTGGGTCAAAGTACGCATGTTCATTTCCACAAGCCGAGCAAGGCCGTTCAACAAACTCGTATCTGTGCGTAGCTTGGGGGCAGGCATTTTTACCTTTATACCCCAAGGGACATACCCTGCATTTCATATCAGGATATTCACGAATGCAAGTTAATCTAGAGGTCCGTAGCTGCTTGTTGCTGGCTTTTGTAGATGTAGTGGCATCGAACTCCCTGACTTCCGCTCTCTGCCCATCCTCATTCCAGCCTATCTCTCCTACAAATAACCCTTGTACAGCGTCTCGGTAAGATCTCTGGTCATTTCCAAATTCGTTGTCCTCACGTTTGAATCCTATATCCAACATGAACCGCCACATAACGAAGTCGTAAGCCATAGTCTGTTGCAGACTTAATCCTGCATACGGACCGCTTAAGATTCTCATATGTAGCTTAAGTTGTTGCGTACCCTTCTTTGAGCTCGGAGCCCTGTAGATGTCCTCTATGAAGATTAAGCACCAGTGTGGAGGCTCCGCTGCTGTAAATGTTGATCGCAGCTCTTCTCCGTTAACTATTCTTTCTTTGCCAGCAGCTAACCGCCAGCAAATGTCTTCTACCACTTCCACACCGCCCTTGCCTTGAAAGCAGGAAAGTGCCTGGTATAGCGCCCTTGTTGTGTCTTGTTCGAGCTTAGTTACCAGCGATGCTACGAACAGGATTCGGTCAAAGGCCGCGCCTTCCAGTGTTACGTCTGTGAATGAGGGGGTGCAAAGTTCGGACATCAACTTACCCATTAAGTTGAAAACCGTTTTCACCTTTGTTTTCATTCCTTTAGGAAGAGGCATTTGCCCTCCACCGTTCGTAAGCAACCCAGAGTTTCTTGTCCACAAACTGGTCTACGGATTGGAAAATGTCTTTGCTTAAATTCAAACGCACTAAATCTTGCTTACCGGATGCTGCCGCTATGCTTATGGATTTTAACTCTTTCAAGGATCTAGCCATCGGTTCAACCATAGTTGAAATAGACTTGTACACCGGATGCATTAGCAGCAGTGGAGAACATCCAGAAGCCATGGCTCCAATTAAGTTAGGCGAAACAATTGACGCAGCTAGATCAGTTATGCGTGGCGCTGGTACATAGTTTTTTATCCGCATGTACGAGATCTGATCACGGTCTACGTACGTGATGTCGCTGATCTCTTCTGGTATACGGTGGTGTGGGTCGCGGAATGCAAGAACTTCAAGCTTAAGGCCATCTCCGGCTTGTTTGAGCCACTTTTGGGTCTGAGCTATCTGAGAGAAATCTGTATCGTTAACGGTGTTAATCACAGTCCCAAGTTTTATCTCTTCCTGACCCAATGAAACTTTGGCGCTAGCTAAAGGTTTCCAGCTAAAAAGGACAGGGAATGCGGCTGACGCTCTTTTAACCACCGTAACGCTGTTTGTGAACAAACAATGAAACCCAGATTCATGGATTGAGACGTTAAGTTGAATCAAGTGTCTAAGATCATCAAAGCAAGTTGAAACCAGTACGGTCCAGGGTCTTCCCAGTATGATAAGTTTGTTTGCCAAGTACCATTCTGCTGCATCAAGACACAGAATCATGTCATACTCTAAATAGAAGACTGACGGGTCGATGTTGTCGGTATCAACTGCTATTACTGTTACCTCTCCGCCAAACCCAGAATGGGCTGAGAGGCTAGCCGCCATTTCCTTAACGTAAGGATCTGTCCCAAGCTGTTTCACAGAGTAAAGGACCAACGTCTTCATTCGGTATCTCCTTGCCTCCTTTATAGGTGTTACTGAAAATACGTCTAGCGCAAAAGAAAGGGCAGGCGCTCACGCACCTGCCCTTACCCCCCTTTCTTGTAGGCGGTTTACCGCTCTACGGGGTTATGCTCTTACGAATAGTTTCAAGGCCGGTTGCAGCCCCATCACAAAACGCAGCAACTAGCTCAGCCGAGCTACTGCCTTTTACCTTCCAGTCTGGATGCTTTTCAAACAGACGATCAAGTTCAGACAGCAGTAGTTTGGCTGCCTTCTTTGATGCAACCTTGTACAACTTCTGGTCATCTCGGAAAGCCTTATCAAGGGCAGCTTCAACTTCTGGGAGAATGACCGTGAAGCCTTCGTCTGTCCATCCGTGAAGGTTCTCACGCAGTTTGTCTGTAACAATTCGGATACCGGAGACAACATCCGGAGATGGCTTGTCTATGGCCACGTAGAGAGCCATCGCTGCACGTCCAGCAAGCTCCGCCATGTCCTTTTTGCTCTCGGCTGACGTAGTGTTGTTGCCACAGCTTGTGCACGTCAAAGCAGCGAGAGCAACCAAATAAACACTGATGGCCTTTAGGTTATGCATCTTTTGTCTTTCCTTTTCTTCTTTCACCAGCCCTCAGCCTGAAAAGACCTAACGAGATCTCATCCGAAGGGAAGAAGGCCCTGAAACAGTCGTACTCCTTTATAAGCCAAGGATCCACATATATGACCTGTGGAGTTTTGGTTAAAGGTTTACTTAGCTGAACCGACCTCCCTGCTTTACTGCAAAGAAGTTCGAAACAGTTTGAACAGTAGAACGTGAACCTGGTTACGTCGCCTCTGTAACTAAGCTGAATCACAGGTTCATTGTTTTCGGAGGGTAACATACACAAGCGACAGCTTGCCGGTAAGTCCAGCAGCTCTGCTGTGAATGTAACCATTTCCATTTATCTGTTATCGCCTTCGCTCTTTATCACATTGCGAATTTGACGATCTTTTAGCTTTTCCAAGTTTATCTTAGCCACGTCACCAAGCGTGAAACCGAGACGCAAAGCAAGATCGGCTATATACCATTGAACATCACCAAGCTCCTTTATGAGCTCGATCTTCTGTTCTGGTGTATAGTCCTTGATCTCCCGCGCTTCGAAATTACGGTAGTACTTTCCAACCTTCTCCGCAAACTCACCTGATTCTCCAGCGAGCTTAAGGGTGGAGTACATTATAGACTTGTCTTTATCCGGGTATTGTGCAGTCAAGACTGCCAAAGCCTGGTATTCGTCTAATGTCATTTTGTTGGTGAAGTTGCTCATTGCCTATCCAACTCGGGTGGTATCTCAAGAGACGTTAGTAGATTAACTACCCCTGAGACGTCTTTTATGTTTGCACGACACGCAATTTGCGTGGCGTCATCGTAATTAAAATTAACTGGAATCCTAGGCCGTAGCCTATCCATCATTAGAACTTCTAGAACTAGTGCTCTGACTTCGCGTTCATCCATCATGGCGGCAGTTTCCAGTTACTGTTACTGTTTTAATTAACCCCCAGCCTCCTCCTTTCTAAATGGACCCAGCAGGTTGCTCAGACAACCCACGTCTAGCTGAGTCGTTTGTTTTAACACCGTAGCTATACGCCTTGAACTTATATCCATTTTGGCGTACAGCTTCCCCCAACTTTGTATCACCACCATTGTGACTAAGCCTGGGGTCAGGCCAGTCAATGGCCCTTAGCACGTCAGTACGTATCCCCCAATAGGATCCTTGCGCAAATGTGACCCCTGGGACATTACGTACCTTTTCAGGCGATATGCCTTTGTACCACGACGCTTTCTGTATGAACTCCAGCTCGCCCGGACGCCAAATCCAAAGCCAAGGTTCACCGAAGTAATGGAAATCAGCAGACGGCGAAAGCATGTACCGAACACTCAAGAGCCAGTCTGGCTTGACTATGTGAGCATCGTCATCAAACCAAATAACCCATCTTGCCTGTATGTCTTTTTTGAACATGTTTCGCATGGCAATGTACTTGGGTACATTTTCACTGCTAAAGTGACAGTTAAACCCAAGATTGCCAACCAGTTCAACTGTTTGACTGCAGACCTGGTTACCCCAGAGATTAACTTCAATATCACTAACGCCACCAACCTGCTTATAGAGGCTAGTCAAGAACCTCTTATGCAGATCGTGGTAATCACCGTATAGCAGTCCAAATATCGATAAAAACATTTTTACGCCTTAGGGTAGTATTAACGGGCGAAGGGTGGTTCCTGGCACACCTCCAGCTCCTGATCTTATTTCACGCATTCTGTCAAAATCGTTCTTCTCTTCGCCGTTCCTACTCCTGGCGGCTTGGTATGAGTGTTCGAGCTTTGACACAGTGCGCTTCAACTCGCAAAGCATTGCCCACACCTGCTCAGGCGCCAGTTGTTTCTCAATTATCTTCTCCTCGAAGATAATACTATTCCGTTCTAGCGGCATACCATTTACCGTAACCTCTCGGTTACCGTGAAGTTCCGCTTTGAACAAAATTAAAATCATCGTCTCTCTCCAAGTTGACTTTACTGCGACCTACCTTTTCTAACATTACGCCAGTATTCATCAAGCACAAGCAACGAATCTTCTTCCATCCCAGCCTTAGCTGCCTCTTCCATGGTCAAGTTTGTCCATACTATCTTGAGGGAAGGGTTTACAAATTGGTCGGCGATTATGGCTAGGCGTCCAAGAACCTTATGCCTGTAAATCTGCAAGTCACGACGTCTGTGCCACCATGCTGTGGCCACTACTTCTGTACACGAGAAGGCGACGTCGTACTCAGCTTTAGTTGAATTGTGCGCAGACCAATGCAGCTCATCAAGCGTATCGTCGTCTGGCAAATCACGCGTGTTTAGATGAAAAGCGGAGATTGCGTCTTCTATGTCAAATCTGAACCTGTCGTCGTAAACAGACCCCACCAACCTCTTTGCGTTGTCAGCCGCCAAGGTTGCGTCCACGTCAGTTACACTTACAGGTCGAAGTATCATCATCTTATCTGACAGCGCGTGTATTGGATGGCGCTCAACTACACCCTCCGAAATAGCCTCGACTATTCGGCATTCGGTTACATCTACAACCCTTTTCTTTTCACTGCGAATTGATTTGGGGCCCTGTGTAAATATAAAAGCGTGCTTAAACACGCCAGGTATGGCCATATTTGAAAAAATAAAACCATGTTTAGTGGATACCCCAATGTCACCCTGCTCCACGTATTTAAGCGCTTCAAGCCACTCGTCATAGGATGTTTTGTAGGAATGAACGCCAAACCCGATGTACGGGAAATGAGGGAAAACGCGTATATCGCCAGCCCAGAATGCTAGTCTTCGCCAGCCGCGCTGTAGCCGTGAATAATGCCCAACTGATCTGTCGGGTCGAGTGATGTACATAAACCACAGTACAAATACAAGCGTACAAATTAATCCGTATAGCATAAGCAGGCCTCCTGATTGTCTTTACAGTTTAAGGCTAGCTTATGCTACAGGCAATAAGACTGATATTTATTCGTTAGACATTTCAGAAACCTTCATCATCACCGTCATCATCATCATCCGAATCTTCCTCAGAAATTAGTGCGTCATCAAGGGTTTCGAGCAGCTTGTGCAAAACTGTATCGTCGTCTGCCGCCGATATCTGACTGATGAGTACCCCAGAGCGGTTATAACCTGCAATGTAAAAACCGCCTGGGAACTGTTTCTCCAACAGTTCTAGAATATATTCTGGCATGGTAGGCCCTCCAAGCGAAGACTCTATAACGATAACGCTTAGCCTACCTCCCGTCCATTATTTACTTGTACCACAACCGATAGTCAAACTCGTCGAACCCAAACCACGTTTTGCCGTCTTTTGACCACTTCCACACATCGTTCTGCCAGAAATCGTACTTGTGAGGGAGATCTATGCACCCGTTCTTTATTAGCTCCCGTACCTTACGGCGCTCTGCACGGTGCGCTCTTACTTTATCTTCTTTCTCGGATTCGCTGCATGCGCCCATTTTAGGTGTGTGTCGTAGGCTTCTGCTCATTATGTCCTCCTCGAGCTAATAAAGATTTTCTGTGTCTTCCTTCTCACTCTGCGTACGTTGCCTGGTCTTGGCTGTGCCGCATCGGCTACACTTCCCTTTATGTGCTCCTTTCGGGAACAGGTGTTTAGTGGTGGTCATACAGAACGAACAGTAATTAAGATCTTTTTGTCCTCGGCGCATATAACCTCCTACTCGTATCCGGGTAGGGTTATAGTCGCCATAAGGCACCAGGCCTCCGGATTAAGCTTTTCTATTATACATAAAGCAAGTGATCGTTCCCCGGATTCATTTGAAGAAGTCCAGACCCATCCTTTTTTACTGTCCAAAACGGCCCTTACTTGAGGGGTCCACCCTTCCCTAAGAACTGCTTCGCTAACCAGCTTGCCAGGTACAACAATGCTTGGCTGATCAAACTTATTGTCCATGTCCGCTCTAATATACCGCGCTGTAAGCGGAAGAGACCATGGAATAATCCTAAACTTAAAGTTAGGGGCCATCTTCTTTAACAGGTGTAGCGCACTCATTCTTGGATGCCGACCGCAGTTACTCAGCACAGTCAGTATGTTGTTATTTTCAGAGTGCATAATTCACCTTAGCAAAGGTCATACCGATTTTCTTTTAATGGTTTCTCTTAAAGAAGATTGGAAGTAAGGGTCGCTGCAGTTTTCTACGAAATTATCTGCGTCTAAAGTTACATCAAGTAACTCGGCCCTTTTATCTTTTATGTTTGACCACCCCAATTCCTGGTAAGCCAGGATTGGACGAACTTTGTACTTAGTGGCGATCGCGTGGTTATACGCCAGGTCTATTGAAAGCCCTTCTCTTCTTTCTGTTGACCTCAGCGCCTCAGCTGCGCAGCTTAAATTAATCCCAATCAGGTGTGTCTGGACCTGTTTTTGTATTAGTTCCAAATGTTTGCTGACCTTTACGGTCTTGTGAGGAGCCAGGTCTAAGCCCCCCATAAAAAGAAAGCCCCAGGTTTTTAAGGCCGCTATCTCTTCCAGGGTCTCCTTCCATATTTCGTGAAAGTCATCCCTGAACACAGCGTCGTCTTCAATTATTAAAATGCTTTTCCATCTCTTGTCTATCATCTCATCAAGTAGCTTTCGGTGCATCATGGCAATACCTCGGTCACCAATAGAGTGAAACTTACCTCTATCGGGAGGTCTTGTGGCTTCCAGCCTTTCCGCCTTGATACCGAGTTTATCTAGACGAGCTGTCATGCGTTCGAGCCTATCCGTACGTATGCTTAGATTAATTAAAAACACCTTTTCGAATAAACCTAAATGCAGACTCATTAACCCCTCCCTTAATTGCCCCCAGAGCAATCGCTCTGGGGGCGTTTGACTTCACGGAACATAATACGGACGTGGCTGCTGCGAAACCTCGTCATTGTACTTTTTGCCAGCTCTTTCAATTTCTTCCCACTCTCTGTTCTTCTTCTTCTGCTCGCGCAGATAGATCTCGAACATGTCGCACTCCATGGGAGACTTGCTCATGTCCAGCTTGTGAATGGGGTCTACGTGGATCTGACCAAGACGATCGGCGGCACTTTTGGCTTTTGCTTCCGTGTCAAGGAACGAGAACGGAACGGGGCCAGAAATGGAAGCCGGTACAACTGGTCCAGGTCCTGAACTTTTCTTGAGGTTTGACACCCTCCACTCATGCCGACCGCTGTCGATGTCCAAGAGGGCGCATACCTGGTTCCACGGATCAAATCCAGTGAATCCAGTTATCTTGGCTCTCAATCCAACGTATTGATCCATGTCCTGACTCCAGTGGTCTGAACTTGGGTCGGTTGGATCAATTTGAATGTGCTTGCTGGCGATTACTTCCTCGCCAACATTAAACCCAGCGTAATTCTTTATGCTTGTCCAACTAGCCATTTTCTCCTCAAAGCAAAACCCCGAGTGAGAGGCTCGGGGTTTATCTTTTGATGCCGAGCAGACTCCTGGCGCTGCTCGTGCCCGCCTGTCTACAGGCTTCCGTCGTTGTAAGGCCGCCACTCCTCTAAGTGACGAATTAATTTATGGGTTTGGAGTCTACCACATAAGAACAAGCGTGGTAGACCCCAAACGAGGTGGAGGTCAGAGTTAGCTTTACAGATTGAGAAAAAGCTTTGCCAGAGGTGTCACGAGTTCCCTTTACGCCCTAAGTGGCTGCAGCAGCCAAGCGTACTTAGCGGGTATAGTGTGAACCTTGGTCTAGGCTGTTAGTCATTGTATTTCTACAATCACGCTTGTGTATAACTAACTCGCACCCCACACCTTTACTCTTCCTTCGGGAAGTGCTCTTCAGTCAAGAAGGGCACTTCGATTTCGTTATTGTTTGCCTCAGCAATAGCCGAGCGAAGTTTACCTGCAAACTTAGCTGCGCTAGTTGCTTTTGAAAGTACTACTTGGTTATGAACCTTCTGAACAGCCGCTACTTCTCCAGCCGACCTGTAGGTTGAGTAATGGTCTCTTTTTCCTTTTATTACGGTTCTCCACAGCTTTTCAAGCCGACCTGCGCCGCCGATCAACTTAACAGCCTCAGCCAAAGAGCCAGAACTAAGCCCTTCAACCTTTACCTGCACTTGTAGGTTGAACAGCGACTGAGCGGTCTGCAACAGTGCAATGTTCCTCTCGCACACCTCAACCTCCTTGAAGAATAAAAGAGGGTCGCCGTGGTCTTCGTCCGCGAAAGAAACTATGGACTGGGTGAAGCCATTGGTAGCTGCTGTTTTACGCAGCTCCCAAACCCGTATGCCTTCACGTAGTTTGTATCCTGTGACTTTCAAGATTACCTCCGATTAGACGATTGTGAAAGGGTCCACTCGAGAAGCGTTATGGGAGCCATCCGCCCTGTTTGTCGGTATGGAGCTCAAAATACTTGAAACAGTCGAAAGTTCGCTCCGTGGTACCAGTACCTCTCCAATTTTGAATGGTATCTTGCTGGCCATCTCTTGCACTTTGTCCATTGTTCTTTCGTTAAACGGCACTATCTCACCGTCGTAACTAACAAGGTGATTTGAAACTTCGGCAAACTTAATGCAAGCATTTCCAGGAATAAACAGCGTGACCAGTTCTAAGCGTATACCTGATCCGCAGTCGCTTAGGTTTTCCTCGTCAGTGTGAAAACTTCCAAGGCACTCTGACATTTGGAAACTCACTTGTTTATTCTCCAAGAAAGTGGCTAGCTCGCGTATTGAGCTGGGTTGGCCATTAAAAATAAGTCTTTTCTCTCCCCTGACAGCCATAGCCACCTTCAACTTATCGAGGGAGGTTAATGTGTCGCAGTGCAATCCTGACGGTCGGCCGTCCTCGTCATCGTCATAATATTCGTCATCATCTTCATCCTCATCTTCGCCGACCATCTGCTCTTTTTGCCCTACTTCGGGTAAGTTGATGCACAGGTCTTTACCGTGACTGAAAAGTAGAACCTTTTCCATAACAGCCTTACTCACTGCCCCACCAATCTCAACCATGGCAATGCTCATTGCGTTCTCCTTTAGCGATGTCACAAAAAAAAGCCACCATTTAAATGGTGGCTTTTATTCCTACATCCAGCTGTTCTTTTTTGACGAAAAGGTGAACGTTATTTGTTCATCCTTCTCTAGTATGAAAGACTCGAAGCCCTTTACACTTAATGGGTTTCTTTTGTAGTTCTTCTTGAACTCTATGGCTTTAGCCCTCAGCGCTGCTTTAGATCCTGAGGGCCCTACTGCAACTATCGATGGTTCTTTCTTTTTCCTTCTCCTCTTTGCGGCCTCGAGGCAGTTTATAAACCTTTGAATCTCCTTAGCACTGTTGAAGGAGATAAATGTTATGCCATCCTCACCTGGCAAATGAAGTTCCACTCGACCCCCTTATTTAATTGGGCACTGTCCAGAAGAACACTCTAGTGAGCTCTGGAGCTGGCTCATGCCGTCGTCCTTTAGAGAGTTTATTGGGCGAGTCTTTGCCACCATGCTCTCATACTGCTCCTTCGTTATCTCCTCGTAAGGAGCCTGAACAAACCCATGTCCAGAGTGCAGCAGGAAAGAAACGGTTTTTATTCCGTCGTCGTAATTCTTGGAAAGCCAATCCTTTATGGCATCCAGCTCTTCCAGCTTGTAGTAAACAGTAACAGAAACTGAATTGTCCGCCCAATACGCCTGCATGTGTTTAGTCTTTTCCAACTGCTCAATCGCTGTCATGTCCTTGGCCAGGATTGCCTTGCTATTAGGTTTGCAGGGGAACGAGACAACCATGCTGTCGTAGTTGATAGTACCGTCCAGGTTCTGTTTAGGTTCAACGTGGAACCCGTGCTCACGACACACTTCGATCAGCGGATCATTAGTGGCCATCATGATCCGCCTAATATAGTACTGTGCAAAGGCCGGATGGATTCCAGGAGTCACACCTGCCAAGAGGGACAGGGTACCAGATGGCTTGACCGTTGTCAGTTTGATGGACTTACTAACACCGATCAGCTTGGAGTAATTTTCATCTTCCAACTCAATGCGGCGGTAGACACGATCGAGAACTTCCTTGGTAGTAAGTTCAGGAGCCTCGAGAACACCAGTGACGCCAATTCCCAGACGGTGGTTACGACTAACAACCTCGTTTGTCTTCTCGTGAATAAACGGAAGACAGCTTATTGTCTTAACAGCCTTCAGCATCAGAGCCGCAACATCTTCAAATTCTTCAATGGAACGGATGTTGGGCAAGAACAGCTCAGCCAAATTGCAGCTCTCATACGGTTCCAACGGAACTTCACCGCAAGGGTTTGTACCTATAACACGTGGGTCAGGCCGGTAGTTTGGGCCGTCAACCAGACGTCCGTACTTCCGACAGTTGTTAAGGTTGACAAGGCCATAAGGCTCGCCCTGGCCATTGTAGCCAGACCAGAACGTGTTTGTAAGGCGTTTGATAATGTTACAGATCACGCTGTTGTTGCTCATTGCGCGCCATTTAGGGATGGATCCCTTATCCCAGCGCTTGGCGTCCAAGTACTGTTCGTCAGAGGCGTCGCCAAGCGCAATCTGCGCTGAACGGCGTACATTCCCCGCGACAACAATGCTGCCAATAATGTTCATGATGTCCAGGCAGTCTATAGGCCGGAGCTTCTTACCAACCCGGCTACGCAGTACCGTGCAAATGCGGTCTATGCCTTCACACAGTTCCTCAGGACCAGATGCCGTGCCACCAAATCTCTTAATAGGCACACCTTTTCCACGCACGCAGGTCGTGGAATAAGTAAACCCTTTTCCAGTAAAGAAGAACGCCGTCAATGTGCGACGAAGAAGCTCAACCCAACCTTCCCGGTTATCCGGGATGATAAAGTTGACGTCCTTCTCATCCTTACGCACAATTTTCACATTGTACTTAACCTTAGGCATTTCATACACGTACTCTGCCTGGAGGTTATAACCAAGGCCACCACCGAGCATCAGCTCATCAAACGTAAAGCAGAAAGGCTCAATGGGGTCATTAACAACACATGCCCAACAGTTCTGAAGACTGTCGCCACCAAGGGCGTCAACAGTCTCTGTCCCCAACTGCCACAGCGCCCTACCTGAAAACGAGCATCGAAGATTGAAGACGTGGTCGTACATCCGCTCCGCTTCATCCTTCGTAAGTTTACACCCTATGTGGATAATACCGTTAACACACCGCTCAACGGTCTCGAACCACTCCTCTGTTGTGTCCTTGGAAACACGGCGAGCGTAAGTACGCTTGTACGTAATATAGCCCACAGGGCCCCAAGGCGGCATCTTTGTACGGTAGGACTCAACAAACGCAGGTTCGAGTTCGTCCACGTAAAGTCCGGTGTTCTTTGTTTCTGTTGTCTTCAGCATGACAGTTCTCCTGAACCCAATCAACTATTTCGATCGACATCTCACCAACTCCGATGGAGAGATTAACCGAATCGCAAACAAAAACAACTGCGAGTTGAAGGAATTCAGTTTCCTTTGTTTTAAAAATTAATCTTTGAATATTGAACCAATGATTACCGTCTTTATATTAGAGGTAACCCCTTGGAGGATAAGGAAATGCTTAAGTATATTGCAGCCGCTATTCTATGCGTAACAGCACTTTCTGGTAAAGCCGAAGCCGCCGATGTTCATGTGGGCTTCGGATTTAATTTTTGGCCAAGACCGGTTTACGTCGTCGATCCTTGTCCTCCGGTCTACGTACCTGTATGCCGACCAGAGGTGACTTACGTCACTGTTTGCGTGGAACGTGAGTATATTTCTTACGAATGGGTCTGTGGACCCGGTGGCAGACACTACTATAGGTCTGTCTACCACCCCGCAAGATATGAAAGACGACCAGTCAGGGCTTATGGCAGATAGATAAGGGCTTATTGTTGTGGCCAAAATCAGTGGCCACAACCTTGCCTGCCCAGTCCATAGGAAAATCTACCCCAGGAACTGGTGCTTTTTGTTCTGTCTGCGTGCTGGTATTGTCCTTGGTTGTCTTACCTTGTCTAACAACAGTCTGGGGTGGGTAAGTGGGCTTAATCCCCGATGCGCCGCACCACTTCTCAAAATTAGCAAGCGCACGCTTCTTCTTACTTTTCTTGTAACTCAAAAACTTCTCCTCCAAACTGTCAAGATTCCCCAGAGGAAAAAGCAGGGGCGCCTCAGTAGCTGGCGCCTCTGTCTTCATTGGTAATGAGTAGATTGTCGTCTCACCGCCAGACGGGCAGCTCGTTACCAAGCTGCCACTAGGCGACCTGACGATAATTCTTTCGGAATTGAGGCTCGGAACAATCTCTATTTTAGGGCTTTCCTTGCCTATGAAGACTATCTTGTCCCCAGGTTTTAGCAGCATCCGGCCGCCATTCGGGGTTTCAACCGCAACGTAAAACATTTATCCTCCTGTAATGAGTTAAAGTCCCATTTGCTCCCGCTGTCTCTTAAGTTGACAGACAAAGCATAAAGAGGAATTGTTATAAGCACTAAGTATCGAGATACAGTCCTTGCAGCTCCGCCCTTGCTTTGTACCTGATTTTATATTTTCGGTTTTGGGTTTTCGGCGAGCTGTCAGGGGTTTCTTCGTTGACATGATTGGGCGACTCTGTGCTTTGAGAAGATAGAAGGCATGGATAAGACGTTCGGCATTCAACTCCACAAAACAAAGCCATACGAGCAGCGGACATGTCAGAAGAAATAGTGTTGCATACGTCGCATGACTTAACCGCAAGTTTACCGTTACAGTCAAGCCATTCCTCGCGGCCGTAGTTGGACACTCTGAAAACAGCCCAACCACGCCCAGCACATATGTTACAGTTAGGGTCTCCTGACGGGTCAGGTCTCCCTATGTTTCTCATGTCGTACTGCTTTTCAACTTTGTAATGAGGTGCCATGTTACCTCCCTTGAACTAAAATTAACATCAAGGGAAATTTTTGTAAAATGCAGAACCTAAGCAGCCACCTTTAGGTCATTCTGGTGCTCAATGGCCACTTTTACAATTTCCTCTTCCATCACCTTTAGCATCAACAACTGTGCGGCAAACACATCAAAGTTTGGCATGAAACCACCATTTACAAACTTAGGTGGGTGGGCGCACAGCCGTCTTACTGCCACAAGTTGCGGTACCCCTTCAGTAGATAACCTCTCCGCCATCTGGTAGACGTTGGCTATCGCTGTCGTGCATTTAATCCGGTAAATCTTTCCGGATGGGGCCCTAACTGTTACAAACTTAGTTCTTTCGAACTCCTCTCTCTGGTCTCGGGTTAACAAACCTAAGAACAGTTCTTTTGCTTTTTTATCTGCTGCTTCCGCAGATATCTTCTCTATGGCAGCTATCTTAGGGTCTACTACGACTGGTTTGTCCCACGCTGAAGACGTACAGGAGGTTGTTGCATAAACCGAGTGCCAGTACAAACCGTCCCTGCATTTAAGTTTAACCAATGTGGCGTCCGGGTAGTATAGCGTAGACGTACCTACTGTGCTGATTGAATACGTATCGCTATAATATGTTTCATACGTGTTAAACAGAGGCGTAGTGGCAGTGGTCGGTGCTACTTTTTCCTCTGGGGCAATTAACGTCGCTGAGTCTGTCAAGAGGGTTCGACCTGCAACCGCTAACTCCATGCTATCCTCCTACTGGTGGTTTTGTGAAGATCAGAGTCTCAGCTCCTGGATCAAATGAATCGACACGCTCGCCTTGTTCCCCGTTCCTACCCACAGAAAATGCGATGTGGCCTTCGGCTAAAAGCTTGTTGAACAGGCTCCTTGCCTTTTCCACCGCTATCTCATCTCCGGAATCCCACACGTGGCGTGTGTCACCTGTGCGGTCCAACACCCTGAAAAGCCTTGACGTTGGTTTAGATAAAGCCTCGGCGAGAGCCTTTTCGGCCTCCGCCTCTTCTTCTACATTACCAGCTTCGTAATAAAACACTTTGTTAGTAACTAGATCCCGGTACATTGCCGGCTTGACACCTTCTTCCATCGTCCTCTCCTTTGCTTAAGTCCTTAAGAAAAATCTTTCTAAGCTTTTTAGCAACTTCAACCGCTTTACTGCACTGCTCCAGGTCAAACATACCTATATGACACATAGATACGTCAACACCTAACTCAGAAGCTAGCTTATGGTAAGCCTCCGAACGGGTCAGGGCGCCTGACTTCCATAACGGATCAAATTCATTGTGAGCTTCAATCCTAGCCTTACGCACGTCAGCGTCGGCAGGAGTTCCTCTCGGATTCTTTGTTACCTGATTAGCCGCCTGTGTGAATGTGCAGTTCGGCCAGTTTGGGCAACCAAAGAAATAACCGTACCTTCTTCTCTTCTGGAGTAGAAACGGCACGGCGCATCGTGGGCAACAAGGTGTTCTGCTCACGAGTATTCCTATAGATGTTACGGGTATTCATGCGAAGCGCGATTCGCCTCTGCTACTGAGATGTTTTCAGCCACAAACGTGGCTCTTCTTAATTCGTGTTTACCAACGACCCAGGTTTCGGCTGGTTTGACCACCAGGCTTATGTCTTTGTCCAAGGTTGCTCCGGTGAACCCAAACATCGGGGCAAGTGTGTATACCAAGAAGGGATGTGGGTATCCGCCCGTCTTGTTTATACACAGTAGATACCTGACCAGGTCGTAGTTTACCTTTGAAACTGTCTTGTTGATCCAAACAAAGGTAAATCTGTAATCCTTCAGCTCGAGCACGTGGTCTGCCTCTATGCCTCCAGGTGCCCATTTCGCATGTTCAGGGTTCCACCAGCTGCCTGGCAGCTTAGAGCGAGACTTTATCATGTTAATGCGCCGGATATGATCATCCGTGAACCCGAGTCTTGGTACTGTTTCAAGTGCTCTGACTTCTTCCAGAGTTGCTTCTTCCAAAAGGCACCTCCTTTACCAAGGGTTAAAAAAAAGCCCCCACCATTAGGTGGGGGCCAAGTCCTCTACTGTGAGTACTGACTCACAGCTATTGCGTCGTTAAAACTACCAGTGGCCTTAGCTGAACACAGAACAGTTCCGACGTCGGCAAGTGCTTTCTTGATTCCGCAGTCGGTCTGAACGTAATTCATTGCATTCCGGGCTCTAAATCCGTACTGGAGTGCTTGTTTAACGCTTTCAAGGTCAGCTCCCAGGAATATGAACCCCCAGGAGTACACACTTGTCTGGTGTTCGATCCTCCGTTTGATCTCCTCTTTTGTAAACCTCTTAGAGGAGTTCTCCTGTCCGTCTGTCATTACTACAAATACCACCTTATTGGGACGCTCAGACTCAGGGATAGACGAGAAGTATGTACCTCGCATATCCATGACATCACCAATAGCATCAAGCAGTGACGTTGATCCGCCGTCAGGGATGTAGAGTTCAGGAGTTATCAACCCCACCTCCTGTGCTGGGCGGTTGACAAACACAGGCTCAACGTTAGTGGAAAACAGATACAGGTTCATTACTGTGGGGTAAGGATCCTGTTTTTGCTTCATAATGAACGCATTTACACTTTCTATGGTGCTATTAGCTGTGGCAGCCATAGAAGCCGACTTGTCCAGCACAATGGTGATGTCCATCTGGTCTTTCATTTTTGATCAGCCCTAGTGTATTTTGAAAGGAAAGATTTTACGGGCAAAGACTTTGCCCTTACTCTCTCTCCCTCGTCTGTTATCGGTTTGAAGACGACAGAGTACTCCCCTGTTAACACAGTAACAGCTAGTACATTGACTTTGTTTCGGGGAGCTCTGTTTTCTCGCCATACCTCGCAGGCAGATACGCGTGTATGTTCTTCTTGTTCTTCCTTGTCTGCTTCTTTCTTATTTGTAAAAAGATCGAGCTTGCGTGGAATCGGGTCAATGTTGTCCCAAACATACTCAACTAAGTCTTTATTGTTAAAGCAGAGTGAGACACTTAATACCCTGATCATCGATCTTCCAAACTGTAATGCACTGTGGTCAACAATTAGGCGTGCAATCCCCATTGCGACCTCCATGTCTTCTGAAAAGATATAGCCAGGGTCAACGTCAAGACTTGAAAGTAGTCTGTCGATGGTTTTCTTATCCAAGTGAAATGCGTACGGTGCGTCTGCGGCATATGTCACTTTGATAACCCTGCTGGCGTTAATCTTCTCGATCTTTTCTTTGGATCCGTCATTCGCAGCCTTGGCGACAGTAACGGTTCCTGCGTAACTCGTGACAAGTTTCAACTATACCTCCTTTCTAAGTATGTTTAGTGGTGTCCCGTGGATTAACATGGCCGACACCAGGTAGCCTTTCCCACGCCCACGCCCTCATCGGTCGTGGGCTTGTACGGCTCTCACGGTTTGCCGCCTGATCTAAGGGGGTCCGTATTCAGTTTTACGCTGAGTAGGGTATCAGCCAATGAAACGGTAGATCAGAATTTTAAGCTGGGTTAGCTCCGGACTTCTTCGCCAGAGTAAGTCAAGGTTTCGCTCTTGTTGACAATTTCACCCTCGACGATGGGTCGGGGGCTTTCATTTGCTGACTTAAGGGCAGACGATGCTTCGATGATGCCCTGTCCGACCATGTCGCCAATAGTGCGGCCGATCTGGTTTGCCACCATCGACCACACTATTTCGGGCGATTTTCTCAGGTTTGATGGAGCCTGCCCGATCACTCCCTTGGCAGCGATCATAAGATCGTTCTCGTTCAAAGAGAGCTTGTCGCTCTCGTGCTTCATACGACGTATGGCCGAAAGCTTCGCACGCTCCACAACTTCGCGGATACGCGCTGGGATTGACTGTGCGCTGGTCAACAGCTTGGCCACGTTATCCAGCTGCACAGCGTTGTCGATCAGTCCACGCCCGTACTTTACCAGCAGGCGCTTTGTGGTTGCTTCGTTTGGAACGTCGAAATGGATGATGGCATCCATACGACCTTCACGAAGCATGGCCGGGTTGATGTTCTCAACGTGGTTCGTGGTCAGGATGGTCATAAGTTCGACCCCCTTGAGCTCGATACCGTCGATCGTGTTGAGTACGTCGTTCACGTCTCCGTCTCTGGTCGTACCCACGTACTGGTCGACGTCTTCGGCGAAGACAATCGAAGGGGCGTACTGCTTGGCGAACAGCAGTGCCTCAGCAAGGCCTGTCACCTTGCTCAAATAAATAAACGTCCACCCGTTTTCGGTGCCCACCTTGGCAACCACGGATCCAAGCAGCGTCTTGCCGGTTCCATACCGGCCAGAAGCAAGGACGCCTCTTTTCAGAGGAATCCCCAACTTCCGACACATATTGCTGCTGCGCAGGGGGGTCAGCACAGCCGAGTCAACAAGGTCCATCGTGTCCTTGTTCAGCATGAGGTCCTCGGCCCGGATCTTCGTGGCGTCCACGAAGGAGGGGACTTCTTTCGTCGGATCAAATGAGTCTGGATCTGCCCCGTCGAAGTCCACCTTGATAGCCTTACCTTTGTAAAGAGACTCCTCCAAAAGGATCTTTCGGATGAGTGTGGAGATTTTCAGGACTTCGTCCTGGAACTTGCGCTGAACTTGGCCGCACAGTGAGAACACCCACCGGCCCTTGTCGAACACGGCCCCAGCGGAAAGCCAGCCGCCTTCGAACTTGGCCACCTCAAGCCGCCCCCACGGAACGGAGATAACCTTGCCCAGGTGGTCCACTGGCACCTGGAGCATGTGCGGTGGGCGATTTCCGAAGAACGAGGGGGTAGGCACCATGTCCACCCAGCGGTAGATGGTGGACAAGGCCTTATGGAGAGCGTATGCACCCTCAATGGGGAAGCACTCCATTTTCTCGTTTATGTCGATGATTCTGGCCTGATCCTCATCGTGCCGCTTGATAGCGCGTATAGCATCAGCCGAAGACATCCCTTCGGGAAGTATGATTTGATCCCCCTGACGCTTGACCTGGTGTTCGTCGGACATTCTTTTTCTCCTTTTCAGTTATCCACACTTTTCACGCTGTTACACACTATTCGCAGGTTGCCACTACCTCCTTTCAGGCAACAAAAAACCCCGCCACAAGGCGGGGTTTTAACAAGATTGGTACTGACTAACTAAGCAAGGAACGGTTTATTAATCAGGGAGCCTTCTGCTTGCGGTACCTGATCAAAGCCGTCACGTGCCAAAGATGTTGCAGTTTCAGCCACTACGTCTGCCACGGAGGTGTTTACTGGAAGTCTGCGCAACGCATCCAGCAGGTAGTAGGTTAGTGCTCCGTTAGGCCGATTGTTAAAGTAGGCATCAGCACTTGTCTGATCTGACCGACACCCTGAGATGAAAGCACATTCCAGTTTGTTGGTTACGAAATCCTTCAGGTCGTTGCTTTTGACAATGGAAAGCTCGGACAACTTTTCATGGTCAAAGCCAATCTCCATAGGAATGTTCGGGTACGCTCGCGGCTTAACCTTATACTTTACAGCATGCGGATTAATGTCACGAGTCATTCCTCCTGAGTGGCAACTATCCGAAACCCAGAACAGCCGAACGCCGGGTGCAAACTGCTTAAACAGTTCTATAAGCTGCTTGTCCCGGATCATGTGTTCATCTGACCAGTCGAAGTCGACAGGGCAGATGACTTCATCCAGACCATCGGGCTCCAGATCGGGCGTGTAGGTCGGAGCGGGGGCACCGTGACCAGAGTACCAGAACAGAACTACGTCTCCGCCTTTGGCCTTGCGCACCATACGCGGAAGACGTTCGTTAAGAATGTTCCGTGTAGTGGCCTTACTATCAGTGAGTGTAGCAAAATCCCAAGAGCTCCACCCTCTGTTTCTCTGTGCCCAGGATCGGGCATCAGCAATATCGTTCTTACAGCCAGACAAGGGAGCCCCAGGATAGGCGTTAATCCCTGTCAACGTTCCGTAATGGGCCATCTCTATCTCCTCGAGGTTTAACCTCCACCTTCACCCCCGAAGAGTACGTCTGGTCCTTTTTATTTCAAATGCATTTTACAGAATATGGCCCGTTCCGATTATTGACATAGAGATAAGCCTACCGGGAGCGAACCCCCTGTCCTCCAGTTCCTTTCTTGTTTCCTTTACCTTGTTTGTCATATCGTCCTCATTGGCAACCTGTCTAACAACCACCAAGTTTTCCTTCTTTCCCGTGTGGTTGTTGTTTATCTGCGCTTCATACGTAAACAGGACCAAGGTGTTGCCGGTTTCGTCCACAGGACCGTATGCGCCTATGTTGGGCGTAGACTTACGCTTAACAGCTTTTATGTTCTGATGCTTTTCATACTCAGAGTCCACAGGCTTATGTACAGACAAACCGAACGGACATCCTCGGTTTATGCACGGACTATCGTACGCAAGTTGGAACTTGCCTTCGATCGGGTTTAAAAACCCAGGATCCGTTCCACGGATGGAGGGTAGTGCTTCTTTTACAGCTCCGTTTCCTGGTGTGCAGATATCTCCAACATCTGTCCTTAGCCAGTTGGAGCGGGTTATTATTTCTCCGTGCTCCTCAAGCAAATACAGCTCTCCGCCGTAACCATGGAATATGTTATTGTGCACAGACCCAAACCCTTTGTAATGGGGGTTGATTGAAAGCAAGACCGTGCGGTTAGTGTTCATGGCAATAAAAGTATTGTTGTCTATGTACAGATTCTGTGCCCTGATCGTGTCCTCTTCGTCAAAATCTGAAGAGACTTTGATCATTGTGTTACTTAGCCTTTGTATCTGATGGGCTATAACGATATTTCCGTAAATGCCGTCAACATGGTACTTTACGCCTTTGAATTCTGGACTTACAGCCGCGAGCTCAATTTGAGGGTCGCCGCCCTCGATCCAGTTGTAGCGCAAGGTCATGTTTGCCGACCTGTCCTGGATGTTGCTACCACGTGCGTTTTCAATCAATGGTCCGTACCAATTTCCTTCGTACAACATGCCATCTACTTCGCATTGGCTGTTGTTCTGGTCGGATTCCTCTGCGACTCCATTGTTGTAGAAGCGGCAGTTCTTTATGGACATCTCCGATACTCTGTTCCACGTGACAAGCCCGTTTGCATTATTTGCAAATACGCAGCGTGACACATGGATGTTGTTGCCGGTTACAACGAACAACCCAGCGGCTTGTAAACTGTAGTTTCCAGGGTTGCTGTTGTTATCCAGAAACGTGTTGGTCGGGTGCGCCCCAGAGAACTTTATGTTACGGATGTGGATATGCTGCGGTTGTTCTCCGCCGTTGAGTAAAGCTGACAGATTGCCAACCTGCACTATTGACTGTTCCTGCCACTCTACTTCCGTACAAGCCACGGCGCCGTCTCCAAACAGCACCGGCATCTCCCCTTTCTCGGAGAGCACGCCCTCTATTACAATGGGCTTATCTGCGCTCCCTACCCCATACACATTGAACTTACAGTGGTAAGCGCCAGGTTCCAAGCGCACTACATCACCGGCCTGTAGGTTACTCCAAGGAACGCCCCCTATGGTTTGGGGTGAGACTTTATACTCAGTTGACACTGTACCCTCCATCCTGTCTTTCACCTGATTTCTTGCCCAGGTGCTCTTTCTCAATCTGCTTAACCATTACCTCCAGGAGCTTAAGCTTCCCTGGGTTAATAATAAGTTCAAAGTCGTTCTTACTAATAATGCTATGGTCTGCGTTTACCTGCTTCAGTATGTTGGTTGCTGCGAAGGCCTTGACTAGATAGTAAAACGGAAAGTCTGAATTGGCGCTTGTCTCAACCATTTTGACACTTAAGGGCTTAACCAGTTCAGTTTCTTCCTTTCCAGTGCAAAGGTCCATAATGATTACACTACGTGCTACCTCTTTCAAAAAGCATACATCCATGACGAGCTTCTTTTCGTTGTTGTTGTTAACGCCAAGATGATACTTTGTTTTGTTGTTGTTATCGGTGCTAACAAGAGCTTCGGTTAAAAAGCAGAACGAGCTTGGGTAAACACTTGTCCTTGCCCCAATATTGTATCCTATCTCCGCCATTTCAACCTTCTGTTGCTCTTCTGTCATACTTTTAAAATTGTGCAATGATATTCCTGTCACACCTATGTGTTCACCTCCTTCATCCAGGGCTAAAGGATACATAACCGTGGGCATAAGTCTTTTCCCGTCAGACTCTTCGATGAGCCTTGTCATGCTTTCCTTGAACACGTACATGTCTGCCACCATTGACGCCGAGAGTGGTGCATTAAGCATTATTGGCCCCCTAAAAAGACAGGCGCCCCGCTGTTAACAGGGCGCCTGTGACTTTACTTCTTCTTTGCCTTTCGCCACCTTTTCACTTTTGTAATCGCCTTATCAGCGACTGCAGTCGTGGCTTCGACTGCAACTCTCGTTGCGGCATCACGAAGAGCAATTACTAAAGCTCCGACAACCGCCTTTCCAGCGGCTTTCCACACCTACCGCTGCTCGACTGGTAACTGTGGGCGGCGGGTTGCCCGGTACACAGTCAACCCTTCGAACTGATTGAAGTGTTGGGCAAACTTAGTCCACTCGTTGACATCGGTGGTCAACGCCCGATGCCGCAGTGCTGAAGCGTTGACCTTCATTATCTTTCGGTCCTCACCTTCACCGTCTTCCAACCCGAGGAAGTCGTGACGGGAAGGCATGGTTGTAACGACCAAGGAATCAATCACCTTGACCGCTGTATTTGCCTGCGACATGTCCTTACATTGTAAGGCTTCACGCAAGACGATTGTCGCCTCGTCGTCCTGCTTGACGTCGAAGTCTTTGAAGTAATCATCGAACTGTGGTTTGTTCATCTGGCTCTCCTCTTTTGACAACTGAATTCACGCGAATCCAGAGTTTAACACGGCGTAGCCACACGGGCTACTTACAAGACTTCGGTGTTCACCTGAGTACGTGGGTCTCTGAATGGAACGAGACGCGGGTTGTGACGATTCCGTTTTGCTTCTGTAGGTATTCGTCATAAGCCGCTGGGGAGAACCCAGGTGCGTATATCCACTGATTAGGACTGACGAATATTCGGCCCCACTTATCGTGCAGGGGGGCCTCTGGTGTGACTTCTGGTTTGACTTCGCGCTTACCATCCTCCGCGTAGCAGAAGCTGCCTACAAGAAGTAGTGCGCTTAATCCAACAATCCGCATTCTTCCTCCTCATCACGAACCAAGTTCCTTCTCCACTCTGTTTTGCAAATCCACGAGACACTTTACAGCTGCGTTAATCATGACGGGTATCTTATCCTCTGTGCTGCATACCCGTATCTTAACGCTATTGTAAGACTTTTTGTTCTCTAGATAAGCAAAAACATTGACTTTACCTTGCAAACGAACATCACCACTTTCAACATTCTTGCTAACGCTTACCATGACATTCCTGTCGCCCGGAAGCTTGACTTTGAAAAATGCGTCAGATCCAGTCTTCCTGTGCTCTTCCGGGTCCAGCCTTTCAATCTCATACGTCATGTTCACTCCCCAAAAGCTGAACTACCCAGGCTACGCTTTCTTCTGGGTCAGCTTCGTATCGCCAACTCCTTCCTGGGTAGTAAGTTAGGTTATCACATTCAACTCCTCCCTCAAACCCCAACAAGCTTGCTAGTGTGAAAACAATTGTTGGGTTTGGAACCTTCCCAGGTACAGGCGTTCTAACTGTTATGCATCTAAACAGTTCGCCGGGGTATCCCTTTTTAATGTAGTAAGATACTCTGTACCCATTTATATGAAGAGCGTACTCTTCACATTCATCGGGAGAGAACCTAGAAACATAGGGGTCGTATAGGGCGGCTGGGTCATTTGCAAACCTAGCTAGATTTTCCAGCGCCTGTCTAGCCCCCTTGTCTATTATCAGGTTTGTTGACATGCGAAGCCTTTTGTATGTACCTATCTCCATTTTCCTCTGTTAACTTATATATTTCCCCTGACCTGACATGAAGAAGAAGCCCATCGCCTTCGTCTTGCCACCGCCATCCTAGATATTGGTTTATTACGATGTTACGCCCTTCCTTCATTTGGCCAGTGTCTAGAACGTAAAACTCAACAACCTTTACCTTGGCACCAGATCCGAGCTCATGGTTAGGGTAAGAATACATACGCGGCGGTGGGTGTTTCAACGGCTCGTTGCCTAGCAGCATCCACCGTAGCAAGGCCGAGTGTGTGATGTCTGCGGCTGTCGGTTCTCTGCCTGTCTCTTTTGTAAAAATTATTTTCCAGGCTGAGAACGTGTGGATGGCAAAAACGAGGTCTTCATTATTCATGTTGACAGAAGATTCCTTAGAAAGGTTCTTGATGCAGTGGTCTTCTCTTTTTCTATGTAGCTAAGCATGATGTCAAACAAATGCTTAAGCGCCTTTACGTCAACCTTTGCGGAATCAAACCTTCCATAATGAAGTGCTACGTTTAAAAACTTAGTTATATGCTTACCTAAATCTGTACGAGGGTTGACGCTGTTTAGCGTCTTGTTACCATATTCATTACCACCCGTCTTTACTACAAACGCACATGTGTGCGGGTACCATTCCATATTAATTCTCTTGTACGTAGTTCTGTTCTGTTCTATTCCACGCACGGCTATACTTAAGCACCCCTCACTTTCGTGTGTACTTATAATAAATCCATTTGCGTAGTTTGCGACTATACGTGCTAAGTCACTTATTGATTGAACCTCCGGTTCTGCCGCTGTAGCCGCAGGAGCTTCGATCTCCGTTTTAGCCTTCGGCTTTTGGTCAACCCCGTTATCCACAAGGGTTTCCAGGTTATTGAAATGCTGCACTAGAGCACGGACAGTGGGCGACAGTTGCTCTTCTGGCATCGCCTGTAGCTTTTTAATGAAGCTGACGAACCGTGGGTTGACCACAAAAGGGTTGCCCCCGTTATGTTCAACATTTACAAACAGGTCCATCAGGTCGTTGACGGGCTCCACGTAGTCTAGAAACCTATCAAAATTTAGCTGTGATGCAATTTCTCGCATGAACGTTCTCGCAAAAACGCTGGCAAGAACGTCCTCCACTTTGGAAGAAAACCGGTGTACGTGTTTTTCGGGTGTTTGAACTTCTTCCACGACTTTCTTCGCTAATTTCTTCTTCAACTTAGCTTTACTTTTGCAGCTCATTATTCCTCCCAAGGTGTGCCTACTGGCTGTTAATTAAATCCTGTAGCTGCTTATGAAGAAGTGATGTTTCCACTTTCTTACCACAGGTACCACACGTTGGTACTGTTGCCCTCTTCAACTCGTACTTCACGCCATTTAGGACGGTGCTGAAGTCTTCAACAACTTTATTAACAGTTTTTGTAGCGCAGGCCACGCAGGTCCATGGCATAGGCTTTAGTGCCACCCCGTCCCTATCAGGGCTGTACTCACGGCTAATAATCTTTATTTCTTCCTTAGGCGCTGCGACAGCGCCTAACTCCGCCGCAGGCCTCTCTACTACACAAGCTTTAGCCTTTTTTACGGGGATATCACGCACAGAACGTGCAAGGGCCATACGCATGTAGCTCTGCAGTGACTTATCGTCGTGAACACCATGAGCCTTAAGCATAGTGAACAAGGGGTACTTACCTTTTCTACTTACTGCCTTAAGAACGTGAAGACATCCGTAAAGCCTTGACACCTCTTTCTTTAACCCCTTGTACGTTCTCCAAAGAGGGTGTCCAGGTCTGATACCTCTAACCAAGGTCGGAACTGTCTCTCGTAGAGCGATCGACCTTGTGACCTCTACTGGGAAAACTACTTTGTGCTTCCCAGTTACAGCAATTGAAGACGTGGCGGCTATGCGCTTAATCCAGTATATAGCCGTGCATGTCGTTGCTATGGCTTTACGGATGTCTTCCTCTGATTTCATGGTCTATTCCTTTACCACCAAGTTCCTGAGTTCAACGTAAGGTATTCGCGCAAGTATCACGCGGTCGTCCACCAAGTGTATATTGGTATGTTCGAACTCGGCCTCATCCACCGCTTCAAGCCCTTCGGCCTCCAGTTCTTCTTCGACATCTTCATTGTCGTCTGGTGGATCTTTGACGATTTCCTCAATGCTAATTATTGCTGATATGTCAATCAGCTTGAGGCTGGTGCTTGCGTCGTACTCAGTCTCCACACAGGGGACTTGTATAAAACGTGGCATTGCGTGGCCTCCTAAAATTTGTTTTTGCCCCGTGGTTGCCTGCCTAAGGCAAATCCCTCTAACTGGGTTGGCGGTTTGTAGAAGTAGATGGCTCTTTTACCTTCTGGCGTACGGCTTGGCGGTGGCAATTTTTCTCCACACTCTTTGAGCCTTTCTACCGCCATTTTGTGCTGCAAAAGATCTTCCTCTTGTCTGACTGTGAGATCTTCTTTTCGTGCTTTTGACGACATTACACTTCCTCCTTTAGTGTATTGATGACACAACTACCCACTCGGATGGAGCAGACAAACAGAAAGTAACAGTGTCGTGGTGGTCCCAGCGGCCAGCTGGAAAAAGCAGGGCGCACTCAGCTACTGCCTTAAGCTTTTCTTTATCTGTGGAGGCATGGTCGATGACCATAATCTCGCCTTTATTCTCTCTATTTACTCTCCACCTAACACCGAGTGACCCTCGTATGTCAGTCAGTAGAGGAATAAAGTGCAATCTTGCCTGCGAAGGTGCACCTGCGTCGGTCATGCATTTCTTTATTCGCCCCTTAAGTTCCAGAATGTCTTTACCGTCCTTGAACAAACACAGATCAACAGCCAAGGACGCTGCAATGGACATTGGGCCGTGGATTAGGGGGTGGCTTATATTTCCAGAGGTCATGTTTGTTTCCTTTATTTCACACCATCCTTTCTCATTGCCTTATCTACCATTTGCATATCCGCCTCTAGTTTCTTTAACCCTTTGTCGTACCAGTGTCTTTGGTGTTTGGAGTATTTATCAAGGTTGCCTAAATACTCTTCCACGTACTCATACACACCGTCAAGGGTAGCCTCTCCATCAGCGTAACCCAGGTTATAACACTTGCTTGCCTGTATAATATTCTTCGAGGTTAACAGGTCGAACTCCGGGTCGTAAGGACACTCCGGAGAACTTGAATCTGTTAAGAGCTTGTCATAGTTTTGGTAGGATACAATGGCGATAGCCATCAGCTCTTGTACTACCGGAGCTGTGGTTACGCTTTTTAACCTTGTCTCGTCTATAACTGGTTTTTTGATTCTAGGCGGTATAAGAGAGCACATCTCTCGGCCGCTAATCAATGTGTAGTAACACCTCGACCAAGCCCTCCATTTTCTGACATCTTCTATTACCACCTCGGGAGTTCTTGCGGACAAAAACCCAACCTCTACCTTATGTTTAAAATACTCTTTATTTATCCTTTCAACCCTGAGCGATCGCTGACTAAACAGCGTTTTCTTGCCTGTACTTCTTAACAACTCCGCAGACGCTCTCGCCACCAGCTCTAGAATGGCTAATCTGCTTAGTCTGGATGTTGCAGCTCGGTTGTGAAGCATGGTTTTTGACTCCTCCTTTCTTTAATTCTAAATATCTCCTATCTACATATTGAAGAGCACGCATGCGTAACAACTTTATTGTGTCTGAGCAACACAGGAGCAACGAATTGTAATCGTTGGTTAACTGTATCTGTTGCCGCCTTTCTGGTGGCATAACAAACGGTCTGTACATATACAAAAATTCCTTAAGGCAATATTCTATTCTTTCAACATCTTCCTCGAGACTTTCAACATCGAAATCTAGAAGTTTAATAGTTTTAGGGCGACGCAATACTTTGGAAATCAAGAACATGTGTCTCATTAACTCATTGGCAGTTGCTGCTAATATTTTATTAGCTGTTTGGATTGTCATCTCGCCACCCTTACTGCCCTTACAACCCCGTATCTCTACCGCCATCGCTACACCCCCTCCCATCCTCGCTTAGACTAAAAGTCTAACTCGGTTGTGTACCACAAACTTAACGATTGCTCTTTGCTTTAGAAAGCAGGGTTGGCGGCCGGTATGCTGCCAACCCTGCTTCATAGGCAGCAGACCTAGCCATGTTTACCCCATCATCCCCGGACGAGTTTCTTCCAGAACGCACCATTAGGAGCGTAGACTTGCTCGAACAGCGACAGATCCACAAGACATTGCGGGATTGACACCGACATCGTCCCGTCTTCCTTAACCGTTACAAACAAGTGTGCCCTTGAGTTGCGAGGCAGAACCTCGTAGGTTCCTGGGGCGAGTTTACTCACGTCTACTGGACGATGAGTTTGACCTCGCCCTGCTTTCCGTCTATCCATGTTTCCTCCTAACGCCGTCTCGTAGCATTTGCCGCTCGAGATGGTGTTTTTACCTTTCTGACCGTCTTCTTTGCGGTCCACTTTACCTTTTTGTCTTTAGCTGCTCTGAGCTTCTTTAGCTCAACCTCCATCAGCTGTAACGTATTCTTCAAATCCTTCTCTGGATCAGTCGCCATCAGGCTAATCAATAGGTCTGCATTTCTAGCGCTGGTGGTTCCCACTATCGGTATTACGTCGTCTTCAATAGCCACATTACCGTGGTTATATCGGGCATAATTAACAGCCTTTTCTTTATTTAATGCTCCCGGAGCTACGCATAATAAACGCGCAGTTAAACCTGAAAAGATAAGGGTGACTGTCTCCCCGTTTCTTGATTCTTGCTTCATCTTCTGCACATCCATAAGGGATTGCCTGAACTCACTTAGAAACCGGGCGTCGATGAGGTCGGGGTTGTATCCGAATGTTGAACTAATTTCCTGGTATAGTTTTCTGTACTTATTATATAAAATACACAGGCAGGCAGACATAGTTTTATCTATGTCTGCCGTCATCGTAGCTCTGCTATAGTTGTTCGACACTTGCACCTCCCTTCTTCGGCTGGCTACCAAAGACCACTTTCCTTTAGTAGACTCTCCCACGCTTCAAGCTGTGAGAACGGGACTGTGGATGTTATGCCGTCTGCGTTGTCCGGTTGGCTGAAGAACCGTATCCTTACCCCTATGCTAGAAACGAGGAGGCTGGTCTTCATCGAATTTGCAACCTCCTTCTTTTCAAGACGAAAAACCTCATTTTCAGGAATTGTCTTATCCGCATAGAGGATTGTGTTCTGAGTCCAATCCACTATGGGACGGCTGTACATCTCACCCAAACTGTACTTTGGACCGCCTTTTACCAGTTCGTACTTATGCGCCGGAAATGAGTTAGCTAGCGGGGTTACCTTTGAGATAAATAACCCCTTTAGCAGCAGCTGCAGCTCCGTAGGCAGTGTCGCTTCTACTATTGAAAGGCCAGCCATGCTGACGGTTGGCTCTATCTCCTTAAAAGCCTTGAACTTACTTTCAAGATATCGGAGAGCCTCCACGTGTGCTCTGTCCAGAGGCATGCCCCAACACCTTAGGGTGCCCAGCATTGTGTCTGGGCTTGACAGGTTGTAAGACATGAACGCATACCTGTTTATCCCCATTATGTACGGCTTAGACACAGGCCGGAATGATACCGGGTCTACGCCTCCGAGCTTATTTGCAGCTTCAGTGGCCTTTGTAACTGCCGCTACATCCATTTACTGTTCCCCCGAGGTGGTTATCTCTTGCAGTGAGGGCACCCCCCTCACGTAATTAGCGTAAAGTTTTACGGCTCTTAACTTCGCTTTTTCCCATATATGATTACTTTTTGTAGGCATGCCAGAAGCCGTAACAAAATAGGGGAACGCTCTTCCTGTTTTTGGACAGGAGGAGTACGTTCCCCAGTAATCAAGCGCGTCTTTAAGACTTCCGTACACAAACACTAGAATAAGAATATTTACACATGTACGCCAAACCGCCGCCTCTAGCCTTACAGCGTTGTATCTGTTCCACAGGGGGTGGCGAGGGCATATGTGTTTAAACTTTAAAACGCTTCCATTTACCTGCTTTATAACTTCGCCTTTACTGTTATTACTGATGTCCCTCACAAACTGTTCTGCTAGGGACTGATGCCGCATAGCTTTCAAAACCATCACATCTATGTCCTTCTCCGACACTTGGGTTTTGAGAGCCTTCTCCATGTCGGCTTTCAATGTGCCCCTCCTCTAATCTCAGAGATTTTTTGCGGGACAAGATTTCTTGATACGTAACACGCCTATGGCAGTTAGCGCACATGGGTACACACTTGGCTAATTCCTGCTTAACCTTTTTGGGAGAAAAGCCACCGCTCATTAGTCTTGAAATTGTGGCTACCTTTTGTCGCGGGTCTATATGATGAAATTCGATAACAACAGGGTCTGATTCACCGCACAATATACACTTGCACCCCCGCTTATACTCCCAGAACATCTCTCTATTTCTTCTTGCCTTTCGACGGCTTCTAGCTTTCTCACACTGAAGGCACATGGTTAAAAAACACGTGCTTCCGTCGGGTCTATTCTTTCGGGTGAATAAATTAGCCGCCTTTTCTTCTTTACACACTCTACAGATTTTTAATTGTACCACGTGGTATTCCTCCAAAGATTACCACATGGTACACGCTGTGCTGTAAATTCAAGTTACAGTTACAGTTTGATATTGTGCCCAGCCTTTAAAAGGTGCCGCCTTTTTAAGAAAAACCTCGCTATTTTGTCGTCCAACCACTCCGCAAGATCTGCGCTGCTGGAGGTGATGCTCACTTTCATGTCGTCACCCGCTGGACTCCAGGCGCTGGGCCTTATCCCTGGGTCCATTACACGTAGAATCAAGTGCTCGCTACTAAAAGCGATCTGCATCTTGAATCTATAAGGACATACTATTTGTAAGAATGGCCACTTAACAGGCTGCTCTTCTGAGGGTGGTTTGCATTCTACTACACAGTCCTTCTCGAGGTCGTCTCTTATGTTATTGAGCACCATCACCAGGAAAAATCCCCTTGCCTCCTGGTACGCCTCGTTCAAGTAAAAGAGGGTGCCCTCTCTACTCGGTCTTGCCTTTCGAAATTTCCTGCTATCCATTTTTAACTACTCCTTTTTATTAACAACGAAAATGGATTGAAACATGTCGCGCAGACTTCTTTTCACTGACTCTGCGGCCCTGATCATGTCTTCGTCTTCGTCATCTTCATCATCGTTCGCAACGTCAGCGGATGTGACAGGTGTTGGAATCTCGTGTTTCACGTCTGGCTTGTTTTTGCTCATGGGTTTAAAGACTGATGGCGGCGTCTCGTCTTTCAGCGGTTCACTGTCCATTATAAGATCGAAAAGCGGTTCACCTTTGGGGGTGTAGAGCATTTGGAACTTGTCGCTGAGATTATCTTTTAAAACTTTCTCAGCCTCTTGCTTGGTTTCACCCTCTGCGTACACGGTGAGGTTCACGACTGCATGCTCATTAAGAGCACCAGTCTTCTCCACAACTGGCAGCTTGTTATCAAACAAGCCGAGCTGAACGCCCACAAGGTTCAACGCTGAAACTTGTGCTGCTTCAATTGAGTTGTTTTTGACCGTGACAAACAACTTGACGATGGCCTTGTAAACATTACACATGCTGTGTTCCTTTCAAAGAATCCCAAGTTAGCTCATCCAAACATTCAAGCGCGTTGGACACTGCCTGCTTGTAGTCCCTAAAAGAGTCCTTTGACGGTAGGATCTCTGAACCGTGTCTAGCACACTCTCTGCGCAGTTGCTCAAGGTACGGGCCGCCACAGGGAACAACCTGAACATCTAACTCTGTGATATCCTGCGCCAGGTAATTCTTGATTACGGCGTAGGTGTACCCCTCCGGGTTGTACGGTAATGCACCCAGTTTGTCCGAGAGTCTTGTTTCACTCCTCACACCACAATGTTCAGTGACCCATAGTAGAGTCCTTTTTTCTATGTCGTACCTCAGATCAACAACCGGAAGCATTGCCATGGGCTCAAGAACCTCTCCGCTCTTAAACACGAGCCCATTTCTGAAGCAGACCAAGAACATTGCTATCCCCCTGTTTACAATCCGAAAGAAACCCCCGGACCACAATGGTCCGGGGGTTTTGCCTTATTTGGAAGGTACAACCGGCTTAATGTCTGGCGAGAACTTGCCAAATACGTGTTTTTCTATGTACGCAGAGAATAACTTTTCGATATTTAATTCATCACTATCATTTATCCAGCTGTTCGCTTTCGCGCGCCTACGAAAATCACGGACAAATGGCGCGCAGTTTGTATTACATATCCATAGCCCCCGTTCATCCCTGGCCAGCTTGCATAATCTGCAATTCTCATTCCTGGCGTTTTGCATAAGAGTTTTCAGGTTCTCAGGATTATATTTATTCCTATTTTTCGTAAACTCTGGAAAGCACTCAAGATAAAAACCAATAGCTATCTTTTGCAACCTTGGGCTGAGGCCAACGCGAGAAAACATCTGGTTGGAGACCAGCGTTATATCTGTGTCAAACCCACGAAAGTCAAAGAATTCTCTGAAGGACATGAGTTCTTTAACCAGACGTATCGTCACTTCTAAGAATTGAACCCGTGCCTCTTCGAAAGCCGTTGACACGGATTCTTCTGTAACCACATTTATTTCTGGGACATGTGGTATTTGAATATCTTTTGTGGGTCTTGGGGTTACCATAGAAGATTCTACGCTAACCATGCACGCTTCAGTGTACCTCATTGGCTACTTTCCTTCTTCTTTGCCCGTTTCCTTGCTTTTCTTACTACGTGGGCGTGTTGAGGTAGCTTATCGGCGCTGCTGTCCGTAGCAGAACTTACATCGGGGATAGTAGGGATATGCAACGCAGAGACCGCTGTTTGATCCTCCGCGCCTTTAGGTTTATCAACGTCATACACAACGGCTTTTCCTACCTCGAGGTTAAAGAAAGCCTCCTGCGGTAGGTTTTCTTTGTCCTCCGTTACCCAAAGCCGGTGAAACAAGGAGAAGGCCATAGTAGCGGCCATGAGATTTGTTACCAGGAGCTGTGTAACACCCTGGTTTATCTCGTCCTCGCAGCCCTTTCCTGTGCGATCACCCTCAGTGGCCGTCAGTATCTCGGGATGGCGTTCGAGCACAGTCTGGGTCAAGTTTTTACCGTCAACCCGGATCTGAACACAAACGTCACCATCGATCAGCTCGTTGCCTGCTGAGATCATGATACCATTTTCAAGCTTGGACAAGGCCTGTGAAATGGTACGACGGGCCGGGTGGTTATCCACACAGGAGATAACCACGCAGTTCTCGGTGACGGCCCTTCGAACGCTGTCTTCAACCACCCACTCCGGGTAGGCGGTTATACGGAGGGAGGGATACTCCCCCGCCATATCGGTTACCAGGGCTTCGGCTTTGTTAACGCCAATGCTTGGAAACCGAAAGCGCTGACGGTTACGGTTTCCTTCTGTGTACACGTCCCGGTCCCACAGTGAGATCCGGCCTTGAAAGTCTTTGGCACACAGAAACTGGCAGAGCGGGGGGATGAGGTGTGACCCTATCCCCCCGCAGCCAACTATGACAACCTCGCTGACTTTAAACAGCACAGTACTGCCCTCGCTGTGGTTTTGTAATGCGGCTACTGATACGCCTCAGTAGACCTGTAGTCGTAATTTGTTAAGTCATTCGGGTCCAACTCCTGGTGCATAGACCCGCCGTTTCCTCCTTGTTCAAAACTGCTCTGGGGATTTGTGGCTTCCAACTGGGTCGATGGTGCAGCCGTGGGTGGTATCGTAGACTCCACCTCAGCTTTTACTGCTGGAAGTATAGCGGTGCTGCTTTTTGCTTCTTTGTCCGCCAAGTCTGTTGTGGTGGTGGTGGGGGTAGTGGCGGTGGGGGTTTCTGTCTTTTCTACGTGCGGTGCCTTTGGATCTAAGTCTATGCGCGACAAATAGTAGTCGTCGTCATCGCTCACATAGTAGGGATGTGTGTTGGGGGTGGATCTGGTCACCCTTTTTTCTTTGTAATACGCACTGTCCGCCCATTTACTCGCATGTGCGCTGTATCCAGAGTAGCTCGAGTAGCCCGAGTAGCTCGTGGGTTCAATCGTATGCTTAGCTACAAGGGCGTCCCATTTTGGGTCATGAAGAGCTCCGTATGCTCCTTCAACAACACCGGGCAATTCTGCGTCAAAGAATTTGCCGCCAAGTTGCCACCGACAGCTGTAGCTGTGATTCAACTTGTCCAGGTTGCCCACAGTGATGTGCAGCCCGTCAAATTGCTTCTCGTCGTTGTCGTCCGTTCCTGAGTGGAACGCATTCATTGACGCATGACTGTGAATGGTCCCAAACCGGAACCAGCCGTCTGGCGGATCCGCCAAGGTCGATATGTCGTACTTTGCAGAGGCTGCAGATACTGTCTGGACCGGTACCTGCGCATCCCATTGCTTACTCGTGGGATTATAGATCAACACAACAACGGCCTCTGACTTGTGATCGATGTACACCTTCTCGAAGAAGGACTCGATCTGGCGAAATAACTGTAACGGAAGTTTTACCACCTTGATTTCCACTGATTCAGCCAAGGTGGCCATCCCCGGAAGGGTGTCAACTTTCACCCTGACAGTGTAGAAGTCGTTGCTTATCTGTTTGAAGATCCCGTTACTCCCAATCAGATAGCAAAACTTGTCCTCCGGGTAAGTAACCGCTTGTACTTCGTCCTTTTCAGTGGAAACCGGTGGGTTGCCCACCATAGTTACCACCTTTGAGACCTTCTTTTCTATCAGATGTATTGGAAGCCTTGGCACAGGTCTATTCCTTTCTTGTGCTAAGTGATTTTCGGTTAAACTCGCATTGTGCGAATTTAAATTGTTTGGACTACTGCGGGTCTGCGCCGCTGACAGTGCCTGCAACTTCGGCTGTTGCTTCGGCTGTTGTTGCCGCTGTTTCTGTTGATGCTTGAACGGGTTCCGTGACAGACGGGGCAGATGCTGGGGTGATTGCTGGCAGCGTCTCAAGTTGTGCAAGTTTGAGTGCTTCAGCTTCAGTCTCCTGCCTTTCAAGTATCGCTCTCTGTTCATTCAATTCCCTCAGCAACTGGCTTCTTCTTGCAGAAGCCTGCCTTGCCTTCGTCTTGTCGTAGTGTTCTGTCCGTGACAAAATTCTTTGTAGCTGGGCATACGTTCCAGATTCGTCAATTTGTGACTCTTTTATGCAAAACCTCAACCTAATAGAATGTACTGCGTGTGCCACTAGGCTTTGCATTGGGGTGCCAACAAAGTTTTCCAAATCCTCGATTGGGCACACTAAAAAAGGATGTAAAATATCCACGATGCTCAGTTTTTTCTGGGAAGGGATCGCGCTTAGTGAATTTTTGAGTTTTATAAATTCTTCTGACTCACGGGTCATGAATTCTCCTCTCTGCCTAGTATGGCGCTGCAAAGACCGTCTAAGGTCTTTAGCTTGTGTCTCTTAAGTGATAACTTCTTGTAAAACTCCTTGTCGTTCTGGGTCTTGGCGTTCCAATCCTCTAGATTTAAGATGGCGCCACCGCTGTCTTCTTCGTACCGGACCTCCAGGTCGTCATTCCACGTTGAATTATAGATGAGCTCCTGCGCCAACGTGTTAATGCGAACAACGCGGGGAAGTGAGGCGTCGACTCCTACCTCGCCAGTGCAAAAGTGCCCGTGCCCTTGCTCATGTACATTGGGCAAGCACAACGTATGGATCTGTGCACCAGTTCCCAGCAGGCACACATCATCCTTTACGCCTACTGCGTACACACTGGAGGGTATTTCTTCGGAGAAGTGAAAGAGCCAAAGTGTCCATCCGATGGACAGTTTGTAGTTGTATGACTTGTTCCGGTCCAGGCCAGGACCGCCACGTTTGTAATGCATACGTACAGGTAGTATCTGCGGCGGTTTCTGAATTACGTACAGCGATGATGGTCTACCTCCGCGCAGACCCGTCATGTACCGAACACAGTCCTTTGGCAAAGGTCCAGTGTCCGTACCGCGACCCTCTTGTGTTTGCTTCAAGTACTCCGTCAGGTTCACGTCGTGCATTATCATACGACGTATCTGGAGTACATGGTCACCGCGTATTTCAATCACATCCTCTTCTTCCATTACTGCGCCTCCTTTTTAAAAGAAAAAGCCGAGGAGCGCGGCAGGTGCGCTCCTCGGCTGGTGTTTATGCTACGACAAACTGCTTACGTAACGGCTAGCAGCCCTTCTCGGACGCCATCTTCACGAACTCCAGGCGCTGACCGGCCTGGAGGCGGGTTTCGCCGCTGACGGGCATGCCGTCGATGCGGGCCTCGACGTTGCTCGGGAGGTTCAGAACATCCGTGTACTCATTCCGGATGTCGTTGACCGTGTGGCCAACGATGCTGTCGAGGGTCATCTGGTGCACATTGAACTTCAGCATTGCGGTTTCGCCGTTCATCTTTCTTTTCTCCTTTGACGCTTGGCGTCAGGGTTGTGTTTTGGTGTGTGTTCGCAGCAGTGTATTCCATAGCCACACCTTGTATGGATACCCTGCCAACTGCTGTGGGCGTGGCTGTGCCTGAAATCGCTCTTTCTAAGCACAGTATATGTCAATCAATGTCAAGCTCGGAGAATACTACCCGGTTAGTTGGCATTGATTTATAAACAAGCGGTTTCACAGCTTCGGCAGTAACTACTGGCGATGCTTGTTTCTCCGCCTTTATTAGGGGCAACTCGAAGTCAAACCCACGGGGAGGGGATAGGGGCTTCACGGTTCCACTGTCCCAATCCGAGAGGCGTGTTACCACGCACTTGAACCCTTTATTGCCTGCTTTGTGTTCTGATGTAAGGTACAGGTGGGCGGACCTCCACCCGAGCTCCAAGGTGACGGGGAGTGATATTACCTCCCAGTCACCTTTCTCTTCCTTACCCAGAATAGCAAAGCGCTCCTTGCCCTCTGCTGTCTGTGCCACGTGCCTTATTCTCCTTCAAGTACGTTGAGGAGCTTTTCGGCTTTGTCACGGACGGTCCTGACTGTTGCGCGAAGATCTTTTACAACCAGCTTCAAGGTTTCGCGCTTAGCCTCATCGGGCATTTTGTTGACTTCACGCAAGGCTTCTACCACCTCGTCCAGCTTACGGGTAAGGCCGTCAGCCATAGAGGTTGTAGACCGGAAGACGACGGCAGGGGATATGCCCCCACGGTTGTCGACCTTGTGCCCACGCTTAACAGCTTCAACTTTCGTCTTCTTATTCAACTGCTTTACTGTCTCCTGCATGTCTTGTCTTGAAATCTCACCATTGACAAGATTTGTCAGGAGTTCCTTTCGCTTGGTGTGATCCTGGATGGAAAGTGTGTAATTGAGATCTCGCCAGGAGACTTTCATCTCAATGTAAGGATCCAGGCTCTTCACATCTGGAAATGCCTTGTACAGACGGTGGAATGCTCGTACAGATTCCACGTCGTACCCAATGCTCTGCCCGAAGTACTCGGCTGTGCTCTTACCGTACTTGTCCGGACTATCCAAGAGTTCGGCCACAAACTCACCTTTCTCCCAGTGAGATGTGATAATGTCCTCGCGGATCTTCCTATCCTTCTTCGTGAAGTATTCAACCTTTTGGTTAAAACGCTCAACCAGTTTCTTGTCCTTGATTTCAAGTTTCAAGGTGTGGTTGATTGTCTTAACAGGTGCTGCACTCTTGGCCTCAGCCAGTTGTGACGACATGGCCATCTCCTAGTAAATCGTGTAAAAGCGGCGGTTTTATGGATGATTCGGATTCAGCTGCAGCGGTTCTAAACGACTTAGAAAGCGACTTCAGCATGATCCATCTGTCGTAAAGGTTTAGGAGCCAGTGAGCCACCTCTAGCTGTTTCTCCGGAACCCCTACTAAATGCAGCTCAACTAGAGCTTTGTATTCTCTTTCGGAGAGCAGATCTTTTGGTACGTTTCGTATCTCGCGCAAGGCCATCTGACCGAGCACAACCCTCAGGTTTATTGCCAACCTGTGTGTTGGGTTGTATGTAGCGAGATTGAAGAAAACATTCGTAGTGCTCTTCGAAACTTTTAATTCATTAAGTTTGTTGAAAAGCTCTCCAAGCTGCCTTCTGTCGCCAGGCGCCGAAGCTTTTACCCTTTTTAGTGATGCTGGTTCTACGGGTTCCATATGCAAGCCAACCCTTCCAAAAAGTCACTCCATGTTTGTAAGTAACACAAACCCATGTCATGACTGCAAGCAAGCCTTACCTGGTCTTTTAGGTAGGGCATTGGCGTGAAATTGTGCAAAATCACAATGTTGGAAGGTCCAAGGGTGCACACAAGCCCCTTGTACTCTTTTCCTCCTTCAAGCATCTCTTCAAAATATGCCCAGGCTTTTGTTGATTTTATGTTTAAAAGCGTCTTACCTGGATCGATCGAAACTCTTGCTGAAGCCAGGTATATTGGCATCCCACCGATCCTGCTTCTAAGCCAGTCAAAACCACGCTCAGAAGCTTGGCTGTCCTCGGTTGATATTTCGAACTTTTGAACAAACGCTTTAACCGCCCGCACAGCTAGAGTGCAGTTGCCTTTTGCGTTCCTTTCTTCTGCGTTTAACTGCATGTTTTCTAGAAACCCGCCCATTTCATCCCCTTATTAGTCAGCTCTTCTGACAAGAGCCATGAACTTGGCTATGTCTTTTAGAGTGGGTTTATCTTCTATGTTCATAAACAGAACAGAGGGGTGGATACTTAAAACTAGGGCAAGAGCTTTGACCTTTTCTTCGTCAGGAACGACATTATTACTCTCTATGTAAGAGATAACTGATTGAGGAGTCTTATGACCTATTCCTGACATCAGTTTTGAAATCTGAAGCTGCGACATGTTTCTTGCCTTACGCCACAGCTTAATGTTATGTCCGAAGGAAAACGACAAGTCGCCTGAGTAGGTCGGTAATTTTACCTGCTCCGGCTTTTCTTCTCTTTGTACGTAATCTGCTGGGTTTTCACCGCCATTGAATTGGAGGTGACTGGGCTTTACCCAGTAAGGCTTGTGCTTGTTCCCGAAGAGGGTTGCCACACGCCCAAGGTTCTTCTTGTCGTGTGGTCTTACATCCTTGATAGCAAAGCCAACTTCTCCGCGCTTTGCTATCTTCATCCCCTTATCAGTCCTGATGCAACATCTAGCTGTTACGCTAGCCATGAAAGTTCCTCCGCCCGTAATCCATGTGTACGATACGGGCGGAGTGAACTATGTCAAATGCATTACAACTCTGCGTCTTCCGGCAAGGACTCAACCTTGCTGGCGTTCTCCAGTATGTTCAAGTCAACGTTATGTTTAGAACAAGCTGGCATTTCTCCGTCGTAGATCTTGTGGCGGATGATTCCAAGCGCCTTCTGTAAATCTACGAACAGGTTACGGTCTTCTCTGATCATACGACCAAGGTCTCGACCATGAGTACCACTGACCCCAAGCCGCTTACAGTCGTAGAAGTCAGACCCAACTGACCGGACAGCACAAATGTCCTTTAGCTGGTTACGCATGTTCTCGCCCAGGTAATCCGAAGAATTCTGGGCAAGGTCCAGGAATCTGGCCGTTGACTCGTCCCAATCCCACAAGGCGCCACTGGTGTCGGTTTCAGGGTCCTTGTAGCTGATAAAGTCAAAGTTGAACTTACGGTCAGAAACACCCCAGCTAGACTTCTGACAATGGAACTGCACGGAGTGGATCTCGTGGTCAAGTTTTCGGACCTCTCCGTTTATGTAGAACTGTGCTCGTTCCTTCTTGCCTACGTTAGCCAGGTAGTAATACAAGGAGGCGAAGAACTTCTGTGCGACACCCCCAGGTGTGTGCTTGACTGCAGGTCTCCCAGGCATGGCACTTGGCTTTTCCTTCAGATGGTTAATTACCACAAGTGTTTGCGGGTAACCAACCAACAGCGGTATGAACACCTTGAAGTACTTGTCCCAGCCCAAGGCTGCTATGGCAAACGCCTTATCTGCAAACCCATCCTTCATGACCTTCTCAACCTGGGTAGCAGCGTCGACGCCTGTTAGGGAGTCAATAATCATGCACAAGGGCGTATCGGTAGCCTTTATCTTATGCGTGTATCTTATGCAGTCTGTGAGAATACTCATAACCTGCTGTGCGTCTGTCGCAGGATCTATGAGCATCTTCTTGTTTTCGTAATGACCCCGAAGCATGGCCTTAACCATACTGTGCGAGATCTTTTCACCTTCTGTGTCAACCAGTCTGGAGAAGCCTCCGATGTCAGCAAACCATCTTGCTATCTCGAAGCCCATCCCTGACTTGTGTGAAGCAGGAAACCCAGCAAACCCAACCATCTTGGATAGTGGCAGCACGTTTGAGTCGGATACCCACATTAGGGCCAGACTCGGGAACTCAATCCCTACGACACGGCTTTCGCCTGTTTCTGCGAAGTACGATCCAGAGGTCTTCGCTCCTATCATCTTTGAAAGAAAGTTGGGTTCCTGTTCCTTGTCTTCTGTTGAAACTTTATTTCTCTTAGCCATGTACTACCTCGCCTACTACAAATTACAAAAAGGTCAGTGCCCTTTACACTGACCTGTCAAAGGTATGTTGGCTAAGATTTACTTGCCGTTCACCATAGGCAGCATTGACTGTTGCATCGTGCGCTTCATTTCAGCAACACGGGCAAGGTGCTGAGCCCTTGTGTCTATGATCGGTGTTGGAACCTTGGGTTCCTCGGCGGGTTCGGCAGCAGGGGTTGAAGCCCGCTCGCTGCCTCCCTCAAAAGGGATTTCATTCTCCGGGATACCAAGGTACTCCTGTGAGCCCTGCGGGTTCGGCTTTACGTTGGGCTTTGCCTGGCTAAACGGATTGACAGGCGTTGCGGCATACGTAGGACGAGCCCCAACAAAGGGAGATGGCGCGACAGACACAGGGGTCTGCGCTGCCATCTTTGGCTTACCAACAGCGGGAGCGTACTGATGCTCGGGCTGTGGAGCGGCAGGCTGGACAGATTGTGGTACTGATATCTGCACAGACTGCTGGTAAGGCGTTCGCGGAGGCGGATAATTGACAGTTGTCTGTCCCATCCGCTCAAACGAACCATGAATTTCATTCGGAAGCATGCCGTAGAATTTGGTCTCACGAAGACCAATATCAACAGCTTCAACCGGATAGTGCTCAAGCAAGGTATTAACCTGCTGTTCTGCTGTCATGTAGTACAGCAGTTTTTCCCATGGGACGTATTCCGCAGCGACAAACGAAAGGTCGAGCGGCATGGGTTCGGGGTCCAAGGTGATTTCGTACCTCTGTACAGTTTTTCCAAGTACAGCCGGTATGTTTGTAACTATCAATGCCCGACCTTTTGTGGTGGAGCAAACATCGCTAGCAACGAACGACCCATTAGTGTCACGAGCGTTACAAATCGCTTCCATAGACTGACGGCCAGACTCGCTCAAGCAAAGCACCATGGGGTGCGAAGGCTCGGGCTGCTTCTGGTCATTGAGTACTGGAAGACCGCCGAGGGTTATCAGGGCACCCTGAACCATCATAGCCTGCGCAACACGCGGAAGCTTGAGGAAGGAAGGCCCACCTTTTGGCATCGTTGCGCGGTACTTCGGCCAGGATTCCCAATCCTCAGGGAACCGGCGCGGGGTGTCCTTGAGTGCCTTTGACAAGTTAAACGTAAACTTATCCAGAGGACCCCATTCACCAACTGGTGCACCTTTCATTGCCGTAAGGCAGGTCAGGCGACCATCACGACCACCGTTGCGGATCATACGACGAGCGGTGACCCAACCGGAGAAGTCAAAGTCGCTGGGGCTGTTGCGCCAAGGAACTTCAACTCCGTCCTTTACTTCCGGATAGGGCCTAAAAACAGTAACCCCTTTTGCATTTGGAAAGACCACTTTATGCGGATATTCGCCGTTCAGCATCAAAAAGTTGCCACCTGCACTCTTAGTCACATCCTCTTTGTACGACATGTTAACCTCTCTCTTAGCTCTTTTTCCTATTCTCAGCACTATATCTCTCAACGAAGCGCTCAGCCACACCAGCTGCGCGTAATTCCTCGCTGCTCGCGTGCGTTCCCCACCTTGTACTAACATCAACATCGATGTCGAGGGTGAAGCCGCATGGCGAGTACCAGACTCCCGGTATGTCCCATTCCGGGCAGACGGTAAGCTTTTTCATGCACAATGGGAGGACCTCGTCCACCATTGTAGCTATATGTTCAGAAGGCACTTCCAGCAAAAGTGCGTCATGCACTGCCAGAAGTATCTTGAACTTCACCGGCTTTGAAACTTCATAGTCCCGTCTATGCAATCGCATGACGGCCATGTTCAGCATGTCAGCAACAGTTGACTGTATCGGGAAATTCACAAACTCCCGTTCCTGTGCTGCCAGTTTTGTCCTGTCTGTGTCTGTCGTGGCCCTCCTTCTTCTGCCCATGGGGTTCTCGATGTACCCCGGATTGTGAACCATATTCTTACTCATTTTCACGTATCCGTCAACTTCAGTATACGTGGAGTAGTAGTTGTTAATCAGGGCCTGGGCCTGGTCCTGGGAACAGTCAATCTTACCCTTCGTTTCCTTCTTGATCTGACGGGCAACAGCTTTGGCTCCACGCTGGTAAGGAATGCCAAAGTTTATGGTTTTCGTAGCAACTCGCTCCGCCTTGTACGTTTGCAACCAGTCATCAGGCGGAGGAAGGAAGCTGTCAAAGCCATCCCATTTTGGACACCCAAAGTAATTAACTGCTCCTCGTGCATGCAGGTCAGCCGCTGCGTCTCGTATGAGGTCAGGGCAGTTAGCAAGGTATCCCAGTGTAAAGATTTCTGCTGATTTAAAATCAGCTTCAATAATGACATTCCCAGGTCCAGCAATGAAACACGAGCGTATCGTTTCGAACGATTCGCCCATTATTCTCTGCAACTCCTTGTCCTGCTTTTTAGGCAAATTCTGCAGGTTGGGGTTGCTTGACTTCCAACGCCCTGTCTCGCTCATCTGTGAAATGCTTGTACGTATACGCCCGTCAGGGTCGATCAGCCCCACTAGGCCATCTACGTACTGCTCTTCACCATATTCGTCTACCGTTTCAGCAGACCTCAAAAACGTCTTCGTAATCTGATCAATCAGCTTGAAATCACGAAGCTTACTGACAATGGGGTTGGTTGACTGTACAGCCAACTGCTCCAATGTCTCTGAGTCTGTTGAAGGAGACACGCCCAACCTATTCTGCGCTGGCAGCCTTACTATATCCTCCCACATACGAGCGGGCTTCTCGGTTGTCTTGTAGGGGACGAGGTTCAGGTTTCCCTTCTCAACCGGACCGTAAAGGAACTCTCTGAGCTGTATTACTGAACGGGGGTTAAACTGTTCGTCCCCGTGCATTTCACGTATTTCCTTTAGCAGCTCACGCTTCTTGCCTTCATATATATGGACGAGCTCGATCATCTTCTCGCGGTCAACGAGGATGCCTGTATTTTCGATCTCATGTATTGCTGCTGTTACCGGTAAAACAATGTCTGTGAAACAGCGCAGAGGTCCTTCGTTGCCCTCTGATATGAGCTCTTTAACCATAGACTCTGATATTCTGAATGTTGCGTCAACGTCGCAAGCAGAGTAAGGAAGCAGGAGCTCGTCGGGAACATCTAAGTAGCCCCTTTCAGACAACTGCTTCTCATTTACTTTGTTATCCTTAAGCCACTTAGCCGTAGGGTAATCGTACCTGCCCATGTCGGTATGACGCAGCGTACACATTTCCAAACCATGCTCGGCATTCTCGTTTAGGATGTGGTCCGCGAGCATGGTGTCAAACACCATGTGTTTTACGACTGGGACGCCTAGGTCTTCTAGCCACAAGGCATCAGCACGAAGATTGTGTCCAATAACCCCCATTCCATCGGCAGTTACAAGTCTTCTCAACTCATCGATCATAAGAGAACGAGCTTGCAACGATTGGAGATCAACGCCACCTGCGCCACGTAGGCACATTACACAAGCACTCATCGGTTTCCAGCTGAACTGGATATAACGAAGAAGGCCTGACTTAGGTCTGCCACCCCACTCACAGTCAATGGATATGCGCCTGTACCCGGCTTCTAGTATTTCATTAACTGTGCTTGTCATCTCTTCCGGCGTGCTTATGTACCTGTAGTCGCGCTCTTCTACGGGCGTGTAAGGTCTGCCGGTTAGAACAATATTCTTAAACTGCTTGAGGTCAGAGACTATGCCATGTTTGGCCCCTGCCTCAGAAAGAAGTACGCTTGGGTGGTTAGTTGCAAACACCCGTATCACATCTTCATCGCCGTCAAAGACCTCGATCGGAGGTAAGGCAGTGCCAAGGCTCCTGACATTCTTAAGCCCAAAAACCTTGCCCCTAACCTTTTCCAAGGTTGTCTGTTGCTCAAACACTGCCTTAACTGCTTCTGACCCCAGACACAATATGCACTTAGGCTTCGTGAGTGCTATCTCCTGGGCCAGAAAGGGGTAACTGTCTTTCTTCCACTGTGACTTTATGGTCTTACCACCGTCAGGTGGTGGAAACCGTAACGTGTTAACACAATAGAATGAAGATAGCATTTCATGTTCAAAGCCAGCCTCCTGCAGCAGCGTTGAAAATATGCTACCGACCTTGCCCGACATGGTCCTGCCAAAATCGGTGTCGTCCTTGTTGGGCGCCTTACCGATTATCATGACAGGATATTCTACTATGGGCCCCCTAGGTGTTCTGCCGTCAAGGCAGCTAGAGGGCACAAAGTTGGCGTTATGGGAAACGCCCGTGCGCATGTCAGTAACCGCGATGACTGTTGGCTCGTAAAGCAGCCGCCTGGCCATCTCGTTACTTGTTATCCCCCATCTAGCGGCCTGCTCATCTACGCAGTCCGTGAATGGGAACTGGTCAAGTATCTCCGCCAGTTGCTTATCACTTGGCAACGGCGGGAGATAGGGCTGACCTAACGCTCTCATATATTAACTCCCATAGTCCCTCTCTGGTCATGGTCGCTGGATCTTCGCCTTTTGGCAAAGTAACGCAGTTGACCAGGCCATTGAAAGACGATGCCCTTATGTTTGAGGCTATTTGTTGCATGTCCTTCTGGGCGTCATCGTCCAGTACGATGATTATTGTCTTTCCATTCCAGGCTTCGAGACAATGCCCTTGCTGCATGCATGACATTGACTTACCAAGTAGAGCCACTGCACAGGGGCCTACCCGAAAGGCGTCAAACACGCCTTCTACAACAACCCCAACAGGGTAAGTCTTTGCCCGATCACCGTTGAACAACATCCGGCCTTTTGGCAATCCAGGCATAGTAAAGTATTTAGGCGTTGACCCCTCAGTAATGGCTCTAGCCTGCCAACCTACCTGCTTGCCTTGCCAGAAGGCTGGTACGACTATTCGATTAGAAGCAAGCCCATGAGGCGGAGGTGCGCTTATACAAAACTGCACCTGCCATACGTTCCATAGCTCCTCAACTGAGAACTTGCGCGCCTCTATGTACTTAACTGCAGGATGTGATGCATCCAAGTCAACTATAGGAACACATGTGCCCGGAAGAGGTGCTTCGTTGAATGATTGATAAGTTTCGGGAGATTCAATAATAATGCTCTCACCAAGACGAACGCCTCCTGAGGCGTACATCCTCAACTCATCCTCAAACCTAGACAGCTCCTGGCAGTTTTCATTGAAACAATGGATAAGCCATTTACCAAATGGCTTACCCTGCTCGTCAACTGTGTTCCACCTATAGCTGATGTACAGCCTGTACCTTTTGTCCCCACAATACGGGCAGCATACTCTGTACTGCTCTCCGTGTTGTGCTATCTGCTGTTTAGTCTTTCGCTCTCGCCCTACGGCGAAAGGGTCGTCAACGTTAGCTACGGTTAGTGCCTGCCCTTGGTTGGCGACCTTCACTTTCCCATTAAACCTACGGCTTAATGCTGAAAACAACTGTTGATTAAGTACGGCCATTGAACCCCCTACGTTTTAACTGGTTTGGGGAACGATTTAACACTATACCCAACCGGCTCGTCCTTGATGAGCGGAGATATAGATGAGCCTGGTATGGCATTAGGTCTATTCTTAGGCACAAGGTCACCAGTTCTCTTGTCCAGCGCGAGGTCCTCACTTGTGGCCTTGAATGTAGCTATAGCTCCATCAAGCTGAAGGACTTGCTTTACACCGCTTTCCATAGACCGGCCTTTGGTCATCATCACCTCGCAAGTCTTCTTCTCAGGATTGACAGTGGAGGCATGGAAAGTGCAATCAAAGTACCAGGCAAAAGACTTAAACTCTGCTGAGTCTCCTTGTGTCTTTGCCCCCTTCTTTCCAGCGGCTGCGGGCGTCAGCTGATGTGTGACAAGCCCCCAAGTGTTGGTCCGCATAGCCACGCCTTTAAGCTCGTAGCATAGCGCCTGGTAATACAGCCGATCTTCCTTGATGTTCTTGTACTTAGCCCTGAATCTGCAGCGATTGGCCATGGGCAAGAACCAGTCAACAGCAAAGCCGCTGACTTTCTTTCCTTCCTTAGCAAGCTGCACAATAAGGCTTTCTATTTCGTCAGCTCCGCCGTCACCTACTTTGGTGGTCCCGGAGCAGTCGATGAAAATCAGTCGATCGCCGATGTCCGCAATGGCTTTCTTAAGCTTTGCTGCATCGGCTGGTTTTAGTGAATCCATGTCGCCAGCCTTCTCAATAGTGTTTCGAGTAAGGCCTGAGGCGCATGCATACACGGGTATCATGTACTCGTTGCTCGTGCTCTGTTCGTACGAGAAAACAACGAAGTACTTTTCAATCTTTGCTACGTTTATACCTATCTGGCAACACATGGTAGTCTTTCCACCGCCAGACGGTGCCACGTAACCGTAGAGCTCACCTGGTCTAGTTCCGCCCCCTAGAAAATGGTCGAAGAACATTGTTCCAGTTGTCTCCCTTGGCTTAACGCCTAACATCAACGCCGATGAGTTAAAAGGCGTTACAAGTGATGTAGGCGCTTGTTTTATTGGTTCTGCTGCCTTCGCCAGCTCTATCAGGCGCTGAGCAGTCAAGTCTTGTGCCAACTGTGGCACAATCATTCGCTGGTAAAGGAAATCCTCCAACAACGAAATGCCGTACTCTGGGTTTAGGGACTCCGTAGGGTAATTTGAAAAACAGTTGTGCAAAAGCCTGTAGGTGTCTTCGATCTGGGCTTTTGTCAACGTAACACTGTTGTTGGTCCTGGCATCCAAATCAGTAATCAACAACGGAAGTTCTGGCATAGCCTTAAACTGGTCGTAGTAAGATTTTGTGCACAGCCATGCGAGAATAAATGGTATTTCTGCAGGGGAGTAGAAAGCTGTTATTGTCAGCTTATCAACAGCCTGCTTAAGGACGGCTGGGCACCTCATCAAGTGCACCATGAACGTTTCTAATTGTATTCGCGTGAACTGCTTCATCACGGCTCCTTTGGAAGCATCTTTGCCAGATGCGTCCTGTACGCAGGCTCGAACATAAGCATTCTTCGAGCCGCGCTTTCAAATGTTTTTGCAACTGCAGTTAGTCCGCCGTCGCTCGCTACTGCAAATCTAAATACAGCAGAAAGAGACGCGTCAGGATCCATTAAAATTTCTTCTAGTTTCTCGCCCCTACGCATCCTTCTTAAAACTTCCTGTGACTGCAAGCTGCAGAGAAGCTCTATCTCTTTTTCTCTTTCTGGTCTAGCTGCTAGGTACCGAGCAACTGTACTTGGGCTTGTCACCATCTGCTCATAAACGTTGTCACAACTTTGACAGTAAAACTCAAAAGCGTACCTCATAAAACACCCAGGTTCGATCATGTTCTCAGCCAAAGTTCTGCCCAAGTCCCACCACAGCCTCTCACACTTCTTACCAGGGCCTTTATACGAAGGCTCGTAGGTCTGCCTTAAGTATGTGTAGGCTGTTTGAGCCGCCGATACGTAAACGGCTATCGTGGAGTCGTCCACGGTCGTATCTGTTTTATCTCCCATCCCTTTTTCCTGTAGAAGGCCATACGCTGTCTGGCTCTTCGCTCCAAGCCTTGATCGTGCTCGTCCAGGAAATCATACATGATTCCAATTGTTTTGCCTGGATAAGCGCGACAGACACGCCCTGGTATCTGTGTGCAAGCTATAGGGTTCGTCTGCCCTCCTGCATTTATGAGTACCTGAAGTTGTGGAAAATCAACCCCGGTTGACCACAGTGAGGTGGCGATCGCTCGCCTCAGCTCACCACTCTGAAATGAGTCGTGTAGCTGTATCCGCCTTTTGGTTGTAATCGGATGAACACCGCGCTGTATGTAACCCTTTCGCTCTGCGTTAATTCTGAGCGCTGGTTCCATGTTGCCGTAGACAAGTTCAAAATCCGGTAAGTGCTTTGCTATCTCTATGACGTGCTCAACTTTTTCCACCAAAATAAGTATCTGCACATCCTTACCAAACTCAGCCTTCGCTTCCGTAACAGCGTCAACAATCATCCCATTACGGTCTGTGTTTCTCCATATGCCATTTCTCTTTATGGAGATTGGTGTTACGTTTTGAATCCTCTGCGCATCCCTCATGCTAAGCATTCGTACCTCAATAGGTACAATCGCCCCAGTTTCTTGCACCTCTGCGTATGACACCTCAACTAAACGAGGGCCAAACATGGCCATTATTTCTATGTCAGCCTTGTCTCCCCTTCCGAATGGCGAGGCGCTAAACCCAAACCTTCTTGCTTTCTTTAGATAGGCCATTGCGTCTGCTGGCGTTCTAGACGCACTCCTGTGTACTTCGTCGTAGATGAATATGTCGCAGTTCTCAAGATCGCATTTCATCAACGACTTATCAACAGCGCACGTTATGCGCCTGCCTGTTTCGTTTTTCCCTCCGCCGACCATTCCAACAGCCTGGTTAGGGAAAATCTCTGAAAGCTTATCGTAAAAATCCCTGACAATTTCGGTGCTGTAACATGTGATTATTATCTTGGCTTCTCGCCACATGTTACATATCTGCTTTATTATGAAAGACTTCCCGGCACCGGTGGGGGCCTCAAATACGCCGCCGAATTCAGCTGCGGCTATGTTTGCCACGAGCTCAATCTGATGTTCGTCACGAAGAACGTGCATCTGACTAAGATCAGGGTCAGAAAGTCTGTAGCTCCTGCAGTCAGTTTCAGTTACTACATTTCCTGCCGCTTGAAGTTCGTCTATGACGAGGTCTCTAAGTCCAGCAGGCACAACAAGATGTCCGTCTTCTTCGCGGAAGAGGCGAAAAGTTACGTACTCCACGTCCTGTTGCCTGCCTCCTGTTTGCACTCGCCTTTCGTATGTTAGCGTGTCCTTAAGTACGTCAAGACACGAAGGTTCAATGTGGATCAGGTGATGATCCACTCTTGAAACAATCACTTTCATTTTTCTACCTCTGCTAATTAAACAAGTGCTGCCAAAATTATCCGCATCAAGAACTTAAAAGCTAACTCTTTAGTAAGCGCTATTGTGTCCAGTTTTCCTATTACAGCATTACGCGCGCCAGATAGCACTTCATTCTCTAGTTTATCTCTTTCTTCCTGGGTCATGTGAACGTACATCAGCATGTCAATTCGCGGCCAATTCTTATTAAGGAAATGTTTTATGAAGCCCTCGAAAACATGCTGGGCAGCTCTGCCTAGAGCGGGCAAATAAGGCTTAACTGCCTCCAGTACGACCTTTTCACTCTCGTTAAGACCTTTTATCTCTTTCACTATTCAACATCTCCAATTGGTAGCGAGGGTGGGATTTGAACCCACGACTTCCAGGGTATGAACCTGGCGATCTACCAGACTGATCTACCTCGCGCCATTGTTGGCCTGGCTACGCCGTCTCAGACGTAGCCAGGCCATGCCTTATTCCATCGGGGGAGAGCCAGATACTTTGACACAACCTTGAGGCACATTTGGTTGTGTCGTCATATTGTACCCGGACATCTCCAGTTTCACACGGGCTTTTACCCCAGCGGACGGCTCTTGTCCAAACACATAATCAACAGCCAGTTGTGTGAAACTCGGGGCGGTATTGAAATACCGTTCCGCAATTTCCACTTTTTCCGCATCGGTTTTGGCTGCCTTGAACTCGTCGGCGGCGGTTGTAGTTTTGACGTTGAAGAAGCTAACGGCTCTCTTCACGCGATCGTCAGTACATCCAGCCAGCCCCGCAACAACGAACATAACAACCAAAATACCCGTCGTCAACTTCTTCATCATTTGCCCCTCTGTGGTTTAAAGCGTTATCACCTGGTCACAAACGGACGCCAACCTCGGCTCGTGTGTAACCACAATTAACTGCAGGCCAGCAGAACGGCTGTACCCCCTCACCGATTCCAGTACACCACACACATTTTCAACGTTGTCGTGATCTAGAAAAGTGGTTGGCTCATCCAGGACCATCAGACCAAAATGGCCAACAAACATCTGGTACACCGCGAAACGGAAGGCAAGACCAAGCATTACTTTCTGCCCTCCGCTTAACCTTTCTGCTGCTTCCTCAAAGCCACCCGGCAAAATACACTTTACGGAAAAGTCTTCCTGAAACGCAGCTACAAACGGCGATGAAAACTTTTCCAAGTAATGTGCCAGGTGCACATTTAAGGCTTTTATGTATGACTGTGAGACAAGTCTCGGCAACTGGTCTCTATGCAGAAGTGACTTGGCGCCTTCAAGAAGATTTCGATACCTCTTCTTGCTGTCTAGCGCCTGCTCTTCGTATTTTAATTTATCTATAGCCAGCTGGTACTGCTCAATCTGTTTCGTGAGCAGTTCGCACTTTCCCTCTAAGGATGAAATTATAGCCGAGAACTGCCCCCAGTCGGAAACAATTGCTTTGGCATTTTCAAACTCGGAGTGTGACATAACCTCTTTCTGGCTGGCTATTTGAGCTTTAAGATATTCTTGCGAGTCTTTTCTGTGCCCTTCGTGGAACTTGAGCTTATTGGTTGCCACCTCGAATGCGTTGGCAACCTTATTTCGTGTCTGCTCAAAGGTGTTGAATGCCTCCAGTACGTTTTTGCACTGTTCAATCACCTCATTGCTGACTGGCATTACATCAGCCAGTTGCTCAAATTCCTCCATTATGTGAACGCAGTCTTTTTCTGCGTTCTTGCAGTCACTCTCCCACTTTGAATAAAGCCTAGTGTGCGAGGAGAGTTCAGATTCCATTCTATCCATCTCTGCCTTCATGGTAGTGCCCATCGGCTCCAGAAGCTTCACTTCAGATAAGTGTTTATCAATGTGAAGTGGGCTCAGCTCCTGTTGACACGTTGGGCAAGTATGATCTTTTTCAGCGGCAGCCATAACTTTTCTGCTTATGGCTAGGCGGCTGGAAATCTCCATATACTTATCTACCAATGCTGAGAGATCTTTCTTTGTCACGGAGCAGGTGGGGGGAGGGGTGCCGAGGACGCTCTCCGCAACCTGCAGACGTGCAAAGAGGTCTTCTTTGCGCTTATACTTTTTGTTTGTTTCTTCGGCCCGAGAAATTATGTTTCTAGCTTCTCCAGCTTTAAAGCAGAAGTCTTCCATTTCCAACTCGTAATCGGCCAGGGTGTTGCTTAGATCTTTCATTTCAGCTTTGATCTCAGCAATTGCCAATTCATCTTTTCTTATGGACTCAGTCAAATTCTCGATGCTTGATCTCGTGGATTCGTTTTTAAGGTACTCTTGGATTTTCAGGTTAAGGTGTTCAATCTCTGTGTGGCTGCGCTTTGTCCCAAGTTTTGCCAGTGTGCTCTCGGCCTCTCTCAGACTCTCTTGTGCCTCTTTTTGCTGTTTTACCAGCGTCTCTATTGTTGCCGCCTGACTACCAATAATAATCGTGCTTATTTCTTCAGACAGTGCCTCACGTATACCCTCAGTACGGTCAAGTCCAAACAAAAGCTGCAATGCCTCTTTTCTGTCGGATGCTCTCTGGAAGATGATCTGCTCAATCGCTCCCTGTTGCACAAATATCTGCCGCTTAAGTGTATCCGGTGTGACTCCTATGAGTTCTGACATGTGTTGCTCAATTTCCGTCGCAGTGTTCCACTCCTGTTCACCGTAGGTCATCTTACCTTTAGCGGATGCAAGCGACCTCCGTATGTACCCATCATGACCGTTACTGTGAAACCAGAGCTCAATGGTGCCTTTGGTCTCACCTCGGGTAAGATCGTCTTCCTTCTTACCGATATTACCTGTCTCACCTGTCAAAGCCCTATAGATAGCCTTGGTCAGGTTGCTTTTGCCCTTGCCGTTAGCTCCTAGAATGCCGACGACGCCAGGGTTGAACTGGATGTCGAGATTCTTGTGCTGACAGAAGTTGTTGAGCTTTAAGGCTTTAATTCTCACAGCAGGGGCACCTCGATGACGTGTTGTTTCCTCACAGATTCGATCACGGATCTGGCGTGACCACCTTTCAACAAACTAAGGACAAAGGAATGAAGCGCTGGGTCTTTTTCCCTGGGTAGAAGTTGCCCCAAGCACTGTTCCATGGTCTGGTGGGAAACCTTGGCAATAGCACCCATGTCAGGAAGTTCGCTCTCCAGGACAGTGGGTTTAAACATGAAATGAAGATTCCCCCCTATTGCTTTAAATGCATCCTGCACCTTCTGTATCGTTGCTTTGAATTTAACGACGATCAAAGAGTGCGGAGGCATGTTCTTGGCTTCGGCAATTGCCTGCTCCAACTCTGCATCACTTTGGATATTGAACATCTTGAACGGGCGGGTGTTTAGCTTAACCCTTTCCAAGACTATCTTGCGGTTTTTAGCGTCCCCAGAGATGTCAATCACGACAAAGCTCTTATCTGGGACTTCGTCTACTGACTGCATGGCGATGGATCCGGTGTATTCAACAATGGTTGTCTCACCGTTATTATGCTTTACAGTCTTAGACCAAGGTGCGTGGTAATCACCAAGCATTACCAGCTTTACGTGTGAAGGAACCCAGGCTGGATCAAAGTCCCAGTTGCTGTGTCCTTCAATTTCCGGCACAGTGCCGCGAGCCATCTGGTGTAAGAACAAAATGCTCACGTCTTCGGGTATAGCTTTTATTCGTGCTTCGAGTTCGTCTGCCGGTAAGTTGTCAAAGCAGATAAACTTTAAAGCGTGATCATTGCTGTAATACATCTCCTGAATTTCGTTGTGAACCCATCCAACGCTGGGGGCTATGCTTGTCCAGGGAACAACGACAGGCCTAGGCTTACCCTTATCATCAGGAAGAAGTACTGATCGAACACGACCGTGCTGGCCTTGTATGGCCATTGTTCTGACGGATGCATCATCAAGCCGTTTCATCTCGTCAATATAAAACTTTGCGGCATCAGACGGTGGTTCTGCATCAAAAACATCACCGATTAACACCAAACAATCTACAGCGTTGGCCTTGTCAACGCAGTAGTCAACAATCTGTTTGGCTGAGCTGTATGCGTCACCGCAAACTTCGGGATATGATTTCCAGGCACATGTGGCTAAGTGCCAGTCTCCGGATACGGCTATCCGCAAAGACATCTTACCTCCGTTTCGTCGCCCTCTTATTAACGGGCGAATGGTTTTCACGAGCCTCACGCCATCCCTGCAAGAACAGGTATGGTAACGGATCCATCACGGGTTGAGATGCACACAGGTTTTCAGGTCCGCGCTCCATATAAGCGTCGGGCTCTGATGAGTCCAAATAGATCCATGTGTTGTTCGCATGGTTCCACCTTGACATTCCCGTTATGTATATTGCTTGCCGACCGTACTGGTCGAGTTTCATGGGTTTCTGTGAGATGTCGATCACATACCCATCTTTAACTTCATTTACATTAGCGAGGATTGCCATGTAAATGAAATCTATCTCTGCGAGGTCCGAGTCTCCGAAGAACCGCTTGCCTACGGTTTTGGCTATAGACTCGCGGGCTGCCGTATCCTGGGTCTCCAGGCGTAGAAGTTTTATCTCAACTAGTTTGTCTTCTGCCTTTTTGTCACGGCCGAACACAAAGATAGTCGGTACAAAATCCTCCACCCCATTGTGGATAGCGGCTTCATACTGCTCCGTGAGGTGGAGTAGTATGTTGTCGAAACTGCTTTCCTCTTCTCGTGCCATGGCGTTACCCTTGTCTTCCTTCTCGGAGCATAGACTTTACGTAACCTTCACGCTCCGTTAATTATATACACAAGAGCAAGAAGGCTGAGGTTATTCTGCCTCAGCCTTCTAAAATCGCCATTAAGTTAATAAAAATTTTACTAATTGTCTTTCGCAGCCAGCTTCTCTTTCTTCTTGACGACAGCTTCCTGCTCCTCCTGCGTACGGTTTAAACGTGTGTTTAACTCCGTAACGAGATTGGCCGCGATCTCAGCGCATTTGGCCGTAAGCTTGTCAACTGAATCAAGTGACACGTCTTTCAGGTCAACCTTCTGAACAAGTTCGATCTTTGTCATCGGGTTTACCTGGTGTGTCATCTTCAGTGTGATTGGTGCCATCACGCTAGTTCCCCCTTCATTCTTCTAAGTGCTTCTTCTACCTCACGTTGAACCCACTGAAGGCCAACATGTGCTGATGTATGAAGCACGTTCGAATGCGTGGGCACCTGAACAGCTACACCACCAGCTTTACGCCAAGCAGCTATCTGCTTATCGGAGTCGTCAATGAGAAGCCTGTTTGGCGCGGCTAGCTCATGTTTTTCCCTAATAAAGACAAATTTATTCTCCATGCCGTAAGGCAGGAAGTTCTCCAGCCATAACATCTTTCCGGCGACCCCAGCTATACCTTTGGGGGGCGAAGTGCAGATGTATGTGTCTCCCTGCGTTGTCAAGAAGTTGTAAAACTCCCTGGCAAACGGTTTAAGCTCAAGTGTAGCCCAAAACTCTACGCTCAAGTTGTTCAGTACTTCAAAGAACCTTTCCTGCGGAAACCCGAGTGTGTAGGTGTTTCCATAGCTTGTTGGCGGTGGCTTGCTGAGAAACTCAGGCATAGATGTGCCCAGTAGGTTCAGCGCTGGTGATGTAAAATCAACCAATGTGTCATCTAGGTCTACGAATATCTTTACCTTACTCATGTCAACCTCAAGGTTTAAACCTGGGACGGTGCTAGAACACCGCCCCAGGTCCCGTCTAAACACAGGCTATACCGTTTCGAGCCACTCTCGGAACGGGCAATCCTTCAACAAAGATTCCCTATTTATCCAAGCTTTGTGCTCTCTGCTAAACGTTTTCCTGTAGGGGAGCCACCCTACGTAACAGCCTGTGTCCAGCAGTTCCGGCTTTCTACTGTCAACCGCCTTAGCACAATGCTCAAACGGTGACCAATGCCCATCGTTTGCCAGATTGTCGTGCAGCTCAATATCCTTTTTGAAGTCTATCAAGCCCTCGTGGTTTAGATAAGATGTACGCGCACATCGTGCTGTACATATCTTTAACTTATCCTCCACGGAAATTCCTTCTTCCTTGATGGTGTCACTAAATGGCATGTGCCATTGCCCAAAATTAAGTATGGATGGGGTGCTCTCCACCATACGTTTAAGCATCAACCAGGCAATCCTTTGCATCTCAGGTTGAGCTTCCTTTGAACACCTGAGGGAAAAGAAGTTGTCCCAGGCTGTGGCTGTTATAACAACGGTGATCGTGTTAAAGGGTTCGATCACTCTGTTTAGCCACTGCTTGTGCACTCCTATCTCGAGGAGGCGCTCTCCCGCTGACACCGACTCTTGGGCAATTCTACTCCACTCCTGCTCAGCTGCGGTCGCTGCTGCTGCTTCCAGCGGGGAGTTTGACTCCATGCCCTTGTTATTCGCTCCCCACTCGATCGGTACAACTGGATTTTTCCTTACCCTGCTTATCGTCTTTGCAGCAGGCATGGCCCTCGACGATTCGCTGTTTCTAGCAAACACCCGGTGTGTCATCATTTCCGAGTGTATAAACCGAGGGTAAGTGACCAACATTGTAGTTATTCTGTCCACTGAGGGGCTCAGGCTATCTGCTATTACTCGGGCTGAGTAGTGCACTTTTTGCCTCCAGGGTCTTGCGCTCTTTGACTGCAGTCGAGCTTGTTGATGTGGTTGCCGGTTTTGGCTCGGCATGTTGCTGGAGCCACTCCCAAAACATTGTGGCCTGTGCGCTGTGTAGCGTGTATTCAAGCTTGGGGTTGGAAAGGAAAGCGTACACCAAGTTCGGAAGCTTACTCAGTTCTTCTTGACTGTTAAGATCTTCGACAAGGTAGTTCAACTTGACAAAGGCAAGCTGGTCGGCCCTGATCAGGATTTCTTCTTCTTCATCACAAAAAGCCGGTATTCTGCACAATGTTGAGCTGTAAAGCGCCATCTTTCGTTCTCCTCTTAAAATCTCAAATCCAAAAGAACCCCAAAAACGTGGTCAGTTTTGCTCAGTTGAAGCGGATCCCTCTTTCTGTTTTCCCGGTAGTCGTACACTCTGGCATCCACTGTTGCGTCCGCAAGACTCCTTCCTTCAACAAAATTTAACAAGTTTCTAAGTTTGCTGGCATTCCACAAGGCATCTTTAAATGTTGTCTCGTGGCACATTTCCTGCCCTGCCTCAGCAAGCCCAGCCACACCACGACCTAGCCTGTACATAACCATGAACGTGTCGTCTATGTCTGGCACAGAATCAGCCTCTCCTAAAGATAGGACAGCCTGTCTTATGTGCTGCCAGTACTGCAAAGCAGTATCTTTTTCATTCTTGAAAGCTGTACGTATTGTCTCCCGGAAAATATCTGTTCCACTCTGTAGACAGAAGTGTTTGTTTTCAAGCTCCGGTAGACATCCTTCTACGTATACATTCTGCCCGTGCAGTAAGGTATACGCCTGCAAGAATGAAAGAGCCTGACCTTTTGCAGCCTCAGCGTCCTCCGCATCAACTAGAACAACTGGGTGTGTCCGCATAGCGTATCTCCTTTGGATAAAACAACTTATCCGTAAGAGCGTACACCTTGCTCACCAGTTGTTCAATTGTTCCTTCGTTTGTAACTACTTCGTCCCATCCGTCCCAATCCTTAAGCTCAGAGTCGGCGTCGTCATCAAACATTTGCTCACTACTACGTGTAACCTTTACAAAAGTAGTGGCTCCCGTTTTCGACAACTTCTCCACTTCGTTCAAGAACCTAAGGTCAGTGACAATTAAAATGTCTGGGTTTGTCAACGTGATGCGGTGCATGAATGAGTTTATCCATACCTCATTGCACAGGGATTTCCGCATCAACTTCGTCGCAAATTCTATCATCAGCTCCCGAACCGTCATGCCCAGTGGTTCGAGGTAATCACTCTTACGCTCCGGATACACTTCATAAAAAGCAGGACTCTTTACACCAGCCCAGGCAAACAACCTAAACAGTGTGTCCTTTACATCAAAAGCAATTGAATCAGATACAATGTTACAAAGTTTTAGATCTTCTTTTGACTTCAAGTAGTTGCGCATAATAGAAGCACACAGATTCTTACCTGTACGCCTTCTATGTCCAAATGCAATTATTCTCATCGCCCCCTCCTAAAACTTCGGGCGGGAGTGTAACTTCTTTATTAAAAACGTAAAGTAAAGATTTATTACACTCCCGCCCTTAAACCTACCGCACCCACGGATCAGGCATGGCCAGTTCACGTCGCAGCCGCTCGACATTTTCTGCTTGCTCTTTACGAGCCCTCTCGTCGGCCTCTTTCCTAATTTTGACAGAAAACTCTGCCATTTCGGTCAGACGTTTACGGCATGGAAAACACGAAAATCGTACAGCCCCGTTTCGACTGTTTAACTCGAAGTGGTTAAGGCTGTATATGATTTCGTCAGGCGTCAATTTCTTTTTATGTGAACGTGCTTCAAACTCTCTCCCCCTAGAGCACAGGGTAGATTCACAGCTGTAGGTACTTGTTAACTCTATAGCTGCTCTAGGCTTCTTTGCTGAGCAGTTAAAGCACAGCAAAGGGCGCACTTCTGTCTTGTAATAGTCACGCAACCAATTGGTATACGCTACGTTGAGCGTAGTGACTGGACCAGCACAGCTAGTGCATTTTTCGCCAGGCACTTCAAGGAATAATGCGTTACGGAAGTTGAGACTGTCAACAAAACACATGTAACACTGCTTATACCCAGCAGAAGCGCCTCTTATTCTTAGGGCGCCATCGTGCAAGCCGAGCTCGTCTTGTATGTAATAGTTCCCAAACAGGTAATAATCCATAAGGTCAACGTGAGCGCATAATTTATAAATTTTTGTGTTTTGAATAAACTGGTTAATGCGGTTTGAAACATCCATATGCGTACGACTAACACACACGTGTGGAGATAGGGGTATTGGTTTTATAACTGTTGTGTGCCAACAATCCAAACACATGCGTTTATCCCCACAAAGTTCTCTTAACTCTCTAGTGTATATCGGCGGCCGCATATTTAGATATTCTAACTCGGACAAAGGTCTAGCACATTGAAGGCAATTATAGGCCGTTAAAGGTCCGGGTATGCATGGCCCGTCCGGTCTAGTATGAAGGCCGTCGATACATATAGGCCAATTTATTTCTAAGGCCAGTGGTGCGTTCGGGGAGGGGAAACTGTCAAACAGATCACCTGGTTTTTCTATTAGTTTCTTTTGGTAAAGACCGACAGGGTCTGGCGATCTTTGGATTTTAGGCTCTAAAGAAAGCGTAAATACAAATTTAGGGCCTGTTTCTTTTGAAGGCGAAACTGGTTTAGGGCTGTCTTCGCCTCTCAAATCAGCGGGAAGCTGGTCAAAACAACCGCCACAATACTTATCTCCGTTTATGTCTCTATACAATACGCTTATGGGGTAGAAGTCCCCGCATTCCTCGCATTGTTCTTCTTCTTCTGGTTCTTCTTCTCTTGTTTCTTCGTCTTCTGTTTCTTCTTCTTCGTCTTCGTTTACGTTATTTACAGGTGGCGTCAACACCCGACCGATAGCTATGGGATTAGAAGACGGATCCGAACCGGCGAGGCGAATTTTTATCTGCTCGCTGGTTGTGACGTTCTTCACGCGCGCGAAGAGCGTTGAGCGTGGGTCTGGCTTGGTACTGTAGTGGTTAGGCAACAGAACCCTTCGTACGTAGCGCAGTGACGCGTCGTTGAATATCTGGTCCTCTCGGTGCGACACGTGTTGAAGCAAATGCATTACGACCGAGCCTGCCAGCTCTCCGTGGAGTAATCGGTCGGCGCACTCAATCGCTGTATGTGGTTTGCGGAATGTGACATTGAATATTATGTCTGATTCAATCTTTGCCGGATCGTGTTTATATATTTTTAGGTTGTAGTGGCATTGTCTATCCACTTGCACAATAAATGTTGACGTACGTTCATCGTCAGTAACGATATAAATTATCGTACCGGGTAAAGGCCTGTTTATTTTTGCACAAAGTTCATCGGACTTCTTATTCATATCAACGATTGTGTTGTACATCTCAATCTGTTCATCTTTTGTTAGTAGCTTTGTATCCACACAGTTTCCTTTCTTTTGTGAAAGAGGGACTTCTAAAATCGGTCCAGTTTTTCGAAACTTAAGTGGAGAAAAATGGACGACTTTTAGGAGTCCCTTTCTTCTTTAGAAGAAGCGGATGGTTTTCCGACAGTTTTCAGCAGAAGGTACCCCCCTTGAATCTGAAAACCGGATTTGCATTAGACAGATCAAGAATCTCGATTATTCTAGCCTCTGTCAGTTTCACCCAACCAGCTTGGAGAACCGAATGCCTCGCTCGTCCACTCTCACAATCCAGTCCTTGGCAGACGTATTCACAGCCCATCACAAAGCTCCCGCCGTATGGGTAGCTTTAACCCTGTTAGCTGCTGATCGTGGTACGGTCTGCCTTTCCCTTAACCGTAAGGCCATCGCACGTTACCTTAACGTTAAGACACAAAACGCTTTACGATGGATTGGCACGTGTATACGAGTGTTGGAGAAAGCAGGCTGGGTACGTACGGCAAAACACACTGTGCACACGGCGAAAGGTCCACGCACTGTGCGTCGGGTTTGGCTCTTATTCCATTGGCAGAACTCATCACCAAATCTTATGCACCCGTTAGTTGATGCAACCATGCCGAAAGGCCGAAAGGCAACAGCAGGTAAATCTAAGAAGGGCAATAAGGCCGTTGCAGACGCAGCTGTCGAGCTTAAACCCGTTAAAGCGGTGGAAACGCCTGTATCGCCCGAGGAGGCTCGTCAGAGCCTCGTAAACGAGCTCTGGAAGCGTGTCTCTTCTTCCTACACGCAACCGACCTACGCAGACTTCTGGTCAGCAATACAGGACCACATTGTGCGTCTTGACTGGAATCCAGATACTGCAACGGTGCATATTGTTCTCAATTCACCTTTGGCGCAGTTACATACCAGGGTGGCTGAGCGGCGTGGTGTACTGATTAACCCACAAGTCTTTTATGCAGCCGCTAATACACTTCAATGGGATTACGAACCTTGTGATATCAATGACGTGGTTATGACAGGGGGCCCGCTAACAGACGGGCCCCCCAGGGTCGATACGGACGAATCTGAAACCAGCGGTCAGCCTGCGGTTTCAGTTGATGGCCTGTTAAAGACTTGCGCGCTTAAGTCTCTAACTCACCACGGTAACGCACTAGCCGAGGAAGAAGTAGCGCCCCTCCTCTTCAGCGTTCCTCCGCCATCTCTTGGATCCCATGGAGATGGCCTCGTTGATCCGCTTGTTGATTGATTTACACATACGCTCAACTGAGCGGGCCTTCTTACGATTGGAGGAGTAGCCCCACCGGTACAAGCACTTTCCAATGCTTGTGTAGTGGAGCTCCGTTGCGCCAAGGTGCCTGTAAATAGCAGCCGCCGCCTCAAGCATGTCCAGCCCTGCAAGAGACGGAAGTTTCGACCGGAGTTCGTAGCTCTCAACGACGGTCGTGTCATCGGTTATTGCGGTTGAGTTTGCAGGGCTTACAACAGGCGCAGCCTTAACCTGGGCTCTACGCCGCATTGTACGTGCAACTGATTCCCGAGAGTCCTCTGTTACCATCGAAGTCAAAAACTGTATCTGTGTCTGAACCTTGTCCAAGTTGACTTCGACATCATGCTTCAGCTTTTCCACCTCAGACCGGGTAGTAAGCAGATCTGCTTCCTTCGACATCAAATCAACCAGTGTTGGCTTCAAGTCAACCTGGATGACTTCCGAGTTATTGCTCTTCTCTGCAATTGTTGCAATTTCCATCGTCTACTCCTACTTTACAGTAGCCTTGGTGGCCTTGACTGCCTTAGCGGGTGTGCTTGCTTCAACCAGAGGCTTGAGCTCCATACCATAGGCCCTTGCCATTGCCAGAAGGAAGCTTTTCAACCCGGTAGACAGAATGGTCACGATCTTCACGCCATTAGATTCGGCAACAGACCGGATCCGGCTCCAGTCATTCCCGCAATGGCGTTTTAAAGCAATAATTCCGGTGGTTCCGCCTGTCCGAATGCTTTCCACCAACTTGGAACTCTCGCCACCAGCACGCGAGGCAGAGTACCACTTGTGCACTTTTGCGCCGATCACCTTCTCCAGCGCAGTTGTCATGTTACCTGCATCCCTGGACAATGCCTCACTACCGTAGAAAGACCAGGTACGACTTGTGATGGCCTTAATCACAGCGGGGTTTCTGGTAATCTGCTGCAGTAGGTAGTGCACTTCCGGGTCCTTGCCTTTCACCGCCTCCATCTTTCTGGAAGCTTCTTTCACGTCCGACTCCACGAGAACCTTACAAATTTCCACGTCAGTAAGTTCCGGAGCCGTTATTGCCTCTTCCTGGGCGAGGATTTTATCCTCCACGTCCTGAAGAGCCTTGATCCAGCCCACTGGCGGTTGTGCAAACGACGAAGACCAGTAACACGGATCTTCAAGCTTGTGGGCCGCCGCTACACTCTTGTAAATCTCAGTGCAGTTGTTGAACAGCACAGTTTCGTACACGCAAAGACTTTCAGTGGGGCACTCAACTTCTAACAGCGCCTGCCTCATACGTATTTCCTGCCGAGCGAGATAGTAATCAGCAAGGGGTCTAATCCCATTAACAGCCCTGATCTCTGAATCCAGGGTCAACGCCGCTGCATACACATCTCGAACGCACTCACGACTTCCGGCGATCGCAACCTCCGCCGAAATCTTGTTCATCGGTATCGCATACTTCTGTATTACATGCAGGGGATTCCTTTCAAACTCTTCCCTCTGGCCTATCAGGAAATTCATCTTATCCCACGTCTGATTCATCTCAACCATAAGACGCTCAGACTCACTAATGTATTTGTCCCGCTTCACAATGGCTTCGGCAAGTCTTGCCCTTGAGCCGTTTATTCCCTGCTCAACCATTGTGATCTGATCTTTCGTTGACGCATACGGCTTTATAGCTCGGAAGTCGTCGAGCATTGTCGTAAAGGTTGCCACCTCTTTTCGGTGGACAGCCACACTGTTCTCCGCTGAATTGCGCTGCTCAGTCATTTTCACTGCGCTTGCTCGCAACTCTTCAATTTCTCTAGACAAAGACGTCAGCTTGGGGATGTCTTTGACTTTGTTGAGAAGCAGTGATAATGCTTCGAAGTTCAACTCCGAGCCAGGTAATGGCTCTTGGTTAAGGACAACGTTATCCACGTCTAATTCCCTCCCTTTTTTAACTCATTTAACCAAAACCCGCTTGCACTTGTCTTCACATTTACTGGCGTAACCAGTATCAGGCGAAGTAGATCTCGTTTATAGTTTGAGAAATTTCCACTGAAGCTGAAGACTAACCTTTCCGTTGGTTTCATCCACTTTGAAACCCTCGTGTAGAAAAACTCCTCAAGGTCAGGAGGAGGGCTGTCCCAGAACTGTAGGACGATATTTCCAGCGGACAGCAAGTCGCCGTTTTCCAGCTTTATTACCTCGATGTCCTTACTGCTTGCGGCCAACTCGCTAAACTCCTCGACGATTGGTCGCCAGTTTTCCACAAAGGTGCTCTCCACTAATTGGAGAACGCCTGTTAAACATCCATCGACCGCCATCCTTGCATCCCCCCTTTTTTGCTTTACGGCACAAACTCCTCGTTAACCTGCGCTATTCTTTTTGTTGTCGAAAAGGTTTGGTCATACGGAGAGAAGAGAATCCTCCCGCCATGCCGCAGCACTGCGCACTCTTCTGGCAGTTGCTTACCTTCATACTCCGAACCCTTAACGTAAAGACGTGGCTTATATAGCTCTATTGCTGTTTCCGGTGTGTCATCTGTGTCGCCAAGGATAAAGACCTCGTCAACACACCAAAGACTGTACAACATCTCTCGTCTTACGGAGGCAGGCCATCTTGGTCTGTCTACCCCTTTCAATCTCCTTACGCTTGCATCTGAGTTTATTACTGCAATTAAAGAAATATTGTTTTGAGCTCCAAACACATCTATTCCTTTTGATTTCGCCCATTTTAGTGTTCTGACATGCCCTGGATGTAGTAGATCAAAACACCCAGCGCACATCACACTTATGTCCTGACTAAGCATCAGTGCCGCTCTCCTTCTCTTCTGGTTTAAAGTCAAACGCTATATCCTTTTGAATCCTGTTTTTAGAGTGGAACAGGTCGTGCAGCAGCTGTGACACTCTGATAGCCGAGAGCACATAGGCGGGAGTATTTATGTCATATAAGTGTAGGACGACCAACAGCAGACCAGTCCAGTGGCTAAGACAAAACGCGCACAGGAGCAGGTCTGAAATAAAACCGCCCCGCGCTTCTAACCATGCGCGGGGCTTTTCAAATATTGAACCGTGTTTGAATGTCTCAACAGCTTGCCAGTTTGCCAGAGCTATTATCAGCAAACTGGGCAGGTAGCTACCGCTGGACAAGGTATGTCTCCCTTGTGTGGCACACGATCTTTCTCCTCAATCGTGTACACTCTGTTACCGGGCTTATCCGGTGGTATCAACGCAGGCAGAGGCACAACTGGACGAAGCTGTACATGACTGTTGTTGACGGCGTAACGGGGCACGTGACGCTCGGATAAGAATATGCGCTGGCGCTGGAGGAAGGCCATTGACCCTTGTGAAAGCATGGTTTTTCTCCTATGGTATGCTGCCGTAATGATAAGGAGAATAAAACCGTATGTCCACACAAACCATGGCAAGCACCAGAGATCTAATTCTTTCTGGTAGCTCAAAGCCATCTGATATTTTGAAGGCTATGAGTGAACTGCTGCACAAGCAGCCCCACACGCTGGTACCTCTTCTAGGTCTTCTGTCTATTCGTGGTAAACCGTACACGCTAAACAGACATTTCAGCATGGAGCCCTTGTATAAGCTAGCACTCCCCAAACAGTCGTTATGGAAGTGCGGCCGTCAGGTTGGTAAATCAGCGTCATTGGCCAGCTCGGGTATTCTTAGGGCAGCTGGCACGTCAGATATCAACATGCTCTACTGCACCCCCCGGTATGAACAGATACGACGTCTGTCTACCAACTATGTGCGCCCATTTATTAACAACTCCCTTGTCAAACACCTTCTAGTGGACGAGAGCTGTACTCAGCACGTCTTACAGCGGTCTTTCCTCAACCGCTCGACGTTGTACTTCTCTTTTGCCTTCCTGGACGCCGATCGTATCCGTGGACTTTTCACAGATATTAACAACATCGACGAAACCCAGGATATGGACTTTGAATTCTTGCCGATCATCCAGGAGTGTATGTCGGCAAGTGATTACGCTATAACTATTTACTCGGGCACGCCAAAAACGCTCGACAACACCATTGAAGCACTTTGGCAGGACTCCACAAAGGCCGAATGGGTTGTCCCTTGCCAGGCCTGTGGTTACTGGTCCATGGCAAGTATCCACGCCGATCTTATGAAGATGATAGGCAAGGATGGGGTTGTATGCGGACGCTGTTCAAAGCTGATTAACCCAGCTATTGGCCATTGGCACCATACGGACAAGTCCAAGACTGACTTCCATGGATTCCATGTGCCACAGATTATCCTACCTGTGCACTACTCTAACCCAGAGAAGTGGTACGAGCTGCTTTCCAAGCGTGATGGGAAAAAGAACTACTCATCCAGCAAGTTTTTGAACGAGGTGCTGGGAGAATCCGCCGACTCCGGTGTGAAACTCATTACAGTAACGGACATTAAGGAGGCTTCTGACCTTGGCGTCAACGAGTTTAACGGAGCCATGCTTGATAGGTTCAGGGAGCGTTGTCCGTATCGTGTTATGGGCGTAGACTGGGGCGGTGGCGGCAAAGACCAGGTGTCGTTCACAACAATTGCACTTGTAGGCATGACAGCCACAGGCAAGATCGAGTGTCACTATTGTTTCAGGTTTCACTCGGGCTATGCCCATGACGACGAGGCCAGGTCAATCCTGAAAATGTTCAGGGAATCTGGTTGCCAGTTCCTTGCTCATGACTTTGGTGGGTCTGGATCTGTACGTGAAACCCTGCTCATACAGTCTGGGCTGCCCATGGATCGTATTATGAACTTTATGTACGTCCGGGCATCTGCCAGAAACATGGTGCATTGGCATCCGCCCCCGGAAGGCGAAATCCGTGGATACTATGCGCTGGACAAGGCGAGAAGCCTCGTGCTACAGGCCACGGCCATGAAGTCCAAAATTATCAGGCTACCTGAATATGAGTCGAGCCGGAATGTAACATCTGACCTCTTGGCCTTGATGGAAGATAAGCACGAGATGCCAGGCGGCGCCGACGTTTACCTTGTGCGCAAACAACCAAAGCTTTCTGACGACTTTGCGCATGCCCTTAACTATGCCTGTATATGTCTGTGGCACACGAACGATGCTTACCCAGACTTGTCACAGATCGTTGGTATGAAGCTTTCGCAAGAACAGCTTCAGTTTTCAAATCCGCCTAACGCATTTAGGTCAGATGATTATGAACCAACCACGAGAGACAGGTACGCGGACTAGCTGATAGTAAAAGAAAAAGCACACGCCTTTTAGGGCGTGCGCTTTAACCTGCAGGGGAAACTTCCCCCTGCTCAACTCTTTGCCCGCGTGAAATGGTCGGCGGGCGCCGACATGGGAGGAATTACTGCGTCGTCTTTCGGAGTCCGAAGGCCCTGCGCCTTCTTCATCCGTTCGACGTGCTCCGCGTGTTCCTCCGAACGACGCTGAGCTTCGTGCTGCATGCGTTGCGAGTGCTCGTCACTGAGCTCCTGCGAACGCTTCAACACTGCTGAGGCGAGCAACGGCACAACCGCCGTTGCCATATCTTTAACTCCAGAAAGTACTGCCAGCTGCAGTTCTTTCTGTCCCTTGACTTGCTCGGCAAGGGCACCGATTGCGTTGCTCATTGTCTTTTGCGAGACAACGAGCCCTTCTTTTCTTTTCTTTCCCACATTCCCTCCTCAGTATGGGCGCGTGCCCCGGATTAACTCTGAGGCGGCGTTTGCAAACGCCCGCCTTTGTTTCTGTGTTTTGAGAAGGAGCATAATTAAAGACTCCACTCCTAGCTCAAAACACCCGGCGATGACAATCCCAAGGACGATGCCATGGGTTGCCATCATGTAACCTGTCACGGCCGCTTCCACGACCGCAACGACAAACGTAAATACGGCCATTTTAGCGACCTCCTTGGGCCAAAAGTTTAACCCCCCGGTGTGGGTTTATTGGTCTCTCTCGAGGGCCCTTTCGAGGAGTTTTTGGTGGTGTGTGGTTTACAGGCCGCACACCGGGGGGTATCTCTTACTACACATAGGCGTGGCAGGATTCGAACCTGCGACCTGGGGATTCCCGTTTGTGTGTGTTTCCACACTCCGTGGACTATATCATCGCCATACACTTTTCAGTGTTTAGGCGTCGGGAGCTTATGCGGTTATTAAGAGGACTTAACCTCTCCGCTAGTCTCTGCACCTTCCGCCGGTGTACCGGCGGCTCGGCTCAGTGTTGCCGTGTTTAAACCATACTTACGTGCCCATTTGCGAACAGCGTTGTCTGATACGCCAAAAAGCTTTCCAACAGAAACGACCGAGTTTTCACTCAGCAGCCTCTGCAAGCGTTCTTTTGATGGCCATTCAACCTTTCGCTGTTTGTTTCTGTAACACCCTTCAGAACAAAACTGCTTCTGCTTGTTCTGTAAGGTGTGACCGCAAATACCGCACAGTTTTGGTTGTTTAAACGACGGGTTCACTGAATTCACCCGATTCATCCTATAGCTTTCGCATATAGGCGCACCAGAATTCATCCAAGCGTGGATCTTTGAGTGCTGGTCTGCGCTAACCACAAGGAGATTCTCTATCCTGTTGTTAGCTCTATCCCCATCTAAATGGTGCACAATCTCATCATCACGGATAGACCGGCCTAGGTCTTTTTCCATGATAAAGATGTGTTCATAAACATAACCAAGCCAGTTGGCAGACTTCATTGCCTTTGGGTGGTCTGGTTTATAAACAAGTCTGTACCCATTTAGAAACCTCACGCTTTTACTGAATTCTTTCATTGATGAGTCCCTCGCTCTCACCGCTGAGCTACACGCCCCCTAAACAAGCTCGGCATGGGATTCAAACCCATCTGCACACGTTGTTACACGTGGCGTTTCTGAAGCCGAGCGACCTCCGTCTACTTCTTCGCCTCCATAATGGCACGGCGAAGCAGTAACACCTTACCCGACCAGCTTTCGATCGAGTAGGTGATTTGCTCCCGTTGGAATCCAACCGCAGATCCGGCCGCCTTCTTCAGCTTGCCGAGTTTTGTCTCGGCGTCATACAACTCCCGCTCAACATTCGTCATGTCTCCTCCAGGCCTTTTATCGTCCTGCCTAGGACACAAATTTCCTAAACAGCTTTTGGGGTGGCATGCTTCAGCGCCGTTAGGCTCCACATGCCACCCCTGGCAGCCAACCACCAGGTACGCCTGGGCGCCTAGTTTTCCGGGAGCTACCCCGGTTCAATCGTCGGTTAGGATCCGACTAGGGGGGCAGCCGACCCCCCGTGTTTCATGGCTCGTGGATGTTTTTGATCCCGTTAGCTTGTTTGCTCGGCGCTGCGGGATAGAAAATCAGGCTCAGCTTTGGATTTAATCGTTATCCTAGGCTCCTTTTGCCTTATTTTCCAGCGCCTCGGTCTTGTCTAGCGTTTTCATCCTTCTCTCCTTTTGCCTTTTCATCGTTTTGCCCCTTAAACTCGCCTTTTCGGAGTTTAAGGGGCCCAGCCTACAATCTGTCCACGTCGATGTGAGCGACGTAACTGTCATTGTCGCTCACTTTGAACCTCGGCTCCTGAGCGCCGAAACCATCCGGCTGCTCGTCGGGGGAGCAACTCATTTCTTGCAGTGCCCCCTCCCTGGGATAGAGCCCACCGTACGGCTCCGCCACCTTTTCAATATGCCTGAGAAAGGCGACGGCGGCTCTTCGGGATTGGAAATTCATATTCCAGTCATACTTCGAGTCTATGTTTGTGGTTGCCGAGACCACAAACCGACCCTTTTTGTCTTCGATGTCCAGGGCCTGTTCGTGGGCCTCTGACTCTTCCTTGTCTGCGTTATTACACGCAGAGCAAAGGTGTATCGTTTCGAATCCAAAGGAATCAGTTTCCCCCTGGACAACCAGCTCCGCTGGTTTATCGCAGAACTCGCACTGCTGCGGCTCCACTGTCTCTTTGATTCCACCCCCCCAATGGATTACTTTTCCATTGTCTTGAGGTATTCGGGCCAGTACTTTTCCTCTCATTTTACATTTCCTCCACCCAAAAAACGCCTTGCGAACAGTTAACCAAAGGTTAACCTCAACAAGTAATAATAACGCATTTTTGCGTTTATTTTAGGTGGGCCAAACATGTCAAAATTGACCAAAATAGCCATTTTTTGCCTATTTTTGACTACTTTTTCGGGTTGCCAGCTGGCTGGGAGCCAATCCAGGAGTAATCAGAACAATACAGTCAACCAAAGCCTGCCAGGCGTGGTTCCGGGCACTAGAAATGAGCCTGTACCCCCTGATGTTGTGACTCCTTTGAAGAGTGAGATCCTTCAATCCGCTAACAACACACAGAACCAACTTTCGGGCCTTTTGAACGCATCTGTGTCAAAATTGTCTGAAAAGTTGACTGGTGTGGAAGCAAATCTTTCCGAGCTGGTTAAGGTGACTGCAAATACCAATATTTCGTCGAATTTAGAGCTGAAAAACCAGATTTCAGCGGCTGTAACCGCTGTGGCTGACCTGAAGGTCGAAATTAAGGCAACCGCCACCTTTACGAACGAAATGACCGCCCACATAGCCCGTTTGGAGGCTATTATGACAAATAATGTCAACGGGCAGGCTGGCGTCTACAATAAGTTGGATTCCATGCAACAGGAGTTCAAATCAGCTGCTGGAAGGGACATCCAGAACAATTACCTGCCGAAAGAAGCTGTCAAGATCATAGAGTCCAGCAATTGGATGCTTCTTGGCATAATTTCTACATTTTGCGGCCTTGGGCTCAGTGTTTTGACAATCGCTTACCGAAACGCACGCCACCGTGAGAATTTGAACTCAAAACTGCTGATGGCGTGCCTTGCCTCTATGGAGCCTGAAAAAGCCGAGGCCATTCAGAAATCAATAAGTCTCTAGGGTGTTGTAATCCGGGGGAACGTCTCCGCGTATTACCATGTCCCAGCATTCCTTCTTGATTACCCACCCATTGAAGTCTGGAGTGTCTATGCTCCAGCCTTTCGAGATGAACGTCTCTGTAGCGTTGTTGAAGTCCGGTACTGGGTACTTATTGGACGACAACGCAGTCTGAATGACGCCACGGTCGATCGCAACCAGGTTATTCTTAATATCAATACAGAATGCGAACTTGTTGTTAGTACCATTCAGAATTGACGCTAAGAAGTACTTAACCTCGTTGTTAGTCACCATGACCTTACCAAGGCGCCGCAGGTTCTGACACATCTCCAGCAGAGAGAACCCATAGCAGACCGGCACACGAAGCATCTTCTTGGCCGGTTCGTACAGCTCCATCATGTCTTTCTTTATGTAGCTGCTATACCAGGTGATGAAGTCCTTAAGGATCAGCTGGACGGGGTGAGAACCTGGGTCCTGCTTTGGCCATCCTTTTTTCTGGTGGTGTGCCAGGTAGAACGCAATGTCGTCAAAACCAGGCAGCGGTTGAGTGCAAACCCTTGGCTGTGGAGCACTTACAATAAGCCAAGGTGAACCAACGGCCAAAGGCATGGCTTCCCACGTTTCACACCCAAGGAACACGTAGGGGGCGTTTGAGGCGTCGAACTGTCCCAGGAGGAACCCGCTCTGCGTGCTAAGGTAGATGGGGTACGTGTGCTTATTCAGCTTAGCATGTACCGCGCTCATCTCTGCCACGTGCCCACTTTTAAGAATTACACAATCCATCCCAGATGTTTTGGCTAGATGGTTAACCGCAACACGTGCACAGGAGCCATAACTGCCCGCAGCAGCTACTGGTATGTTAGGCATATCACGCAGGGGGGCCAATAGGTTGTAGATATAGCAAGCCGCCAAGGCAGCCCAGGCAGACCTTACAGGGCTGACTATATCTGATGGTCTTACTCCGCGCTTCTCGGGGATAGGGACCGTGGATGTCGGTACTCCTATATTGCACACATACTGGTTAGGCACTATCTCACCTTCCTGAATTGTGAATTTCTGGAAGTGAATGACCCCGTCAGGCGTGGCGCCTATCGAGGATGTCGTGGTCATAACCTGGGGCGTGGAGAAGCTCTTGGCCAAGTAAGCAAACGATCCGCGCCACTTTGACATCGTTATAGGCATGCCAAGGCCAGCCTCAGATATCTTACGCCGTAGAAACGCCTCCGGGTCAGCTTCAATCTCTGTAACAGGTGCGGTAAAAGGAATCTTGTTACGCTTGAAGTGAATTTCGCCTTCCCAGTGGGTTACCAGCTGGGCTGTGTCGTTTATTTCCTTGTGGATCTTTATCACTGCATCGGACAACAGCTCCTCGGCGTTTGACTCCTTGGACATGAAATACCAGGCATTATCACGTTCAAGTACGACACCCCGCCCGTACGACATGGACTTAACGGCACGTGAGTCGCAGAGGAAATGTTCTACTCTCTCCCGTAGAGAACGAGGGCAGGCTGCACGTATATCTTCCTTTTCCTGGGGGGTAAATGCCAGGTTGGCAACCGCCTCCTTTATCTCCGACTCAGACAGCCTCCCGTCCGTGAGCCATTCACACAGGACAATCCGCCAATCCTGGGCATGCTTCTGCATGATGTCAGTGAGATAGTTCAGCGAAACGGACGCCATGTATCTCTGAGGATTTTCGGCATCTGCATACTGATTCGGCTTTGTTGTTATCTTCGACCGGGGTACACGTCTTGCTTGGTCAAACGTCTTCCAGCTAAGTCCCCTGTTCCAAAATATAACATTGTCGGCATTAACTGATTGCCAGGCCAAAGCCGTATCATCAGTGTAAAGCACCAAAGGAAGGGGCTCATCCTCCTCGTAGAACCTCTTGCGGTGCATCAACATTGCCAAGGTAGGGTCGCTCGTGGCGTATACGTATTCTTGATGAGGACGTATACAGTCCAGCATAGCAAGACCACCTTCGCCTCCCTTACCGGCTCCAACTTCGCCAAGCTTGTGCATAATCATGGGCTCGTCACCGTTGTTGAACAGTCCAAATCCAACACTACGGCCTGGCACATCTTGAAAGTTCAAAACAAGGGCTGCACCCCAGGATTGCGGCAGTAAAGCCTTGTCTTTAAACCGCTTACATATAGGATTACGTAAATCGCCGCCGACAATCTTGGTGAGCAGGTTTTGCCGACCTATGCGCCAGCCTGACCACAAGTGGTTGTCCTGTATGAGTTTAAGTAAGGCGGCTGAGGGTTTTTCTAGGATTGCATTTTGTAGAGCTTTCCAGTGCCCCTTAGCAAAGTTACGAGGATCTACAAAGTTTTTGATGTACCGCTGAATATTATCAGAACTTAGCTCTTCTGCCGGGAAAGACACCAACGACAAGGCAGAAGCACGTTCTATTGCTTCAGGTATGGAAACATTACACATCTTGGCATATAGTTCACATGTATCGCCTGACCAGTCGCAGGCGAAACAGGTGAGCCAGCGGTTAAACCTGTTGGTGGTTGTGATAACGGGATCCATATAGATTGAGAAGCTTTCCTTGCCACAAAAAGGGCACGTGGTAAGTTCAGGCGTCCAACCTTTGATCTCAATATTAGCCGTCGCTAGGATACGAGCTACGTTAAAGTGCCTGGACAAATCTCTTGGAGAATGACTCATATGTCCGAACCTATTGACTTCCTATCGGACTCCAACCAACAGCAGATGTACATGCTGGACAGGCTCTACGGTCTGCCGGAGTTCGTCAAGAATGCCGCTTTCGAAAGTACCGACGCGCTGACCGGTTTACCGGATTCTTCGTTTGCTGACCCACGGCGCCGTAAATTCCCGTGTCACACAAAAGCAGCCACGTGGCTGGCCAACGCGTACTTCCAGCAATCACGCGGTGCGTATCCTAAGGATGAAGCAACTTTCGTGCAAGGTCGGATCACTAAGTACGCATCCCACTGGAAGATCCAGAGCCTTGTCAACGCTTTCAACACAGTACATGCAAAACTAGCCTCGGCAAACTCACCGGACCTTCAGGATAAGGACTATGCCTTGGTGGCAGTTACTGAAGATGGGCAAAAGGTTAGACGTATGCCCATTAACAACCCGGTGAACATTAAACACGCTGGAGAGTTCTTGTACGCCAATAGGGAGAAATACCCGTACAGCTGGCGTAAAACGGCTGCCCGTAACATTCTCAAAGCCGCCAGTGAGTGGGGTCATAAGGCCGCTGAAAACGACATCAGTGCGCAGTCTGAACTCATGTTCACTCGGTTTAATGATGATACGGCTGATTATCTGGAAAGGGCGTCTGGGTTTGGCATTACACATCCCCGTCGTGCAGCCGAGAAAATTGCATCAAGAGTTATGATGCTCGGCTCTAACCACAAAGATATCCAAACCAAGCTTGCGCACATTGCGACCACGCTTAAGGACATGGATATCGTAAAACCGGAACAGTTACAGAAACTGGCCGAGATTGTGGACCGCGTGGACATCCAGACCGGACTTAACCACCACTATACCGATGGGGTGGACATGCCCGAAGACATTTTCTTCAGTGTCCTCGAGAAGGAAGCTGCAATGGCAGACCTTCAGCATGTTGTGCTTACTACGGGAACGGTCATTGACTTGATGGATCTGGCTGGTCTTCCTCTTAACAAGGTCGCCGAGATTATGGGCGATGAGTTTAAGGAAGCCGTTCAGTCTGAATCCGGCATGTACGTCGACCTTGAAAAGTTTGCAGAAGTTATCCCGACACTCCCGCGCTGTGACGCTGTTCTTCTTGAGAAGGCTCTTAAGGATGTGTCCGAAGAGCGTGAGGCTAACCATGGGATCAAACAGGCATTTAACCTTGACCTGTTGACTAAGGAAGCCATCACCGATTATCTTAAGAAGAAAGGTCATAATGTCTTTGAGACCGACTATCAGCTCAACGTCCGCATGGAGACCAACCAACGTGCTTAAATCCGCTAGCCTGATAGGGTTCGAGATGGCGGTTATGCAGTCTGAGCTTCCTGACGAGGATAAAGAGAATATCCTCGTCAAACGAGCTAACATACTGTATGACGCAGCTGAATCGCTAGGAAAGAAGGTTCAAACCGGTCTTGGCGATACTTTTTTGGCAAACTTAACAGGAATGCGTTCAAAGCTGGACGCAGTTGACCCAAACTGGGCTACGAACAAAGCACCGTCCGCAGCTCTTAAAACCCTTTTAGACTCGCACCATAGACGACTAGGCGGAGGGGCTGCCGGTCTAGCCGCAGCGGCTACAGCCGGGATTGCTGCACTAGTACTTTCAGGGCATGGCAATGTTGGTGACCAGGAAGATTTTTACCCGAGCGGTGGTCCCGAAGGAAAGGGTAAGGCTGATACCGCGCAACAACCCTCTGCGCCCGCTATGCAGCAGATGAACCCGATGATGATGAATCCCATGATGAACCCCATGATGAACCCCATGATGGGGCAGGGGATGAACCCCATGATGGGTGGAATGCCTAGACCCCTTCCTCTGGGGATGGGTACACCATATATTGGGTCTGACGGACGAGTTCACCACCACAGGTACTTCTAATGCGTCAAGAGAACATTGCCGTAGGTAAGGTGCTAAGCGACCCATCCACATTTGGGTCTGCTATTGTTGTTGCCATGTGTGACGCCTGGGGCACTGAATGGTTTGACTGGGAAGGTCAAACCATTCGTATGGAGGCGCATGCCACGTGGGGGTCCGAAATACCTGAAGTTAACATGAACAAGGTACACGCGCTCCTTGCTGTGCTAACTACAAATCAGTTTCAGCGCAACCTTCACTGTTTCGTCCATGTTTGTAACGCCCTTAACGGGCATGGAAACAACTTCGATACGGTTGACCGTGTGAACACATCGGAGATATGCTGGGCTATAGCGGAAGTAGCACTCATCGACCCTGATGCGGTTGCCAAGAACAAGTTCGATCATGACATAGTTACTTACATAAAGCAGACGATGACTGAAGATGGGTTTCACAAGTCTCCCCGTATCCTCTCTCCATATATTAATATAGAGGAGGATACCGAGGGACTTGAGCAGAGCCTTAGTGCAGACGGTATAGACTTCTCCGCCTTCTGGCGTGATCAAGAAGAAAAGCGGATGGAGGTTGACAGTTACGTTAGAGACAACCTTAACCTTCTGTTTCAGCAGGTTGCTTCTCTTCCTCTGCACAACGCTGTCGAAGGGTTCGAGCAAGATTTGCCTTCGAAACTTCAAAGAGCTTTGGCAGATTCACGGCGAGCGACAGAAGCGGATTCGGAGGGAGCTCCGAAGAAACCATTTCAAGGATATCGATAACACATTCATGCTCAGGCATGATTGTTACATACCTATTATCCAGGATTTGGAGAGAAGCCCCCCTTACGGGGCTTCTCTTTTTGTAAGCCTCCTCGTACTCACTTGAGAGCTTTTTGATAGGTTTCCACTGCATAAACAAAGCGAATGTAACCTTTGATTCACTGAATCCGACATCACGAAGTATTTTCATGATGCAGGCCAGCAAAAGATCACAGTCGTTGAACTCAGTTGGTACGACACCGCTGCAAAACCTGAGTAAGGTCCGTATGTCCTTGGGTTCGACACCCGAAGCCTTACTCAGGGTGGTTATGTCCATACTAAATTCCTTTCGTAAGCCGGAAGGTGTTCCGGTATGCAGTGACCGACTCTTTCTTACTATTCCCATCTTTAATCAACTTTTCCTCGCTGACCTGTTCCCCGTCTTTACCAACTGGGTAAGGTCCGCCGTATGTCTCAACACCAGCCGAGTGCATGTTGTGCTCCACACGAGCAGCATATGCCAACTTTCTTGCTGCGTATGACATGACCTCAGGCAATGTGTCCCCTTCCACGGTAATCAACATCTCCCTATCAAGGGGTTCTGCTTTTACAACTCTTAGTGCCATTCTTCTTCTCCTATAGAGCCTGGCGGTAGTTTATACGTAGAAGTTTGTAGTGCAACAGCACTAAAACAAGCTGAACCCACCATAGAAGAGGATACGGTAGGCGCATGCTGCGAAAAACAAACCAAGGCCTATCCAAACACAACCTAAAAACTCGTTATCACCAGTTTGCTTCACATTCACTCCTTTTTAATCGGTGGGGTTAATCTCCTACCTGTGTTACGCTCGACGGTTACAGCTCTGTCGTCCCAAAGCTCCACCATGTCATAATCCTTGCAGGAGGTCACCTCCAGCTCCTTACCGATATGTTTCGTGCACCACTGCCGTATGTTATACTGCTCCGTGTGCCATTGCTTACTGGAGAGGCGCGCAGTAAAAATACGCACCTCTATGCCCCTGGACAACCACATCTTAACGCGGTCGACCATTTCTTTCACAGGTGGCCCTATCCCGAACTCCTCTTCCTTTGTGTCGTCTGCCAACGTCCCATCCAAGTCAACTCCAACCCATCCCATGATCACCTCCGTCACGGTACTAACTCTTGAATGACACCAGGCATTACATCCAACCTCAGCGTTACACTGGACCTGTAATACAGGTACGCATCATTACGAGACAACTCTTGAGCCAAAAAAGATCCGTCCAGCAATTGGTACATCCCCCAGAATTTGTAGCTTTTTGGCAAATCATTTGTAGCGGGTACAGATGAAAACCAAATTGGGTATTGTATAAACAACTCTGGGCTGACTTCACACTCTTCAGGCTTCCGGATTCGTCCGAGTGTGTAAACTTTCTCACCGGCGCTAGGTAGTAATCGACGCGAGTTCCACCTAACGATTGGTGCTGTAAACGATCTTTTCGCTCGTGCCATTTATTTTTCCCTGTGTTGGTTTTACGAACTACGATTGTTAACACCCTAGGCTAATGACCTAGCCATGAATACGCGCATACATATCGTCATCAGCTCCTCGTCCCAGCTTATTTAAAAGATCACCGATCCTGTAATGCAGTAAACGTATGCAGGTTTCCTTGTACATATGTGACTTCCCTTTAATCTTTTCGTTCATGCTAATAATTGCGGGGTACCCACAAAAAGTACAACAAACAATAAACTCATAGTCTGCTATGTTAGCCTGAGTAGAGGGGCGCTCTGTAAAAACTAAGCACCTCTCGTACTCGCGGTTTGACTCTTTACGGATACGAAGCTCATTTCGGAGTTCTTCTGCATACGACGAATTTCCATCACTTTCAAAACTCTTGCTGGTGATGGCCGCATGTACAGCAACCTTTTTCAAGTCGATATATATTGAGTCGGAACAGGCCTCTGGAATATCTTCATTTGGTTTTTCACATTTTTCACAAAGAACTGGATCTTTGGTACATTCAGAGTCTCCTTCGCACCATGACACGCCATTTTTGCACATTAGACACTCCTTAAAAAACGTGCTGCACTATCCAAATAACAACACGTATGAAGAGCCAAAACAGTGCGCATGCACCCACACACGCAAGAAGGAACATTATAATTAAATCTCTGAGACACCCCTGAGCGTCTTTTTCTGTAAAAGGGACCATATTAACTCCCAAGCCAGCTGAGAACGCAGCAGACAAAAATGCCGACAGCAAACCCGCACCAAAAGTAGAATGCTGGTTCAAGCTTTTGCATGTTTAAAGCAGCTTTCAAGTGCTTGTCGTGAATGCGGTTAAGATCTTCAAGAGACCGAATCCACCTGTTGTTGCAATCCTCATACTCCTTAAGGAGAAGCTCAAACGATTTCTTTAACTGTTTTTTCTCCTCATCGTCGTCGTCGTTATTTGCTTTTTGTATCTCAAACACGCCATTTCCTCCCTTAAGCCAAAGACAATTTCCAAACCCAAGGATCCTCATCCCACTGCATCCACTCAATCTTTGTTTTGAGGTCCCACATGGCAGCGAACTGACAGATACGTTGACCAGGCCCACTACAACCCTCTGCGAACGCATCCTCCTCCGTAATACTCTGGAGGCGTTCGACAGCTATTGCTACAACGGTTGTATGTGGCATGTAAGGGATAAAGTCATTTGGAATGGTCTTTCCGTTCCTTATTCTCCCCGCCCAGTCAGGAGGTAAGCTTGACTGACCGGCATGCCATATTTTCGAACCAATCTCAGCGATGCGCAGGCCTGAATCTGATATCTTGTCAAAAGATTTGTCAACCGCCCAAGCCGTTCGGATCAGTAGTTTTCTGTTCAACCTGTACGGGCACACTGCTGTGTGCCAGTTTTTACTGGCATCAGGAGACCCTATCCGATCTAGGTCCCCGACTGTTGACCAATGTAAAACCCCGCCGATCGGGTCAAATGTGTAAGACCCCTTCGGATCTACTTTGGGTATTATTACGCGCCGAAGCTGTGTCTTTTCGCCGTTTGAAATCGCCAGCGCCTCTGACCTGCTTGCAAAAATTGAATTTAAAGCCATCCTATTTCCTCCATCAAGGAACAAAGTTTTCACTGACTAGAACTTCAAAAAGTTCTCTGAGCTTTTCCGGCGGCAGAAGTGCATCCGAGGGACTTAAAAAAACAAGCTTCCCATTTCCAAACAAGAAATATACTCTTTTAGAGTAGTTAAAACTGGCCATAAACAACTGCACTTTGTCCTGCGGGTGTATAAGTACGCTTAAAGATCCACCTGGGCTCAATGAGCTCTTTGGTTCACAATCACCCACCTTAGTTAATATTGGGTCGCAGTACGCGTTGAACTTATTGACCATCCCCACGCTTATTTGTACTGCAGCGTTGCTACTATTACTGAAGGCAACGATACAGTTAAGCTTTGCCGTCAGGTACACCGACAATTCGCTGCTAGCCATATCCCTCCTTCAACATCCTCGCATGGGCCGAGCCGTTACGTAGGCTGTGCCAGTCCTCGGTCTTTCTTTGGGTGCTTTTGCGTTGTACTGTACCTCTCCAACCTTTATTCCAGACCTGGCAGTGATATCCTTGTACGGGCACCAGCGATACCAGCCCGTGTGGTATAAAACCCATTCATTGGGTTTACCTAGTAGGGTCACAAGCAATGACGAGCAAAGTTTTATGTTGTTCGTTCCGACTTCTAAGGCTATCAAATTTCCTCCTTTGCAAAAAAGGCGCACTCGAAGTGCGCCTTTTTGCTAACCTACCTTTCCTATTTAGCCCTGGACGCCCAGTGCTTTGTGGCCTCGTCTATCCTTCTCGGAGGCCAGTTTGTGACCACCTTCAGCCTATCCTTCAGCTTCTTTACAGCGTCTTCGAGTGTGTCACCAACGCCCTCAACAATTTCTTGCTTTCGGGGGTTTTTGAAACGTAAACCCAGACTCTAACCACGCTATTTACTCCTATGACACGAAAACACAGCGGCAGGAGCTCTGCGCTTGATTGAGCATCGTGCTGCGATATTTTCTTATGCTATTCTGATTTGATTTTTGAAAGACTGTTGACGTCTTTGGGACTTACGACCATGCACGTGGCTTTACTCATGTCTACGCTTGATTGGAGCATAGAGTCAGCAAACTGTTCAAACTTGCTAAGCAAGTCAGAATTTGGATCATCAATCCTGTCCAGGTAGTTTAAAGCCAACTGCAATGCCAGCTTAACCGACTTCAAATCAACATCCTTAACCTCACTACCTTCAGCGGATGTTAATATAGTCAAGGCATATGTGATCTGATTCCTGGCTGCATCTGTGGCTAATTCCGGGTTGCCGACAAGAGATACACGCATTTCATTTCTGATTGTTCTGCATAAAATTTCAGCCAACTTCTCCATCTTCTTTTTCTTCACGCTACCTCCCGTTTCTGCTGTCAAAAAAGTCATCTCGTTTGCCACAATCACTACAAAAGCCGCCAGGACCATGCTCTCTCCAGTCGTGGCAACCTATACGGCAATACCATTTTTTGGGCATAAAGATAAAAGAAAACAGAACCAAGAGAATTATAGCTGGCACCATTTATTGCTCTCCAACATGTGCTTATGCTTTGGCTTTTAGATACTTCATCGCCTCAAGGGCCGCTCTGCATACAGCATGCGGCAAGGACTTGGGGTCCAAAGCTGTGCACTCCTTTTCCCTGTTTTTAAGGATGAATGTTGCTCTCACCCCTGTCTTACTGTTCGTCATCCTGACCAGCCAGCCCATCTCCTTCATGGTGTCAATAACCTGCAAGAACTTCGACCCATCGGGGTTGGCAAAATCAGGTATGCACTCTTTGTAACCAGCTCCAGGCGCAGACAGTATGGGCCACTTATAGCTATCCCATATGTCCTTCTGGATAAAACCTGGTCTTTCCAATCGCCGCCATCCCATGACGGAAATAGCGACGGCTTCATTTAGCGCTTCGTCTGTCATGGTGTCCTCCCAGTAATGGTTTTTAAAAATGCTAACAAATCACTAACTGTTACTCAATAGGCTCCTCTTCTATCCAGTAATTTCGCCCATTGGTCATTCCTGAGAGCTCCAGCTTTGAAAGTTCCTCCTCGGCGGCAGCTTTTGTTTTTCGAGCAACCTCAAACCGGACAACATCGCTGTCCGGATAGCACGAGAAGATAAGGAAAACAGTCGCCTTCTTCTCTGCTTTCGGCGCTCGGCGGATGACAATGCTGTCTGACTCATCCTGGCTGTGGATCACGGTCTTCGTCTTCGGCATTCTGCCCTCCTGTTGTGTCCCCGATCAGTTGTCGTACCCGACCTTACGCAGATCCTCTTCATGCCACTCCTCTGCCACCACATCGCCAGCTATCTCACGTAAGACGATCCAGGTTTTTTCACGCGGACCCTTCTCACTTACCTTTCCTGTTGCGTACTCGTTTTTCTCCTCGTCCAGGAGGAAAACGATATCGTTCACACTGATTGGGCACTCTGGCAACCTGAACACAAAGCTTATACCGTTATTCTTCGGTATGATGTCGTCAGGAGCTCCGGACGCCCTCAGCTCTTCAAAGAACTTATTCCTGGCCTTTACAAACTGGATCGGATCCCACCGCAGAGATTTCATGAAGACATATCCGCATACCTCAAGATAAGTCAGAAGATCCAGTATGTTTGAGAAAGGCAGAATACTGCGCACCCTTATAAACTCTTTTGGGAGGATTATTTGCCCTGACCCCTCTGTGTTAATGCAGATATTAAAATTGCTGTCAGAAACAGAACGCTGCGTAGAAATAAGCAGCTCAATTCCACCGTTGCACTTCATCTCTTTCTCCTTTAGTAAAACCTCACCACTCCACCCCGGCTAACCTGTATACATCCAGCTCGCCCAAACATACAAACTGGCATACGCCAATATGATATGTCTGCAGGTTATGATGGTGACCGAAGAACCAGTACTCTGGTTTGTGCACTTCAAACATAGCCTGAAGTGCTTCACTGGTTCTTGTCTTAATCATTCGTGGCTTGCCCATCATTACACTGACAATATGGCTTGGACCCTCGTGGCTTATCATGATACGAGGCTTTACCTTACTGTACTTATCCAAAGCCTTGCCCAGGGTTTCGTAGGTCAGCTCCTCGTCGTCCCAAATGGATATTCCCGGTATACGTGACTTCCAGTCGATGGACCAAGCACCACTAACAAAGAATATGCTTGGCTTCTCTGCAAATCCGTAATCCCCGAGATAACCAGCTGTTCCTCTGCAGATGGCTGGTGAATCATGGTTACCGCGAACAAACCTGCGGTTACCGCCCAGTTTTGGAACAATTTTATTGTGGTCAAAGAACCCAAATCCAAAGTCTCCGAGCTGCGCAGTATGCTCTTCATTCTGCACAATCTCGTTGTATTCGCGCACCCTACCGTGCACATCGCCGATGAACAACATTCATACACTCCTTGTAGAATGGAAGGGGGCCTTTAATGGGCCCCCTTTACCGTGGTTAGCCTTGGGTGTTTTCGGCGGCGATGAGTATTTTCTTGAGGCGGTCAATCTCCCCTAACCGGCTTTTTGCCATGTTAAGTTCGTGTTTTGTTGAATCGAACTTGAGGCTCAACTCCTTCTCCCGCTCCTCGGCATTTTTGCGGCGTAGGCGTTCCTGCGCCAACTCTCGGGCGACTGACTCTGACTTCTTATCTGCCGCATCCATCTTTTCATGCGCCGCTTTCGTTGCCTCTTCAGCTTTTTTCGTTGCGACCCTTACAGCTTCACGGATTTCAATCTCGTGCTCCGAAACCTTTTGTTCACGCTGCTGTAGCTCCTCCTCCTTCTTTTTCAGCTCATTTCCACGTTCGACGATTGCGTTGTACTCAGCGTTCAACCAGTTTGACACCCGAATCAAGGCTGGCAACTGCTTGCCAGTGATATCGGCAATAACCGGTGCTATTCCCCTTACCAGAAGGAGATCCTCGTTTGACGGCACGCAGACCTCATTACCCTGGTTGCTCATATTAAAAACTCCCTGCTATGCCCAGTTGGGCGGCTCACAACGCATGCAATCAGGACACAGTTGCCTGAATTTGCACCCTATCCAGATCCTGACAGACCCTCTTCCAATCATTTCTCGCCGCAGCCGACTCTGCTCTCTGTTCAGCTGTGCTTTTCGAATTTCTTACCCTGGTTATGTTCTCCATGTTCCACCAATTGTAGCAACGCAGTGCAACTGACAACTGCTGCTGCCACGTCAAGATGTCCCACGGTAAGAAAGCTTGAACGTTTTCCGGGAAGGAAAACCTCGGTGTTCTAGCGCCTTTTTTGAACCAATCCCCCTCGGTAGGCAAAAAGCAATTTTTGTACAAGTGAACTCTCACTGTAGCTCCTTGGATCACAATGTTTAGGTTGGGGTCGGCAGTTAACAGAATTTATTTCAGCGCGCAAAGCTTCTGTGTCTTTAATAGAAAATCACCCTGGTCGGTGCTCCTTATGCCTTCCAGGGTGTTTTATTCACAACTTACACTGTCATTCAGCGGGTTTGAAGTCTGTTTTCTTGCGCCATGTACCAGCAGGGAGGTACTCATAACCCTGCTTATACATCTCGATGTCCTTCTCGCGGCTTTTATTTGATACGTAAGAAGCCACAAGAATGATGGACACAACAAAAAGCCCAACGCTCCCGATAAATACCAACATTTTGGCAACTTCAGACCAACTATCCATTATTGTCTCCTAGCCAAACTAGACCCAGGGGGAATCGAACCCCCATCTGCCGATTAGAAGTCGGCGGCTTTATCCGTTAAGCTATGGGTCAGTGTGGCCTATTCCTTACTCACTTCCTCACTTTTTTGGTGAAGGGAACAAATCCCTTCACGCACTACTTGGTGGTTTTTCTGCCACAAGAGCAGCTGCTCGTTAGCAGCCACCATCTCGTGCCATTCCTTGGAGTACGGACTTAAAAGTCCAAGCGGTGTACCGTCCCCTGAGATGTCTGGCGCTAGAACCGCATACCATGGTTGTTCCTTGCGCGGATCAAAGACTTCACAGTACATGTCAGGTCCCGCGTCATGACTCCAGTGGTGGTAGAAGCAATGCGCGCAGTTGTGGCACCCGTCCTGTACTTTGTAGTCCTTCATTTCTTTTTACCCTTTACCACTCCGGTGCTTTTCTTTGTCGTTGTCGCCGGAGCATTCGCGTTTCTGCCGGGACGCCAGTTATAGGACATGGTTGCGTACTTTCTGGCATGGGCCAGCTCCGACAAGTACTTTCCAATAATCTTTGACGTTTTCTTCGCCTTTGGCAATTTCACGAAGGCGTCCTTGGCACGCGAAGCTTCGTCAACCCAAGCCCGGAAGGCGCACGACTGAACCACCCAGACCTCCTGCGCGGACAGCTTTTCTGTGAGCGATGCCTGCGCAACTTTTCCGAAGTCGAAGTGCGCGGTCTTGACGATCGGTAAACCGTTTACAATCTTTACCCCGGTGTCTGCCAAGATGATCGGGGCCTTCTTGCTGACAGCCTTCTTAGCGGGGGCCAATGTCGCGGGTTTGATGCTGTTGCTCACGGTACTCTCCTTTTTCGTGATTGTCACAAATCCCCTGCAGCACAATGCGCGGGGCGATTTCTGTCGATGGCCTGGGGTGAATACAAATGTCCCAGTCCATCCATTCTTCAAGGCCGTAAATTGTCTTGCGGTACTTGCAGTTCCAACACCCGTCTTGAACCCTGTAGTTATTACACATGGGAGGCCTAGCCTATCGGGTAATCGTTCTCCGTCAAAGCACGTTCAAACGCGCTCTTTACGGCCTCATCTCGGGTGTTTCCCACGCCCGTGGTAAATTTTCCAACCACACTACCGTCTGACTTAACATCGTTCCAACCCAACGAACAACACCAGGCGCCTAGACTTGGGTCATAAATCACGCTCTTAGGACCCTTGTGCTTTCCGTACAACGATTCCAAAGCCATACATTTCCCTCCTTATGGGCCAAAGATTTTTACACAGCCTACACTCAAAGCCTTTTCACGACCTTTGGGTCAATTTCCTCCTGTATCTGTTGCACTAGTTTTTCCCAGCAGGCGATCGATCGTTTAAATTCGCCATTGGGTTCTGAAAGGTTGGTAAGTGCGCGCCAGCACCAAATAGCCAGTTCCAGTTTGTCTGGCAGCAAAAGGTCGTCCCAGTGCACTTTTTCAAGATGTTTGTAACGGTCACGACCCCGGCTTGAAAGCACACAGCAGACGCGATCGGCAGGGCACCAGTTTGGCAAGGTACAGCCAGGGGGCAGCTCTTTTTTCCAGTTCGGCCATGTTCCGTACATCAGCCCTCCTGTTTATTCTTCTCAATGAGGCGCCGTATCTGGCTAGCCAGGCACCTGCTGGAATGAGGCCCTTCCAGCAGGTTCAAGGCAGCAGATATCTCTTGCTCACACCGTTCCAGTTTTTTCTCCAGCTCTTCAACTTTTGCAAACAGATGTGGCTCGCAGGAACCAACACAGTGCTGCCAATCACCCGGTGTTGATGACCCATCCGGGTTAAACTTCAGTCGCTGCCACCCGTCTAATTTTGTTACCTCTCCTCCGCACATATGGCACTTATTCACGGTACAAACTCCGTAGTTACGTTCGTAAGCGTTGTAGGACTCCAATCTTTCCACAGTCTCACATATTCAGCTGCCCTGGCGTGAACATGCGAAAACGCGTTTCTCCGGTACTGCAGGTAGAGGGAGCTAAGTCCTCCGACCCTTGCCATTTCTGCCTCTACTTTCTCTATGTTTTTTAACGCCAACATTTCGTCCTCTTCCCAGCATTCGATGCAGGCGTTTTTCAACTCCAGCATCTGCTCGGGGCTTGCTGTATTCACGCAGATAGGTTTTTCACCTTCTTTTTTAAATTCAACAAGCCCATTGATTACATCAAAGCTAAACTGTGCATCCCCCAGCGGTACAGGGAGGTCATTAATAAATACGCACGCACGCCCAATAACAGCGATGGGATTAGACGGATCGAAAGCCATGTTCTCGCTCATGGTACAAATTCCTCCTGAGGCGAAACCTGGGCGGGTGCCTGTCTATAAGCTGGATCTGGTGGCTGCCATTGGAGGCAAACCTGGGCATACTGTGCAGCCCTTGAAATGTTTAACGCCAATGTACCCTGCGCCCTGTCATTGCGTGGATCGGCCAACTCTCCTGCGATCATCTGCTGCGTCAGCTCACGATGCAGGTCCATCCATACTCTGTAACCAACGCTAGAACCTATATATGGAATGTTTCTAATAAACCCTTGCCCCACTAAGTAGACACGAAGAGAACCATCGCCCATTCTAAGCACCTCAAACATACGATCCAGCACATCGCCGGGGTAATGGTTGTTTACCGGAATTGGAAAACCCTCAACAATTTGGGGTGCTATTACTTGTTCCGCGTAATTCATGCGTACTCCTTGTTAGGGGACAAGCTCAGCTTCAACGAAAGAATTTGACCTCTCCTTTTCTAAAATCAAATCCAGCATTCTTTTCCACGACGCGTTATTGTGAAACTCCTTAATCAGGCGGGTGGCTATAATCCTCTTCTCCGCAAGACTAAGGTCTTTCCATAAAACGATAAGGTTTTTACCCAGCTGTCCTACCTTTGGATAAAACCTACGCTGTTCCAGTGGGCCAAGCAGCCAATGCATTTTGTAGGGTAGACACCAAAAGGGTAAGACACAGGTTGGCGGCAATTCCTTCTCCCATTTCTCCCATTCCTTCTCGTCCGCAGTATTGCTCATGTGTCACTCCTTGAGTTTGTAACTCCTTTGTGCCAAAAGTGTTAGAAGGCTACCTTACGTATTGCATCGATCTTTGCCTGCAGTGCGCGAACATCTTTCTCCAGTGTATTGATATATCCTGTTTTTTGGTAACAGGGCTGACAGTACTTTTGACTCCCATCGCACTTTTCGTATTGGGCTGGCACCAGTTTGAGAGTCTCAATATGCTCTCGGCACTCCCTTAACTGACGTTGGGCGCCAATAAGATCCTCACGCATTCGCTTCAACTCCTTTGCCAGGTCCTCGCTGACCTTCCGCTCCTCTTTCAGGTCATGCTCCAGCACGTGACTGTTCGCCTTCTCCCTCTCCAAGTCTTCACTGCACCTGTGCAGAGTTTTCAACTGCTCTTTCAGGTTCTGCTCCAGCGTGTGGCTCTTAGCCTTCTCCTTCTCCAAGTCTTCACCGCGCCTGTTCAGGGCTGTCAACTGTTCTTTGCATTCGAAAGTAGAAATTTCCAATTTTGCCCGCAGCCTCTCATTCTCATCAGCCAGGACGTGGCTATTGCGCATCAACTCATCAATGGATTTGTTCCTGCTGTCCATGAGTTCCCGCGTCTTCTTTAGCTCATCCTTGAGCGCTAAGATCTGCTGTTCGGCTGTGTTTTGCTTGTACTCCTCCCAGGCCAGCCCAGGTTCAACTTCCTTTTTCTGGCTCACCTCGGGGTCGTTCTGCGTCTTGCCCTTGTAATACTCCACGGTCGACTCCAGCTTTTTCACACGGTCATCCAGTTTTTCGTTCTCCAGGATCAAGTTGCGCAACCCCGCTAGACTGGACTTCAACCTTTCCAGGGTTTTGGGCGACGTGTCCGTGCTGATCCTTTTCCGGAGCTCGTCCAGCATGATCTGCAGCCCTTCGTTGGGGGCGACGAGCAGTACACCCTGGGCATCAGCGGCTTCGAAGAACTTCCACAGCGCGGTGGCCCAGGCTGAGACCTCGGTGTTCTCCGACCTGGCTTCGCCTTTTACCCCCGTATAGGAGTCCGAGATCGTCACTTTCCATGACTGGTGGGGTATTGCCTGGTACTCGGCGTAAATACTCAGGTTCAGGTTGACCAGCCTTTCCCTGACCCGAGTGACCCAGTCGGGTGGGGTGGTGTTGGCTGCGAAAGGGCGTTTCACGGGTTCGGGCCAGAGCCTGCACAAAACTTTTTCAACTTTGATGGTTTCCATCGTGTAACTCCTTTATTGGATTAGGGTTAGGGAACAAGTTCCACGGTTGTGGAAACCTGGGGTTTCGGTTCGTGATGGTTGTAAATCAGGGAATCTTCGCAAGCATTAATTGCCTCGGAGAAGGTGGGGTAGCAAGGGCTGACTTCCTTTGATTCCGTCAACCCCCACTTTATCCAGACCCACCCGTGTTGCCTTAAAACAATATCCGCGATGGGTTCGCCTTTCTTTAGGAGAATTGCACCACCTCCGGAAATTCTCCAAGCGTAATGCTCAACCCTGTCAAGAGTTGATTGTCTAACCAGCACTTCCATCGTGTAAGTCCTTTGTGGGGTTGGTGTTAGTGTTAAGGTACAAGTTCCACGGGGGTGGAAACCGGGGGTTTAAAGTCTCGAGACTTGTTGGGTCCCATGGCGCAGACATTGCCGTAGATCATGGCGTCTTCACAGGCGTCCATGGCTTTGACTATGGTTGGGTAAGAGTCAATGCATACAGCTCCGTAGTGAGGTTCCACCCAACTTATCCAAGTCCACAATCTGTTTATTATCAAAACTTCCGCTATGTTGTTTCCATTCCTTTGCAGCTTGGCACCACTTGGGGACATCTTCCATATATAATGCTCGATCTCATTCAGGTTCATGGAGGGTTTAACTACCTCGCTCATCTTGCCTCCTTTTATGGGATTAACTCGAGAGCCGCTGCAGGGTAGAATTTGTCTTTTACAACCGCCATGCAGTTTGCTTTGACATCCTCTACGTCCTTTGACATAAATGGCTGGTATACACCTTTGAATGGGTAGTAGTACCATTTCCAATAAAGATCAGATCCTCTGACTACAACAGCTATATAGTTGTCACCTTCGTATAAGAAAAACGTTTGGTTCGACAAACCTAGATAAGCGGATCTCCATGTTAACTCCACTTTTTACTCCTTTCTTGTAACTTGTTTAATGTGAAAAACAGACGCCTCCTTCAAAGTGAAATCCAAGGATCACCTCCTCTCTAGTAATCTGTTTATTGTGCTTATGCGTGAGGGTATACTCCACGCAACTTTGGAGATGACAGATTATGTACCTAAAGTACCTTATTACACAGGCTGTACAGGGGTCCAACCTCACCAAGGTTGCTGCAAACGTTTCAACACTGGCCCAGGTTGCCAAAGCCAATAACGTCCCTCTCGTTGGTGATTGGCGTTATGCAGCACGCCTTATGGCCAAGAAAACAAGAGCTACACCAGAAGGACAGGCTCACTACGACAAAGTGCTGGGGTTCTCTACGCCTGAACAGCGGGCGACTATTGACCAACTGAGGAAGCAATCGCTCACACCAAAAGGACGGCTTGAAAACTGGAAAGCAACGATAGGTGACGCCTCTGAGGCAAATTTAGCCCTGGAAGCAGCCACCCCGAGAATTCACCGTAATAAACAGCGTGAATTTGGTATTGTAAAGAACACCGGAGCGCCTGAGCTTGGGGTTATAGGGGTTAGAGGACGTGTGGCTATGCCTATCCACGGCGAAACCGGTAATCTTGGCAGCAATGAACTCGGACCTCTATTACACGTAGAGAGGACACTCCACACTCATCCAGATATTTTAACGGACCGGCGTATCCGACAGGCTATGGAAAGTGCCTCACCCTTCCGCAAGGGCGAACTGGGGGTAGGTTTTCCGTCTGGACCGCTTGATTTCCCAGGTGTAGCGAAGTCACCGGAATACTTAAGACGTGAAAAATTCCTTCAACAAAAAATGGACGCCGGTGAACACGATCATGCTATTGAATTTTTCAATTTGAAATCCAACCCCCAATACGATTTACCAGTAGCTAAAACACCAGACCAAGCTATTGACACATATAAAAAGATGCGGATAGGACCTAACACACAAGGTGGCGGCGATATGGCCATGCTAAACTCGCCATTCATGGCTACGCACACAGTTGTAACGCCTCACACAAACCAAGAGACTGTGTTCAAGGGAAGCCAAGGCCAACTTCGCCGGATGTACTTCCAAAAACAAAACCCAGGTCAGCCTATCGGCACTTAGCGCATGTGTACTGCACATCATGTATGCCTGCGCACATACAAATATTGTCGCGCTGCTCCTCAAGGGCAGCTAGCGCTGCTCGGCATACGGTACGCGGCATTGTTTCGTCGTGCTCGTATCGTGTTCCACTTAACTTTTCGTGCATAAAACCAGCAGCCCATTTATATTTAGGATCAGTCATGCCGGTCATGCGTAGGGCAGGCTTAAATCCTAAGGCCTCCATACGTTCAACAACCGGACGAACGCAATCCCAATTTTTATCATTAATGAAGTCGCCATGCTCTTCATCAAGAAACCCCATCTTGTCGTACCAACCAGCTGGAAGGTCATCGGGCTCTTGGTAAGACCAGCCCATGACCTTCTCTGCTACCTCTTTGTTGAGCTCTTCGTCAGTCATGTCTTTTAAGTATTTCATTTTACCCACCCCGCAACCCAGGATATGATCAAGGTGGCACCGCACCCGAAGACATACCCAGCCATCCCAGGTAGCCCGAGCAAGCCCCAGGCTACCCCCGTAGTTACAAACAACGTCATGACCATCTTGCTTAAATCGCTAGTTCGCTCCAAGAACTGTCACCTTTCTGCCGCTGCTCTGGTGTAACTTGATTTGCACTGCACTTGGCACCGTTTCGTTGCTCGAAGTGCCCCTTGCCTCCACAACAAGGGCAGATCGTCTCGGTGGTAACCACAAAGTGCTTACACTTATGGTTACTACATTCGACGGTGCTGAATCCTACGTATGCCTCGTCGCCACAGTCTGGACATTTCAACAGTCACCTCCCTTTAAATGCCTATCTACGAAGCACTGCCAGGCCACGTGCTGTGTTGACAGTGCTTACACGCCAACCCCTGTCGCCCATTAACTTTATGGATTCTTTCTCACCTCCCCTGTGTGCATCATGCATCACAATCAGCTTTGTTAGGTTCTCCACAAATAACAAAGACTCAATACGACTTAGCCTTTCCTGACCTCGAGGGCCGTCAACAAATGTCATGCCATAACTTGGCAGAAGCCCTGTAGGTGGTTTGTCTTTCAGGAGATCACAGAGGTAGGTGTTAACCCCAGGTAGAGCCTTGAGTTCTTTGTAATACTCAGGGTCTGCCTCTATTGTGTCAATTTGACTAACTAGTTTGACCAAGTGCGTGGTCGATCTGCCAGGACCAAATTCGATGATCGTTTTTACATTGTGCACCAAGACCAAATGGGAAAGCACGTCCAGATCATCGTCGTCTACAGCGTAGCTCATTACTCCTCAACCTTCTTTGGCTCAACAGGCTTTTCCGGTTTGGCTTCCTCTTTCTTGATGTCTGTTACCCAGGTAAATACAGGATCGCCTTCTGGATTTGTAACATACTTTGCCAAACCACGCTTACAGGCCTCCCTTTGTACTGATTCCTTACCCCTGTCCCTGCCGGTGCAGCCACCTATGGGGAAGAAAAGGATAAGCCCTAAAAATGTACCAAGCACAAAAGCTGGTGTGTCACTGTCCATTGTTGTAACTCCTTAGGGGACAATTTCTTCTGAACTTTCAACCCGTACTGGCTGTTCCTGGCTGTCACTTTCTGGTGCCTGCTGGTGGTAGGCATTTAAAACAAACCTTTCGTGATCGTGCCAGAACGTTTTCCAATTACGGTACTGTTCGCCTATCCGGTAGTTTTGCCCAGCGTGCGTAAGTGTTTCTAATGGTAGTTCCAACCACCAAAGCGCACAGCGAGCAATACAACCGGACCTTTCAAACGGTGATAGATTGGCCCAAGGTATCTTCAACGTAGTTATCCCACACATAAACCAAACTTGGCCACCTTCATTACCACACCAGAAGACCCCCGGAGGAAGAACACACCCGTCGGGGATCTGCACATTTGTGTAGTTTACCATCCCTACGAACCTAGACGCCTCAGACCTCTGCTCTTCATCCATTGTTGTGCCCTCAAGGTACTATCTCGCCGACGACCTTCCCAGGTGCTGTGTAACATTTTGCCAGTTCCCTATCAACTTGTATGGAAAGCCAACTATGCAGAGCTGCCCAGTTCTTATGAATTTCATTAACTTCAGTGTAGTTATGCTTTGTCATATCCTTCTCAGCAAACATACCATACTCATAGACCTGCCTATTCCACCATAGAGTACAGCGCGCAACGCACCCAATCTGCTGGTGTTTTGACATTGTAGAATAAGCTACTTTAAAGTTGTTTTCCCCACAAACAAACCAGGCATCCTCTTCGTCTTGACTACACCACAACTCCCCTATAGGCAGCACACACCCAACTGGAAGCTTGTTCATTCTTTTCGCCTCTCTTTCACAGACTCTTTTTCGGGATTATCCGAGTTCCAGACAAATGTGCTGTTGCCGTACTCGTCTGCAACATACCGGCCAGCTTTGTGCTCGCAGGCCTCCCTTCTGATCGATCGTCTTCCGTCGCTATTACCTGCCACATAGGAAAGAATTATGAACAGGCCTGATACCACAGCAACAAGTATAAAGAGTGTCATGTCGTCCTTGTCACTTTCCCGCATTGCTATCCTCCGACAAGTAATTGTTGCAGGTGCCTTGCGCTGAGACCATGCGCGGCTTAGCCCAGTCATCCCAGGCTTTCTCAATTGCATTTACCTCTTCGTCAGGGGTGTCCATCCGGATGAAGAAACCTTCACCCATCAACACCGATCCTGACTTCGGTCTTGGCGGTGCGTTGAAACCGCAGAACAGCACGGTCTCACAATCGTACTCAGCTATACGTACGCAATGCTTACAGTTATGGCACCCGTCCTGCATCTTGTATCCGTCCATCGCAGTTTACTCCTTCTCAGGGAAGTCAAACTTCAAGCCGTTGTCCTCTGCATATTTCCACAAACAATCTCTCCACTCCGAGACCATCCCTCTGTCGTGTATATTCTGTAAGCCAGCCAGAAAATCCCAGTCTTCTTCCGTGACTACGTCCAAGGCTTTTGAAAGGGGAGAATTAGTGATCAGCAGGTCAGTTATACCCCAGCCTTCCATTTCCTCCTTGTATAGCTCATCAGGGATCAAACATCCGATCGCGCAGCGCCTACCTGTGTCAGGATCCCGGTAGGCACACCTATTATCAACTCCAATGCACCTTACATTCTGGGTGAGTAGGTGCTCTGCGACTTTGTTAAAGACAGCCTGCTTGTCCATTCTTGTAAGTCCTTATGCCTACAAGGCGTTATGTGATTCAACCATCATAAACGCCCAATTGACGCCAGCCACGTCGGCCGCGCACCATGTGGCATTTCTCCGTAATGTGATCCGGATGACGCTCACCACATTCCGGACAAACGTCTATGTCTTTCCATTTTTCACCAGGAACCGTGTTACCTATGCACTTGGGCGATGACCGTAGTACAAAATCCTCAAACGGCTGGTGCATAGTGTTTTCCCTTGCCCTTTAAACCTTTGCCGGTTTTCAGCCTACGCCAGATGCGTAGCTCTTCTCTTACAAAAGCCAGAGTCTTACGCCGTAATAAGGAACGTGAGTGCAGTCGACCTGAGTCGTCGTACATAAACAAAATACAGTCGCTTGTACCGCATCCATCCTTCAGCGGACCTGTTTGTACAAGGAAACAAGACAGCTGATGCGCCAGTGTCTCCTTTGCTAAAATACGGGCAGTTTCATTTTCTATGTCCTCTGCCCACTCGTAGCCGTACTCAATTAGAGTCAGGACTTTTTCCAACTCCCGTTTGAACCTATCACCGATAGGCATTATTGAACCTCCTCTGCCCACTGTGCCGGGAAAACCAGCTTGTGCCTGTCGGCCAACAACTTCAACTCGTACACCCAGGTTACAGGGTCTTTCTCGTCATGAAGCTGTTGAAGCTCCATCAGGAAATTCGTGTCATCGAAAAAATTCTTTATCTCCAGATGGGCATACAGCTTCGGGTTAGTCTGTATTAAAACAGTGGCCTGCTTGCCTTCCATGCTCGGGGTGTACAACTCGTCTGGGATCAAAACTCCAATTGCACACTTCAACCCATCATCGCCCCTGTAAACACAGCTGGCGATGAACGCCTCTTCAGTGACACTTCGCTTGCCTTGCTTCAACAGGTGATTTGCCACTGTTGTAAACACAGCTTGTTTATCCACGTAGTTACCCCTTGCATTTAGTAACGTGAACGTTAAACTTGGCGAAGTTCCCACCTTCGCCAAGCATCAATCTTCCAGCGTGTACGTCACCTTGTACTTCCTGCCGCCAAAGCCAAGGCTGTTTGCCCCTCCACGTGTACTCCTGCGCAGCTCAGCCAGGCGGCGCTGTAGCCTCTTTCGATCGCCTTCAGCAATCAACTCCTTCTTGCCGTTGGCCATCCTGTATAGCTTCATTCTCGTAACTCCTTACGCCGCAAAGGCGTTATAGGAAATGTTCGATTATGTCGGCGATCTGACTGAAGGTAAAACCATTGTCATTCAGAAATGCCAACGAAATCTGTTGATTGTACTTGTCTTTCAACCCCGGAATTGCCCCCATGGGATTAAGACCGGTCTTTATGCATAAGTCGAGGGGCAGGACATCGTACTCGTCTATGTAATACGTGTTTCCATCTTTCTCGCCAAGATGCCACTTGATCGGGTCGTTCAGGTCGCAAAGAACACCCAAACAGCAATACTCACTTTCGTAGTTCTTCAGCAACCCTTTGCCCTGAGGGTACTGTCCAGATCGCAGCGCTTCGACCCATCTCTGTTTGAGTTCCGGACTTAACTTCACCTCGTTAACCATTCACGTAACTCCTTACGCCACAAAGGCGTTATGTTACTCCCTGTCAGGCTTCCTGCAGTATCGCTCCCGCTTGAGCGCCTCCAACTCATCGAGCGTATGCAACAACCATTCCTCATTACGCCAGCACCTGTCTTTGGACCAGGCTTGTGCGGCTAACACAACAAGCCCAGTAATGCGCTCTTCCAACGATGACCGCCTTACACTGCGTCGTATGGCAGCCCTTGACATTGATTTATACTTCTTCTGGTTAAGGTGCCACTTGGCGTAATCAACTTCTTCGCCGATATCCGGATGGTGTGGTTTATCTTTAACCTCAACCGGACGCTTATCCTGCGTGCCACTGCAATCGCGTTCTGGCTGCGTTACAGCGGCTTTAACCTCAAGAGGCTGACTTACTAGGGCTAAGCTGTCAGAGCTCTCCACAGGCTTACGGAGCGGGGTATTCCGGTTTTCTGTAAAAAGCCCCGCGACGAGACTCCGCATTACTGCCCTAATCTCGGCATGACGCTCTTCAAGCGTTGGGCCTCCTGCTGGGCTACTATTTACTTCCATGGTTATGACCTCCAAATTTGAATTTCACGTAACTCCTTGATGCATCAAGGAGTTATGGAACATTTGCTTGGCCTTTTGGCGTGAGCTGCGTCAGCAGCCATGGTTAGCAGCATGCGTATATTCACCAGCTGCCCAACAGAGTGGCTTTCGGCAACAGCTTCACCTATCTCTTTCAGCTGGTCGATGGTCAGCTGCTTTTCATCACCATTTTCACAGAACGCTGAGTCAGCCGCACACACGGCCGCTTTCAACGCCTGTACGATGCAGTATTGCGCTCTTGTCATTTCTCACCTTTCTCATAACTCCTTATGGCATCAAGGAATTATGTCATCTGATTTGCTTTCGTTGCCAATGCTTAGCAGCCCGCGCCGCAGCTCTGGTGGCAACTCTATAACTTCGCGTGCTACGACATTTGCTGCCTTTTCGTAGTGATTACAGACGAAATGAAGGGCAACATCTCTGTCCTTCGCCCATTCCTCGAATGACAGGGCATTCCAGTATGCAGGCATGGGCGGCGCCTCGTACCTGCAGTACAGCTTGGAATCATCAGGCTCATCAGAACGGCATGAGTGTCTGCAATTGAAACAGCAGGGTTGCTCCCTGAATCCCTCTGGCGGCATTACGTATCTCCTGTTAGTGACGGGTCGATTAAATGCATCCGCCCTCCATGCACTCCAAGTTGCACTCCAATCGTTCACGCGAGCAACCACGCAACCAGGCAATGATCTGCCGTTCAGTATCTCCAACCTTGCCATCTAGGACAAAATCACGATCCGGTCGCACCAATTGTGCCCAGTCAGCCGCCACCTGTTCAGCTGTCATTACGTATCTCCTGTTAGCGGCGGGTTGCACCGCGTGCTTGGCGTGTGCTCATCGCAAACGCCCGTCTCTGTCACCATACGCCCCTCGGCCCACTCTAGAAAGAGGATTGGACTGCTGTAAGGCGGCATTGGGTTCGCATTGTGCGTACAGTACAGTACACGGAAGTCGACTCCCTCAGGCTCAACTGCCTTCTTACAGTTCCAGCAGCCTGATCTCTGTCTGTAGCTTGTGGGACGCATTTACACTCCTCCTGTTCACATAACTCCTTATGGCATCTCCTTTTCCAGTCGTTCGAGGGTGTCAACTGTTCCCATCAGCTCTATCAGGAGTTTGGTTGACTTACTACGATTCTGATTCTGAAACCACGCTTTCGCCGCCTCCACGACGGCATCACGGGCGGCGGCATAGGTACGCTCGCCAATCATCGGCCATGCAATTTTGTTCTTTCCAAATCTAAACCACGGCATTCCGTATCTATCAACTCCGCACCACTCCACCCCCACCGGCAGAATGCAATCCTTCGGAAGTTCGGTCATGGTTTCGTCTCCGGTTTCGTTTCCACGATATGAAAATCGCACCCCTGACCACAAAGGCAATCGTTAACCTTGTATCCAGCCTTGCAATCAAAACGAACGTTTCCGCACGGCGCAAGGTCGTCAATCTCGCAGGCGCACTCAGACCACGAATTGAAAAGCCCGTCGTATCCTCCCGCCTTGAGCCACGTTTTCAGAATGTCGCCAACGGTATTGTCGTCGTGAGTCATCCCTTCCCCCATCCTTTAGATTCCAAACCAGATACGCGCTGCTGCACTTAGCATTAAAACTCCAGCAGAAAACAGAAAGAATTTAATTGCGTGTTCAAGTTCGTCAGTCATCCCTTCCCCCATTCTTTCATTGTGATTTTGATTTTCATTTCCGCCTCCCAAAGAACAGCCGCCACGCTTTCACCCACCATCGCACTTTAGGACAATCCCAGCATCGACGGCGCGGGCAACCGCGACAGCTCACGCTTTCACCCTCCAAAAGAAATGTGCGTGTACAACCACCACACCCCGTAGATTATCCCCGCCACAGAAGCGAGGATGCCAATCAATGCAAACACTGCAATAGATAACCAAACGCCGTCGCTGGGTCCGTACATTATTTCACCCCCTCCAATTCGCGCCAGAGTTTGCGCCAAATTTCGCATTCATACCAGTCCACCCCCACCGGCAGCACGCGCTCTTTCGGAAGTTCATTCATCCCTTCCCCTCCTTCCCGCCGTCGAGGGCGGCGCGTGCGTAATCTTTAGCGGCCTCTTTAGCAGTGAGAAAACCCTGACGGAATCCGTCTGACCACCTATCAACATCGTATGGATGATTTGCGGAGTGGAGTTTACGGCGGTCGATAAATTCGCCGATGGATTCAGGCTCCAGCGCCTTCCGCAGCCGGTCATTCTCCGCCCGGAGGCGCGCTTTCTCAAAATCCTGTGTTAGTTGGTACGCTCGCAACTCCGTATTCTCCGCCCGGAGGCGGTCGCGGTCGGCCTTCAAATGCGTCATACAACCCGACGCTTCGCAATGTACCCAATATGGCCCAATCGGTTTTCCGCTGGCGTTAAATAGCGTCCGCCCGAGGCCGTCGTTTTTTGCAATCGCACCACCGCACTCGTCACAAATCCTTACCCCGTCATTCATTTCTTCACCTCCCCTTTCGTCGCCTCGTCGGCGCGGGCGATCATTTCGTAAGCCTTTGCGCGCCATGACATTTTCTCATCTGTCATCCGCAACCAGTTTGAGCCGCTCAACTCAATCAATGCGTCCGAGTGAACTATACCCTCCGAAAGCAGCAGCACCGCCTCCTCCAACGCCTTCCGCAGCTGCTCGTTTTTCGCCTCAGCCTTTTGAATCCTGACGGCGAACGCCGTGCGTAGTTCATCGCCCTTTTTCGCCCACGACTCTTCAGAGGTAAGCTTTTGCCTCAGTTCGTCGTTTTCCGTCTGGAGTCGGTCTCTGTCGGTCCGGATTTCCTCGCAGCTCTCACTCAGCACAAGGTCGCCAAACTCACACTGGCATGTGCCTTTCTTTTGCCCGCAAATGCAATTATCGGCCTTCACGCTCATTCCCCACCTCCCAACGCCTTGAGCGCCGCGAGACAGACGGCGCGGGGTGCGGAGTCAGAAAACTCCTGAGTGCCCTTACTGATTCCGACACGGTAAAACTGTGAATAAATACCGCTGTCGTAAACATCTATGGTGCACAGCCACCCTATCTCCCGCATCCTCTCCACCACCAACCAAGCGTCTGCAATACGCTCAGCAGGTCTAAAGTCTGCAACGGCTTGCCGCATGCCCAACATCGGTTGTGAGACTTCCTCTGCCTTCACGTAGAACACTTTGTGCTGGGTATGCTTTTTCCACCCCATGACTTTCTCGGCCACGGAGGCGTTTAGTTCGTCAGTACTTAGATCGCTAGTCATGCCGTCCCTCATAATTTGAAAGCCATGCTGTTTCTCGGCCTACTCGTTTGGCTCCTGTGTCTTTTGCCACTGTCCGTTTTTGTTCGGAATAAACTTGTATCCAGCATCAATAAACTGCTGGTTGTTCATCCGGTTTACCCAGCCCACTGTGAAAATAGCAACACACACCACGATTGTAACTGCGGTTGTGATGAGCAACGCTGTCTTTACTTCTTCATCGACACGGTAGTTCATTTGATCTCCCTTTTGTGAACAGAGTGCATCCGACGTCGGAACAACATTGCTTATTCTTTGGCCCGCTCGTAGGCATCAACAGCCTTTTCGAGGTTCTCCACTGCCTGTATGCCCTCGGACATGCAAGCGTCTGTATGGCGCCATTTAATCGCCGCCTCTAGGAGGACATCGCGGGCGGCGTTGAGTTTCTCAGCCTGCAGCTTTCTGTCTGTTGCCGCAGTGTTATCGACCTCAGCAACGATATCCAGCTCCGGGTCTAAAACAGTCAGCACAGCGGTTGGCAAATTGTCATCCGCTTTAATCGTGACATCGACACGAGTGATATGGTCGATTGGCTTGCCTGTATCAACGTCTATCACGCTAACGTTGCTACCACTGCCTTTGATGTGCACTTTAGCCATGAGCTTATCCTTTCCGGAGTAACACCTTT